CCTTGCCTGTCCGGGGGTTTTCGAGCTTCACCCGGGTGCCGCAGGGGAGGTCCCTGTGGGCGATCCCGATGTCGTCCGGTCCGAGCTCTCTGTGGAGGCAGACTGCTTCGCCTCCCTTCAGTTCGTCATCCTCCCATCCGAAGATCGATGCGTTGCACGGAGTCGGGGGAGGGGGCGCGCTCATGAAGAGAGCGATCAAAGCTGTCAGTAGATCCACATCGGACCAGCCTTTCTGCCTGAGAGTGGTGGAGCTAACGGGGGTCGAACCCGTAATACCGGTCTGCCGAACCAGCGTGTTCCCATTAGCACTATAGCCCCATTGTAACACGGAAACTTCTAAAAGTAAATGGTGCCCTCCCACGGAACCGACCCGTGATCCCTGGGGTTTCAATCCAGTGCTCTTCCGATTGAGCTAAGAGGGCATGATGAAGTGGTGGCGCGTATGGGTTTCGATCCCATTCCTCCTGCTTGAAAGGCAGGCCACCTAGCCAGTAGTAAGAACGCGCCGTGGCCCCACGTACGGGAATCGAACCCGTCTTCCTCTTCCGTGACAGGGAAGTGCCGCCTGCCAGGCGGCTCACATGGGAAATCTTGGTACCCCCGTAGGGAATCGAACCCTAGTCGTCACGCTTAAAAGGCGTGCTTCCGTCGCTGCCCTTAGGTGAGCAGGCCGTATCCATCGGGCGGGGGCATGGTACACGCGCTAGGGATCGAACCTAGTCTGAGCCGGTAATCTGCCGGAAAGGATCTATAAGGTCCCTCTGACTCCAAGTCTCGCGTGCGTGGTGAACCAGGTGGGGGTCGAACCCACAGCCAATGGATTAAGAATCCACTGCTCTGCCAGTTGAGCTTCTGGTCCAAATGGTCCCCCGACTGGGAATCGAACCCAGATCACACGGCTTAAGAGGCCGGTCGATGTGCCGTTAGGCTTCCAATCATCGGGCCAGGGGATGTGGCGTATCCTCTAGGAATCGAACCTAGCTTGACGTGAGTTAACAGCTCACCGCAATCAACCAGACATGCCAAGGATACAAAGTGGCTCCAGGGGCAGGCTTCGAACCCGCATCTTCTCCATTAACAGTGGAGCGGCTTACCAGTTAGCCTACCTTGGAATGGTACCCCAGACGGGATTCGAACCCGCACATCCTGCGGTCTGAACGCAGTGACTCCTACCAATTGGTCTACCGGGGCAAATGCAGGGGCGTGCTACACATCATACACCAACTCGTGCATAGAGGTCACGAGTCCTGGGTCGGTCCAGGTTCTCCCCTTCTGTGCTCTTGATGAGATTCGAACTCACACCTGTCAGCCTTCTCAGGACTGTGCCTCTACCAATTGGGCTACAAGAGCGTCGCCGGTGTTTTAGCTGCTTTACCGGTAGCAGTATAGTGGTACACCCGGCGGGATTCGAACCCACACTGTTCCTGATTCGTAGTCAGGTGGCCTATCCAGTTGGCCGGACGGGTGCATGGTGTCCCTGGCGAGATTCGAACTCGCACTGATCCACCTTCGGAGGGTGGTGGCCTATCCAGTTGGCCGACAGGGACAAATTGAAGTGGAACGTAAGCGGGGTTCTGTTCAAGAACGATCATTCGTCTGGGATGACTGTCACCAGTCACCTCTAGCTCTCAACCCGTCAGCATCGGCCGGACCAGCCCCTGACTGCTCGAGATTGCTCCAGATGGACTCCCCCGTTTCAGCCGAGCATTACCTCGGTTCGTCTCTGTTGAGAGTATCTCCAGGTCACCCCGGACCAGTCGTTAGCTGGCATCCTGTCCTATGGAGCCCCGACTTTCCTCTGGTTTGCGAAGCCAGCGATCGTTGCATCCACTTCAAAACTTGGTAGTCCCTGAGGGAGTTGAACCCACGTAGACGGTTTGTAGGACCGCCACTCTACCGTTGAGTTAAGGGACCGAAAAAATGCAGGTTGGCTCGCCGTCGACGTTGTCCCGAAGGAGACGGTAGAGCGGATTACCCGGATGCTCTGCATCCCAGACTCACGAGGTCTGACCTGCAAATTGGTACGCCATGAAGGAATCGAACCCTCGTCACCCGGTAATCGGCCAGGCGCACTACCATTGTGCTAACGGCGCATGAGAGAAAAGACGGCCGGCGTCCTTCCGCTAGACTACCAGGGACCGAGGTCCCCGGGCGGGATTCGAACCCGCGTTTCCGGCCCAGTGCTTGCAGAGAGATTCGAACTCTCAGGAAGGTAGGTTTGAGCTACCTATGTCTACCTGTTGCATCATGCAAGCGATGCGAATACCCGGCCCCAACCCGTCGCCGGTATTCTGACAGTCCCCACCCTAGACTGTCTTGCCCAGTGCTGAGGAAATTGGCATGTGCTGTAGGAATCGAACCCACTCCTGGAGTTTTGGAGACTCTTTGGACACCATGTCCTAGCACATATGGGGTGATCGACGGGGTTCGAACCCGCGCTACGTGATCCACAATCACGCGTGCTTCCTGTTACACTACGAACACCATATGGTGCGCGGGCTGAGAGTCGAACTCAGCTGCCACGAGGGAACCGGTTTACAGCCGGCCCAGGGAACCGTCCCTGTCGTCCCGCGCATATGCGGCCCGAAGGCCGCTTCATCGTCAACTATTCGATTGTCAAGTACTGCTCAGTGGAGCCGACGGGAATCGAACCCGCCACGGTCTGCTTGCAAGGCAGTCCTGTCACCTTGAATCTCGACCCCAAGAAACCAAATCTGGCGGAAGAAGGAGGTCTCGATCCCCAGCCGACTCACGCCGACCACACCGCTTTCGAAACGGGTCCCAGTCCAAACCGGGTTCTTCTTCCAGTGGCGGAGAGAGGAGGTATCGATCCCCAGGCGCTTTCACGCTCGAGCCGCCTTCCAAGCGGTCCCGGTCCCTGACCGGTTCTCTCTCCGTGGCGGAGGGCGGAGGATTCGAACCCCTGCCTGACGGTACCATCCCGGTGTTCAAAGCCGGTCGCAGTCCAACTGCGGCACCCTCCGTTTTTTATTCTCCGATCACCCCCTTCGCTTCATCATCCAGCGGCAGCAGTCTGTCCCGGTGCCGCGCCATCTTTCGTTTTCCGTCCGTGACGATGAAGAGTCCGGTCGAGGTCGGTCCACTGAGGATCTCGACCTCGATGTTCCCTTCATCATCCACCCCGAAGGTTAGGGCCTTCATCAGGACCTCGCGAGGTACCCCTTCACGATGTGGTCGGCAGCGTGGCTTGCAGCCCATGCGTCCGGCTTGATCACCGCGTTGAAGCCCTGCCCGAGAACCAGGCCCACCATCTCCTGCACGACATCCGAGGACTTGTACTGCGTGTCCGGGTTGGCGTCGATGTGGATGGTCAGCTTGTTGGCCTCCGGGATCTCCGAGTTGAGCTCCATGCCGAGCTCGACGGACATCCAGGCTTCCTTCAAGAGCCTCTCCCTCAGCGACCGGATACGAGTCATCCGCTCACGGCTGAAGAAGCACCGACCTCCCTTGCCCGGGGTGAGGATGATCACCACCGTGATGTACTCCGTCACGTTCCCCGCGTTCTGCGAGTCCGTGCCGATGACGAGTTCACGGTCCGGCGATTCAGCCATCAGGGCCCGTATCTCGGCCTTGAGGTCCACCGTCTTCTTTCCTACCATCGTCTTCCAGGTCTTCTCGATCATGGTCGCCACCTTTCCTGTGTAGCCTGGTACTGGTTCCGAGAGAGGGACTCGAACCCCCGCCGCCCTGGTTCAAAGCCAGGTGTCCTGCCGTTAGACCATCCCGGAAAACTAAAAAGGCCCCCTTTCGGGAGCCCTCCATCAGAACCTATCTTAATTCTTGCCTAGGTTTGGAGGGCGTTGGACCTGGCAAGATCCCACTTGATCGAATTGGCCTGCTGCGGCTTGATGCTACCGCGCTCGGCCGTCCGATACACAAAGGACGAGCGTCCGGTCATGCCGGCGGCTTCGAACTTCGTATGTAGGGTTGACTGTGTCACAACGATGCTCCTGTTTATTTACCTAGTTGTCTCAGAAAGTTTTTGCCCAACAAAAGTGAGCGACCTATTTATACCAAACGACCAAAACGGAAATTCCGAGGCAGCTCCCATGATCCTGGCGATCCTCATCACCGCCGCCCTTTCCTTCCTCCTAGTGGAGGTCGTGGGCTTCAGCGTGCATCGCCTGGCCCACTCTCCCAAGAGTGGAAAGCTGTTCCGGGACCATCTCCACCATCACGCCCAAGCCTACCCCCCGAGCCGCTACCAGACCGAAAAGTACCTGGGAGACCTGAAGACCTCGTTCCTGCCGGTGTTCGTCCCCCTGTTCGTGGGGATGAACCTGCTGATGGTCTCCGTCCTGCCTTGGCCTCTGTACCTGACCTTCTTCGTGGTCACGTCAGCCTTCAGCCTGGCCAACAACTACCTGCACGACTCGTTCCACATCTCGACCCACTGGCTCCGGAGGTTCTCCTGGCACAAGCGGCTGACCGCTGTCCACCAGGTTCACCACCAGAACGTGAAGAAGAATCTCGGGATCTACTGGTACGGGTTCGACCGTCTCTTCGGTTCCTACCGCACCTAACCGCGACTTGTGAATCCATTATAAGTGGACTCACACGGGTTGTAAAGGAAAAAGTGCTTTAGGCGGGAAGAGGCGGGAAGACGATCTCGGGGTCGTTCCCGTTCACGAGCTTCAGGTAGTATCCCCCGAAGTGCTGGATGTGGCCCGCTGCGCATTCCGAGGCGTAGCTCTCCGAGCCGTCGTCTAGCTTGTAGACATTCGCCCGGTTCATGCACATGATGTGCCCGGCGTGGTTCCGTCCGAGGTGCTGAGGACAGGGACAGGTTCCGACGTAACTCTTGGCCATTTCCGATCTCCTAGAAGCTGACGGACTTCCCGCACCCGCAGGAAGAGGTCGCCTTCGGGTTGTCGAAGATGAATCCTTTCAGGGGCTTGAAGTCCAGGGTCATGTCACCGACGAACTTGTAGCTCTTGTGGTCGACGAAGATCCAGGCCTTCCGGAAGTTCCACTGTCCGTCCACCTGGACGGGCGGCGGCTCCAGCAGGTGGTTGTCGTTCGTGAAGGCGACCATCGGGTCCATCCAGCCCATGTAATACTGGAAGCCGTTGCATCCCCCGCCACGGACGAAGAACTGGACCCAGCGCTGCTTGCCGGCGTCCTGCCTGATGATCTCCTGCCAGGCTGATTCGGTGACGTTCATAGGGGATAATTAGTCCAGGTGCTTGGAAAAGACCTTCCTGTAGGTCCCGACGAACTTCGTCCGACTCTTCTTCATCCAGACTTCATCCATCTCGATCTTCAGCTTCTTCAGGATGTTCTCCCCACGGGTCCAGGCCGCTTCCTCTAGATCTATGATGACCCGTCGGAGCTTCCGAAGATACTTCTTCGAGATGGAGACTTCTCCGAGTCGCCACATGTTGAAGAGCCCGACACACTGCATGTGCCGGTAACATTCCCTCTTTCCCATGTCGTCGAAGTCTGAAGCGTGACCGAGCTCGTGGGCCAGGCTGTGGATGAGGTGGCGTTCTTCCCGATGGGTCTTGAGGTCAGGAGAGAGGGTGACGACACGCGCAGGGATGTTGTAGTAGCCCGAAAGCTTTATGGTTCCAAGAGGATGTCTGGAGCTGAAGCGGACGCGGACCTTCTTCTTCTTGGCGTAGTTCTTCAGCTTCTTGAGGTCACTTCTTCTCATCCATCGCCCTCAGGATCTTGAGGACGCCGTCTACCATTCGGTAGAACCAGTCGTCTGTGGGCCAGCCCTCACGTTCCCACTTGCGCATGGGATAGGCTTCGGCGTAGATGCATCCCTCGAGGTGCAGCCTACGGGCTACCTCCTCCACAAGAGGTGGGAGTTCGAGCATCTGTCATCGACCCCCGCTTGCCTTTCCGACAAGCCAGTCTGGGAGGGCATCGTTCGGACAGTGTGAGGCGCAACACTCACACAGGTACCAGCGGTGGGAACCGACCGGCACCTCAGATCTCACGGTGCCTCCGTAGAGGCGCTTGTGTTGGGGGTGGGGGCACATGATGCCCCAGTTGGAAAGCTCATCGGCGTACACCACGTAGGGGTCACGCTTCTGCTTGTCGACGAAGAGAGCTTGGAAGAAGGAGGTGGAGAACTGGTTCTTTTCGAAGTCGGAGAGGTCCTTCCACGGGATCAGGGGGTGCTTCCCCTCCGCGGCGCAGTACTTGAGCCTATGCAGCTCAAGTCTTGTAGGACGCTTCGCCATGTCTTTCGTTCCAGCCCACTCCTGATAAGTAGCAACGGCCTTCCTGATCAACCAGGAAAAATTTCTTTTTGAGATCCACAGCATGTGTCACCGTATTTTCTGTGCCGCCCTTCCGGTTGGGATGCACGAGCGCGAATAGAAGACTAGAGTCGACCACGATATCTTTGTTTCGAGAGAAGGCCCTGAAGACGAAGTCCTGCTTGGAGGTGATGGGCGGGTCACGGGGGATGGGATGGTCCTTGTACTCCAGGCCGTAGAGAGCCGCGGCTTCCTTGGCGAAGGAGTCCGGACCCTCGGCCCCTCCTGAGACGATGACGATGTGTTTGTCAGGAAATGCTACCGTCGCGGACCGGACGATGTCGATGACGATCTGCCGGTCCTTCAGGGTGTTCCGCCGGCGGGAGCCGACGATCCCTATGCGGAGCTCCCCCATGCTAGAAGGGCTCTTCCATCTCCATGTCGCTGGTCAGGTGCTTCGGGAACATGTGCCCCCACTTCTCGAGCATGTCGAGGTAGCACTCGTCCAGGATGTAGGTGGCCGTGAAGTCCGTCTCCGAGCGGACGCAGCGTCCCATGGCCTGGGCGAGCGCCCGGACGGTCCGCCAGTTGTACCACTCCCGGTCCGAGCTCATCTTGGCCTTGACGACCGGGTCTCCCATGTTCGGGTACGGGACCTTGCAGATGATCTGGAAGCGACCGAGGTCGTCCCGAAGGTCGAGCCCCTCAGTCATGCCGGGAGAGACGATGACGGTCGGGTCCGGGCTCTTCATGTGCCGATTGATGATGTCCTTCCGGTCGTTCGCGTTCTTCTGGACCAGGAGCCGCTTGTTCGTGATCTTGCCGACTTCCTTGGTGATCTCGTAGTTGGCGGTGTGGATGATCCCCTTCTCATTGGGGTGGGCGTCCAGGATGCGCTTGATGGCCCTGCCGATGAGCGGGAGGGACTGGTCGATCCCCTGCCTGGACATCTTACCCACCGGTCGGAAGTGCACACCGAACGACTTCGGTGAGAACGGGGTGGGGATGGAGATGAAGCCCGCGTCCGCCGGAAGACCGGCGCTCCGGGTGAAGACGTCCTTGTCGAGGATCGTTGCCGACATGAGGAGGACGCGTTGCGCCTGGCTGTAGAGGATGTCGTTTGCCAGCCCCGCAACCTCCAGCGGCTGGTAGGAGATCGTCTGCCCGCCCTGGTCCCAGTTCGTCAGGATGGTGCCACCCTTGTCCAGGATGCGGTTGATCTGGCACAGACGCTTGTCCAGCATCTCGTTGTCCTCGGCGATCTTCTCGAGCGCCCCGGGACCGAGGTTCTTGCCGAACATCTCGATGAGCTTCTTGGCCACCTTCTCCATCTTGTCGAGAATGGTCTTCTTGTACTCGCCGCCCAGCCAGTCGATCAGCTTCTGGGGAGAGGTGCCGAACTTGGGGAGCTCCAGGTTGAGCTTGCCCGCGTCCTTCCAGTCGACGTTCACGGTCGCCCAGCGACGGACCTCGTCCTCGATGTTGTGGGCCTCGTCGAGCACGAGCAGGTGCCGCTTCGGCAGTTGACCGGCGTAGACGGACTCCGAGAAGAAATAGGAGTAGTTCGTGATCCCGAGGGGACCTTCAGCGAACGCTTTCTTGGCCTCTCGGTACGGGCAGCTGCTGCAGGCCAGTCGAGGATCGAAAGTCTCGCCCTGGACCTTCATGAAGGCCGTCCGGACTCGGGAAGTGGCCGCGCAAGTCGGACCGAGCTTGGGATGGACGCAGGGGAAGTTCGCCGCGGACCGCAGGTCTCGCGCGTGGGAGAAGTCCTTGACGTACTGGTCCTGAAGGATCTTCTGTGAGGTGAGGACGACGGCCCCGGGCTTGTAGGGATCCACCGGTTCCTCGATGGACGCCAGCCACCCGGCCATCGTCACCGCGATGGCGGACTTGCCGACACCCGTGCCAAGCTCAGCGAGGAGGACCCGCTTGCCGGCTAGAGCGTCTTCGCAGAGTTGATCGAGCGCCCGAGCCTGGTCGGGACGTGGTTCCTTGAGCGGAAAGTATGGTCTCCACATCCTACCATTATACCACAGCTTCAGTTCAAGGTGTTGTTCTTTGCGTTCTTGTCCGCCAGCTGCTGGGCGAGCGCTTCGGCTGCTGCTTTGGTGAAGTCGGCCGAGAGGGCGGCCATGTAGTAGAACTCCTGCGCCGAGAGCATGTAGTTGTGCTCGTCGACCTTGCTCTGAGTCCTGTCGTACCGACGCTTGGCGGCCAGGGCTCTGAGCTTTGCCCGGCGGACCAACCGCTTCAGGGCTTCCAACGCGTCCTTGACCGAGTCTCCTGCTTCAGAGACGATGCTGAGCTTCTTGTCCATTGGGATACTTAGATGCCCACTCGACGTAGTTCCGGAGTTCCTTGTCCTTCACGTCTGGGACGATCTCTCCTTTGACGAACATGTTGTAGGAGTCTGCGGCGTACTTCCCGACTCCATAGAGGGAGAGTGGGTCGTTGCCGTCCCACTTCAGAAAATCTCCGGTCATGCACAGGACCCTCGTGGCTCTCCTATTTTGGAACCCCAAGGGGCGAAATAGGACCGTCATGTCGGCCAACGCCGTGGACGTCGGAGCATCATGCAGGGACTGGGCTGTGGGGTACATCTCGAAGAACTTCTGCCAGATCGGCTTGGCGACCTTGGCGGAGACCTGGTTGAGGAGGATGCATCCGACGAGCAGCTTCCACGGCTCGTTCCGGAACTCCTCCTGCATGAGGGCGTAGGGCGAGATCTCAGTCGGGATCAATTGTTCTCCTTCTTCGGCTTCCGGACCCGCTTGACATGCGGGCTTTCCTTGTCCCGATGGGAGATGACCTTCACCCCATTCTTGTTGATCTCCCGCATCCGTCGGCTGAACTCCTTGTCGGCCTTGTCCGCCTTCGCCTCCACCTCGGGCCACATCTCCGCCATGGTCTGCAGGACGATGTCTCGCTGGTCCGGGGTGAACACGACGCAGTGGAGCCAGCCGTGGATCTTGTAGTACTTCTGTCCGTCGGGAGTGGTCCGCTCGGGGGCGTCGATGAGCTTCCTGACGAAGTACTGGAAGTCCTGGGATGGGATGTCGAGGTGGAAGGTGTCGATCTTGATCTTCTCGATCGGACGATCGACCATGATCATACCGGGACGGTCGCACCAGCCGGTGTCGGTCCCTGAGACATCGACCACTTCCCCGGCCCCCTCTTCCTCGTGCTCACGGGTGGTGAGGTCCTGGATGATGGCGGCGACCAGCTGTTTCGGTACGTAGTGGGCCTTGTAGCCCGTCACGTGGACGAAGGCCCAGAGGTGGTCGCTCAGGTCATCAGTTTTCATTGCTCGGATCGCGCGTCAAGTCCTGGACCTCGGGCAGTCCGAAGATGAGCGTCCCTTCGTCGAAGATGTCCTTCTGGCGGAGCATGCGGATCCCGTCCTCCTTGAAGAGCTCGAGAGCCCGCTCGTACTCGGACTCGTCGAAGGAGGCGTAGCCGGACCCACTCTTGAAGACGACCTTGTAGCGCATGTTCATCCCTTCACGCAGAGCACTTGCTTCAGCTCTGCCACGATCTCCACCAGGTCGGACTGGTTCGCCATGACCTGATCGATGTCCTTATAGGCGCCCGGGATCTCGTCCAGGACCGCCTCGTCCTTCCGGCACTCGACGCCCGCCGTCTGGGCGATCATGTCGTCCAGCGTGAACGAACGCTTGGCCTTGCCGCGGCTCATCCGGCGGCCCGCCCCGTGGGACGCGCTGCAGAACGACTCCGGGTTACCGACTCCCCGAACGATGTAGGACTTGGTTCCCATCGATCCCGGGATGATGCCGAGCTCTCCGGCCTGGGCCGAGATCGCCCCCTTGCGGGTCACGATCAGGTCCTCACCGAAGTGGTTCTCCTCCGACACGTAGTTGTGGTGACAGAGGATCGGCTTCTCGAACTTCACCTTCCCGAAGTGCTCGATCATGATCTGCTTGTAGATTTCGAACATGGCCTTGCGGTTCAGGAACGCGTACTCTTGCGCCCAGTACAGGTCGTGCCGGTACGCCTCCATCTCCGGGGTCCCAGCCAGGAAGACCGCGAGGTCCTTGTCCGGGAGGCCCGTGTTGTGGGTCAGCTTCTGGGCGACCGCCATGTGGATCTCGGCCAGGGTCTTGCCGATGTTCCGGCTGCCCGAGTGGAGCATCATCCACACGTTTCCCTCGGTGTCCAGGCAGAGCTCGATGAAGTGGTTTCCGCCACCGAGCGTACCCACCTGCTTCCGGGCCTTGCCCTCGAGGTCACGGACCCCACGGCTCAGGTCGCCGAACTTCCTGAAGAGGTCGTTGGACGCCTTGACCACGGCGTTGGTGTGCTCGTTGAACCCGACCGGGATCCGCTCCTCGAGGTCGAGGCGGATGCGCTTCAGGCTGTCCGGCAGGTCGCTGGCCTTCAGGTCCGTCTTGATCGCTCCCATGCCGCAGCCGATGTCGACTCCCACGGCCGCCGGCGAAACCGCGCCCTTCATGGCGATGACGGACCCGACGGTCGCGCCCTTGCCGAAGTGGACGTCGGCCATCGAGGCCACGTGGTGGAAGACCCACGGCAGGGCCGCGATGTTCTTCAGTTGGTCGAGGGCGACCGACTCTACCTCGTGGATCGGTGCCCAGAGGTGGATCGGTACGTTCTTCCCGTTCAGCAATGCGATTGACATGTCCGTTGCTCCTGTCCTATTATACCACAGAATTGCGTAAGATGATACCTAGGTTACTTCTGGCAGGACGGGCAAAAATACGTTGAACGACCGCGCAAGTCCTTCTTTTCGATGAAACCTTCACAGCGGGCGCAGTCCTTGCGCCGGTAGCACCAGAGTCCCGAGTAGTCCAGCTTCCGCATCAGCGCCTCTCGGAGGACCAGCTGTCCGGACTCGAAGAGCCGTTGCCACTCGTCGGTGGTCAGCTTCTTGACGATCTTGAACGGGTTGATCCCGGCGGCGTGGAGCGCCTCACAGGCATAGATGTTCCCGAAGCCGGCGACGGCCTCCTGGTCCATCATGGCGTGCTTGACCTCGACCTTCTGGTTGAAGAGCATGGCCGCGTCCAGGACGTTCCACTCCCGCTTGGACTTGTCGATGCTCATGTCCACATTCACCGTGTTGAACGCCTCGGGTCCCATGTTGGCGAAGGTCCCGATGTCCTCGATGCTCCGGCACGGCTGGTAGTAGCGGAAAGAGCCAAAGAGCCGGGAGTCGTGGAACCGGACTGTCTTCAGCTCCTTGTCACACAGGACGTCGAACTCCATGCGGACGTCGCTGTCCTTGGCCGTCCTGGCGCCCTCGACGTAGTCGAAGCACCACTCGTCGCCCTTGATGTCCCAGTAGCCGGACATGGCGTTGTGGGCCACGGCGATCCCGTTGCTGAGGTGGAACGTCATGTACTTCCCGCGACGGCCCACCGTGTGGAGGGTCTGGCCCACCATGGCGGTCGCCTGGTCGTACCGGCCACCGGGACTGCGGAGCACCCGGACAGCCTTGACTTCCCCGTCGATGGCCCGCTCCCGCAGGTAGGCCACCATCGTCTCTACTTCAGGAAGCTCGGGCATGTCACTTCTTCTTTCGGATGAAGTTGGCGATCTCGATGCGCTTCCGCTCGGGGAGAGCGTCGACGAACAGCTTCCCGTCGAGGTGGTCGATCTCGTGCTGGAAGACCTGCGCCCAGAAACCCTTGTAGGTCTCCTCGACGTGCTTGACTTCCCAGCGTCCGTCGATCCTCAGCATCGTGCTGTACTTGACCTTGACGGCCCGGTGGCGACGGACCTTCATGCCGAATCCCGGGAAGGAGAGGCACGCCTCGTCCAGCATGTCAGTCTCGGGAGACTTCTTCAGGATCTCCGGGTTGATGACGAACGGCGGGATCGCCATGACGACCGGGTCGTCCTTCCCCATCCTGGCAGTGGTCGTCTGGTTCATGGCGACCACCCGCATGTCGACGCCGATCTGATTGGCCGCCAACGCGGCTCCGAGATCTGACTCTTCGAGTGTGTCTTCCATGTCCGTGAACAGCTTCTCGAGACAGATCAGGATGGTGCCCCCGATCTCCTGGTCTTCCAGGTCCTCGAGGACGACGGGCTTGCACTTCTGCCGGAGGATCTTGTCGGGGTACTTTATGATCGTTCTGACGGCCATGGAACCATTATATCACACGTCGTGGAGTCCGAGGACGTAATTTGCGTCGACCCTGTCCTCGATCCCCCTGAACCAGACGTGACACACCTCGGGCAGGTGGATCTGTCCCTTCTCGAAAGAGAAGAGGTCGAAGTGTGCTCCGAAGATCCCGCCGCCCGTGTCGGTCACGGTGATCCAGCCGTCGTGGACGAAGCCACCGACCGTCATCCCGTCGAGCTCCTTGATGTAGCACTTCGTCCCCACGGGGACCAGTCCACCCTTCCCCTTGAAGCGGGGGTCGTCCTTGGGAGTGCGTCCGATGTCCGCGGCGACCGTGCGGAACGGGTCCAATGGAAACCCATTGGCAGAGCCGTAGCCCTTCCCTGCGGCCTCTCCTGTGACGACCACGTAGGCGAAAGCCTTGACCACCCGGTCGTTCACGACCATGAGACCGGAGTAGCCGGGGCTACGCTTCGAGAGGTACTTCTTGTGGTAGTCCCACACCGGCTGGTACTTGTCGGCGTCGACCGGGACGTACTTCCCCGAGACGTTGATGAGCTTCCCGTTCGCCAGGATTCCGGTGCCCTCCAACGAGAGAGAGCTGAAGAACGAGGGTGAGGCGTAGCCGAGGACTACCCCGTCCGTCCGAAGCACGGGAACGGTCTGCGAGCCGGCGTGGTTCTTCTGGTCTGAGACGTAGTACTGCGTGATCCGCCACTTGCGGAGCTGGGCATCGGTGGGCTTGGCCTCGGGGGGAGCGGTCGGGGCGGCTGCGGGGCCCTGCGTAGACTGAACAGCATCGGCTACCTGGACCACATTCGGTGGCCAGTGGGTGAAGATGTTGAGGATTTGTTCGATGATGTCCATGGCCTAAGTAGCCACGGACGTAAGAAATCAGAGCTCTTGGAAGAGTTCGATGAGCCCCTTGGTGCAGTCGGCGATCCCTCCGCCGATGATCTCGAAGATGTCTGCCGCCCCTCGGAGGATGCGGACGGTGAGGGCGAAGGCCAGGATCACCACGACCATCAAGAGCCAGATCGGGGTGAGAACTATATTGATGATGCGACCGAGCATGGGGGCACCTCTTCTTTCTTGAGACTTTCCTGGAACTGTGAACGTCCGGCCAGCACGTCTCCGAGGCACTTGCTGCAGAAGTCGTGTGGCATGATGTCGATCCCTGGCTTCCCGTCGAGGGAGGGTCCGATGTTCATGACACAGGGGATGACCTCGGTCTTGGCGTCGTGGTGGGTGAGCCCCAGCGTATGCCCGACCTCGTGGACGACCAGCTTCACCAGCCGGCTCCACGGGATGTGAGTGCTCCCGAGCTTCCCGATCCCGAACGTGGAGACCACGCAGACGGGGAGCGCCATGCTGCCGTAGCCGTAGACCCAGATGTTGTTCTTCTGGGCGGCGTACAGCTCCTGGTCCGTGACCATCACCACCCGGCCGTGCTTGAGAAACTCGGCGCCCTTCTCCAGGACCGCCCCGGCTTCCGCCCTCCTGCGGTTGGGATCGTAGACTTCCGGCCAGAGGGTGCGACGACGCAGGACCTTCACGGGGACTCCGAAGATGTCCCAGGCGATCCGGCAGATGACGTCGATGGTGAGGACAGACACTTCCCCGATGGGGACGATGACGATGGCCGGTCCCTTCCCCTGCGCCATGTCCAGCATGCGTGGCGAGAATCGGAGGGAGGCTTCCTCGACAAACCCCTTGGGGATCCCACGGCCGGCACGCATGAACTCGTGCAAGGCCAGGCGACCAAGCAGGGCGGTGTGTTCGTAGAAAGAATCGGCTGAGTCTGAGCCGACATCTACACAGATGCTGAGGCCGAGGTCTCGCAAGCGCATCTCCGAAATTTTCCTAGGCTCCTGTCGCCTGCTCGTTCTCTGGGATGTACGGCGCGATCTTCTCGACGACGGTGGCCAGCTTGGCGGCGATCTCGGTGGTGGAAGCCCCGTTGGCCGCCAGCTCGTGGATGATGCCGATCATGCCGAGCGCCCAGGTCATCACGGCCTGGGCCTTTCCCACCTGCTGGAGGATGTCGGAGTTCAGCCAGCCATAGGACCAGGAGGCGGACTCATCCGAGTCCGGATCGTGGGGATTGTCTTCCAACGTGGCCCCGCGGTTGGCTGCCTCACGACCGCTCTTCTCGGCCTCGAGGATCTTCTCTTGGACTCGGACCTGCTCGAGGTAGAGCTCGATCTTCCCCTCGAGCAGGAGGTTCTTGTCGGACAGCTCCTGGTTCTTGTTCCTGAGGAGCTGGACCTCCTGCACGATCTTCTCGGCGCAGGTGACACATGTCCCAATCTTCTGCTCCATCCCGGTGACGAGAGGAGCTCCGCAGGTGAGGCACGGCATTAGTTGAGCTTGTCCTTGTCGTCCGGCGGGGACTCGTCATCCGTCTCATGCTTCGGCATGTAGATGACGCCGTCACGCACGGTCGCTCCGAAGAACTGTGCCACCGCCTGATTGACGCAGTTGGCAAAATTCATTCTCCAGATGAGGTCCAGCTTCCAGAGCTGGCGACGCCACCACCAGATGGGGGCGACTACGCCGGCCACAAAGCCAGCGAAAATCCAGACGATCGCAGTGAGGACGGGTCCCATGTTCACCTCTTATATTTAGAACATCTCCCGGCTTTTTACCGATTGGCCCAGAGGAGATCTCTGGCCGCCACGAGGGTGTCCAGCTTCTTCGTGATGGTCCCGTCCGGTCTTTCCTTGGCGATGTCCCGGATGGCGACTTCCAGCCCGAGGATGATGAGGTCCTTGGCTTTCGGGTCCGCGTTCTTCCAGTTCTCGGCGGCCATCTCGGCGGAGGTCTTCCGGCCGGCCTCGTCTTTGAACTTGGCTTCCTCATCCGAGACGTCGAACTTTTCGCTCGGAGCACCGCCCAGAGCCTTTTCCTTCTTGCGACGGAAGAGGCCCGGGATGACTGACGACGGAAAGCCCATCAGCCGCCCGCCTTCTTGAGCTCCGCCAACTCCGCTTCCGCGGCCGCCAGGCGAAGGCCCATGGGCTCGAGCTGGTCCCGCAAGACGGCGAACTCCTTGATGAGCCGGATGGTGCAGTCGACGGGCGACTCCTCCTTGCCGACCTCCTCCGGGAGGTAGAGGATGATGGCCTGGGTGATCTCCCCGAACGCCATCTCCATCTCCTGCTTGATCGTGCTGAGCTGGACGATCTGCTGGCCGTAGCCGAGGAACAGGGTCTTCAGGTCGCGCACCCACGCCGGCAGGCCCTTCAGCGGACCCTCGGCGATGGGGGTGTTGTCCGGAACGTACATCTGGGGCTGGTCGGACTCGAGTTCCTCGGGAGTCGCTTCCTGCGTCTCCACTTCCAGCTCGGGCGGCGTCTCTTCGCTCATCGTATCTCCTTAGCTTGCCTGACCCGGCTTGATCCGCGGCATCCTGTCGATGAGGGCCTCGGTCAGCCGGATGTTTTCTGCCTTGATGTCTTCGAACATCTTCATGAGCTTTTTGGCGGCCACGTCCGTCTTCTGGGCGAGCTGCTCGTACTCGTCGTTCAGGGCGATGAGACGCTCACGTTCGTTCTTCAGCCAGAGCAAGGTCTTGTTGAGCTCGTTGACCGTGAGGGCCCAGTCCTCCAAGAGCTTCTTCTTGATGAGAACGTAGTCCCCGATGTTCAAAGCGTCCTTGGCGTCCATAGATCCCATTATATCACAGATCAGGGAACGATGTCATACCCCGTTTCGTAGCAGGCGTCCCTGGTGGCATCCTTGCGGTCCCCATAGATGCCTTCGACCTTCGTCGAGTGAGGCGGAACCCGGACGTCCAGGTTCACCATGGTCTTGCAGTCGAAGTGCACCACGACGGTCCGGGAGTAGGGGTTGTCGACGAAGAGCAGCTTCTCGCAGAGGTCGTGGCTGTCGTCGGCCCAGCGGACGAACTGCTCGTGGGTCTGCGGCTGGTTCTCCTTGCCCAGGTAGGGCTTGATCGTCGAGCAGCCGAACAGGGCGGCGCCCAGGACGACGATGGTGAACAGGCCGAGGATGACGGCGATGAGCGCCGCTCCGACCTGATGCAGGGTGATCTTGGGTCTCAGTTCTCGGTCCATGGGTCATTCCTTTCGGGTGGGCTTCTCGGGTTGCTCCTCGAGCGGAAACTCGAAGGGTGTGACGGTTCCGTAGAGCGCCTTCACTTCCGCGGGCTTGGCACACAGGAAGTGGGCCATGGAGACCCTCTCGCCCTTCACTTCGACGATGATGCAGGAGCCGAACCCCAGGTCCTTCTTACAGCGTACGCACTGGTCCATCCGGGCCTCCCCATACGAGGCGGACACCTTCCGCCTTCGTGATCTTTTTGCGATTGACCATCTTGAGGATCTTCACTGCGTGATTGTGGCAGTCGAAGCAGAACCCGCTGCCGGGACCGTACTTCTCCTCGCCACAGATCGTGCAGGGTTCGATGTTACTCATAGGTCGGTTCCTTTTCCTCGCCCTCGTCCTTCGGGCGACGCTTCCGGCGCATGTACTCGAGGTAGGTCACCTCGGCCAGCGCCCGGTCGTCCTGAAGGTACTTCAGGCGGCTCTTCGCGAGGTACGGGTAGAGCCCGTCCCACTTGATGACGAAGAGCTCCGTGGAGACCTGGTTCTCCGGTTTCTCCAGGTGGTTGTACACGTCCTGGACGCAGGTGAACCCGGGATCAGCCACGGATTACCTCGAACCAGTCGTAGTAGTCCTCCTCGTAGTACACCCCGAAACGGATGCGCTTCGCGGGGTCTTCTCCCACGAAGAACGAGTAGGCCGCGTCGAACTCGTTGGAACCAGGTTGGATGTCCAGGACTGTCAAGATGTCCTCCTTGTTCTCCGGTTGCGTCGGGGGGCACCAGTCGGAGTATCCGAACTGGGGCATCTCTGTTCCAAGAACGCTCATTGCTTTCTTCCGGTCTGCCCCAGCTTCTTGAGTCTTGAGGCGACGTCCCCCAGCTTCCAGCCCTTGGCCTCTGCCTCGTCGGCAGAGAAGACCACGACCGAGCCGCAGGTGCACAGCATCTCCACTGACGCCTTGGAGATCGTGGCCCCGTCCACCGTGTGCATGGCATGGTCCGGGTCGGCCGCCTCCAGGATGTCCCGAGACGTGGCCGTGTCGATTGGGAAAATCGGATTTTTCTCCATGGTCCTATTATACCACAGAAAATTACTGGTTGTCACCAAATGGTCGACCGCAGTGACCACAACGCTTCATGAGCGTCGCGCAACCCCCGCAGAGACGGCAGCCGCCGTCCTGGCTGAGGTTCATGCGGTTGATCTCGTTCCCGCAGTTCCGGCAGGCGAACTTGTCGTTCGGCGGTGCCATGTCTTCCTGGGGGTGACGGACGCCACGGCAGCAGCGGGGGTTCTTGCAGTTCGATTCGACCTGGGGCATTGTCATATCCTCTTTCTGGAGAAACGCCGGACGACCGGCTTGGGTGGGTTGGGCGGGCCGTCGAGGACGGCGTAGTACTCGTGGTAGGTGATCGCGGTGGCGGTCCCCATGGCATCGAAACGGATCTCGATGCCACAGCCGTCGTCCCAGTCGGCGGTGATGATGTCCGGCGACAGGACATACTTCCGGACCTTGTAGCCGCGGTTCTTCAGCTGCCACTCCACAGAGTCCTGAGAAGTGCCGAAGAGCAGCTGGAAGAAGCGCTCGTGCTCGTAGAAGATCCCGTGATCCATCAGTTCACCGTCGGGAGCGACCCGTTGGCCTGGATGAGCACGATGATCTTGTCCTTGCCGGACTCCTCCATGCTCCGCATGAACTCCTGGATCTTCTCCTTCGAAAAGGCGAAGACGACGTCCCCGTTCTCGTTGCGGACGTACGCGGCCCCGTTCCGGGCCAGGCTGTCGTTGAAGCGGTCCATGGCGTCCTTCTGGTCGTCTTTCACTGGAGTCCCTCGCAGTCTTTGTGGTCTGCCACGGCATAGGTGCTACACCGCACGCACAGGATGAGGTCGATCATCTTCCCTTCCACCTCGGCGAACTCCTCGAGGTAGGGGATGAGGGCGACGGCTGTCTGCACGTCGATGAAGACGCGCGCCGGACCGTGCTCGGTCAGAAGGGGGACGACGAGGATGCGGCTCATGTGTTGAGGTCCCTCTCGATGCCGTCGTTGTAGGCCTGCTCGTCGCGGTCCGAGATCTCTTCCCTGAGATGCTCGTTCTCCGTCTCCAGAGCCTTGATCTTGGCTTCCGCCTCGTTCAGCTGGTCCTTGACGGACTTGCCGGAGCGGCGCTGCACCACGACGTCGAACTGTTCCCCGTGGTAGTTCATGACGCAGGTGATGTTGTTCCAGTAGGACTTGTCGTCCTTCCGGAGCAGGTCGGCGATGCTGGCCGCAATGACCATCATGGCCCAGTTGTTCCGCCAGGAAATCTCGAACGGCGTGCCGTGCTCCCAGTGGATCTTGGCCAGCTCCGGCTTCAACTTGCCGGTCTTCAGGCCCTTGACGAAGGCGGAGAAGCCCTCCTTGATCCGCTTGGACATGCGTCCACCGATCGTGGCCTCGTCCTTGGGCAGGTAGATCTCGGCGATCCTGAGGAAGGACTGCGCCTGGTCCAGGAGCTCCTTCTCGCGGTCGTACTGCTTCTTCAGGTAGTTGCCGGTGTCAAACAGGATGCCGGCCATCTGCTCCACGAGCTCGTTGCCCTCTTCCCGGGCCTGGAGCTCGATCCGCTCGATCTCGGCCTCGTCGAAGGGCTTCGTCCTGTCACGCTTGAAATCCATGGGATATCTATCCCTTCCCCTCGAGGGTGGGCAGACCATCGCACCACGCGATGAACGCGCGGAGATGTTCGAGGGTCAGCTCGTCATCCGACCCGTTCAGGATGCGCAGGTGGTGGGGTCGGCCGTTCTCCCACCAGACCTGGAAGCTAATCGCGCCGACTTTCACGTTGTCGGCCCGGTGCGTGGGGGTCACTTTCAGCGCCATCCTTCCACTTCTTCCTGGAGGTCGTGCAAGGTGACCTCCCCGTTGTTCAGAGCGATGGAAAGCTCCACCAGGCGTTCGGCGTATGCCACTTCTTCGGTCTTCTTGGGCTCAGGCCTTCGGGACCGAAACTCGAGGAGGATTCCCGTCTTCATGATACCATTATATCACAAGTTGTGAGCACGGGAACACACAAGTTTCCTATTTACTTTGGAACTCCGTGTGATATAATGGTATCCATGGTTGACACCAAACAGGAGAAAAACTCGATGGACAATCAAGCATTTGTTCAGGACGCGACCGTCATGTTGGCGGCCGGCCTCGTGGAGCGCAGCGCGGACCTCATCCGCGACGGCTGGATCCGCGGAACCTTCTACAAGATGGTGGAAGGGAAGACCCCGGTGGCCTTCTGCATCCTCGGAGCCCTCGAAGAGGCGCTGAACGAGCTGATGCCCCGTAGCCAGTACGTGGAGGACGCCCGGCACCAGGTCCACGACGTGGCGTGCGCCTTCATCCTCGACGAGGTCGAGGAGCAGACCCGCGAGAAGACCTCCAGCATCCCCGGCTGGAACGACTCCGGCACCCGCACCCAGGAAGAGGTCGTGAGCGTCATGGAGGCGGCGGCCAGCCGGCTCTGGGACATCAGCCTCGACTCCAGCGAGAAGCTCGCGGACATCACTCGCCTCGTTTCGTCGGCGGCCCAGCGTGGTGCTGGTCTGCGTACGGCGGAGCTCACCCTGTCCGACAACAACTAGCGAAAGGCCTCACCATGAAGGTCCCCCACGTTCAGCCCGCGCCGATGAAGCGCCTGTCGACCGTGATCGTACCCCCGGATGCCCCGCGCATCTCGACGGGGTTGCCTTCCCTCGACACTTGCCTTGCCGGCAGTGACGAGGAGCCGGCCGGGCTGCCCGAAGGGGCGTCCGTCCTCATCAGCGGCGCGCCAGGAGGTGGCAAGTCCACCCTGGCCGCCCTGATGGCCAACGCCTCCGCCCTCTCCCTCATCCTCCACGGCGAGGAGCCGGAGCGGAACGTGAAGAAGCGGTGGGAGCGCCTGAAGCTCACCCAGGACCCATACCTGGCCTCCCTGAGGGACGTCGAGGTGGCGCTGGACAACGTCCGTGACGCCCAGGCCAACCTGGTGGTGGTCGACTCGGTCCAGACGCTGGTCCGAGAAGGCAAGCGTCGGCACGACTACCAGGCCATGGCCGCTGAGGAGCTCGTCGGTACCATCTGCGGCTCGGGCGGGGTGGCGGTGCTTGTCTGCCACGTCTCCAAGGACGGCACGGCTCACGCCGGCGACCAGAGCCTGGCCCACCTCGTCGACGTGCACCTCCACGTCACGACGAACGCCAAGAAGGGTGAGCGGAAGCTGGAAATCCGGAAGAACCGCCACGGGCGGGCCGGCTTCGAGGTTCCGCTCACCATCACCCAGTTCGGGGTGGACGTCGGCACCCCCTCAGCGATGGGGAGCCTCGCCTCGGCCCGGTCGGGGCTGGAGAAGGCCGCTGAGAAGGCCATCGAGCTCCTGCTCATCGGAAAGACGCTGACGGGGTACGACTTCGACCTGGCGGGCGTCTCCGGCGGCATCTGGCGGGCCGGTCTCGAGATGGGGGCCAAGCGCCTCCAGCGAGACGGCAAGGAGATCGAGTGCATCAAGGTGCAGGGCCGCCGTGGCTTCCGCATCAAGGTGGAAGGCCCTCTCCCCGAGGGCGCCATCGTAATCCCCTTCCCGGTGAACACCGTGCCGGGAGAAGAAGACAACGTGAACGAATGACCCGAGACGACGAGGGGCACCGGGCCCTGTTTGCCCTCCTTTTCCTGGCCCTCTTCTGGATCTGCCTGGGCTGCTGCCACGGGTGCTCCTCGTCGAACGCGGGCGAAGCCCCGTTGGACATGGGGGTTTCCCAGAGCGTAGACCAGCACCCCGAGCGGTGCCGGGGACCGCAGGACTCCGGCAAGGTCATCTGGTGGGTCTTCCGGCCCGACCAGGGGATCAACGAGCTCGTGCTGGAGCCGGTGGAGGCCATCGTCCGGCAGGTCGGCTCGAAGTACGTCTGCAAGAACCACGCCAAGGAGCAGCACGGCTTCTGGTGGGAGCAGAGCAGATGAGCTCGGACCGGATGATCGACCCGTACGACCCGGTCCCCGAGGCTGCGGCGGCGCCCGATGTTTCACCGAATCTACAGGCAGATTCGGCCGAAAGCATCGTCCTCGCGCTGGCAGCGGCGGACCCGCTCGCCTTCGTGGCGGCGGTCCCGAAGGGGGAGGGGCTGGGGGTCATCTTCCACCGGAAGTACACGGCCTTCCTCGAGTGCGTCCTCTGCCACGGGGAGATCCCCCACGGCCACACGGACTCCTGCCCCTGGTGGCGGGCGGAATGCTACAAGAAGGAGCGGGGACTATGATCAAGGTGCAAGACATCATCGGGCACGGGCCACGGAACGCGGACGCCGCCCAGGTCCAGACGGTCGTCGACCTCATCAAGGGAAGCTCGGAGCTCCAGACGAACTTCTTCCTCAACTTCCAGGGGCTGGCGGCCGAGCTGCTCGTCCAGTCGAAGCAGGGGAAGGGGACCGCCACCCAGGACTTCCGGGACACCTGCGCCTGGCAGGCGGCGAACATCAACCGGTTCGTGGCGGCCGTGAAGAAGAAGCTGGGGGCCACGTAGATGTTGGACGCGTTCATCATCGACGAGATCCGGCGCCGGGAGGAAGTGGAAGACCGTCCGACCGTGGACATCCCCTACTGGGACCCGGACTGGACCCCGCCCGAGCCGATGGACACCGGCAGCTCGGACCGGGGCGTCACAATCATCGACATGAACCCCTAACCTGTGGTATAATGGTACCATGGCGACAACGGATCGGCTCGGCAAGGCGTCTGTCCTGGTGACCATCCTCCTCGGGCTGAACACCCTCTACGAGGGGCACGTCAACCGGCGGCGGAACCGGGAGCTGGACGAGAAGGACCGGAAGATCCGGGACCTAGAGGACCGGCTCAAGAAGCTGGAGCGGGAGAAGAAGTGATGGGCGAGGCGCTGCACAAGCTGGTCTTTCTGGACATCGACGGGGTCGTGAACTCGGGGCGGAACTACCACGAGTGGAACGCGGCCCACGACGAGGCCCTTCAGCGGAAGCGGGAGCAGGGGACCGTCGGGATGACGGGCGGGGACGACCGGTGGGTGACCCCGGCCGACGACCCGTTCGTCCTCAAGCTCTTCGACGAGGAGAACGTCGGCTACCTGAACCGCATCACCCAGGAGGCCGGGGCGAAGATCGTGGTCTCGAGCTCCTGGCGGATGTTCTACGCCCGGCACTTCGACCACCTGGTAGGAATCCTGGCCGGGGCGGGCGTCACCGCCGAGGTGATCGCGCCGACCCCCTGCCACATCCCCCACCGGGGGGCGGCCATCGACGGCTTCCTCCAGTCGAACTTCAAGGGGAAGTCGGTCCACATGGTCATCCTGGACGACGAGCCGAAGTACAGCTTCACCCAGAACTGCGACCCCTGGCTGGTCCAGACGGACGGGGCGAAGGGGCTGCAGGAGAAGGACATCGCCCGGGCCCTCAAGGTCCTGAACGGAAGACGATGGAACGGATGAGCCTGGAGCTCCACGACGAGCTGAAGACGGCCCGGCGGCTGGCCTGGATCAACGTGGCTGAGTACGAGGACCCGGGCGACTACGACGACAACGACCCCCTGCTTGACTGCAGGGATCCAGACGAGGGAGACCGATGAAGAACGAGATGCCGCAGGCCGCGATCGTGCTGGTGGACCGGGAGGGCCGGAAGACCGCCCCGAACATCAGCAACCCGGTGCACAGCACCCTGGACATGGAGCTCGTCCTCAAGGAGGAGATGATCCATATCAAGATGTGGGCCATGGCGGCCGCCCAGGGGAACGGCTCGGCCGGCTGCGAGGTGACCGACCTCCGGACCGGGGAGGTCGTCTACGCCGGGGGCGGGAGCTATTTCAGCCTCGGGGCGGGCTCGACCCCCCGGATATACGTCCCGGGTCCCTGGGAGAAGGTCATCCTGGACCGGGCCAAGCAGTACACGGAGCGGCTGCGATGAAGTCGACGCGGAAGATCCGGCTGACCTCGGACGTGCGCCCCCTCACGGAGGAGCAGATCAAGGGTCTTAGCGACCATGGCCTGAAGGCCTACCGGACGAAGGTCCTGGCCTTCCGGGACCTGGCCCACGACGCGGCGAACGAGTACTGCTGCGGCCAGCGGGCGGGGTGCAACGTGGTGGTGAACACCCGGCCCCGGGAGGAGCTCACCGAACGGGAGGTGGCCCGTATCCGGAAGATGGACTTCCTGGCGGCGGCCTGCAACCGGGAGTGGCGGAAGCGGGACCTCGGGCGATGAAGCTCGTAGAGGTACCGGTCTGGGAGCACCCCTTCACCTGCGAGCACTGCCTCGCGAAGGCGGTGGCCACCCGGGGAGACCTCGAGCTGGCCCGGATCGGGAGCTACGACGAGATCGACTACGAGTACTACTACGTCGAGTGCCCGAACTGCAAGTCCCACGTCATGCTGGACGGGGACAAGGAACCGATGAAGGGGAAGACGAAGGTCTTCGTGCCGCAGGACGAGAAGTCGGCGGCCCACGCCAGACGGAACAAGAAGTGGGGACGCTGAGATGATCGACCTGCTGAAGAGGGCCCGGAAGCTGCTGGACGGGGCCATGATCCGCTACACGAGCTCTGAGGTGGAAGCGGAGCGCAAGCTAGTCTTCCAGGAGCTGTCCAACCTGATCTCCTCCTCCGAGGCAGAGCTGGCCGCCCTGGACGCCTACGTGTCGCAAAAAGAAGAAGAGTCGCTCCAGGAGAAGCCGGCCCCAGGGGCGGTGGTCCGCCTGCCGGTGATCCAGTGATCCGAGGGGTGTGCCGGGTGGCCCGGGCCCTGCCCGGGTTGGCCGTCTTTCTCCTCCTGTGGCCGTGGAAGCCGCGCTGGCAATGGCTCTGAGCTCCCCAGTGACGCTCCGAGGCCCTTTCCACGTGCGGGTGGTAGGATTCCATGGTCCCGTCCTCTGACCTCCCTGGGGCCCTCCTGGGGACCGAGCTCTGGCTCTGGGGCGGGATCCTGGCCCTTACCCTCTGGATCGTCCTCTCCGACCTGCCCCGGAAGCCCCCTAAGTAACCCTTAGCTAACAAAATCAATGGCTTAGGCGAAAACCTGGGCTGGAAAAATGGGCCTCGCATCTCGGGAGCAGATCAAGCCGGGCCTAAATGCCTAATATTCCATATGAACCCCAATACCCCTTTCCTTTATAATATCATAGGCTTATAGGACGGCTCATATTCCTTAATGGTTCCAATAGGATACACGCCTATGCACTATCTGCATACCGCCGTAAGCCTATGATATCGTTATGTTCTTAGGCCTGTTTTTAAAAATGGAATTTGATATAATAGGTTCATAAGGCAAGGAAGGATGGAAAGGAAAAGGCCGGAATCATCCGGTCCCCTCCCCCTCCCCTCGCCCCAACGGAGCCAACACATGAAGACCAACGTCACCTACATCGACGCCGCGAAGTTCGAGACCCTCATCACCGCCTCGGGCCTCCCGATGTCGGGACAGAAGGGGTTCGTCAAGGTCACCGGTCCCAAGGGGCGTCAGGTCTACGTGGCCTCCACGAAGCGGGTCGGTCGGGTGGACATCAGCGGGTTCACGATGGAGGGCCCCGGCTACGTCTCCCCCCACTGCGGTCCCTTCGGGAACGTGAAGCAGCAGCTCGACTTCTCCCTCCCCGAGGACGAGGTGCTCAGCAACTTCGCCGCCCTCCTCGAGCACATGAAGACCCTGGCCCCGGTCGAGAAGGCGGTCCGCGCCCCGGCCACCCCGAAGGCGGACGAGCCCAAGGGCTGGTCGGGCAAGGCGGAGCGGGCCAAGAAGATCGCGGCCAAGTCCAAGGCCTCTTCGCCGGCCGCCTAGTCCGGTCCCGAGGTGGCCTCCTCTACGCCGGGAGGCCACCTCTTCTTCTTCCACCCGAGGCGGCCCGGTGAGGCGAGGAGAAGAGGAGCCCCAGGGAGCTGCCCTCTCCGCCACCGGACCACCGCCTCTTTTCCGGAGGGGTAGACACCAACGGGACTCTTGGGGCCTCGGCCTGTCCCGCCTCCCCTCCTCTTCTGGCCTCGGCTGCCTGGTGGCAGAGGGTAACCACTCCCTGCTGGGTTCGATCCCCGGTCTTGGCCCCACTGTTTGCTCCGGCTGTCCAACCCGTACCACGGAGGTTCCTCTATGCGTAGAAGCAACACGACCGACTGGCTCCTGGCCGCCATGGTGGCCTGCCTCACCGCCTCATGGGCCTGCCTCTGCGCCAGCCAGGCGGTGGCCCGATGAAGACGTACAGCCGCAAAGAGATCCGGCACGACCAGTGGGAGATCCTTCAGCTGAAGGCCTACGCCTCCCTGCGGTTCCTCCGGGCGCGCCTCATCGAGGACGAGACCACGGACGAGGAGGACATCGTCGAGACGGTGGACCGCATCCTCCAGTGGGAGAACGTCCTCTCCCTCACCTGCCGCCTCCTGGGCTCCTCCTCGGAGATCGACCTCCAGGACTACCAGGCCTCCCTGTGGCAGGACCCGTCGGAGCACCAGGTCGACCACATGATGGCCCTCGCGGCCTCCTCCTCGCCGGACCTCCAGTAGCGTGACGGCCCCCGGTCTTCTCCTCTCGGGGGCCCCTCCCGCCCGCCACTCCCTTCATTATACCACGTATGCCTCCGGTTGTACACCCCTTTTTGCCGCGAAAAAAAGTGCGTCCCTCGTCACTTTTTCCTTTACGTTCGGTCCGAAGTTTGGTATAATGGTTATATCAAGTGGCGGAAATGGTTCGAGGAATTATCCTCCGGCCATCGAAGCCAAGAAAAACGGAGAACGAGATGAAGACCAACGTGACGTATGTGGACGCGGCGAAGTTCGAGACCATCATCCTGGCGAGCGAGCTCCCCATGACGGGCCAGAAGGGGTTCGTCAAGGTCCAGGGGCCGACCGGGCGGGCCGTCTACGTGGCCAGCACCAAGCGGGTCGGCCGGGTGGACATCTCGGGCTTCGAGGTCTCCTACGGGGTGTCCCCGCACTGCGGACCGTTCGGCAACGTCAAGCAGCAGCTGGACTTCTCGAAGCCGGAAGACGAGATCCTCTCGGACTTCACGCAGCTCCTGGCCGACCTGAAGGCCCAGGCCCCGGTCGAGAAGAAGCAGCGCGCGGCCTCGAAGCCCAAGGCCGACGAGCCCAAGGGCTGGACCACCCCGGCCGCGAAGGCCGCCCGGAAGGCCAAGATCGCGGCCCACAGCTCGCAGGCCTAAAGCCTACCCTCGAATCACTTAGCCTCCTCTTTGCCCCCGGTGGCCAACGGCCACCGGGGGCTTTTCTATGCCCACGGGACGCCTCGCCTCTAAGCCCTGGCCAGATACCTCTAGCTCGACATAGAACGAGGGGCCCAGCTCTTCTCCTCCCAGATCCGCCTCTAAGCCCCTGCTACTCTACGCGCGCGCGAGGGGCCGTATCGCGGGCGGGTATCGGGCGAGGCCATCTCTTCACCCGCCCCAGTAGCACCTCCCGTACTGCGCCAGGTAGTCCCGGTGCGCCTGCCCGCTTCTTCCACAGTCGAAGCACGGCCTCTCTAGCTCCTCGAACTTCTCGAGGAAGAGAGACATGGGCCGGTCCCAGGGCAGGTCCTTCTTGAACTGAGGGGGTGACTCCTCGTAGACGGCCCTCTCCTCCTGGGTCTCGCTGTCCCTTGTCACGCTGAGGAGCACGTAGGTCTGCCTGGTCTTCAGGTTGACGTACTCTCTCCCTGGCTTGATCGCGTCTCTCCTCATGCTCATGTCTGCCCGACCTCCTCTTCGATCTCGTTGTACAGGTCGTAGAACTCCTCTTGCCCGAGGCTGTCCTCCCCGATCAGGTCCATCGTCTTCCTGAGGAGTACCTTCAGCCTCTCGTTCTCCTCTTCGGCGGTCTCTTTGCTCAGTTCTTTGTTGGCCGCCCGCGCCCTGCCCTTCAGGGGCTTGTCGGACTTCATGATGCCCTTGCAGGTACGGCACCTCCGCTCCGTCTTCGGGGAGTTGTGTCTGGCCGTCTTTCCTTTGCCGTATTTCTGCATGTCTTAGCCCACCTTGTTCCAGATGGAGTTGGCTTGCCGCGCCGATTCCATCTGGCGATCGTACTCCTCGGCCTGTCTACGTTCCTCCGCCCGACGGACCGGGTCGTGAAAGAACGGGCCCTTGATCTCCTTCCCGGGCTTCAGGGTGTAGCGTCTGGTCTCGGGGTGCTGGACCAGCCAGAGGGAGATCAGGCCCTGGCGGTTGCCCGAGCCGTAGAAGTTCGTGCACCAGAATCCGCGGGTGGTCCGGCCGCCGGAGCCACGCTCGAAGAAGTCCCGGTCGGGGTGGGCCTTCACGAACACGAAGTGCTGCATCTCGGCGAAGCTCATGCCGCGGTCTCCACGGGCCTGGATCTCGCGGAGCAGCTGCTCGGTGACGGTGGGGGCCTTGGTTTTATCCATGGTCTTAATATATCACGGAGTTTCCCTCGTGTACACAGGAATGTGTGAAGATTCTACCACTCGATGCGGTGCCAAATGGACTTGACCTCGCGCTCCGCCTCCCACTTGGCCATGTTGGCCGTGAGCTCCGCTTCCGAGGCCTTCCACCGGGCGTGCTTCTCCGGGTCGTAGACGTAGACCGCGGTCGGGGTGGTCGTGCCGCCGAGCGGGCCTTTCTTGGTGCAGGTGATCATGTGGCCGACGGCGCCCAGGGCCGACTCGTACGGGGAGCTCGGGCTTCCGCCGAAGTTCTGGTACTTCTTGCCCGCCTCGCCCAGGGTGAACTCCCGGTCCACGGTCTGGACCCAGTCGGCGAGGCGGGATTTGATGGTGTCGGCCACGTTACTTCGCCGCGGCCAGCAGCTTCGTCTGGAGCTTCAGCTTGAAGCTGTTGATCTGCTCGAGGACGGTGCGGCCCTCGTCGGTCTGCTCGAGGAAGCGCTTCAGGATCTCGTTCTTGGCCCGCTGCTTGTTGCCCTCGAGCTCGTTCCGCACGGTGCGGATGCGCTGCAGCTCCGCCTGGACGGCGTGCATGCGGCCGACGCGGGCCGTGAGGGCGCCCACGTTCTTCAGCTCGGCCGAGAGGCTCAGCTGGATCTTCGACTTGTCGTTCCAGCTCTCGCGGATGTTGACGGTGGCGGAGGTCAGGAGGGCGGCCACCTCGCTGAGGGGGAAGTTGCAGATGGTCTTGAGCTCCTCCTCCAGCGCGTGCTCCTGCGCCTTGAGCTCGGAGCTCATGCTCTCGATGATCAGCTCGATGACCTCGCTCTTGGTGAGCTTGGTCTCGACCGGGAGGGAAGGGGAACCGATGAGGGAGAGCTCGTTCTTCGACATTTTGTGGGCTCCTCAGGTTGGTTTATTCCAACCTTATAGAATCATTATACTACAGAGTCTACTCGGAGTACACAGGAATGAGTGGAGATTCTAGAACTCCGGGCACTGGCAGCGGCCGGTGTGCTTCCCTGAAGGGCAGGTCCCCTTCGGCTCGGGCACCGTGATCTGGTGCAGCTTCCAGTAGAGGGTGCCGCACTCGAAGTCTTCCGACATCTCGTCTTGCATGGCTGCCCGCTGCTGCGCGTCGGTCGGCTTCCGGCGCCAGCCCGTGTCCAGGACGCCCTCGTCCCCGCTCTCGGTGTTCCACGTGATGATCCAGACTTTCATTCGGCACGTCCCTCGCGGTATTCGATGCCCTCGTCCTCGGCCCACGCCATCGCTTCCTCCGCGGCCAGCTCCTGGGAGTCGTAGGCCCCGAGGCCCGTGTCCCAGGGCTCGTAGAATCCACCCATATCTGGATTCCACCAGAGCATGACGGCCTTCCACCCGCCGATGGAGAGGTACGTCGTGATGTAGCGCGGCATCTAGTGGATGCTCGGGCTCGGCTCGGGCGGACCGACGTCGTCCAGCGCCTCGACGGCCGCCATGACCGCGTTGCGGAAGGCGGAGATGTTGGCCCGCGATCCGCCGCCATGTCCGATGTGCCAGTCGTAGACCGGCAGGGCGCGGAACGTGCGGACGGACGGCAGGTCGCGGTCGTAGCCCCGCGTCTCCTTGTAGTCGTAGATCGTGTAGGTCTGCCCGCCGAAGGTGACGACCCACTCTGTCGAGACCTTGTACCCGTCGCCCTCGCAGTTCGGGGGTCCGAGCAGCGTCCGGAGCGCCTTGTACGGCGCACTCATGTAGCCGGCCAGGGAGCTGCCGTTGTGCTCGCCACCGAGGGTGACGCCCGGGATCTTCGTCTTCGTCTTCATTTTGGTCTTCTCCATTTTTTAATTCTATCACTAGATGCCCGCAGTGTACACCACTTTGTTCTACGTCTTCAGTCGTTGTAGATGGCGATGATGTACTTCCCGCAGTAGCTGGTGTAGAGCGTGGAGATCAGGTCGTTCTCCGCGTCGTACGTGCGGTCAATCAGGGTGAAGAGGACCAGCTTGTCGGTCCGCTGGCTGCGCACCATGAAGCCCAGGTCGCAGGCGTCACTCCAGACCTGGGTGTGCATGATCGGGAAGTCCGACCGCTCCGCCACGCCGTGGTTTCCCTTCCACGTGAAGAGCGAGCCCATGTGGACGGGGAGCCCCTGCGGTCCGTCGGGCTTCTTCACTGGATCACCGTGAGGCCCATGCGGTAGGCGGCCGCGACGGCGAGGTCCTGCACGGCGGCGCAGATCCCGTCCGGTCCCGAGTGGCGCTCGTCCTCGACCCACTCTCCCGAGCCCCCGCACTCGCCGTTGGTCCACAGGTCCCCGAGACCGAGCGGCTTCTGGTTGTACCAGACCTCGAACTCGATCTGGTCGGAGCTGACCTGGTTGACCGCCCTCAGCTCCACGCCGATGTGGATACGAAAGACGTTCATGCGTCTCGAGGTCTCGACGATGTTGGCCTTTTGTGCTTTTTCCATTATTAAATTCTACCACGAGGGACCCGCGGTGTACACCAAAATGATCTATGCGTCTGGAAGCTGGGCCCTGGTGAGGGTGAGGTAGCCCGGGTTGCCGTCGAAGTAGTTGACGGTCAGCTCTTCCTCCCCGTTCCAGTTCTCGATGGCCGCGATGTCCGGCCCGTACTCCTCCACCAGGCGCTCGTAGTCCTCCAGCTCCTCGTGGCACTCGCACTCGCACTCGTCCTCAGGACGCTCCTGGCCACGGGCGGCCCGCTCCCCGCACTGGTCGCAGGGTCCCGGGAAGTCCGGCTGAAGGGCGGAGATCGCGCAGGCCTTGATGTCCTCCAGGGTGTGCCGGAGGATCACGAAGGGCGGCATTCCGTCTCCCGTGCCGTGGGTGATGTAGGCGAAGATCAGGCGCACGTTACCACCTCCCCAGGATCATGTGGACGGACGGCGGGTGTTCGGTGCAGCCTTCGGTGCAGGCGCGGTAGCACCCGCCCTGCATGCCCTGCTCGGTGTAGTTGAGCTCGGACCACGGGAGGTCGGGCAGCTCGCCGATCGCGTGCAGCTCCACCAGCAGGTCCCTCAGCTCCTTGCGGAACGTCCCGTCGGTGTAGACCAGCCCGTGGACGGAGTTGTCCCACGTCCGCGGATCGAGGAAGACGCGGAGAAGCGTCTCGGGCTCGTCCCGGTACTCGTTCGGGGGGGACGTCGTCCAGACGATCTTCGTGATCGTGACCGGACCACGCCGACGCGACCACAGTCCCTTGCCGTCCGTGTTGACCGTCTTGTTCAGGAAGCGTTCGCCGTTCATGCGTCCCCCTTGGTCTTGTTGCGCGAGGTCTCGGTGAAATCGTAGAACTTCACCTTGCCCCAGCGGCGGTTCGTCATGCCCTTCCACCAGTCCTTGAAGTCCCGGGCGCACACCCCGCACAGCACGGTCTTCTCGCTGTGTCGGTGGCCGCTCGCCTCGTTGTAGAGGTTACCGCAGGCCGAGCATCTCGGCAGGTCGTCTGTGAGGGTGTTTTCCATTATCTTAATCTATCACAAGACTCCCTCGGTGTACACCGAAATGTTAGAGGTCGATGATGTTCTCGATCCCGATGCCGTGCTCGTCGGGTCCGAAGGAGTTGATGTTGTCCCGCACCGCGCCGACGAAGTCGGAGTCGTCGGGCAGTTCACGCCAGAAGTCGGCGGCTTCCCCGTCGAACGCGATCAGCCACGCCTTCGCGCATCGCTGCTGGCTACTCATAGTGCGGCCTCCGGGTGGGGTAGTCGCTGGCGATCCGCGGCTCCGTGGGGGTGGCGTAGTTGTAAGTGTCGTGCATGGAGGTGAGGTTCAGGAGGGAGCGGGCGGTCTCTTCGTGGACGGGCTTGACCCGGAGCTGAAGGGCGTAGATCTCGTCCCCGGGCATGCCGACCGACACGTACTCCCACGTGGCCGGGAGGGGGATGGAGCCGAGGGCGGTGCCGCGGGTGTACCACCAGCCGCCTTCCTCCGGCCCGCCGTACGCCTGCTCCGTACGGTAGAGGTTCACGTACAGCTGGCTCTCCTCGAACTCCCTCACCTCGACGAGGACCCCGTCGTCGCACCCTTCGATCTCGCAGTGGACGTAGCCGGAGTTCTGGTTGAGGTACTCGGTCTCCCACGCCTTCAGCTCGTCGGGACGGACGTCGGTCGTATTGCCGCAGCCCGTGCAGCGGAACGTGTGCATGTTCACCCGGGTGCTCATGGTTTCTTTCTCCATGGTCTTAATATACCACGGAGTCTACCACGTGTACACAGGAATGTTCTATGAGCAACGACCCGAGTTGCAGTGGAGCGACCCGCAGCTGCTGTTGCAGGAACCGCAGTTGCTGTCGTCGTTCATCAGATCCACGCAGTGGCCTGAGCACATGCACATGGTTCCCGTGTTGCAGGAGGTCATGTCTGCGGGAGCTAGCGCCAGGTCCGGTGCCGAGGCCAGGTCCGCCTGAGCCTGCCCCATGTCCCCACCCACCACGCTTATGTCCGTGATCGGAGCGGTGGCCAGATCCGGACTCGGGGCCTGCGTCAGGTCGGGAGAGGCCGTCATGTCGGCCGTGGGCACCGGAATCTCCACCAAGGGAGGGTACTTTCCGTCTCCGCACGCCACCAGGAACATCGTCAGGAACAGGTGTCTCAGTCTCACGGGTCTACCTCCTATGGTTTTGGCTTCGCTGCACGCTTCTCGAGCTCCAGAACGTAGTCGACCAGGTCCAGCTTGGCCGCGTCGTACGCGAGCTGGGTGTGGTACACGGAGTCTCCGGTTCCCTGGTCCGACGTCCAGCCCCACTGCCGGGCCGCGTCGTCGAAGTCCTCCACCAGCTTCTGTCCCCTCTTCGAAAGCTGGGTGGCGAGATGCGTCTCTCTGGTTGCGTCGACGATCTCCGGCTGGGGCTCCATCCGGCCCGTCTCGATGCTCCCCCACGGACCCGTGAAGTTCGGCCAGGTCCGCTTCGCGTACGCCCAGACCTGGTCCTTCGTGCCGAAGCACGTGCCCAGGAGGTAGGAGTCGTTGGGGCTACCCATGTCCACGCCCTGCTGGGCGGAGAACACGTTCCAGTTCTTCGGCTTTTCGGCCTTCTTACGAGCCATTAGTAGTCGTAGCCTCCCGACTCCATGCGGCGAGTCATGCGGTCCTCGGCGTCCCAGCGCGCCTCCTGCTCCAGGCGATCGTAGTACTCGTCGGCGATCTCCTTCTGGGCGGGGGTGAGGGCGTCGTAGTCCAGCTCGGGGATGACCCGCTGGCCACCGCACTCCTCGCAGGAGACGTCGTAGATGCCGCCGCGCTTGAAGTAGTTCTCGCGGCTCTCCTCGTCATCGAACGCTTCCTCGAACTCCTCGCGGGTGTACGCGTGGTTCCCGATGCTGGGGTTGAGGTGGGTGCCGTGGCCCTCGCACCGTCCGCAGACCTCGAAGCGGGCCGGCAGCTCGTGGGTGGTTTCCTCCCCCGTCTCCTCGTCCTCGACCGTGATGCGGATGCTTGTGCGTGACATCTAGGCCTCCAGCAGGTAGTATTCCCACCCGCCCTCGACGACTCTCTCGGACACCACCCGACCATCGGGCAGCATCCAGCTGGTTCCGTTCCGGTCCCGGCGGATGTTCGTCACGCCGAGCTGCCCGGCGAGCCGGGCGTAGAGCTTCATCGGGATCTTAGTCCCCACTGTCGTACCCGTAGTTGATAGACCAGACATCGGGCTTCACCTTCTGGGGCGAGCCGCACCACATGTTCCCCGGCTCCAGCTCGGTCCGCATCTCGTCCATCACGGCCCGCTGCTCGTCCTCCGTCCCGCCCTCGAAGGTGACGGTACGGTGGGAGTCGTGGTACCCGCGCCGTGGATTCGCCCGGCTGGTGTACCCGCTCTCGATCGACTTGATAATATCTTTTTTCTCCATGGTCTTAATATACCACGAAGAATCTTAAGTGTACATAGGAAAGATTAGAGGGGAGGGAGAAAGGCGAACGGAGGGGAGAGCTTAGTCGTGCGAGCACTCGTCGACGGAGAAGCCACGGCGGGTCACCGTGATGCGGGCGTGGTCGTCGAAGACCGCCAGGAGCAGCTCGTCCGGGAGCGCCTCGAAGATGGCCGAGACGTCCTTGTAGGCGGCGCGCTTCTCGGGCGAGTACTTCTCCTCGGAGTAGCTCGAGTAGTAGTCGTAGCCGTCGTCGTCTTCCTCCGCGTCCTCGTCCGGCTCGCTCGCGTCCCCGCCCTTCATCTTGATGGTGGGCTCGTGGACGCTGAACTCGCAGGCCTCGCCGTCGTTGAAGTACGGCGTGAACTGCTCCCAGCGGATGCCCATGAGCTGAGGGTGCTTCTCGAAGACTTCCTCGATCGCCTCCTTCAGGGCGCCCTTGCCCTCCTGCTGCATGCGCTTCTGGGCCGCGCGGAACGTGTCCTTGAGCTCGGTCAACTTCGACATGGTCAGTCCTCCATTTTGAAAGGGATCGTGCGTTTCTTACGGGAAGGCCCGCCGAACCACGCGTCCAGCGGAAGGTTGGCGAAGCAGCGTTCGAGGGTCGGGATGAAGCCGAGGTCCTCGATCACGTGCTCCTCGGCGATGTCCCGCGGCGAGTAGGTCTTGCCCTCGCTGTTCTTGCGGGTGGTGCCGAAGATCCGCTCGACGAGGAAACACCCGAAGGCGTTGTGCAGGACGGCACGGTGGCGGACGTCTGGCACGGCCACCTTCGTCGAGTCGATGAAGTCGTGGATGTCCTGGTAGTCCTCGGGCACACCACCGTGCCGGCGGACGGAGTTCTTGGCGTGGATCCAGGGCTTCATTCCAGCACCTCCGCGCAGGCGCTGCAGCACCGGGGGATCTCGTCGATGGGCGCGTTCTCTGCCCAGTACTCGTCCATGTCGGCGGCGGTCAGGTCCTCCCCGCAGTCCTCGCAGCGTGGTCGGTCCATCCCGCCATATGGTTCATCCACCGGGTGCTTCCACCTCAGGTCGACGGGCGTGATGAGATCGAGATCATACTCCAGCAGCGGGTAGCAGGCACGCCTCGGCTTGATCCAGTCTTCCGCCGCCTGCTGGCTGAGGAAGGGACCGATCGTATCGAGGTTGTCCCCGTTGCCGTCACCCACCCGGACCAGCCAGACCTTGACGCCACGCATCAGCGAACTTCCGTGGGCTTGATCTTGACGGTGATCTGGCCGTACTCTACCACGAGCTCTTCCTGCGTGTCCCAGTCGGTGAAGATGGCCCAGAGCGGTCCACCCTCGAAGTCGGCCGAATCGTTCGGGTACGCGAAGAGCTCCAGCGCCCGCTCCTGCGCGTCCCTGGGTTGGGCGAAAAGCTCGGGATCGCTCGCCAGGTCCTCACGTTCATCGAAAAGTGTGAGCACGTAGATGATCACTTGCGCCACCCTTTTTCTTTTTCCATGGTCTTATAATACCACGGAGTCTACTCGGAGTACACTACTTTGAGTGAAGATCTCCGAGCTGCCTGAGGCGGGAGCGGATCTCGGCCAGCTCCTGCTTCGCGTGTTCTTGCGTCCGGTCACGCTCATCGAGCTTGCCCATGGCGCGGGTCAGGATCTTGCATGCCACCGTCAGTAGAAGGCTCATGGTTCATTATACCACGAAGCCCTCTCGAAGGGAAGGAAATTAGCCGATCCTGCGTTCGATGATCCGACGCGCCTCGTCTTCACGCCCCTTGATGGACATGTGACCGGAGACGTAGTCGAGCATGTCGTCCGGATCGATCTCATCGTCCATGTCGGCCAGCGCCCCACGGACCAGCTCGTCCACCTGCTGCTCGAAGCAGACTTCCTTGGGACTACGCATAGGTCACCACGTTGTCGAGGACGAACCGCTGGACGGTGTCTTCCACCAGCGTGTAGTGCGCCCCCGCCTTCCGCATGGACTCGGACAGCCCGAGCACCTTGTCCTTGGTGAGGGTGGTCAGGAGCCCGCCCGGCCCGTGCCCGCCCGACCAGATACGGCTCTGGCAGTCGGACTTCCAGTTCCCGACGGACCAGTGGTTGAAGTGCGCCTTCCGGTCCGGCGTGAAGAAGGTCTCGCCGCTGAAGATGTTGGCCTGTCCGCAGCCCGGGCACTTCGGAGCCAGCGCCTCACGGATCTTGTGGTCGTGGTTGCGCTTGGCCCGACGGAGCTTGTAGGTCTCCGTCATGTTGTTGGGCTTGCAGTGGCTGCGGAAGAACGGCGCCACGATCGGCTCGGTCACGACGTAGCGGCGGTCCTCCGTCTTCAGGCAGAAGCTCTCGAGGATGCCGACGTTCGTCGGATTGCCGGTCAGGTTCGTGCCCCAGTAGCCCTTGTAGGCCGGCACCTGGCACTCGATGGAGCGCCCCGTCTTGTGGTGATAGCGGTACGACTTCCGCTTCTCGCCGCTCTTCCCCGGGTAGTTGTGCTCGTAGATGAACTTCTGGATCTCGCCGAGCATCAGGCCGTTGGGGGAGGCCGCGATGTGTCGGAGAACCTTTTCGGCCAGGGTCATCTTTTTCTTTTTTTCCATGGTCTTAATATACCACGGAGCCTACGCGGTGTACACAGGAAAGATCTAAGTCTCCTGTGACTTCCGGAGGTCGCGGTCGGCGCGGAGGACGGTGAGGAGGGAGAGCTCCTGCTCCGTCAGCAGGGACCAGTCCTTGAACCACAGCTGGTTCAGGAGCTTGGTCTTGCAGTACCCGCAGGTCACCAGGCGCAGGTCGTCGGTGGTCGCGGGCACGGAGTCCCAGCACCAGTAGTCGGTGCTGGGGTTCTCCCATTTCGTCAGCCGAGCCACGGGCTCGAGCTGCTTGGCAGCGAAGTTACACCCCCCGAGGAAGTGCGTCTTCAGCTTCTTGAGGTCAGGCTTCCGGGGTGGCATCGGGCTCGACTGCACGGAGCAGGCTCGGGCTCACCGTCCACTGCACGGGGCGCGGGGTCTTGTACCCGTTGCGGTCCATGCTCGCCATGACGATGATGTTCTTGCGGTTGACCCGGCTGACCGTGCCACGGATCTTGGCACCCGTCTTGGCCGTGAACTCCACGAGCGTGCCCTCGTCGATGGCATTGCGGGCCTTACGCTCCAGCGCTACGTGCGCCTCTTTGAGGACCCGACGTGCGTCCTCGGGCGACAGCTTCAGGATGGCGATCACGATCTCGTTCGGCTTCATTTTCTCCTCCTATTTTTATACTACCACAAGACGCCCGAAGGTGGAAGTACTTTTTTCTTTTTTAGTCGCAGTCCAGGGTGTCGAAATAGAGCGCCCCGACTCCGAAGAACGCGTTGATCTTCGGGTCCGCCAGGCGGCTCCAGCGGCTGCGCTTCTTGCTGAGGACGTAGCCGGTGCCGAAGCCTGCCGGCGTGAACGTGTGGGTCTTGCCCTTGGTCAGCTTCCCCTTGATCTCCTCGAGGGTCTCGGGGGTGACGGTGAAGCCCCAGATGGGGACGGCCACGGAACGTTCCATCCGCGCCACGGACTCGGCCACCTTCTCGATCTGGCGGAGGACCTGCGCGTTCGTCTTCTCCACGTCCAGACCCGGCTCCACGTAGAAGCTGTCCTCGACCCCGCGGCGGTCGAACGTCCGACGCCCGAGCTTGGTGGCGAAGCTGGTGTGGCCGGAGCCCGCCATGTACTTGTCGGTGGGGCTGGAGATGACGATCTTGATCTCGATGTCCGTGCCCTTCGTGAAGATCACCGAGGGATGCAGGATCTTCTCCTTGCCCCACGAGTAGTCTTCCGTGCCGAACGTCTTGACGAAGCCTTCGGGGGTGGCGAGATCATTCAGGAACTTGGTCACGTCCATTAGAGTTTCTCCACGCGAGTGCGGTAGTCGTCCAGCGCCTTCTCGTAGGACTTCGCGTCGTCCTTGGTCGGGAACTCCGAGAAGTAGTTCCCCGAGAACCAGCTGTCGTGCATGAAGGTGTCGCCCTCGATGCCCAGCGTCTCCTTGTGGGTGACGTACTGCCCGGGCTCCAGCTTCCGCAGGACGACCCGGTACGGCTTGCAGCCCTCGGACCAGACTACCTTGCTCCCGATGAGAACGTCCGGCTCGTCCTTGATCTTCAGCGTCGTGATCATCTTCCCTCCACCTTATAGATCCATTCTACCACGGAATCTACAAGATAGAAAGGACAAAATGCTCCGATCACCTCGGCCCCTTCGAGTGGGTGCCGAACTGCGCCAGGCCTAGATCCACCAGGCACACGTCCGTCTCCCCGCTGGTGAGGTCCCGTGCATGACCGCAGGCCTGGCAGAACTGGACGGGGAAGTGGTTGTCTGACCGGCAGGAGCAGCACCGCCAGATGCGACCAGACTCCGTCTGAGTGAATCTCAGCCAGTGGGTGCAACGGCAGGGTGCGCCTTTGGGGACTGAGGGGAGGGATCTGTATGGCATGATAGAATAATCATACCACAATTTCTACGAGAAGAGAAGGACTTTACTTCAGGCTTTGGAACAGCGCCTGGTTCCAGCTGTTCCGGCCCTTGGTCCGATCGATCTCCTCGGCCAGGGACTGCTCGTACCGCAGCACTTCCTCGATCCCGTCCAGGATCTCTGAGGCGATGAACTCCTCGGGGGTCTCCGTGATGGGGCAGTAGTAGCTCGTCATGTCGTGGCAGTCGTGGCGGAGCGAGTCCTCGAGCTGGCTGATCATGAAGTTCTTGAACTCGGTGTGGTCCGGAGTCGGCGGGCTCCACGCCCGGACCTTGCTGAGCATGGTCTCGTAGCGCTCCCGGGTCACGCGGTTCTCTTCCTGGCTCTTCAGGAGGCTGGACGCCGTGTCACGGTTCCGCCGGGCGATCTCGGTCTTGGCCTCGGCGACCGTCATCTTGCGGGCGGTCTCCAGCTTCTCCTTGGCCGACTCCAGCCACTCGAAGTGGTACGAGGCGGGCTTGTACTCCTCGATGGGAGCGTCCGCCGGGTCGTCCCGCATCAGGATGTTCGCGCCGAAGGCCCGGGCGCATGCCTTGGCGTAGTCACGGAACTCCGTGATCTTGCCGTCCTGCACGTTGCACGTGTAGCCGGTGGGCATCTTAGACCTCCTGCTTCAGGACTTCGAGGAGCACGTCCTTCTGTTCGGGGCTCATGGCCCGGACGGCCAAGCGGGCCCAGTGGGTCAGCTGGTCGCGGTGCTGGCTGGCGGCGAGCTGGGCGCGGAGGGAGCGGGTGCGCTCCGATTCCTCGGGCTGGCCCTCGTACTGGGGCTTCTCGGGGGTGGCTTGATACACTTCGCGTTCCTCCTTCGGGGTCATCTGGTCACGACCGACCCACTCGAACGTGCCGTTCGGGCAGACGACCTTGTAGAGCCCGTTGCTCATGGGACCGAGCAGGACCTTCGCCGGGAAGGTGAGGCGGTCCTTCTTGCACTCGACGTACTGTCCGACCTTCAGGGGCTCCGGCTCGGGCGCCTTGGGAACCGCCTTCAGGTCGGCGAGGATCTCGGACGACTGGCCGTGGTTCCCCTCCCACTGCACCTGGCGGCGCGAGCGGTAGATGCCGACCACCTTGCCGCGCTTTCCCTTGATGCCGTACTCCGACCCGTCGTAGGTGACCTCGTCCCCGATCTCGAAGCCGGGAACGATCTGGCGAGTGTAGGCGCCGCCGACGTCGTCGGAGCCGGAGGACTTGCGGGAGATGGAGTCCTTGTAGACCGTCAGGTCCTCCATCGGGACGTTGTACTCCCGCTCCGTGGTCGTGGCCCACATGACGTCGCAGGTCTCGGCCATGAGGTCGACCCCCATGATGCGGCCCAGGATGTTGCGGTCCTGCTCCAGGGGGCCCGAGTACTTCACGAGGCCGTCGACCTTGTAGCTGGCCACCTCGTAGGTCTTGGTCTTCGGAGCCTCGTCCTCGGGCAGGCTGAAGCGGTCGCTGACGAAGTCGGCCACCTCGGTCCCCTCGTCCAGGTCCGTGTCGATGTCCGGGAGGGGGACGCCCGAGATGATCCCGCTGACCGACTGCGGGCGGAAATGCCAGGGCGCGCGGCTGCCGGGCTTCCCGCCCTTGTAGCCGTACTTCTTGAGGATGCGGGTGAGGGTCAGGCCGACGTGGCTCAGGCTCGGATAGACGCCGGAGAGGTTCCGTCGGGCAATGCGGTAGATGCCTACCGCGTCGGAGTACGTCAACGGGCGCTGACGCAGCTGGTCGATGACAGCCCGTGCGCCCGTGTTGGGCCGAGGCAACTGGAGGTCATTGGTGGTCGTCATATAGGTATTATACCCTCTCCCTCCCAAGAAGGGAAGGACAATAGGCTCAGCCGAAGATGGCTGCGATTGCCGCGATGATGAGGATGAAGACGAAGAAGATGGCCCAGATCGCCAGGCCACCCCAGAGCGGGGCGGTCACCCAGAGCCAGCTCCAGGCGATGTTGCCCGTCAACTTGAGGACGAGGAACACCAGGAAGAGGAGGAACATCGGGGGCGCGAGATTGACGGAAACGTTGACCTTGCTCATTTGCAGTCCTTGTGGTCGTGCTTGTGGTGGAGCTTCGCACGCAACCAAGCGATCGCAAAGCTCAGTCCGGGGATGAACATCAACAGATAAATTAGGTCGTCCAACCCGCCGCAGAAGTGCATCAGCTCCCCATCCCCTCGGGACCGAGGTCGATCTTCTCGATCACGATGTCGGCTCCGTCCTTGTAGAAGTTCACGTGGCGGTAGCGGCCGTCCATCTTGTAGAGAGCGAGGAACGCGTCCGCTTCGTCCAGCGCCTTCTGAGAGGCGGAGTTCGGGCCGATGATCTCGGCCACGGCCTCCAGGTGGAAACGGGTGAGGGGCGTCATGGGTCGATCCAGCCGACCTGCCCGCTGGTGCAGATCACCTTCAGGAGGAGCCGGTACGGACGCCGGCCCTCCTGCGGGATGTACTTCTTGCGGATGACGAGGGATGGGGTGTCCGTGCCCAGCTCCTTCCGAAGCCGGGGAGACGGACGGTCGTATATCATCTTCATCATTAAGAAGATTATACCACGGAACCTACGAGAGGGGAAGGACTAAATGCTACGACTGAAGGCCATCTTCCCAGGTGACCGGCGCGTTGGTCTGCCCGACTTTCTTGGCACCCTCACGTTCGTCACGCTCGTCCCGGGAGGGAGGAGGGGGAGCGATGCCGAAGTTCCAGTCGCGGTCGTAGGACACGATCTTGCGGCGCCCGTAGACCTCACCGAAGGTCGAGCCGGCACCGCAGTCGGCGCAGACGAACTCGAACTCGAACTTCACGCCGGGCTTCAGGATGACCTTGTTGATGAGCGAGCGCTCGTCCTCCTGCGCCGCCTTCACCGAGATCCACTTGTGCCCGCAGCACAAGTAGCTGTCGAAGGTGAGGCTGCCCCGCGTCTGCACGATCCGGGCCGGACGCGCTTCCTTCGGCGCCGGACCCTCGGCCGCCTGCTGGCGGTAGTTCTTCTTGCGGTTCACTGGTCACCTCCGCTGACGACCTGGTAGCCATTGGCGATCTCCGGGCTGCCGACCGTGATGCAGTTCTTGCTGCCGTCCTTGGCGTAGGCCACCGAGCCCTGCCACCGGCCGATCTTCACACCGGCACGCTTGCCCGCCGCACGGGCGCGGTCCTTGCGGGCCTGACGCTTGACCTTGCGCGCCTTCCACTCCTGCTTGTCCTTCTGCTGGAGGGTCTCCTTCGGCTTCTCCCCCGACCCCTCGGCATAGGCCAGCGGGGCACGGTTGTACGTGTTCGTGTTCGTACGCCCGTGGGTGCCGATCTTGATGACCTTGCGTTCCTTCTTCTCGGTGGACATGATCTCTCCTTGGTTACTTGAGCTTCCCGGGATCGAACCCGTCGATCTTGATCTCGGCGCGGGAGACCTGCATCTTCCCGTCGATGAAGTACTTCGTCCAGATGTCGCCGGCTTCCTCGCCCTCGCCCTTCATGGTGAAGAGCACGCCGGGGTAGGTCAGCGAGATGGCCTTCATCTCCGTCTCGTGGTCGTACCACTTGACGCTGTCCCACCGCTGGTCCATCAGCTCGCCCAGGTTGCCGTAGGTGGTATCAGTGGCGCGGATCAGGTCCATCGTCTTGTCGAACTCGAACGGCCGCTTGCAGGTCACGCAGGGCGGCTGCTTTTTCTGGGCCTTCTTCCCGTCCGGCAGCTTGACCTCGAGCTCGAAGCGCGTGTAGTACCCCATCAGTCCACCTCCAGCAGGAAGAACCTGCTCAGCTTTGCAGGGAAAGTGTAGGTCACCGTCTTCCCACAGCCGCAGCGAACCTTCGCCACGATCTTGTGGTGCATCCCCTGCGGGATGGCAAACTGCACCGGCTGACAGCAGGCGCAGAGGGCGGTGATGTAGCTAGTTGGCTCCACCCGTCGGCTTGCGGGGCTGGGTGTATCCCCTCGCTGCCATGGTGGCCAAGACGGCCTCCCGGGTGGTGCCTCGGGCTGAGGCGAGATTGTCGATGGTTCGGCTCATGATCTCCCGGCAACGGGCCGCCCGGTCCACGGGAGGCTGGTCGTCTTCCACCAGCTCCCCGCCGCAAGCGATGCATTCCCCGATGTCCGGGGCGTCGTCGAAGTCATGTTCCAGTCCACAGTCGGTGCAGGACAGGGCCACTTTGGCACTCCTTGGCAACTTATAGATCCATTATACTACAAAGAAAACCAGGAGTACACAGGAAAGTTTCAGGCGCCCGGCAGGAAGCGCTGGATGAGGGGCCACCAGCGGATGAAGTGGAACATGAACGAGTGATACAACTGCGCCCCCATGAGATAGCTAGCGAACATGATTGGATTACGCCCCCAGCCGCTGGACCTTTTCCCACATCTCCGAGTCGGGGAAGGGCAGGCTCTTGCCCATGACCACCCACCCGCCGTCCGACCCGGGCTGGGTCTGGAAGTTCGTGACCACCATGCCCGTCGAGGTCTTGAGCTCGTACCAGGCGTTCCGGGGAGTCGCCGGAGGATCACACGCCTCGACCTTCAGGCCGGTCAGCGTGGCGACGGCGTTGGCCAGGCCGCGGTGTCCGAAGAACCGGGGCTTCTCCTTGGCCTCGGGCTCCTCGGGCAGGTCCTTCGCGTCCGACCAGGTCCGCATCGCCTCCGCGATCTCCCGCAGGTCCTTCAGGAGCTCACGCTTCCCGTAGTTCCCGTGGAGGGCGTGGGTCTCGGCGACCTTCAGGTCGAACTTCTTGAGGCGCCAGACCTTCTCGGCCCAGTACTCGTTCCCGTCCGCCGCGTACTTGGCCGGGTCGTCGAAGGTCGGGGTGAACGCGCCTTCCTCCCCGCAGCCCAGGCAGCTTTCCAGCTCCTCGGCTCCGGCCAGCCCGAACTGCTGGGCGAGGCGGACCTGGCCGAGCATGCGGCCACCGACGATCGAGAGCAGCATGGAGCTGGTCAGGCCGTAGCGGTCACGCTTGGCCCAGAAGTTCCGACCCGGCGCGGTGCCCTTGGGGGCGACCACGACCTTCGCCCGGCACCAGACCTGCCAGTGATCGTGCGGGCGCGAGTTCTCCCAGTGACCGTCGCTGATCTGGCCCGAGAGCTCCATCTTGAAGAGGGCGACCTGCTCGATGTTCCGGAGAAAGAGGGTCGACATTGTGGTCTCCATATCCAATTGATAGATCCATTCTAACACCAGATCTATCTGGAGTACACAACTTTGAGCGAAGACTACTGCTTTCCGTAGCGGTCCCGGTCGTGGTGGTCGATCGGCTTGAAGGTCTTCCTCGCCATCCGCTCCCGGACCTGCTCGAAAGTGACGGGCTGAAAGCCCCAGCAGTCTACCCCTACGTCCAGGGAGAGGGAGTGCGGGTCATCGGGCAGGGATCCGTGGCTGTGTCCGTACAGCTGGTAGGACCCGAAGTGCGACTTGTTCCAGACCCGCATGGCGTAGTGGCAGAGCACGATCCTCCGCTCCCCGCCGTCGGCCGTCTGGTCAGGAACCTTGATGTCGAGCAGGTCCTCGGTCTTCACGAAGAGCTTCCGGAACTCGGCGTTCTTCCGGATGTGTTTGTCGTGGTTGCCCCAGACCAGGTACTTGGTGCCGGGCAGCCGGCTGAAGAGCCTGATGGTCTTGGTCTGGTCCTTGTAGAAGGCGCAGTCGCCCAGCACATAGACCGTGTCGGCGGGTCGGACACAGGCGCGCCAGCTGTCCTCCATCGTCTGGTCCATCTCGTCCACGTGCTTGAAGGGACGGTTGGCGTACTTGATGATGTTGGTGTGCCCGTAGTGCATGTCGCTCGTGAACCAGATCATTTGGCTTTCTCTCTTTGCCTTTCGTACGGGTCACACCGCTTGGACCCGGGCTCCGGACAGTCGGCCGGCACCTTGCTCCAGTCCACGGGACAGGTCGTCGGAGACGTGTCGTGGTCGTGGTCCGCCAGACAGATCTCGTTCGGGTCTTCCATCCCGCAGTCCAGGCACCAGGCGCCAGGCCAGCCGCTCCACCGATGGCTCATTCGTCGTCCTCGTCGTCTTCCCCGCTCGAGATGGGGAGCACCCACTTGAAGTCCTTGGGCGGCACGTAGCCCTCCCGCTTCTCGTCGAGGAAGACCTTGTAGTGGGGCGTCACCCCCGACCCTGAGAGGAAGGCCCAGAACTCGTTGTTCTTCCCCGTCTTCAGGTAGCGGCTCTTTCCCCAGTCCAGGGAGCCAGACTCCTGCTGCCCGTTCATGGTGACCGTGGATCCCGAGACGTTCCATGTCGCATCGTGGAAGCGGTACTTCTTGAACTCCCGCCCCTTGATGCAGTCGATTGCGCTCATGGGGTAAGTAGCTAGGCGGTGGCGATGGTGGACTTCTGCGCCTTCAGCGCCTTCGCCCGGCGGATGAGCAAAGGGAGGCGGTCCTTGCGGACGACCTCGACCCGCACCTCCGTCAGCACGAGCCGGATGGCGTAGATGATGTGCTCCTCGGGCGCCGAGAAGTCCACCTGCGCCCGGACCTTGCCGAGCTTCCGCGCCTTGGCGTCCTCGTCCGAGATCTGCAGGATGCCCGGGTGGTTCTCCGTCGGGGTGAATCCCGAGATGTCGATGCGTCGGACGTCGGCGGACTTGGCGATGTAGACGATCTTGCCCCCGCCCTGGATCTTGTAGAAGGCCGCCTGCTCCTTGATCTCCAGCCCGAGCTCCTTGACGATCCCCAGTACGATTTCCTTCTTCACGTGGTCTCCTTGGTTAGAGGTCGTAGCGGATGTCGAAGTCTTCGGTCTGACGGTCGGCCGCGTCGCCCGCCAGGATCTCCTTGTAGAAAGCTCGGGGCGAGTACCCCTCGCGCCAGTAGTTGCTGGAGAGAGCGGCGTCGAAGTCCGTCTCGTCGTCCCCCTCCTCCCGCATGATGGCGCGCAGCTGGTCCTTCCATTCCCTGAAGCTTACCTTGGGCATCACTCCTCCTCTGGTGGTTGACGGCAGGCCTTGCGGTTGCCGTCCTTCTTCCGGTCCTTGAAGCTCGTCTTCCGGCCGAGACCAGGCTTGCCGAACGTGGCACGTGAGCGGGTCCGGCACTCCTTGGCCTTGTCCCTGGGGATCTTGATCGTGTCTATCACCTTCCCCTTGGCCATGATAGAACCACTTTACTACAAGACGAACGAGATGTAAAGGACTATTTGTCGATGGGTTCGTTGGCCCAGACCGAGTGGGCGCAGAGTCGGTGGATCGCGTCCGCCACCGCCTGCATGTCCTCAGGTCGGCACACCCCGTCGAGGTCCCGCTGCAGGTGCTCGAGGACTTCCCGGCTCACCTCGGTCTGAGCCATGTAGTGGTCCTTGTACTTGCCGAGGTTCGGGCGCCGGTTGATCCACTTGGCCAACGCGGCGTAGGCCCGCACCGAGGCGAGGAGCATGCTGGAGAGGGAGCTGACCGGGATCCTGGTCCCGCTCTTGCCACGCTTTCTGGTCTGCATGGTCTACCTCCCGTCCAGGCCGAACTTGTCCAGCTCCGGAGAGAAGAAGCCACGGGGCGGCCGCGCCTGGTCCCGGTCCTCCCACAGCATCTCCCCGACCGGGACGATGGGCTCCAGCCCGGCCAGCTGCCGCTTCATCATGCGGTCGGCCAGCACCACGTTCACCGCCGCCGAGAGGTTCAGGCAGTGGCGGCTGGGGATGAAGACGAAGCGGTGGGCCAGCGTCCGGATAGAGACCGGCACGTCCCCGTCCTCGGGCCCGAAGATGTAGACTGCGTTCTCAGGGTGGACGAACGTGGTCAGCGGCTCGCTGGTGGCCAGGAGCTCCACGACCACCGGTACCACACCCGCCGGGAACTGGTCCAGCGGACGGTCGTGGTTCGTCCAGACCACGTTCTTGTAGCCCTTCATCCGCTCTTCCCGCTTCAGGCGCTCGCCCGAGTTCAGGTCGATCTGGACCCGCTTCCCCGTCCACCAGAGCTGCTTGGCGTCGAAGCAGGAGCAGCCACGGAGGGCGGCACCCACGTTGTGGCTGAAGTTCGGGTTGATGAGGACCACGGCGGGCACCTCACCCTTCGGGACCTTGCGTTCCATCTAGCCCTCCACCTTGACGAACTCGGCTTCCTTGAGCTCGTACCGTTGGCCCAGGCCAGTCCCCAGGCCGACGCCCTTGGACTTGTGGCAGGCCTTGCACATGATCCCCCAGGGACCCATCTTGGTCTTGCCGTCGATGAACGTCTTCGTGATCCGTCCCCCGCAGATGTCGCAGGTGCAGGGACGCGTCCCCATCCAGAGCTTCGCCATGTGGTCTCCTTTAGAAGCTGAAGTCGTACCAGGCCCGACGGACTCCGACGGAGACCTTCGTGCCCTTGCCCATGGCGCACCCCTTCTGGACCCAGCGCCCGTTCTTGCGCTTGGTGAAGGTGTACGTCGCCCCCTCCGGGTTCGGCGAGTACTCGTACTCCTGGGACTCGCTCATCCCGTTCTTGTCGATGCGCTTGTAGCTGTCCTCACGCACCCTGAACCAGGTGTCATGGACCTCGATCACCGTGGCCGGAGTCTTGTCCGTCCAGCCGCACAGCGTCGCGCCCATTCCAACCTCGATCACCACTTCCTTTTTTTCCATGGTTCTAATCTATCACGGAGTCTACCTGAAGTACACTACTTATTGCTGTGAAGAAGAAGCGCCGCTACAAGTATAGGTTCAAGAACGTCGTCGTCGAAGGCAAGAAGTTCCGGGTACAGGGCTACGAACCCTTCTTCCTGAAGGACCTGGAACGCTTCGGGCTGACGGTCCACGACGTGGTGGTCCCCGCCCCGCCCATCAGGTACAAGATCGGCAAGCGCTGGCACACGTACTACCCCGACTTCTACATCCCGAAGACCAACACGATGGTCGAGATCAAGTCCCCCTACACCATGGCCCGGAACAAGCGCAAGAACACCGCCAAGTGGTCCTGGGCGCGGATGAGTGGCTACACCATGTTGGTGCTCGTGTATGACGGCAAGGGACGGCGGGTGATCTAGAGGTAGGGGATGCCGTGTTCGTCCTTGTCCCGCCGCTTGGCCTCCCGGTCCATCCGCTTCAGGACCTCGGGCGTGTACCCGATCTGGATGGGCTTGGCGAAGCACTTGGCCAGCAGGATGAGGGGGACGTACATCAGGATGCGGAGCCCCGTCAGGACCTCCACGACTCCCCAGACGAACACTCCGAGCAGGATGAGATTGAACATCAGGCCACCGCCTTCTCGAGGAAGTTGTGCAGCCGTCCGTCCACGCGGGCCTCGCCCACCGCGCGTCCTTCCTTCTTCATCTGCTCGACCACCAGACGGAGCATCCCCCTCCAGTAGCCGCCCGAGCAGTCCACCCCGAGCCTCTCGAAGCAGTAGCCCGACAGCATCTCTCCGGCCTCGAGCTTCGAGCGGATGATCTTCATGACCTCCTGCTTCCGCTCCACCTGCCGGCTGACCGTCGGCTCTGAGCTGGACTGACCCGCGGTCGGGTTCTCCGCCGGCTTGAAGTCCAGACCGTGGGCCGAGAGCATGAACTCGTACGGGATGCCGGCCGGACCGAAGCGGTTCTTCTCGAGGGAGAGCACCCGGTTGCCGCTCTCCTTGTCCCGGCTCAGGTGCATGTGGACGTCCACCTCGTGGACCAGCGCCATCGGGCCGGCCGCGTGGCCGGACTTGGTGACCTGGCCGACCACGAAGACGGTCACATCGTGGTCCTTCGAGAGCCGGACCAGCTTGCGGCAGACGGACTTCAGGAGCCGCTGCCCCGAGAGCTGGCCGTCCGAGAGGGTCTGGAGCGAGTCCTGGACCAGCACCTCGATGCCCTCGTCCAGGACATACTTGACCAGCTGGTCCACGTCGTGGAGCTGCTTGATCTGGAACGCCCCCTTGATCTTGATGCGGTCCGCGGCCAGCTTGACCATCGGCTTGCTCTCTTCGTTGGCGTTGTAGAGCAACACCCGCCCCTCGTGGATGGAGAGGGAGTCCGCCAGCTGGAGCATGAACGTGGTCTTGCCGGCTCCCGGGGTGCCCGTGCACATGACGCAGGCCCCAGGCAGAACTCCGGGCATGTCGTCCCCGCCGAACATGGCATCGATGATGTCGTTGCCGGACTTGAGCCGAGTGTAGAACTTCTCGGGGACGCGGACCGAGGAGAGGAGTTCCGTCTTCTCGTCGGGCTTGACCAGTGACAGTGTCATTGGGTTCTCCATATCCAATTGAAATTACATTCTATCCCAAGATCCTTCAGGTGTACACTACTTTGTTCTACGTTTCTGGGGCAGCTGCTTGATCGCGTAGCCAGGCTGCGAGCAGGTCTTGGCATGCGTCACGTGGGCAGAGCGGATGCTCTTGCCCACCTTCGCCACCGCGACTCCACATCTGCACACCCACCACGGCTCCGTCCTCACGGGTGGCCGATCTCGGCCAATGCCTGCTGCAGCGCTTTTTCCCAGTGGTCGTCCTCCCAGTTGTAGGGGTCTCGGTCGAAGGTGGAGCACTCGATGTCGTGGAAGCCCCGCTTCGAGAACGTGGGGCAGTCGCACACCCCACGGGACGGGGTGAAGTTCATGATGATCTGCCCGAGCCTGAGGTCTGGCGCTCGCTGCCAGTACTCCGTGAGGAGGGCGATGATGCGCGGAATCCTATTGGGGTCTCTCATAGGTACAATCATACCACAGAGAGAATGAAGAAGAAAGGAAAAAGAGTGAGGTTACTTGGGCGGTTCGGCGGGCGCGGAGAAGAGCCAGATGGTGAGCCGAGCCATGGCGTTGGTCCGGCCGGGAAGGAGCCCGAGATAGGTGGACACTCCGGAGAGGAGGGCTGCGATGCCAGCCAACCGGCTCTGCCCCATCTTCAGGAGCATGAGGGTGAGGGCGCCCACGGAGAGCGCGGCCGCGCAGATCCCGAAGAGCAAGAGCCCCTGCAGGAGAAAGAGGGCGCCGACCTTGGTGTAGAGATTTGCTTTGTCCCAGTTCATGGGGATAGGTAGGCTGCGGTGGGGGAGGGAGCCGTGACCCCCTCCCCCCTCGGGAAGCCGCCAGGACTACTTGCTCTCCGCCTCGGGGGCCGGGGCCGGCTCCTCGGCGAGGACCGCCAGGGCCGAGTCGTAGGCCGCGAGGACCGCGTCGTCCGCCGCGTTGAAGTCCAGCTGACCGCGCACCTTGCCGAGGTGCTTCTGGCGAGCCTCTTCCTCGGTGATCTGCGCGACCGCCGGGGACTCGACCGTGAACCCCGAGAGGTCCACGCGGCCGCCCTTCTTGGCCACGTAGATCGCGCGGCCCTTGATCTTGCCGACGATCTTGGTGAAGCCGCTCTTGTCCTCGGTGGCGAGGCCGTTGATGCGCTCCGCGGAGGTCAGCTGCGGCAGGAGGTGGCTGCCCTTGACGGTGCGCTCCCGGCGGGCCGCCTTCTGCGCCTCGGCCTTCTTGCCCGCCTTCTTGAGCTTCTGGCCCATGTCCTCGGTGCCTTCGGTCGCGGTCTCGATCGTCTCGTTCTCGTTCGCCATGTTCGTTGTCCTTTCAGTGGTCGGCTTCCCTGCCGATCCGTTGTCAACCAATAAGAAGATTATATCACAGTCTCCACCAAAGTGAAACAAAAAATGCTAAGACGTAGTCTTTTTTCACTCTGGGGACCTCTTTTTTTCCTTTATTATAGGAAGGAAAATGAGGTGACGGGACAGTCTAAGCTGAGATGCTTCTACTTGGTGCGGGGCCCGGTGCGCCCCTTGGTCGGACCGCCGGTGTAGTACACGGTCTCCAGCCCGTTCTGGTGGTGCACGAGGATCCGCTTGAAGCCGAGGGCGTAGATCTCCTGCTGCCCCGTCTCCGTGACCGCCAGGCTGTTCGGCGCGAACTGGATGAGGACCGCGTCGTCGTACGGGGCGAAGTCTACGTTGTGCACGTCGATGGCCCCCACGAGCTCCACGACCCGCTCAGACAGCAGCTCTTCCAGCCGGTTGGTGTTCTCGATGGCGCGGAAATACTCCTGCGCGAGAGCGATACCTTGGCCCCCGCGCCTGTCCCTAGCCCTTGTATTCATTGGAGTTCCTTTCGTGTGTGGTATCAAATAGAAAGTCTAGACGAGAAAAGGAATCTACTTCTTCTCCTTTTCATCCGGCACTTTTGATACCATGTAGGGAGCGCAGATCGCCCATGCCTCTTTGATTTCCAGACGTGCCTCATCGAGCGCGAATGCCGCTCTTTGCAGCCTCTCTGCCAGTTGGCCTCTGCCACGGCCGCCGTCGCTCCTGGAGTCGTCTGAGAGCTTCTTTGCCAGGGCGTCCAGGTATTCGGCCATGGCGTCGTACCGGAGGTCTCCGAGGAGCCTGGCGAGCTCCTGGGGAGGGATGTCGTCCCCGCTCTCGGAGTAGACCTTGACCTCGTGGACCTTCTTACTCATGGTCGCCTCCCTTCGGGACGCAGACCAGCCAGACGAACGCCATCACGGCGAAGACTATGAGACCCATACCGCTCCTCCCATCTATGTTCTAGGACTGCCCGTCTAAGCGGAAGACAGTGGCAGAGCTGCGTGGTCGTCGGGCCCTCCCCCTCGCAGCAGTCGAGGTAGGGTGGCTGACGACATTCACACTCTTCGAGGACCCTCTCGGCTTCCTCTATCCTTCCCACTCCACCAGCTCCAGACTCTCGCCCGTCTTCGGGTGTACCGTCCGGACGCGGACCGCTTCCTCTTTGTCCGAGGGCAGCTTCTTCCTGAGGATCTTGATCGGACCGACGGGCTTCCCGGTCTTCTCCCGCTTGCCGGTCGCCACCTCTTCGGCGATCATGCTGCGGTAGAGACCGAAGAGCTCCTTGTCGATCGGGAGCAGATAGGCACGGGAGTAGAAGTACCTGAAGCCGTCAATGTCCAGCGGCTTCTCTTCTTCGGGAGTCTTGGTGTCTTCGCTCATTCGAACCTCACAGACTTCAGGTGGTAGACGACCTTGGAGAGGGCGCTGACCCGTTCGAGCATGGGATCGGTGCCGACCGCCATAGCCGCCCCGTTGTAGGGCGGGTCTGGCTCGTAGACGATGTCCACAGGGAAGCCCTTCTCCTTCAGCTTGTTGAAGTAGGAGATCAGCTCCTCTTCGTTCTCCACCCACAGGAGCCGGATGCGGGTCCTCTTGTCGATGGGAGCCTTCAGGATGGACTCTCCGGCGGCGTGCCCCACGTTCACCATCTGCTTCTCGATGGGCAGGTCCTTCCGGATCAGGATGTACTGGGTAGGGACTTTCGTCTCTTCGCTCATGGTCTTAGACACTCCGCGCAGGCGTTCCACTTGATCGCCCGCCTCTTCCCGCAGTAGTAGCATGGGATGGGCGGGGCGTTTGATGGCTGGGGCGGGGGCGTGGAGGCCACGATCTCGTCGGCGATGGCCTGCGCCTTCCGTCCTGCTACCTCGTTGACCTCTCGGTCGAACACGTTGGCGATGGTCTCCAGCTCTTCCTTGACCACCATGTCCACCGCCTCGATGAAGGCCGACCTGAGCTCATCGGGCATGTGGTCCCATTCCTCTTCGTCTATCCCGTGATCGGTATGGAGAATGGAGGTGAAGGTCCCGTAGATCCGACGGGCGATGTCTGCCGGCGTGGGGCGGGTGTACTTCGAGGGCATGAAGGTAAATAGCGGATCAGAGACCGATCTGTTTGTCGACCTCGGCCGAAACGCACAGGCCCACTTCCAGATCGAAGTCCTGCGTCGGCAGACGTCCGGTGACGTCCAACTGCAGCTCCACCTTGCCCCCCTGGAGGTACTTCACGATGTTCTCCTGAAGGGCGGGGATGGCGACCGAGGTGGCTCCAGGCGCCGGCTTCACGTCCACCAGGACCACCGGGTTGTCACCGAGGAGAGTGACCTTGACCTCGTCGAGGAAGTCCAGGCTGGAGCCCTGGAGGGAGATCTGGCCGCCCGTCAGCTTCAGGCTGGTGACCAGGTCCGTCGGTGCCCCGCTCAGGTCCTGCTCGAAGGTCTTGCTTTCACTGACGGTGCCGACCGCGTTGCCGACCTGGCTTGGAGCTCCGGGGATGCTGACGCTCTGGCTCAGGCAGGCGCTCGGCTCCGTCGCCTGGATTACCACGCATCCACCCACCGCAAAGCACGTCGAAAGAACGAGGATCGTCGAAAGGATTGTTTTCATGACTCCACTCCTTTAGAACCACACAAGGAAGTTGATCTTCGCGCTGGGGGTCCAGACGCCCAGTCCGACCTCCTGCACCTTCAGGTCCACTCCCTTGGAGTTCTGGTTGATGTACGTCTGCAGCCCCGAGGTCTGCGTCCCGATGTAGCTGTATCCCGCCCTGATCCCGAACATGAACCAGTTCGGGTGGCCGAACTCCAGCCCACCGTGGAAGTTCACGTAGCCGTAGCCCACCGAGTTCAGCAGCGGGTTCTTCGGGTCCGAGGCGAACATCGCCACCACCCGGTTGAAGTTCCCCGGGAACTGGTAGCCACCCTCGATCGTCGCCGAGGGCGACACGTAGTAGAAAGGGGCGACGGTCACCCCGGCCCGGATGCCGCCGCTGGCGATGTCCGTGGTCCCGCCGACGTTGAACCGGAGGAACTTCAGCGGACGGATGACGGCGTCCACGCCCGCCCCGTCAGGCGCCCCCACGTTCAGCTGGGCACCCAGCTTGTTGTAGCCCCTGAAGAGCCAGTTCTTCTTCTTCGCCTCGGCCACGCCCGACAGGGCGAGCAGGGCACAGAGCATGAGCAAGAGCTTCTTCATCGTCCTTCTCCTTGTTCTTCGATCACGGCGACCATGGCTCCCTGGCTGTTGAAGGGAGAGACCCAGTAGTGGCACTCGCCATACTTGGGGCATGAGAGGTAGGAGCCGGCGCTCTTCGCCCTGCCTGTGTCCTCGTCGATCCTGGTCCGGTTCTTCATCGTGACCGTCTCCTTGTGGATCGGGCAGATGAAGTCGCTTGGTCCCTTGAAGGGTCTGGTCTTGTAGCTCTTCTTGGCCATCAGATCAGCTTTCCCCCGTGCCTCGTGGGTCGGGTCTCGTTGTACCTCATCTTGAGGTTGATGCAGGCGCCGAGATTGACGCCCGCTCGGGCGGCGAGATCGCACACCCTGATGATCACGTCGGCGAGCTCCACACCGAAGCCCTCCGGCTTCCCGTCCTCGATCCTGGTCTCGTCCAGGGGATGACCGTTGCGGTACTCCTCGATCGCCTCGGAGACCTCGGAGTGGATCAGGGCGATCTTGGCCCCGATGCTGGTAAGCCTGCCCGGCTCCTCCTTCAGGTCGTCCCAGAAGCCCTTCTCACAGGCCATGTTGTGCGCCTTGTAGGCGAGGTCGTTGATGTCGATCTTGTCCTCTTCGAGGATGACGGCCTTGATCTTGGCCAGTGCTCTTCCTTTTCTCATCTGGTAGCCCTTTCCTGTCACGACAGAGAACCAGTAGTCGTGCATGTCCTGCAGCGCTTCCGTTCCCATGTGGGTTGGTAGGATGGCGTCGATGCCACAGTACGGGCAGATCGCCGTCTGGTCATCGTCACACCATTCCTTGATCTTCTTCTTCTTGGGGGAGAAGTGGCGGAGGCAGTAGAAGCACGAGACGTAGGCGACCCGGAGGACGTCCGCTCGGTGGTGAGAGGAGAGCTTGTGATAAGCTCTGAGCTGGGAAGGTTGGAGGCCCATGGTTACATTATACCACGGAACCTCCTCCTTGGGAAGGACTAGTAGGTGTAGTCCTCGTCCGTGTAGGACGGCTCGTAGGCGGAGAACACCGGCTGGGCCAGCGACTCGGTGAAGGGACCCTCGGTCGTGGCCTTCTTCGAGAGGGTGTAGTTGCCGTTCTTGAAGTTGCGGTCGCAACGCTCGAGGACGCCGCTGCGGCTGTTCGTGCCGTAGAGGCGCGAGTCGAAGAGCCGACGCGTCTCGGGGCCGTACTTGCGGCCGGTGCCACGAAGCAGGAACTTGACGATCTCCTTGTGGGAGAGCCCGGTCTTGCCGGCCTTCTGGATCTCTCGGAGCAGCTTCTCGGTCTTGGTCGTGCGGCGCTTCGCCATGGTTTCCTCCTGGAATGTTGTGGCGTTGGAGATTTAAGTAGGTTCACCGTGAGAGCGGATGCTCTTGGCAAACTCTACGAACTTAACGAACTCCGGCCAGCTCTTGACGCGCGGTCCGGTCCAGCTCTGGTTCCACGGCCGGTCGAAGGCGACGGCGACACCCACACTTTGGAAAGGAGTGAGGTTGTGGAGACCGTCGTCGAGAAGGAGGTCGCCCTTCACCTCATACTTCTCACTGACGGCGTAGAACTTCTTCAGGGGGAAGAAGGGCATGTACTCACGCAGCCACTGCAGCTTCCCCTCGTACGCCAGGCCGGCGCACTTGGGAATGGAGGTCACGATCTTGACCTCGTGGCCAGCGTCGATGAGGGCCTTCATCCCTTCGATGGCTCCCTCGACGGGCTCCAGGTCCTGGTAGAAGTTCGGGTACCTCATGTAGTTCCTGAGGTAGACCTCACTGCCGGGGCCGAGGTTCATCTTCAGCTCCCAGTGCTTCATGTCCTCGAGGGTGAAGACCCGCGGGGCTGGGAGGTTCTGTTCCCTGGCTTCAATGGCCTTGTCGAGGTTGTACCACTCGAGGATGCGCTTGCCCCACTCGGCGAGCACCTCGTCCTGGTCGACGAGAATCTTCATGCTTCCTCCTTCATAATCCCGTCGAGGTGGTTCCACATGTCCTCGTTCTCGCCGGCGACGAAGAGGTTCCTCTTGAAGTCCTCGTACTCCTTGCGGTACATGTCGACGAGCTTCCCGCCCTGCTCGACGTTGGCGATGCGGTCCGCCAGCTTCAGCCGAGTGGCGCCCTTCACGGCACGGATCTTCGGGTACGTCAGCATCCCTCTGATCTTCCTGTTTGCCCCGGGCTCGTTGGTCACGGCTCCGACCAAGTCTGCAACCTCGGGGCCGAAGAACTCGTAGATCTCCTTGAGCTTCGTGTTGGTGTCTTCCACCACGTCGTGGAGCCAGGCGGCTTCCAAGAAGTACTGCATGTCCACTCCGAAGCGGCGGAGCACCGCTTCCACGGCGGCCAGGTGGTGGCTGTAGGGGAGACAACCTGAGTACGTCTGGTTGCCGTGCTTCACTACGGCGAAGAACTTTGCCCAACGGAGCGGGTCCATGTTACTCCTCTTCTTTCTCCCACTGGATGATCTTGTACTCCGAGATGTCCAGTGCCACGATCTCGGCCTTGGTCAGCTTCTTCAAGGCGCTGAGGCGGAGCTTCTTGAGCTGGGTCTTCTTCTTCTCCGCCTGTTCCCGCTGCCGGTCGGACTCCAGGTGGTCCTCCCACCAGTCGGCCAACGCCCGGGCCTTGCGGTCCCGTGGATCGTAGAGGTAGACGTCCCGCTCCCCTTCACTCATCGCCTTCAGGATCGCGCACAGGACCTTCACGTGGTCCGTGTTGCAGTAGCAGTCCTTGGCGTCGTTCTTCAGGGAGCTGGTGACCGGCTTCCCCATCTTCTCGTAGAGAGAGACGAGGAGCTGGGCCGCTCTTTGGCTGCGTGCCTGTGCCCCGGTGGGCGAAGGCCAGTCGTCACGACAGGGCATCTAGTCCTCCCACTTCTCGCCGGGGTACTTCTTCTCGTACTCCCGCTTCTCCGCCGCCTTGCAGGCCGTGCAGCCCTTCCAGCCCGAGGCCGCGCCGCCCTTGGTGTCTCCACCGCATGATTCGCAGCGGACGTTGCAGGCGCTCTCGGCCACGCCGATGGCCGCGTGGATCTCGTCGTACTTGGCGTGGAGGGGATGGTTCTCCTCGAAGAGCCAGGGATTGGTCTCCGAGTTGTGGTTCTCACGGGTGACGCCCGGGGTCTCCACGTCGATGTAGATGCGGAGCTGGCAGAACTTCTGCTTCACCTGGGCGAGCTCCCATTCCAGCCCGGCTTCCTTGGCGATCGCAGCCACCTTCCGTAGGGCTTCGAAGACCGGCTCTTTCCAGCCGTCACCGATGGAGAAGCCACAGGGCGGGTACTTCTGCCCGATGGACGCCAGGAACTCGGTCTGCTCCCGGTGCTGTCGTTCCCACTTCTTCTCGGTCTCTTCCATCGAACCCTCCATGCAAGCGTGTGCCATCTGATCCTATTATACTACAGGATCCTACGAGATGACACCGTGTTCTGCCCGGAGCGCCTCTTCGCGCTTCCGCTCGATCTCGAGGCTCATCTTGTGGAAGAGGGTGAGGTAGACGATCAGGTCCATGATGCGGCTCCGGATCGGCTCGTTGCTCTTCACGGTGCAGCCGTTCTTGATGTACGACTGGAGGGCGCGAAGGTGCTTGTTGAAGAAGGTGTACCAGACCTTCTCCATCGGGACGTCCACGTCCTGGGCGACACCCCTGAAGTTGGCGAGGCGATCCTTGCTACCGACCGTGTACTCGGCGCCCTTCTCGGCGAAGCACTTGATGCACTCCGCGTAGAGCTGGTCGATCTCCGGATCCCCCGTCAGGAAGGCGGTGCCCAGCTTCTCGATCGACTCCTGGATCAGACCAGGATTGGGCAGGCTCTGGAGCTCTCGTACCCGTTCGATCGGGGCGCCGGTGGCGATCATCGCCATCCGCTCCTCCGGCCGGGCGTCCTTCGGGATCTTGCCCGGGGCCGGCGGGAACCGAGACTTGTTCTCGGCCATGTAGTTCGTGCTGTCGAACTGCGGTGCTTGTGTGGCAGCTTCCACCAGCTCGGGCCGGATCTCGGGGAGGATGTCTCCATCCTCAGCGTTCTGCGGACCGTTGCGGTGACTGCCGTTCAGGTTGTCATTCATGGCGATACCTATCCCCTCACCTTTGCTAGGGCCGACTGCCACTCTGCCGGAAGCAGTGACTCGTCTCCGAACTCTCCCAAGGCGTCCATCATCTCGACCAGCGCCGCTCGATCGGCCTTGGTCAGTCGGACAGTTTCGTAGATGTTCCTGCGCCACTGCTCCATGGGAGAGGGGAAAGCTTCCTTCAGCAGCTCCTCGAGCGCCTCGGCGACTCTCCGACACTCCCACAGCACCACCCCTGGTAGCCGGAGGTACAGGAAGTCACAGAAGTTCTTGAGGCTTCCTGTGAGTCTGATCTTGGTGTACTGGTTCTGGGTGTTGTAGATGCGGGCGATCCCCTTCTCGACTCCGGCAGCGACTGCCCGGTCATAGAGGTCCCGGGCCATCATACAGAGAACCTGGCCAGACTCCTTGAACTCCCGAGCCACCGCGTCGTCCACCAGTTGGATCGGTCCGCCGCCCTGCATGTTCGTCTTGCTCTGGGCGCGAACCTGGACCGGGTGGTAGTAGAGGTTCGGCATTTGGACGTAGCGGCCGCTCATCTCGTTGCGAGCGAACCACTTCCGGCCAGACTCCTCAGGGGTGATGATCTCCACATCTTCGTCGGCGACCTTCGATACCGTGCGGTGGCGGTCCAGCTCCCTGAGGACGAAGAGCGGGGTCATGATCTCCACCTTGACCACCACCCCCTCGAACGGGGAGGTGTGAGCGTCCTTGGTCAGACGTTCCTGGAGAGCCGCGTCCTTCTCCGGACCGAGGCGCCCCTTGTTGGTGCTGGTGCGGGCGTCCTCGGCGGGAGTGAACTCGTCCCCCATGCTGTCCAGAAGGTGCACGTATCCGATACCGTCGCCGTAGATGTCATCGACGCGATCCATGGAAAACTCCTGATGTCGGGAGCTAAGGAGTGAAGGGGAGCGGGAGGGAAGGAACGAAGGGAGCCGGGTCGGAGTACTTCACCCGGTCGTCGGGGTTGTTGCAGATGGCGTACTGGCACGGGTCATACCCACCGCCCTGCGGAACATCTCCACCGTCCGGCTGCCAGTCGTCACCCGAGTAGGGCTCCGAGAGGTCAGCCGTCCGAGCCAGGTCCACACCTTGGGGTGCCGCCTGCATGTCACCACAGCCAACGAGAAGAACGACCAGTGCCAGTAGGCGCATCATGGCTCTACCGTCCCTTGCCGACGGGCAGGTCCCAGAGCAGACCGAGCATCAGCTGGGAGCTGGAGAACGAGTTCCCGACCACGTGCGGGGCGTCGAGGTACCTGGCGCTGTTCGGGCCGGTGGACACCAGGACCCCGTTGTTCTGGGCCAGGTAGACCGGGTCGGCGAGGTTCACACGCCAGTCGATGAGCAGGGCCAGGTCGCACTTGAGCTTGACCTGCACACCGGCGCCGAGGATCATGTCCAGGCTGCGGGGGACGTCGGTGTTGTTGTTGTAGCTGAACACCGTGCCCGTCGCCTGGATGCCGGGGTCGACGACGTGGACCAGGACCCTCTTGCCCTGGTAGACATAGATCAGGCCCTGGGCCCCGATGCCACGATCGATCGCGCTGAAGATCCGGAAGCCGAGGTGAGCCTTCGGGACGCGGACCTGGATGCCGAGGTTCACCGAGTAGTACTGGTCACGTACCCCGACGCCTGCGGCGCCGTAGATGCCGAAACGGGGGTCGCTGTCCTTGGCTTCGCACTCGGTCACGTGGGGCCGGGTGCAGGGCTTCTCGACGACCTTGGTCGGGCCGGGGACGGTTTTGATGACGGTCCGCTCCACGACCACCGGCTCAGGGGCCGGGGCGACGATGACCGTCTCGGGCGTGGGGGTGACCACGACCTCGGGGGCCTTGATGACCTTCTTCTTCTTCGGGACGCAGACCGTGATGGTCTTCTGGTAGCACTCGCCGGGCTTGTGCTCCGCGGTCAGGCCGAGGGTGGGCACGCACACCAGCAGTGCTGCGATGAGGATATGGCGGATCATGTTAGTTGCCCCCCTTGTGGCAGTCGTCCTTGTCCTTCTTGCACTTCAGGACGCAGTCGTTGTCCTGGTCCTGGCAGTGCTTGCGCCGGTCGTGGTCTTCTCTGTCACAGAAGTCCCGCCCCTTGTTCGGATCGTGGAGCTTGGGGGTGCCGTCGATGCACTGCTTGTGGTGGTCGTCGTTGTCCTTGTCTCGGTCGTCGTGATCCTTGTGACACTTCAGCTTGCAGTCGTCGCAGTCGCCGTCGCAGTCACGCTTCGCCATGTCGGGCGGCGGGGCGTGGCCGAGGTCGCACTGCCCACCGGTCGTCATGTCCGGCGGAGTGGTGGCCATGTCGGCGGGTGCGGTGGACATGTCGGGGCTCGAAGCCACGGCCATGTCCGGAGGAGTCGGGGCTGTCGTCATGTCCGGTCCCGGCGCTTGCGGGGTGGACATATCGGCGACCGTCGCGGTCGGAGTGGGCTCCGACTGAGTCGGCGGCCAGTGCTCCCAGCTGACCTCCCCGTAGTTCGGGCAGCCGGCCAGCATCAGCATGGCGACCCCCAGTGCCAGAATCGTTCTCATGTACTTCAGTCCTTTCTTCCCGGAGTCCGGGAAACAGATGTGCCTATACATACCATTCTATCACAACTCGTACACAAAGTGTCCACGAGCTGCATTGCTGAAGAGGATCCCTGCCTCGCTCCGGTTCCCTCGGGACATGTGAACGTGTCCGAAGAAGTGGGCACGCACCTTGCCCCAGACGTAGAGCCGCTCGTTGATGTAGCTCCGGACGGCGCGGGAACCGTAGTGGTTTCCCTCAGCATCCAGCATCCCGTACGGCGGCGCATGGGTCAGGAGGAGCTCGATGTCGGTGGGCAGGTGAGTGACCACCTCATCGAAGTTCCCCTGGTTCGGACGGATCATGAGACCCTCCGGCGGCTTCCCGCTCTCCTCGAACTCGTCGCTCCACTCCCCAACGATCTGAGGTATGCCACGGCACCCACCGACCTTCAGGCCGTGAACAACGGTGGTCCGGGATGGATCTAGGTTGACCTCCCACACGTCCCCTCCGAACGCATCAGAGAGGTCTGCGAAGTCGTGGTTGCCACGGACGCAGATGACCGGGTTGTCCCGGCTTTCCGCCGGCATGAGGTCACGGTAGGAATTGAGAACCTCCTTGACCCACCGCTTCTGGTGCACCGCCTCGAACTCGGGATCGAACTCCCGACCGACGGGCCATCCCGGAGGAGCGACATCCCCCTCTTTGAAGAGGTGCATGTTGGCGCGCCACAGCTTCTTGTCACGCCCCCACTTGTTCTCCAGCTGCAGGAGAGGGAAGTTCGGGAACATGTCCCCTGTGCAGACGTACAGGTCAGCCGCCGGAAGCTTGTTCCGGTCGCTGTGCCAGTCGCTGAAGTGACATACTCTCATTCATCCCCCGTTCCCTCGAAGCGGCGCCTGATCCGCCTGCGCTCCTTCTTCGACTTCTTGCCCGGTATCTGGTAGTGTCCGTCGCGGTCCTCATTGCTTACCGCTTCGTCCTGGCGACTTGAACAGCTCGCCCGCAGCTTGATCCTTCTTGTGCTGTGGCTACTCTTGAACCTCGGCCTCTTTATCACTCGGCGGATCTCCCGGAGGCAACGCCTCCTCTTCGTCCCATTCCAGGCTCGTCTCATCGACGAACTCCTGAACCTCGATCGGCTCTGCCGTCTGCTGAGCCTTGTAGGTCTTGGTGATGTCGACCCACATCTTGAACGTGGGGCGCCGCTTGAGAGGAGTGACTCCCTCGGGCAGCTTCCCCTGCTTCGCGATGATGCCTGCCTGGTAGCGCTTCTCGGCACGCCAGAGCTTCTTGAACTTCTCGTAGGCCAGCTTCTGCTGGTTCCGCTGCAGGCTTCTCATCGCTTCCTCTTCTTCTTCGGAAGCTCTCGCTTCCCCTTGGAGTTCGCCTGAGCGACCACCCCACGACCACCGCGGGTCCGGTGCTTCACGACGTTCGATCCGTTCTCTTGAGGTCCCTCGTCCCGCGGAGGAGCGGGACAGCACCAACAGTCGCCGATCCAGCTCATCCCATGTACCGGCCGTGCTCGGGGCAGACACACGCCATCGCCTTCCACTCGCCGGCCTTTCCGCACTCGGGGCAGAGTCCGTCCTTCTTCCGCTGGAGCTTGAGGTCCGTGGTGGCCGGCTTGATCATCGGGTCCGTCTTCTCTTCGTCGTCGAACTCGCCGGGATCGACGTACGGCATCGACGGGGCGATCCAGTGAGTGCCGTACTTCTTGACGTAGCCTTCCACGTCGAGACCGGCCGGGGCGTACTTCTTCAGGCCCTCCATCCCCTTGGACTGGTAGATCTCCATGGCCGCTCCGTAGCTGAAGGAGCCGTAGGGCAAGCGGAACTCGCAGTCCTGCTCGTAGTGGGGGTGCGGCTTCATGCACTGCTTCGCGTCCTTGCAGCCGTAGCCCTTCGCTTGGTAGCCGAACTGAGCATCGAGCGGAACGTGGTCGAGGTTCTTGGGCGGTGTGTACTTGTACTCGAGGATGACTCCGTCGATGTCCATCGGCTTCCTGGGCTTGATGCCCGCGAGCTTCTGCATCCGGGTCTGGTCGAGCTGGTCTCCCATCATCGGGAACCCGAGCGCCGAGAAGAAAGCGTTGTCGTCCACCAGGTACTTGTCCCGATAGACCTTGTTCAGCGCCTCGGAGAACTGGTCGGTTAGCTCGGAGTACTTCTTCTCCTTGAACTGGGCGACCGGCTTCACATTCGCCGGCGGCGGAGACGTCGGGCCGTAGTGGGTCTGGTTGCAGTGCTTGTTGAACGCCTCGGTCAGCTTCGCCAGGTTCTCGTTGAACAGCTTCAGCTGCGCCAAGATTTCGATGTTGATGTCCATGCTCACCTGTCCTATTATACCAAAATAGTGGTTCCAGGTGTTAGCGATAGTTGCGAATGAATGCGCGGTACTCCGACCAGCAGGCTTGCTTCTCGTGTCCCTCGTAGCTGACGCGATCGGTGCTGACGTACGGGTACATCAGGCACGAGTCCCAGCGGGTGTTGTGTTCGAACCCGAGCAGGTGACCTACCTCGTGACGGGACACGGAGCGCCGGATGTTCCCGTTCCGCTCCGTGAGCCAGTCCTTCCAGAACATGATCGCCCCGCCGGTGGGGACCTCGAGTCCGGGGAAGATGTAGGCGGTCCCGGCGACCTTCTCCTTCTCCCCATCTTCGAGGTACTCTTTCATGGACCAACCGACCGCGATCCCCTGGTCTGGCTTCTTGATCGTGCCGCAGGGGACCTCCTGAAAGAGATCCTTCTTCGTCATGTCGTCCCAGTAGCGGAACCCGTCGCGGACGTCGGCCTTGAACTTCTCAGGGAAGTCGCAGGTGAAGTTCCACTTGACGGGGAAAGAGACGAAGACTTGATCGTGACCGAACTTGTTCTTCCGAAGGGTGGTGCCTTCGGCCCAGGCGCAGGATCCCAGGACGAGGAGGAGAGAGAAGGTGAGAGCTAGCAGCTTCACTCGTGCTCCAGATCACCCATGTCCTCGAGCTCGTCGAGGATTCCCTTGCGCTCTCTGGTGGAGAGGTTGTAGTTCTCCTTGGCCCGCTTGGGGATGGAGTTCTCTTCCTTCCAGTCGGCGAGGATCTTGATGAGCAGCGGGTCCCGGTTCATGTAGGCGTCGACCACCGCGGTGAACAGGGTCTGGAGCTTCCAGTTGTCCCCCTTCAACAGCTTCTTCAGCGCCTGGTAGTCGTTCCTATGGATCCGGAACGGGACCTGCTGGATGTTCTTCTCCTTCTCGGAGAGGGCCACCGGGTTCTTGAGGCGTTCGAGATCCTTGTTCTTGTCGTCCACGGATCCCTCTTACGCCTGGCTTGAGTAGGTTCCGAGGAAGGGAAGGTTCCCGATGCCGCCGCCCGCCACGACCGACGGCTTGATGCCGGCGTCGAGCATGGGCTGCAGGTCGACCTTGTCCGAGGTCCAGCTGATGGTGTGCTGGCCGGGGAGCGGGTCACCGACGTACGGCAGGATGGGATCGATCCACGGCTGGACCGGGGCGATCCAGATCGGGTGGGTGTAGCGCCACGGCTGGCAGACGGCGCATCCCACGCACATGCTGTGGAACTCGTACCGGACCGGCTGCTTCTGGATCTCGTCCCGCATCAGCTGGCGGAACTGCTCCTTCTGCTCCTCGGTCAGGAGGATCTTCCTCTTGGACTTCGGGGCCGGGGACTCGTTGGCCGTGTCGTGCTTCCTGGCCTTCTCGTAGCTGGCGATCTCTTCGGCGGTTCCCTCGACTACCTCTACGGATCCGTCGGGGAGAGTGATTGTCTTCTTCATGGCTTGCGATGCTCCTCAGGTCTAAATAGGAAGCTGCAGCCGGTTTTACCCGTCCAGCTTACGGATTTTGATACCTGCTGTGGCAAGCAGTTCCAGACCGTCCGTCAGCCGGTACGGCTTCTGGTAGACGACCTCGGAGATGTTCGCGTTGACGATGGCCACGGCGCACTGGTAGCAGGGCTGGGTGGTCACGTACATCTTCTTCTTCGCGACGCTGGTGTAGTTGGCCTTGATGAGGGCGTTCACCTCGGCGTGGAGATGGCCACAGAGGCCGGGTTCCAGGCTGAGGCAGTCGTTGGAGATCCCCTTGGGACCTCCGTTGTAGCCGACCCCGAGGACCTGCTGGTTGTCCTCGGTGACGATCACGCAGCCGACCTGAAGCCGGGAGCAGGTGGACCGCTGGGACAGCGTGAGAGCCAGCCCCATCCAGACGTCGTCCCAGGTGGGCCGATCAGTTGGACTCATAGAAGCGAACCTGTCTCCGGGTCCGTCTACGAACGTAGAAGGTACCGGCGATGGGCAGGGCGATGAGGGCCATGATCACGAAGAACTCCATCAGGGTCTCCACTGTCTGTAGTTGATCGCCAGTAGCCAGACGATCAGCAGCACGACGACTGCCCAGGTCGGCATCACTCCAGCTCGAGGTCGTTGTTGTCCAGCACGAAGGCGCGGGCCAGGACGTCGCTCTGCTCGATGAGCTGGGTCTCCTTGCCCGTGTTCTTCACGATGAGGACCAGGTCCGTGTCGGCGTCCAACGTCGGACCGTTCGGCTCCAGCACCGTCAGACCCCTCTGCAGACACCCACGGGTCCCGAAGACCTGGAGGGGGTAGTTGCAGCTTACCCCGAGAGGGACCCTCACCGACGCCCCCGCAGGGATGTTCAGGACGATGGGCGCCTTCAGATTGAAGACGCGGGCGGGTCCTACGCGGTTCGGCTTCACACCGTCGGTGACGAGGAAGCGAACGGATTCTTTCTTACGTGCCATGTCAGGCTCCTTCTTTCTCGATAAGTAGGTCTTCACCCATGTCCACCACATCATTGGCCACGTCCTCGATTCTGTCGACGAAGTACCGGGCGTCCATGTGCTCGATCTGTTCGACGTTCTCTCTGCGGATGCGGTCCCGCTCCTTGAGGGGAAGTCCGGTCAGGGTCTTCACCACCTCGATCATGTCCCACCCGTCGCCGGCGATGAGGCCCGGCTGGACGTAGGAAGAGATGCCGAGGTGAGAGCCGAGCCCCACCGGGATCGTACCGAACATGAGCGCCTCCCACGGACGCGGGGTGATGAACCCTGTCTCGAGGTAGCTCTGCTTCGCCAGGATCGGACAGGCCACCGCCGACCCGTAGACCCGGCGGAAGTCCGCCATGGTGATCCGGTCGTTGTAGCTCACGTTCGGCCAGAGCTTCTTGCACTCTTCGACCGTCCGCATCCAGTTGCCCCAGAACTCCACCTGCCCCGGGAAAGAGTCCGAGACGGGCTTCAGCCACTTGGTGATGACGTCGTCCCGCTCGTACCGGCTGCCGATGTAGACCAGCTTCCGGTTCTCGTCCGCCTCGAGGGTCGGGTGCTGCATGAGGTCCGCCACGATGGTGGGGAACTCCACGCTGGTCCGCCTGGTGACCAGGTGCAGCGGCTTCTTCGAAGTCTCGAAGACCGCGTCTGGAGACCAGGTGATCTCGTCGTGGCCCAGGAGCTTGTGGTCCAGGTCCCAGAAGATGAGCTTGGTGCCCCGCTCCTTATAGTACCGCAGGATCTCGTACTGCCTGAAGAGGTCGGGCTGGAGCTCGATCTTCTTGTCGGCGTACCCCGAGGCCATCATGGGCTGGCCGCTCTTCGCGTCGCTGGGGAAGCAGGGCGCGCCCTCCCACGAGCAGCAGTTCCGTCCGAAGATCGGGAACCTCCACTCGACCAGCAGGACGTCCAGCTCGGGGAGGTCCACCCCGTTGGTCCGCTCGATGCCGAGGTAGGCCTCGGTCCGCTTCTCCTCACTGAACGAGGCGAAGAGGTCCCGGCCATACTTCATCCAGCCCTCGCGGTCGCGATCCTTCTGCATCGTGTAGACCGTGTAGTCCCGTTGCAGAAGCTCCCAGATGATGCTCCAGGAGTATGCGGCGTTCCCGTCCGGTGTGGAGACGGCCTCACCGCCCTCGCGTTTGTGATCTCCGAGGAAGCCCCAGTAGGAATATCCGATTCGCATAGACCTATTATACCACAGTTAGCAGCGCATGAGAAGGTCTTTGCCAGGACCGTGGTGCGCCTGGTTGAGCTTGTCCTGCTCCTTCTTGCCGCCCATGGACGGGTCGATCTCGTGGATGAACACGAGAGAGAGATGCTTCTTCACGGCCTCGAGCTGCTTCTCGTCCAGGGTCTTGGGATCCTGGATCTCGAAGAACCCCTGCAGCCAGAAACAGAAATCCCTAGAAGTCATTTTGCCACTCCTCTTCTGCTTTGCGTCGTTCAAGAGCGTACGCAAGCGCTGCCTCACCGATGAGCCGCTTGAGTTCTTCCTCATTTTCCTCCGACCTTTCCGTGCGGAAGTCCGCGAGAGAGCGAACCTCGATGGGCCGCCCGTCGACGACGGCGTTCTTGATCCCGAGCTTCATGCCTGACGAGATGCCCTTGTCGACGAAGAAGATCGAAGCCGAGGCCTGGGTGTTCCAGGCGAACCCTGCCTCGATGCCGAGGGTCCGCTCCGCGGGGACCTGGTCGTCGAGGACGCCGGGCTGGGTGTAGAGGGCGTGGCTGGCGTACGGCGCTTCTCCCTTGATCAGGCAGTCGTGCATGGCAGCCCGCAGGTAGCGGAGGTTCTCCTCCACCCCCTCGGGATCCCAGCTGCCGTCCGGCTTGCGGGCCGCGAACGGTGACTCGACGATGACCAGTCTTAGACGCTTCATCATGTCTCCTATCTCATGAGGAGCGGGATGATGTAGTCCAGCTCCGACTTGGTGTCGTTCTTGTAGTAGTCCACGTTCACTGGAACGACGTCGCAGTTCGTCCACTCCATGAAGTCGAAGTAGGCGTCGTGGATCTCTTTGAGCTTGTTCTTCGGGACCAGCTCGTCCTCCCGGTTCTTCGTGTAGTCTTCACGCCACGGGATGATGATGCGGGCGCCGAGCTCACTCCACTCCCGGTCCAGCTGAGAGAGGACCGAGAAGTTCGTCTCCCTCTTGAAGACCATGGAGTATACCCACTCGCTCGGCCAGGCGCGGTCGATGATGACCGAGCACCCGGTCTGCTTGAGGAATTGGGTGAGGTACGTCTGGTCGAACTCCAGCGCCTCCTTGAACTTCCCCTTGCGCCAGTTGTCGTGCTCCGAGTTCATCTTGAAGTACGGGACGCCGATCTCTTTGGAGAGAGCCTTGGCGATGGTGGTCTTCCCCACGCCGTCCGGTCCTTCGAAGAGGATGATGTCTTGCTTCATGTCAGACTCCCGAAGTTCCGCCGCCGTGGCGCCGGAAGAGCTTGGACCAGATGACCATCGCTTCCCCCAGCCGCCTGAAGTACTGGGCGTGTTCTGGGTACTCCGAATAGGCTCCGATGTGTTGCCCCATCTCGCCATAGCAGCCATCCAGGTCGAGCCCCGGAGAGATCTGAGCCTTGTCGACGTGCTCCCAGAACTTCTCGTTGACCTCGATGCCGTTCGCTTCCTTCTTCAGGTTGGCGAACGGGTTGCTGGCCCGTTCGTGCCGGATGTAGGGCATGCCTGTCGAGACCTGAAGACGCTTCACGTCCGCGATCTTCTTCATCAGGATGCCGCACCAGATGTCGCCGAACCTGTCGAAGGCCAACTTCTCCAGCGCCAGGCCCGGAGAGTCCGGGACCGTGAGGAGAGTCCCCAGGGGCGGGGTGTAGATCTTGCTGTTCTCTCTGGAGTGGAGGACCTGGCCCATGAGCAGGTGGTACATGAGGACCGTCGCGTCCCGGCGCCACATGACGTTCATGCCGCACATCGGGAAGTACGAGCCGTTGGGCACGATCCGGTTGTCGAAGCTGAACTCCTCGGGGATCGGGTTGGCCAGCTGGAACGGGGCGTCGTAGTCCAGCACGTTGGTCCAGAGCCCGTGATTGACGATCACCTTGTCGTTGCGACCGAGGTTGTAGAACGGGATGCCACGTGGCTTCACCTTGTTCAGGGTGTTGAACCACCGGGTCCGCTTCTCCAGGTACTGGAGGTGGGAGGCGACGAACGACTCCCCGTCCTCGTACTGAAGTCCATCCACATCCCTCGACGGCGGGTAGCAGTCGTCGTCGAGGGTGAGGATGAAATCGTAACCCATCTTCCAGGCGTAGTAGTACGCGTAGCTCCTGACCGTGTCCGAACGCCGGGGGATGATCCAGCTGTCTTTCCCGAGGTCAGCCTCGATGTCTTCCCAGCAGAGGTGGACCGCTCCCCACCGCTTGTCGACGCTGGAAACGTCGAAGGTCTTCTTCGGGTTGTCCTCCATCACGATCAGGTCGACTGCCTGATAGAGACCGAGGGCTTCCCACCGGGAGATGAAGTCCTTGAAGGAGTTCTCCCGGATGGTCGGAATGACGAGAGCGACGCGCATGGACATACCTAGATGTACTCCCCATCGACGATCTTGAGAGCTGCTCGGCGAACTTCCGCCATCGAACCGTAGGGACCGTGCGGCTTCTGGACTCCCGCCTGGACGAAGAACCACTCGTCCTCGATGCGGGTGATGTGGCCAAGATAACTGTCCTTGGCCATCTTGGGACCGTTCTCGTGGATGCTATCGACGCCTGCTCCGTCACTCATCCAGGTGATCTTGATCTTGGCCATGTTGGCTCCTTAGTGGGACTCGGGAGTGCCGCCGCCGTTGCTGCCGTTCTTCGAGAGGCCGTCCTTGATGAGGCCGGCCAGGAGGACGTTCACCAGGCCGCCCTGGTTGTTGCCGTCGAGACCGCCACCGGCCATGATCTCCGGGACCAGGGCGTGACCGGACGAGGAGAGGGCGCGTGCCACCTCGATGAGGGCGTAGTTGGCCTTGCCGTTCGCGTCGGTCTTCTTCTGGATGACCTCGGCCTCGGCCGTGCCGACCGCCGTGATCTTCTTGCCCTCGGCGTCACCGATGGCCACGAGCACCTCGGCATCCGCCTTGGCGTTGATGGTCTTGGACTGGGCGTCGCCTTCCGCCTTCTTGACCGCCGACTGGGCGTCGAACTCGGCGATCTGGACCTTCCGCTGGGACTCGACGACGTTGGCCTGGGTGGCCGCCATCGCCTTGGCCTGCTCGAACTCCTTGCGGGTCTCCTCGGCCATGCGCTGGGTGTCGAACGTGATCTTCTCCTGCTCGGCGATCTTCCGCTTCGTCAGGGTCTCCATGAGGGCGTCCGGCGGGGTGATGTCACCGATGAGGGTGTCCACCGCTCCGACGTTGTACTCCTTCAGGGCGTTGTTGATGGAAGCCCGGGCGTCCTGCTGGCGCTTCTCGCGCTCCTTGAGGAAGGCGATGGCGTCCGAGCCCTGGGCCGCGTTCCTGAAGTAGTTGCCGATGGTCGGCTCCAGGACCTGGGTGACCAGGTTGGCCACGCTGCCAAAGCGGGCGATGACCTTGGGGGCGTCGGTCCGGGGGATGTGGATGATCTGGCTCACGTCCAGATTGAACTTGAAGCCGTCGGAGCTACGCACCGTGATGGTGGACAGGTTGGCGTCCAGCTTGTGCGCCTCGGTCTTGCCGGTCGCCCAGTTGAGGACGACGTTGGCCGTCGGCACGACCTCGACCTTGTGGGTGTACGGGTTGATCGGGTACTTGCCCGGGTCCAGCGGCTCGACCCACACACCCTTCTGCCCACGGACCACGAGGTTGCCGTGCTTGAAGGACTCACCCGTGACGTCCACACCGACCCCACCGACGTAGGCGATGACCACGCCAGCATTGGCGATGGGCACCTCGGTCATCGGCTTCACTTCCACGGTGGCGAAGAGCGGGTTGATGTAGTACAGGCCGGCCAGGATGACCTGCTCCTGCAGGCCCTTGTAGCCACCGGCGGTGATGAAGGCCTCGCCGTCCTGGTACATGTTGTGGCCGGGGAACTCTCCGCCGGCGATGTCACCGGTCGAGAGGGGCTTGCCGTCCTTGGTGGTGACCACGCCGACCATGTTGTCGGGGATCTCGAGAGCCTCCACGATCCTCAGGGAGAAGAGGACCGTGTTGATGCGGTAGGTGCCGGGGGTGATGATGGCGATCTGGGGACCACGTTCTCCGCCTGCCTCGAGGAAGGCGCGGGCGTTCTGGAACGAGTCACACTCGACCTTTCGCGCGAGGACTCGACCGTTCACCGGAACCTGGCCACCTCGCGACTCGATGAGCCCGACGTGGTTCTCCGGGATGTTCACGAACTTCTGGAGGGTGACCGCGTACTGCCACGGCCAGAGGCCGAAGTGGACGCCAGGGGCCAGCGTGTCCGCCTGGAAGCCGGCCTCACCCTTCAGGGCGATGACGGCACCGTCGGGCAGGGTCTTCGCGCCGAAGAGGGCGAACTTCTTGTCGACGATGCCGACCTCGTCCTTCGAGACGGAGACCATCCCGAAGCAGAGCCGGAGCACGAACTTGTAGAGCACGAGGGTCAGGACGATGGGTACGACCCACCAGAACGCGAGCACGGTTGCGATGGTCATTGTTGCCTCCAGGATTGTTATTGTATCACAGTTTGCTGCCGTTGTGCCATTCTTTGAAGCGTTCCTTCTTCATCTGGTAGCGGGTGTACACGAACCCCGCGTCCAGCTGGCACTCCTCGATCACGAAAGAGCAGGCCGCCATCACGTCGGCGATCTCCTCCTCTAGGGCGCGTTTGAGGTCGGGGACGTTCCAGTGCTTGGTCTCTCCCCCGGTGCCAAGCAACTTGCCCACCACCTGGACGACCTCGCCGCACTCCTCGACGAGCTTCGAGAGCCCAGGCCAGAACGTCGACCCGATGCTGTACGGGCCGTTGTTGTCCTTGGTCATCTACTTCCTCGACCAGGTCATGATGAAACAGTGAGGCGCGGAGGCGTACTCCCGAGGGTCGCAGATGTCCACCTGAAGGCGGGTGTGCGGGTCCATGTCCAGCTCGGGGGCATCGACGTCGGCACCACAGCTGAAGGTGAGAGTGACCTTGGCCGGGACGCGGTTCTCGATCACGAACTGGGAGCAGGAGGCGACCTGCTTCTCCGAGATGATCGTCGGCTCTTCCTTCGGCTTGAGCTTGAGGGTGACGCCGCTCACGGCGAGGATCGAGGCGAGGAGTGCGATGAAGATCTTCATGGTGTTTTCTCCCTAGAGACTTATGTCGTCCACATTGATGAAGGCCTGCATCGTCGAATGCTGGCTCTGCGCCCACCCCGGCCGGCCGAGCTTCAGGCGCTCGGGGTCATCGTCGATGTCTCTGTTGAAGGTGGCGATGTAGACCGAGCCTTTGCGGATGACGGGTGAGATCCACTTCCACATGTTCGCGAAGGCCGGGACGTCGAACGTCTCCCCGTCTTCCGTGGCGAACTTGATGAAGGCGAACATCTGCCCGTTGCGCTGGGGCTTCTCCTTCCACTCCTTCACCACGACCGGGAGCATCGTCATCTCTTCCTCGCCGCCGAGGAACTCCTCCATCGTGGAGACCACCCCATCGAACATGGCGGTGATCTTCTTCTTCCGGTCGAGGATCTCGAAGGGAGTACCCGCGAGGCTGAACTCCATGAGCTCGTTCTCGAGGAAGACCTTCTCGTGGAGCTTGAAGTCTTCGATCTTCTCATCCGTCATGATCCGGGAGTAGAGCTCGTCCCAGCGTGGACGGCCCTTGACCGACTGGACTCGGGCCAGCTTCGGACCGCCTGACACCTTCTCGTCGACGATCTTCAGCTCCCCGTCGAGGGTGACGAGGACGTTGTCGGTCCACTTCCGGTATGCCTCCCAGAGCCGCTTGATGTTGCCGCAGCCGGGGAGAGACCCGAAGGCTCCCACCTGGATGAGCGCCTCGACCGCCGTCTTGTTGGCCTTGGACCTGTCGAGGAAGTCCTGGAACGAGGTGTATGGTTGGTTGGCCACGATCTTTTCGATCACGGACGGACCCACGCCGAGGACACGTCCGAGGGCCAGCCGGATGCACAGGCCCTCGATGATGTTGGCCGCCCGGCTCTTGTTGATGTCCACCGGGAGGATCTTGATCCCCGTCTTCTGGATGTCTGCCACCAGAGTCTGGATCGCGTTGGCCTGCGCCTTCGTCAGGGCCGCCGTGTAGAACTCCAGCGGGTAGTAGGTCGCCAGGTGCGCCGTCTGCATCGTGGTGAGGGAGTAGGCATCCGAGTGGCTCTTGTTGAAGGCGTAGCCGCCGAAGGCCTTGATGTCTTCCCAGAGCTTCAGGGTCTTGTCTTCGGGGAAGCCGTGCTCCATGCAGCCCTTGTGGAAGCTGGCGTAGAGGACGTCGTTCTCCTGCTTCAAGAACTCTTCCGTCTTGCTCTTGTCCTTCTTCAGCAGGACCTTGCGGACGCGGTTGACTTCCTTGCCCGTCATCTTGCCGAAGACGGAGCAGACCTTCATGAGCTGCTCCTGGAAGACGAGGCAGCCCTTGGTCGAACCGAGGATCTCGTCCAGCACCGGGTGACCGAGGGAGGCGATCTCCCCGTGCTTCGCCGTGACGTAGACCTTGTCATACCCACCCTTGAGCGGGCCGGGGCGGTAGAGAGAGCAGATGGCCGAGACGTCGACGAAGCTGTCCGGCTTGACCCGCTTGGCCAGCGCCCGGATGCCCGGGTTCGAGAACTGGAAGATGGCTCCGAAGTTCCCGTCCCAGAAGATGTTCTTCATGACCTTGATGTCATCGAGGTCCATGTTGTGCGAACGCAGTCCCTCGTAGAGTTCGTCGAAGCTCTTGCCGGTCCGTGAGCTGATGTGTTCCAGGGCGCACCGGATGACGCGCAGGTTGGCCAGCCCGAGGATGTCCATCTTGACGAAGCCCATGGCCGAGAGGTTCTTGTTGACGATGCCCTCGGTGAACGAGCACTGGACGACCATCTCGCCTTCTTCGGCCAGTGTGTCGTCCTCCCCGTCTTCGTTGTCCTTGGTCTTCTTGCCCTTGGCCTTGGCGACGAAGCAGCTGGTCTCCGCCGGCAGGTTGTCGCCGATGATGACACCAGCCGCGTGCCGGGTGACGTGCCTGATCCGGCCGTAGAGAGTCTTGATCTTGCTGCCCAGGTCGGGGTTCTCTTCCACGAAGGTGTTGAACGACGGGCTGACCCGGATGATGTCGTCCAGCTTGACCACGAGGGTGCTCTTGTCCTGGTCCACGTAGAGGACCTTGAGCTCCTTGTCGATCTGCCGGTTGAGCTTGTTGATGAGGTTGTGGTCGACGCCGTACACACGCCCCAGGTCCTTCAGCAGTCCCTTGATCTGGAACGTGCCGTACGAGCTGAGGGAGGCGACGTTGTCGTCCCCGAACATCTTCTGAAGCATCCGCTTGGCGGCCTTGGGATCCTCGAAGTCCGTGTCGATGTCGGGGAGCTCGGCGCGGTCGATGTCGAGGAAGCGTTCGAAGAGCAGGTCTCTCTTGATCGGGTCGAGGTCCGTGATGCCCAGGCACCAGCACACGAGGGAGCCGGCGGCTGAGCCGCGGCCTGGACCGACAAGCATGTACTTCTTGGCTTCCTCGATGATCTGCTGGCAGACGAGGAAGTAGTTCGAGATCCCCTTCTGCTTGATGACCCCGAGCTCGAAGAGGAGGCGGTCCTTGTAGATCTCGTTCTCCGCCAGTCCCAGCTTCTTCAGGCCGGCGATGGCCCGCATGCCCATCTCCTTGTAGGGATTGGCGAAGGGGAGGGTGGGCAGGCGCTGGTGAGTGTCGGGCTCGAAGTCCTCGATGAGGCTGTCGATGAGGAGCGTCCCCTGGAACGCCTCCATCGCGGTCTTCGGATCGATGCAGTGACCGGCCAGCTTCTCGTAGGTGAGCCACATCTCCTCGGGAGACTTCACAAAGAGCTGCTTGACCTGTGAGTCGAGCTTCTGTTCCGGCAGGTCGGCGACCGTCTTCTTGCTCCAGCCCATGAGGTGGAGAAGCTCTCGTGGCTCCCACTCCGCCTGGGTGGCGTAGTGTGAGTCCGTGGTCACCGTCAGCGGGACGCCCGTCTCCTTGTGGAGCTGGACGAGGGAGGTGTTGATGTAGTTCTGCTCCTTGTCCATCTCGTTGAACTGGAGCTCGAGGTAGAACCGGCCACGGCCGAAGATCCGGTCGTAGTCGAGGACCTCGTTCTTGACGTCCTCCCAGGTGCAGGACCCTTCCTTCAGGTCCCACAGCCGCTTGGAGATGACGCCGCCCATGCAGGCCGAGGTCGCGATCAGGCCCTTGGCGTGCTCCTGGAGCATCACCTTATCCATGCGTGGCTTCTGGTAGAAGCCAAACTTGTGGGCCTTGAACGTGAGCTGGTAGAGGTTGCTGAGACCCTCCCGGTTGCTGGCGAGGATGACGAGGTGGCCCTTGCGTCGAAGGGCCTTGGGATCGACGACGTCACCGTCGGCGGTGTACTCGTTGTCTTCCTTCTTGGCGCCCTTCCGCTTCTGGGAGTCGATCTCCCCCTTCAGCGCCTTCCACTCCTTGAGGTCGTGGATGACGTAGGCTTCCACGCCGAAGACGGTCTTCACGCCCATCTTCTTCCCCATCAGGTACCAGTCGGCGTGACCGTGTGTCACACCGTGATCGGTGAGGGCGATGGACTTGAGACCCTTCTCCTTCGCGGCCTTCAGCAGCTCTTCCGGGAGGGAGAGGCCGTCGAAGACCGAGAAGTGAGAATGGTTGTGAAAGGAGGCGAACTCCTTGAGCATAGGAGTATTATATCACAGCTGCTACTTCGCGTCCAGGTTTCTGTCGATCATCTCCTTGACGTCGTCGACCGCCTTGTCCGGTCTCGTGTTGAACGCCGTGCCTACCCGGCTGCTCGCCTTGTAGACCACCTTGCCATTCCCGTCGACGGTGTAGCCTTCTTCCTTGAAGCGGGGAGCCTCGTCGACCGAGATGTCTTCCCCGCGGTGCTTGAAGGCGCTCACGCTTCCTCCGGCAGGTAGCGGCCGAGGATGTCCTCGTTCCGCACGACGAGGTACTCACGACGGTTGATGGTCGCCTTCATGCCGCCGAGGGCGTCGATGAGGACCGCGTCTCCGGGCTTGAACTTGCTGGTCACCGTCGCCCCGTTCACGAGGTAGGTCTCGCTGACCGCGACCACCTTGCCCTTCTTCGGGCCCTCCTGAGAGACGGTCTGCGGGACGTAGAGGCCGCTCTCCGTCTGGTCACCCACCTCGTCGAGGTCGATGGCGACGCGGTTGCCGTTCAGTTCGAGATTGAATCCCATGTGCTGCTCCTTTTTAGAAAATCCACCAGAGGTTCTTACGGCTTTCCCGTCCGCTCGGCATCCCGAGGAACGTGCGCCAGATCCGAGTCGAAGACTCCACGAAGTCGTTCAGGGCTTCCTGCTGCACCTTGACCGTCTTGTGGCTGCTCTCCAGTGCGCGGATGGCCTCGGTTGCCGCCTCCGAGGTGTCGTCGATGTTGGACTGGTACCTTTCCGGCACCCAGCTGACGGCCTCTCCGACGATCACTGGCACCCCGCTGGACACGGCGTCCGCGGCCACCAGGCAGAAGGTCTCGGTGGCGGACAGCTGGAAGACCAGGTCCATCTCAGCGATGGTCTCCCGGAAGGTGGCCGCGTCCTGCCAGCTCACCTCGATCAGCTTCGCCCAGGGGAGACCAGCGAAGAGGTTCCGCATCGTGTTCCGGACGCTGTGACCTCCCGGGGTATTGTCGGTATTGACGTAGAACTCCAGCTGCCGGTCGAGGCGGACGGCGACCTGAAGGGCCGCCAGTGCCGCGGAAGAGTGGAGCTTCAGGAGCCGGGTGGCACCGAAAGAAGCCAGCCTGAGGATGCGATCGTGGCTGTGCTTCTTCGGGGGAGACCCGTCCCAGTCGAAGAGGTTCGGCAGGTAGAGCACGTCGCCGTAGACTTCCCCGAGAGAGTTGCAGAACTCCTGGTTGTTGCTGGAGAAAGAGATGTTCGGGTACTCTTCCCCGAGGTCGATGAGGGCCCGGATGACCGGGATGGCCTCGGGCTCGACCTGGAGGAACCCGATCTTGGAGTGCGCCCGCACCACGATCTTGAGGTGGGGGTGGGCGTGGGACAGGAGGACGACCTCGGACGCCTTGACCCAGACCGCCTCGATGACGGCGTGGGTGATGTCCGGGTTGGCCCGAAGGTAGGCCGCCAGCTCGTCGAAGCTGGACACGGCGACGAGGTCTACGTCTACACCCTCCCGACGGAGGACGCCGACGGTGTGCAGCGCGTTCGCCGCCAGTCCGCCCGTGTGGTAGGGATTGTGACCCTGTCCTGAGGACTTGGACTTGTAGAAGATCCTGAGCTTTGTCGTGCGCTTCATCGCGAGAGTCTCCAGGCTAAGCCTTGGGGTTGTTTACCTTCAGAGTGGTAAGTAGCTCGTCTAGATCTTCTCTTTGCGTCCCGCATCGGACAAGCGGGATCCGCAGGTCGGACAGCATCCCATAGACGCCGTTGTCGATCTGCTTGGCCTGCTCCTCGTTCTGGAACCGACCCTCCTGCTTGTACGGCTTGGTGCGCTCCAGGAAGACGTGGTGGTGCTGGTGGCCGTCCTCGGCCGCCTGCCGGTAGTAGGCGAGGGTCATGGCCCGGACTCCCTCACTGACCGAGAGGGGAGAGAACTTGCTGGCGTAGTAGATGCCCAGCATGATCGGGGCGTCGGTGACGATCATGTCCACCTTCCCGTAGAGGAAGCTCTCCCGACGGACCTGCTTGCCGAGCAGGTAGATCTGGTCGTAGGTGGAGATCGTGCGACCCTCCCACGCCCAGTCCTTGACGTACTCCCGCACGAGCTCGGCGTTCTTCCCCTGCGACTTCAGCAGGTAGAAGAGGTAGGCCGCCGAGGTGGACTTGCCGGTGCCCGGTCCACCGTAGAGATTGATGACTACGCTCATTAGTACCTCTGGTCGTAGATGATGTGTTCGATCTTCGCCCTGACCAGGGGGAGACCGTTGCGATTGGCCAGTCTGATGGCGCCGCGCATCTCGTCTTCGATCACTCCCTGCGACCCGTGCCACGCCGTCCAGTAGCAGTAGAGTCGTTGGCCGAGGACGGGATCGCCCTCGATCCGGCTGAACTTCCAGCCGTAGGGACACGACGCCTCGGCGAGCTTCGCCTGTTCAGCGTCGAACGTCAGGTGGCACTCGTACCCTCTATCCATCCACCACCTTCTTCAGCTCTTCCAGTTCCCGCTCCATCTCCGGGATCGCCGCCGCCCGTTCCTTGGCGTGCTGGATCTGGCAGGTCAGGACGCAGACCTTGCAGTACATCTGGTACGCGCCGTGGATGTAGGCCATCGTACCCTCCGTCCAGATCTCCGTCCCCTGACGGGTCAGGCACCTGGCGCAGATGTCTCCCGGCAACCGGCCCATCAGTAGCCCTTGGCCAGTCTTTCCTTGACGGTCTTGTTCTTGCGGCAGTACTCCTCGTAGAGGTCGTCCGCCCCGATCCCGCTGAGGAGACAGATCTCGAGGAAGAACGCGAAGGCGTCCCCGAGCTCTTCCTTGTAGTGACCGAAGTCGAGGGTGCGATCGTCGGTCAGCCGGTGCATCTTGTTCTTGAGGGTGGCCATCGCCTCGTGGAGTTCGTCGGAGAGGTTGAAGGCCGTCTCCTTGATGAGGCGTTGGCCGGGCTTGGTGGTGAGGTCCACCGGCCACTCGGGAAGCTTGTCGTTCACGCGCAGGAGTTCCATGAACTCCTCTTGACGCTTGAAGACGTCGTACAACATGTCGGGGGGAAGTGCGCTCATTCTGTGATCCTCCGCTGATTAAATATGGGAGCGGAGGTCACAGGGACAATCAATCCTGGTAGGACGGATTGCCCTTGGCGTCGGTCATGACGAGCGGACCGACGTTGGACTTGCAGTTCCACGACTGGGCCGTCGGGTAGTTCTTCTCGACGATCTCGTGGAACCCGGCGCGCAGCCCCTCGTCTTCCGAGAAGAAGCACACCAGTCCGTTGGCCGCGGTGAGCTGCACCGCCGCCGTGACCAACCGCTCGTCCAGGACGTTCTCCCGGGCGATGAAGATGCGGTCGAAGACCCGCTCCGCCGACAGGAGCTTCTCGAGCTCCCGCTTGTTCTTGACGGTCGTGATGGTGCGAACGTTGCGCTTCACCGAGGGGAAGTACGCGTTCGACCCGATGTAGAGCAGATCCTGACCGCGTCGCAGGTCGGTGACCCGGGTGAAGTCGTCGAACCTCGAGTACTCCTTGGGCGGGTAGCTCGGGGCGACCTCGATCTCGAGGTCCTTGATCTGATCGCGGATGTTCTGTCCCATGTTCAGCCTGCTTTCTTGTCTCCCTTGAGGGACTCTTCGGCGTCCCTCTTTTGCCGGTGTACATTCAACTCGTCGGCCAGCCACAGCTCCCCGCCCTCGTACTTGGAGAGCTGGATCTGGTCGATGTAACGCTTGCGAAGCTCTTCCTCGTCGTAGCCCAGCTTGTCCAGAGACTCGAGGCTGGTGAGGGCCGGCATGGCGTCGTAGCACCTGAAGCCCTCGTCGTAGAGCTTGATGACCTCTTCGGCCATCTCGAAGTGGCGCTCGTACAGGTGGAGCGAGCCGGCCGTGTGGTAGTACTGGCCGAGGCGCAGGTCCGCGAACTTCGGGTTCTGCCGCTTCAGGTCCAGGAACATGCACTCCTGGAAGAGCGTGAAGCTGAAGAGGTCATTCGTCAGGCCCCAGATGGCGTCGTTGGACCGCATGTGGACGTGCAGGTGGAGCGCGCCGTCACGGATGAAGAACTGGAGCGAGAGGGTGCAGGGCACGTCCTTCGATCCCTGGTGCACCGCCACGTCCGCGTCGATCGGGGCGAAGATGGTCATGACCGCCCGTCGACTGTCCGAGTCCCCCGACAGGGTGGCGATGCAGTTGTTCCACTGGCTGTCCATGTCCAGCAGGTCGGACCCCGCCCGGAGCCGGTAGCCGTACGCCGAGTTCAGCGTGTGGCCGTCGTCCGAGAAGTCCTTCATCCGCCGGTTGTAGTAGAGCATCATCTCCAGATCCCGGCGACCCTGCCAGTACCAGAGGAACTCCCCGGCCGCGAACCCGTAGTTCGACTTCCGGGCCGGGTTGTGGATGAAGCGGGACCGCGGGTCCGTCAGGACGAGCGTGAGGGCCAGGTCTTCCTTGATCTTCTGTCCACGCGGGGCGCAGACGAAGTCGGGGTTCCGGCTCAGCTTCCGAAGGAGCTTGACGAAGATGTCGTCGAACGAGACTCCGAGGATATCAGCCATAGATGTGCTCCAGGATTACTTCGCTCAGATCCTGCGGAAGCCTGTGCCCCGCGGCGCCTTTGTGGCCGCCACCACCAAGTAGGCCGGCTATCCGGCCAACGTCCAGCTCGCCGGCACGTGAGCGGATCCCGACCGCCCCCTTCTCGATGCAGACGCTGACAGCCATCTGCACCTGGGGGTAGACTTCCAGGAGCCGGTTGAGGAGGAGAGAGATGTTGGGCTCGTTGGTGACGACGAACCCTCCGATCACCTGGGTCCCGTCGGAGAGCTTGATCTCCTTCACCGTGACCTTCTTCATGGCCTCCTCGATCGCCTCATCTCGACGCCTGTCGAGGATGTTGATGATGTCGTCCTCGAACTGCGTGAAGTAGACCTTGCCACGACCGAGCGCGATGTTCTGACAGATCCGGTCCTTCGGGTCGGCGAAGCGGGTGATGAAGTCCTGCTGGCCGACGAAGACCATGAAGGTCGCCAGGTCCTCCGAGAACGGGAGCTTCTGGCGTAGCCAGCGGTCGTGGTCGTCGATGGACTCGGCGAAAATCCGGTAGCTCGTGCTCTTGAGCCGCCGCCCGAATCCGACCTTGTTCTCGTCGTCGATCCTGATCAGGTAGTCCCTGAGCATCATCGTGCCGCAGCGCTGGTTCTTCTCTTCGATCTCCGCCCAGTGACGGCCCAGCAGGTGGAGCGACGTGTCGTGGTGGTCGATGAGGACCAGGTTGCCACGACGCTCGAGGACCTCGGCGTACTTCGGGGTGTTGAGCCCGACGTCCGCGAAGATCAGGAACTTGTTCGACTGGAAGACGGGATCCTTCTTGACGAACCTCTCGACCATGCCGGCGGCGACGTAGTGGATGTTCTCACGCTTCCCGCCCGCCAACATGAACATGATCGCGCATCCCGCGCCGTCCATGCAACCCTTGTGGGTCACGAGGGCAGCGTCTTCCAGATTCTCTGGTACCGGGAGTGCCATTGTGAAATCCATTATACCACGACTTTCTGCCTGAGTACAGGCTAGATGTCACACGAACCGTCCTTGCACGCGTCCTTTGAATATGACATGAGGATCTTGTCCCCCTTCCCCTTGAGGGCCGCCAAGGCTTCCTCGATGGAGAGCGGGGTGAGGGGCTGGTCTTCTCGGCTCCCCTCGGGGTAGATGGTCACGCCCTTGAGCTCCGGGAAGTACTCCATGTAGAGGTCACTGAGCTCCTCTGCCGAGGTCCCGGGCATGACGTTGATGGTCTTGCTGACCGCGTTGTCGATGTGCTTCTGACAGGCCCGCTGCACCTCGAAGTGGTCCCGGAGCTTGAGGTCATACGCTCCTTGGAAGTGCTTCGTGCTCTTCCCCTCTTCGACGAACTGCTTGAAGAGCGGGTGGATGACGATCTCCTGGGCCAACAGGTCGCCCTTCCGGAACTTCCGGATGTGGGCCGGGGCAAAGAGCGGCTCGATCCCTGAGGAGCAGTCGCAGACCAGGGCCGTGGTCCCGGTTGGCGGGATGGTGAGGAGGGCGCAGTTCCGGATCCCGTGCTCCCGGATGAGAGCGCGGAGACTCGGCTTCAGAGTCTTGGCGAAGCCGCCCTTCAGGTACTTCTCCGCGTCGAAGGCGGGGAACGGTCCCTTCTCCTTGGCCAGCTCGATCGAGGCCTCGTAGGCGGAGACCTTGATGAAGTTCATGACCTTGTCGATCATCTCCAGCCCATGGGCCGAGGCGTACTTCAGCCCGAGGAGGAGGAGCATGTCGTGGAGACCGAGCACACCCAGGCCGATGCGCCGGATGTTCGAGCACATCTCCTTGATCTCCTGGAGCGGGTAGTTGTTCACCGTCAGGACGTTGTCCAGGAAGCGGACCGAGGTGGCCACCGACTTCTTCAGCAGGTCCCAGTCCACCTTCCCGTCCTTCACGAACCGGGGGAGGACCATCGACCCGAGGCAGCAGCAGTCGTAGGCCGTCAGCCAGATCTCGCCGCAGGGGTTGGTGCTGAGCAGCTCGGCGTAGTAGCCGATGTTGCTCATCTTGTTGGCGAGGTAGCCGTTGAGGATGCCGGGCTCACCGCCGTGGAGAGCGTTGGAGATCAGGCGCTCCCAGAGCTTGTCGGCCGGGATCTTTCCGTAGAGCTTGCCGCCGTGACGGAGCTCGACGTCTTCCTTGGCCTTCACCTTCTTGAAGAAGAGCTCCGGGTCCTCGTTAAAGTTCACCGAGACGTTGGCGTTGTTGAGCTGCTTGAGGTCGAGCTTCTTGTCGAGGAACTCGAGGATGTCCGGGTGGTTCAGGTTGAGGCAGAACATGAGGGCGACCCGTCGACCGCCCCCGCCCTTGATGACATTGCCCCAGGCGTTCTGCCCTTCCATCGGGCTGCAGGCTCCCGTGGCCTGACCGCGGTGGCCAGCGATGTCGGCGCCGTTCGGCCTGACCGGGGAGAAGTTCGTCCCGATGCCACCTCCCTTGGAGGAGATGACGATCATGTCGTTGGCGTTCTTGCCCCAGCCTTCCGAGCTGTCGGTGATGGGGATGACGAAGCAGTTGAGGAGCTGCCCCTTGGGACGGCCCGCTCCGTACCAGATGCGGCCACCCGGCATGAAGTAGTTGTGCTTCAGGAGCTCCGAGAACTCCGCCCGGTACTTGACTACGTTGCCGTTGGTCTCGGCACCGGCCACCACGGTGGCGAGCCGGTCGCAGCCCTCGTGGAAGGTCTCCTCCCCGTGAAGGGCATAGCGATCCTTATAGATCTCCAAGGCAAAGCCTTGGGGCTCGTAGTAAGCGCTCATGTCTGAGGATCTCCCTAGTTGGAGTCGGGCTTCTTGTTGTCGACCATGCCGAGCTTCTTGAAGCGTTCGGCCGTCTTCTTCTTCAGGTTGTCGTTGTTCTCCAGGAAGATCGCGAGCGGATCCTCGCCCTGGTTGAGCACCGAGACCTTGACCGTCGCCGTGTTGAGCGTGAAGGGATAGACCACGCCGTCACGGCCGAGTCGGGACTTGGCGATGAAGAGGCGTCCGCAGTTCATCTGCTTGTCCTCCGTACGCCGGCTGATCGTCATGATGACGTCGCACACGGTGGCCTTGGCGTAGGCCTCGCCGATCTGACCGATGGAGACGACCTCCATGTCGAGACCCGCGCGGTTCGTCTGGTCCGCCGTGATGAGGACGACCTTGAACTCCTGGGCCATCGCCCGGAGCTCCTCGTACACGCCCTCGAGCTCGAACCGCTTCTGCTCGAACCCGCGGCTCGAACGGAGGAGGTCGGCGTAGTCGATGATGATCATGTCCGGGATGAAGTTCTTGGTGGCCGTCAGGCGCTGGATGTACGCCCTGATGGTCTGGACCGTGGCCGTCTTGGTCGGGAACTCCTTGATGAAGAGCCCTCCCTTCGCCTTGTCCTTGACTTCCGCCCGCACCTTCTCCTGCTCGTTGGGCACGTCATTGATGGCGACGCCCGAGTAGTAGGAGTCGAAACGGAGACCGATCTTGTAGTCCGCCATTTCGCAGGTGACGTACAGGACGTTGAGCCCCTGCGCCACCGCGGCCGCCCCGCAGTTCACCAGGAACATGGACTTGCCGGCGCCGGTGGGAGCGATGAAGGTCACCAGGATGCCGCGCTCCCAGCCGCCGTTCAGCTCCTTGTCGATGATCTGCCAGCCGGTCGGGATGGGCTTCCGGATGCTCGCCTTGGAGCGGGCCGCGAATCCCGAGTCGTCCATGTACTCGTGGCCGAGGTCACGGGTCGCGCCCTTGTTGAGGGCGTCCTTGATGATGGTGGAGATCGACTCGTAGTCGTTCTGTTCGATCTTGTCGATCGCACAGACCATCGCCTCCTTCAGCGTCTGACGACGGCAGAAGTCCAGGGACGTTCCTTCGACGTAGCCGATGTCCCCGCCGAGCGGGTTCTCCTTGGCACGCTTCAGGAACTCCTTGCACTGCTGGGCGACCAGGTCGTTGTCCAGCTCCTTCTGCACCATGATCTCGATGAGGTCCGGCGACGGGAAGGTCTTGAACTCCAGGCGGTGACGGAAGACCAGCTTGGCGATCTCTTCCAGGTACTTGAGATCGAAGAACTTCGGGTCCAGGACGTCGATCACTTGCTCTGCGAAGAGCGGGTCCTGGATGACGGCCTGAACCACCTTCTCTTGATAGGAGCGCCCCATCGGTCCGAAGGTGTCGTTGGCCGGTAGCTGGTCAGACATTCTGGGAATCCTCTCTGGTATCCGCCGTGAAGCGACCGCGGTACTCGTTGAAGACCATGAAGAAATCTTGGTCGTGTATCTGGATGTTGTCCCGAAGGAGCGCCAGCTTGATGGCACTGACGTTCACCGACCCCACGTCTTTCCCCACCTGGTGGCGGATCGAGTGCGTGGACTGCGGCGAGATGATCGGGTTGGCGAGCTGCATGAGACGAACGTTGGTGATAATTACCTCCCACTGCTCCAAAAGCGCCTTCAGGAGCTCTTTCTCGCGCTTCCCTGTCGGTACCAAGGCTTGCGCAGCCGCCTTGATTTCCTCGAGATTGCTCTCGTGATCCGCCAAAAACGGGAAGAATTTGACGACCGTCTTGGGACCCAGGTTCGCGATACCCTGGATGTTGTCCGACTTGTCGCCGCTGATCGCCTTGATATAGATGTAGTTGATGGGGAGGACGCCCGTCTCTTCCTTGATCTCGCCCGGACTGTAGTACACCTTGCGGGTGGGAGAGTACACGATCGTGTTCTTGTTGACGAGCTGCCAGAAGTCACGATCCGTCGAGACGATGACCTTCTGCACGTCGTGGTACATGCTGTAGCAGAGGTAGCTGATGACGTCATCCGCCTCGCAGTCCTCCACCTCCACCTGACAGACGCCCAGCATTTCGAGATACTTCCGGGTAAGAGCGTGCTGCTCCCACAGATTCTTCTGGCTTTCCTCGACGTTGTCCATGTCGAGGTGCCGGTTCACCCGAGGCTTGCGCCCCGCCTTGTACTCCTTGTAGATGCCACGGCGCTTTCGGGACCCGCCCTTGCCGTCCCAGGCGATGACCGCCCTGGTGCACTTGGTGTCTCTGACGAGGTTCTTGATGGAACGCAGACAGCCGATCATGCCGCCGACGTGACCGCCGTTCCCGTCCATGGTGGGATTGACGCACCAGTTCCGGATGAAGGTATTGAGCCCGTCGATGATGAGAACCCTAGAGGGCATTGTCCTTCTTCTCTCCGTCCCGCAAGCGGAACTTCTTCATGACCCCACACCAGTCACACTTGAACGTGCCTGTCGGAGTACAGCCCCAGCTCCAGTTCTCTGGGTCGGGCGGAGGAGGAGACTTGATCCTCTGGGAGAATGTTCCGCCGCAGGAGTGGAGCCGGTCGTCAGCCATTGTGGGATACGTACCCAATCCTTTGGGTCAGATCCCCAACGGTTACTTCTTGGCTTGCGCGCGCTGACGAATGAGGTCCAGTCGGCTCTGGCCCTGCTTCGGCGCGGTCGGCTGGGTGGGAGCGGTCGGCTGCTTGGGCGGCGAGGGCTTGGACTCCACGCCGTGAAAGAGCGGCTTCGGGTTGGTGATCCGGCCACGGACGTCGGATTGCTTGACGATCGTGACGGCGGACATCTTGACCGGCGTGTAGGTCCGGTAGGCGTCCTTGTTCTTGAGGAAGACCTTCACGAACCGGGTGTAGAATCCGACCGGGTTCTTGATCTCCTGAAGAGGATCCATGCGCCGGAGGATGTCGTTCACCAGCGGGAACTTGTGGGGCTTCTTGCCGGCCTTGGCGGCGGCGACCTGCTTCTCGTCCAGGATGGCGTAGAGGACGTCCCGCTCCGCCTCGGTCAGCCTCTTCAGGTCGATCCCGTGGAGACGGCCGTGCCAGTGCGGGTGGAGGACCAGGACTTCCTTGTAGCGGTCACCCGTGTCCTCGTCCACTCCCTCTGGCGGGTGCTGGTACGTGAACCTTATGATCTCACCTGGATCGATCTTGATCACTTCGGAGCCCTCCGCAGGGATTCGAGGAAGCCTGCCAGGGTCTGACAGGGGACCGCCGTGCTGAAAGTGCAGAACGGACCGAACTCCCCGTCCCTCGCCTCCGCCCCGTTCTTCACGGTCTTGGAGGTGTGGACCCTGATATCTACGTAGGAGCGGGCCTCGAAATTGTCACAGAACGAGGTCACGTAAAACTTGTGGGGTCCGCTGAAGCAGGCGAGAGGGCGCGGCTTGATGACCACGCTGTCCCGCCACTTGTCCGAGGTCTTGCACTCCAGGAAGACGTGGTAGGCCGGAAGGAAGATGTCTCCTTCCAGCTGCTCCATGTCGTTGGCGTCCCGATCGGAGTAGCCCCGGTCGAGCAGGTGCGTCCGGAAGTCCCGGGCGTCCTCTCCCGCCTCTAGGAGGAGAGAGAGGACCCGGTCCTTGAAGCCGTCTCCGAGGAGAGCGTTCTTCGATCCTGCGACGTACTTACCCACCCTGGGCGACTTCCAGCGCCGCCTCGACGTCCAGCAGGCTGTCGGAGTCTCCCCCGAAGTCCGCCGGCGTCTCGCCGTACTTCACGATGAGGTGCTTCTCGAGGTCGTTCTGGACGTGGGTCTTGAAGTCGGGGAAGTCCTTGAGGGCCTTCTTCCACTCCTTCTCCCGGAACATGAGGCCGCGATCGTACTCGACCTCCTTCTTCGGGTTGGTCGGGTCTTCCTTGAGGGACATCTTCCCCGACGGGTACTTCGAGTAGTAGCACCACCCCTTCTGCTTTTCGATCTCGCCCCGCTCATGGAGCAGGGTGAACCAGCTCTCCTCGTCGTCGATGCCCGAGGAGAACGTGATGTCGAACCGGCACTGGCGGAGCGGGGGACCGAGGCGGCACTTGATCACCTTGGCGATTGTGTTGATGCCGTAGACCGCGCCCTTGGCCTCCTTCTTGCCTTCTCCCTCCGACGCGCCCTCCGTCCCCTCTTCCTTCTCCTCGCCCTTCTTCGGCTTGCCCTGGACGAGCTGGGTGGAGCGAGTGAGGCGGATGCGGAGGCTGGCCGCGTAGGGGACCGCCTTTCCTCCGGGGGTCGTCATCGGGTCGCCGTACATGACGCCGATCTTCGTCTTCAGCTGGTTCGTGAAGACGACGCAGATCCTTTCCTTGCCGAGCGTGTCCACCAGCTTCCTCATCATCTTGCTGAGGACCTTGGACTTCTCCAGCTGGAGGTTCATGTTCAGGTCGTAGCTCCCCTCGAGCTCCGCCTTGGTCGGGCAGTTCGCGATGGAGTCCCAGACGATGAGGACCAGCTTGTTCGGCGCCTTGGCCCGAGCCGTGAGGATGGTCTTGTCGATCGCCTCGCCCACCGCCTCGCAGCAGCCGGGCTGGAGGTAGACGAGCTCGTTGATGTTCACCCCGAGCTGCACGAGGAACTCCGGACTGGCCGCGTTCTCCGTATCGATGTAGACCGCGATGCCGCCCCGCTTCTGGCATTCCGCGATCAGGTGGGCCGCCAGGAGCGACTTGCCCGAGGCTTCCTCACCCACGATCTCCGTGATCTTGCCCACGGGTGCACCCCCGTTGCGTCGGTTGGTGCAGATGTAGTTGAGGAGGGTGGAACCAAAGGAGATGAACTCCTTCACCTCGGTGGGGTTGTCATGATCGGTCCCGAGGTTCCAGGCGATCTTGTCTTCCCCGTCGTTGAACTGCTTGACGAGGAGCTTGCTGAGCTTGAGGGAATCCGCCTCGTCCTTGGTCGACGGGGCTTCGTCCTTGTCCTTCTTTGCCATGGTCTATTCCTCTGCCCCAGCGTCCGGGACGAACTCGATCTCCTTCAGCTTCCTGAGATGGAAGATGAGGTCGTCGAGGTCGCCCATGCGGATCTCGTTCTCGATCAGGGTCTTCACCGTGTCGAGCCGATCCTTGAAACTCTGGGTGTAGCGGGTGTGGACGATGTCCCGCCCGCGGGTGTCGTTGTACTTTCCGTCTTCGTGCAAGTGTTCGAGCACGGAGACTGTCAGGCAACGCTCGTACTCTGCGACCACGACTTCGAGCTCGTGGCGCCGGTGGCGACTCTCGCAGACGAACTTGCCGTTCGGGTTCGTGGAATCGTACTCGCGGAGCTCTTCGTCGTAGGGCTCGAGGCACTCTTCGTTGATGAAGAGACAGCGCTCCGGCACCGGGAACGAGACATTCCGGTCACCGAAGACGGCGTTGTGGTTGATGATGCGGACGACCTCGTGGAGGCCGTTGGTGATGACGTGGCTGGACTCGATGACGAGGCCATCGAACCCACGCCCCATTCCCTTGATACGATAGAGAGAGCTCATGTGACTCCTTTAGAAAAAGAGTCCATCGGCCTGACAGTTGACAGACCGTACCGGACCAAACCCGGTAGCGACGGACAAGCTAACTAGGGAGTCGGATTACGAGGCGGCGTTCTCGTCGACGGTTTCGCCGAAGGCCTCGTCGATGGACTTGCCACCCTTGAGACCGCCGGTGTCCTCGCCGGAGTTCGCTTCGTACTTCTCGGTGCCGCCCTCCGACTTCGCCTCGGCCGAACCACCGCCGATGAACTTGTCGAGCAGGATGGCGACTTCCTCGGAGCTCTGCTCCGGGTAGACCTCACCGATCGGCTTGATGGACGTGAGGAGCTTCTTGAGCTCTTCCTTGTCCTTCGTGACCGGACGGCCCTTCATGCTGGCCTCGGTGATCTCGGTCATCGGGCGGTTCTTCTTGTTGCCCTTCGCCAGCGGCTTGCCCGCGGCGTCCGAGAAGCGGATGTGGATGTCGAAGGCCTTGTTCATGTCGAACAGGACCTTGAACCCCGACGCGTCGTCGGTCGGATCGAGATCGAGCATCTCCATCCGCTCCGTGTTGCTCATCAGGTCGATGAGCTTGTTGTTGTTGGTGAAGCCCGGCGACCACCACTTGGGGCCGTCCGGAGAGAGGGTGCCGTCCTTCATGCGCTCGACCAGACGGACGAACGCCTTCTCGGTCGGCTGGATCTTCTTGAAGATCTCGAAGTCGGCCTTGCGATCTCCCTCGGCCTTGTCTTCGCCATCCGGGCCCTTCCAGGCGCGGAGCTTCTCGCAGAAGTCGCAAACCTTGCAGGGCTTGCCGAAGTTCTTCAGCGGGCAGAGACAGCTGGCCCCACCGAGCTCGTAGTGGAACACGAGGATCACGAACGGGTCGTGCTCCGGTCCACGCGGATCGGGGAGAAGACGAACGTCGTGCTCGTCCTTTGCCTTCCAGATGTCGTTTTGCTTCTTGCCCGTGCGCTGATTCAGTTGCTGGAGACGGGCTCTCATTTCGGCGAGTGATGCCATGGCGGGTGTTGCTCCTTTCGGTTGTGAGACTCTAAAGTTGTTGGCGCCTTTCGCGCGCCGTGTGTGCACCGGTCTCTAAATGTGCACCTAATACATAGGCGTCTCAGGACGCTGTCAACCCTAAAAAGGAGCTCAACGCGCTCGGTACTTTCGGTGAAGGTATCTAATTGCGCCAAAGAGCCGCGGGTTGCACCGCTTCATCTTGCGCTTCTGTTCGGGAGTGCCGCAGTAGTACGTCTCGAATCCGATCGCGATGTACTCGTCGACGTTCTTCCGGGCGTAGGTGTCGGGGAGGTAGCGGGCCTTCTTCTTCTTCTCGGTGATGATGTCGTCTCGTTCAGACAGACCTTCTTCATCGTCGATGTTGTGGGCCAGCTCGTGGATGAGGATGCGGGCGAGGATCTCTCGGGACTGGTTCGTGAAGCTGATGCGGATGAGACCGTTGAGGTGGTCTCCGTGGTCGGGCATCAGGGTGAAGTAGATCTCCTTGACCTTGTCGGCGTAGGAGAACGGGACGTTCAGCTCCTCCATCTCAGACATGAGCTGGGCGATGTCAGGCTGGCACCTTTCACTGAACCTGATGAGGGTGCGAGAAGCGTTCTTGAGAATGTAGTCCCCCTCGTCGGTGGGGCACCGGGCAGCGATCCAAGACTCCATGCCATGAGTCCCTCCCTGCTGGTTACTTCTGCTTCTTGAATGGGAACTTCTTCTTCGGATCGACCAGGCTGTAGGGAGAGGGAGTGACCTTCAGGGCCTTCAGCTCGGGGATGATCTCGTAACGACCGGTCCTGGATGCTACACGTACCCCCTTCCGTCCCGAGGTCACTTCGAACTGGGGGACGGGCGGATTGAGCTTGGAGAGACCGAACGGGTCCTCGTCTCCAAGAAGATAGAAGTCGTTGCCGAACTGCATGTACGGGGCGTTCTTGTACTTGTAGTGGGCGGCCACCAGCTGCTGCACGTCCCCCGCCCCGACGTTCAGGTAGATGTAGCGGTTGCCCTTGCCTGCCGACTTCTTGTTGTCGATGAAGGCGTTGATCTCGTCCGGGGTCACGGCGTTCGGACTACGCTTCATGATGTCGGCGGGCTTCCCCTGCGACGGCATGGAGAGGACCTTGGGCACCGGAAGACCCTGCTCCTTGCGGCTCTTGGCCACGAAGGCGTGCAGTTCCTTCAGGAACTTCTGGGCGTCGGGGTTCGTCTCCAGGTCCTTGGCGATCCCGGCCGTGAAGCCGGTCTGCTCGCCCGATCCCTGCCACTTCCCGTCCACCAGCTTCATGCGGGCCGAGACGAGGTTGGCGCCGCCGGCCTCGGTGTACTTGGCCTCGATGTAGGCGCTCTTCCCGCCGATGGTCACCTCGACGTCCGCCTTCTTCGGATCGTTGCCACCGACGGCCTTGGCGTCGATGCCCTGGCTCTGGAGGGACTTGGCCACCAGGTGCTCGAACTGGTTGGAGGCGCGGTCAGACGTCTTGGCCTGAGTCTTCTCAAGGAGCCGCATGATCTCTTCCCCGATGGCCTTGGCCGTGTCGACACCCTTCAGCTTGTCGGACCAGAGCTCGAACTCTTCCGGCGCTTCCTGGTAGGCCGCGACGTCCTCGTCGGTGAACATGTTCTGCGGGCTGGACCAGCCGGAGCTTCCCGCCCTGAGACCTGCCTGAGTTCCGCCGGGGCCGCTTCCCGGGGTCATGGTGATGCCGATCTCGGAGATGATGGTCTCCATGATCTTCTCGAGCACGGGCGGTTCGCCGCCGTTGGTACGGCCGCCCGGGTCAGAGAGCACGTACTCCCCGCCACGCTTCATGATGTTGTCGCCCTTGTAGTCGGCGAACATGATGTTGGCCTGCTTGAGCTCCGCCATCATCTGGTCGATCTGGTACTTCTTCAGACCGCGCTCGATGTAGTCGATCTTCTGGTCGATCATCCGCTGGATCCGCTCGCGGTTCTTGGCGCCGGCAGACACCAGGTCGCGAGAGAGCTCGTCACGGATCTTCTTCATGACCGTGTCGTAGTCCACGATGTGGGGCGCCCCGCCCGTGACTTCGGAGGAGCGGAGGTCATCGACCAGGTCATCGACCTCGGTCTTCTCGGCCGGAGACAGGGGGTGTAGCTTCTCCCGGATGATTCCGTAGAGGGGCTTGTCGGGGTTTCGACGGTCGATCATCCGGAAGACGTCATCGATCTTGACGACGTGCGGAAGGGTCTTTCCCTTGAGGGCGAGGCAGGACTTCGCCTCGTTGGGAGAGGTCGTCGCCTTGAAGACCTTGTTGTTGCCCATGTCGTAGGCCACGCCGACCTGTCCCGCTCCGAGGCGATGGAGCTGGTCGGCGTTGATGCCCTTGGCACGGAGCTTCTCCCCGTTGTTCTTGATGACGGCCATGATGGCGTTCTCGCCACCGAAGTCGGCGATGTCTTCCCGGAGCGGACCCTCGTTCTTGGCCAGCTCGTCCTTCAGATCCTTGTAGATGGACTCGAAGGTCGCCTGGTTCGAGGTGACATGCGGGTCGAGCATGCTCTTGACGGCGTTCCGGTCGTCCTTGGCCAGAGCCTGACGTAGACGGGTGCCGCTGATCCGGTCGGTGTCGTCGTCGTTCTTGACGCCCGGAAGCATCTTGACGACGGCCAGATCGGGATCGAAGTTGCTGTCTGCCGCCTTCCCCTGGGCCTTGTACTCCTTGGACCGGTCGATCTGCTGCTTCATCTGCTCGAAACGGTCGGGTCCGACCAGGATCTCGCAGGCCGTGTCGCCCTTCAGGGCGCTGCCCTTCCCGGCCACGTCGGAGAGGATGCCCGGGACGAAGCCGCTGTTCTTGCCGCCCGAGGTCGCCTTGTAGACCTCCAGCTTCCTCCAGACGTCCGGGAGGGACGCCTTCATGAGCTTGAGCCGGGTCTCGTAGGAGAACGGGTTCTTCTTGTCCGGCGTGTTGCCGGCCACCAGGACGATGGTCTTGGTGTGGGTATTGGCGAGCTTCCGAATCACTTCGGCGTGACCCCGGTGGAACGGCTGGTAACGTCCTATGGTCACGCCCACCGTGTCAGCCTGGGCCTCCTCGATGTTTCGAGCGTACTTGTCGACCGTGCCGTCCTCGGTGTGATTCACGAGGCCGCCGTCTACGCCGACGTACTCCTGCTTGTCGTCCGTGTAGTCCGGCTTGCTCCGCTCTTCCAGGTCGTCGGCACGTCCCACCGGACCCTGGCCCTTGAGGCGCTGGGTACCGGAGAACTCCCGCATCAGGGTGTGGACGATCCGCTCGAGGACAGGGGGAGCCGCGCCCGGGCTCTGGCTGAGACCGAGGTCGATGACGACGTAGTCGTTGCCCCGCATCATCAGGTTCCCCTCGTGGTAGTCGAGGAACTCGATACGCTGGCCCGCCAGCTCCTTGATGATCTCCGGAAGCTGGAACTCCTTCATCTGGGAGTCCATCAGCTTCTGGACGTCCTTGTCCTTGATGTGGAGCCGGACCTGGTCCATCACCTTGCCGTAGTCGCCCGAGAGGATGGCCTCGCCAGCCTTGCAGGCCTGCAGCAGGTCCGTCACCAGCTCGAACTCCTTCTTGTCGTAGGCCGACATCTGGGCGAGCTTTTCCTCGACGATGCCATAGAACTCCGACCCAGGGAGCTGGAAGACGTCGAAGATGTGGACCACGTGCTTGAGCTTCTTGTCCTTCAGATGGTTGGAGGACTTGGCTTCAAGGATGTCGTCCGTCACCTTCAGGACCCGACCTGCTCCGATGTCGAAGGCGATGCCGTGCGCCCCGTGTCCGAGCGGCTTGAGCGGTCCCTTCACGATCCCCTTCTTCTTGAGGAGAGGGAGCACGTCCCGGACCACGTCCATCATGGGACGGTCCTTCTGGGCCTTCTTACCGGCCTGAGCGGCCTTGAGGGCGGCCAGCCTGTTCGGCGGACCTTCGTCGAGGTACGGGACCTTGTTCTCCAGGACGGGCGGTTCCTTCCCGCCGGCGACCTTGGAGTAGCCGATGTCGATGAGAACGTAGACCCCGCCCTGGCGGACCATGATGTTGCCCGCGTGGTAGTCGTGGAACTTGATCCCCTTCGAGTTCAGCTCCTGCACCATCTCGTCGATATGCACCTTCTTCGTGATGATGTCCCACTGGACGTTCATCTTCTTGGCGTAGGCGATGGCGTACTTGTTGTCGATCTCGTCCGTCTTCCAGGTCGGGTACTTCTCGGCGATCTTCTTGAAAACGCCCTCCTGGCAGGCTTCCTTGGTCTTGTCCCAGTTGTAGCCCGAACGGTAGATCGTCTCCTGAAGGTTGAAAGCGAGGATGGCGCGGTTCAGATCAGCCGCCTCTCCGCTGGCGTCCAGACCGCTGGGGTCCTTGCCCATGCCCGGGAACGGGGCGAGCTTCTCCTGGAGGATGCCGTAAACGGCGCCGACCAGTTCCTCGTCCTCACGGAAGCGGAAGACGTCCGAGAAGCGGGCGACGTGCTTCAGGTTGACGTCCATCAGCTTGTAGGAAGCGACCGCCTCCTGCTCGTCGTTGGTGATCTTGAGGACCTTCCCTCCGACGTCGAACGCGACTCCACGTGTTCCCTTCCCGAGCGGGTGGGCCCCACGGACGTTGATCCCCCGCTTCGCCAGCTGGGGGATGTTCTTCTTGAGGATCTGCTGGGCCATCTCGGTCGTGACGCCGGTGGTGGCCTTGGGCGCGCCCTTGGTCTTGGTCTGGGCGACGCTGGTCTTGTCGAACCCCGAGGTCGGCTTCTGGCCGGTCTGCGGCTGGGTGGCCCCGTACGAATCCACTCCGGGTGCTTCACGCATGACGGATTCCTCGGCCTCTTCCTCGCCGCCGCCCTGGAGCCTCTCCAGACGGTGCTGGCCGAGGAAGAGCTTCATGATGGCTACCTTCTTGGTCAGGTCGCCCTTGAGCCCACCGATCGCCTCGGCGGCCTTCTGGAGCTCGTCCAGCGACTGGTGGGCCTGCTGGAAGTCCGTGTCCGTCCGCTGCATCACGAGCGGGTCCATCTTCCGGGTCTGCCCCTTGAGCTGGACGGTCGGCCCCTTCTTCTTCTCGGCGGCCCACTCGGCCTCGAGCTGCTTCATCTCGTTCTGAGCCTTGGTGATCTCGGCCTTGAAGGTCGCGACCGGGTCCTTTCCGCCGAAGGCCTTGTTCTTCTTCACCCACTGTCCGAGCAGGTAGTCGTTCTTCTTCTCGGGGGTGTCGGCTTCCTTCGGGTACTCTGTCTCGGAGTTCAGGGAAGAGAGCTGCCGGCCGAAGGCGGTGCTGGCCGCCTCAGGCTTCCCGATGACGTCGGTGGCCACCCGCTTCCTGAAGTCGGAGATGACGCCGTTCCGCCAGATGTTGTCGACCTTGGTCCCCTTGCCGATGAGACCGCGGTACTTCCAGTTGAACTGGTTGAGCTTCGTGAAGAGGTCCTTGTCGACGAGCTTGGTGAGCGCGCCGTTCTCCAGGTCACGGAAGACGATGCCTTCCACGTCCCCGCCTTCGGGACCGTAGGAGGACTTCTGCTTCCGGAGCTGTCCGACCAGCTTCTCCTTGACCGCCTTCTGGATCGCCGAGAAGCGCTCCATGGCCGCCTTGTACGGGCCCTTGCCCGCCGCCTTCAGCTTGTCCGGCTCGAGCTTCTTCAGCTCCTGGTAGATCTGTCCGAGGGAGGTGAACTCCTCCTTGACGTCCACCATCACGTCTTCCGGGCTGATGACCCGCTTGTACTCGAACTTCCACGGGTCCTTGCCGTCCGTGAGCTGGCCGCCCGACTTCTTGATGAGGTCGTTGGCCACCTTCTTGGAGGCCTCGTCGGACAGGACCGCGTCGCCCTTGTGGACGCCGTGGATCATGATGACGTTCGGACCGTACTCGATGGAGTTCGGGATCTTGGTGTACAGGACCTCGGCCGTGAAGACGGTGTTCGGCGGGATGTTCTGTCCCACCGGCTTGGACTCGAGCGCCTTGTGGGCGTTCTTGAGAGCCGCGAACATCGGCTTGTCCGGCCACTCCTTCGAAGACTTCTTCGGAGTCCCGTTCTTGCTCTTGGTCCAGAGCTTTCCGTTCTCGGCACCGAACTCCATGCGGGCGGAGCCGTCCACCTTCTCGGAGACCTCGAGCCCGCCCTTGAGCGGCAGGTCCTTGTACTTCGCCAGGAACTGCAGGAACTCCTGGGGCTTCATGTCCTCGAGGTGAGAGATGCCGCCGCCCTCGTCGAGCTTGGCCGCCTTCAGCTGGCCCGGATCCGTCGACCACCAGATCTTGTCGATCCGGGTCTCGTGGGTGCCGGGGTTGAGCGCCTTGGCCGAACCCTTGGTCGCGGCGTCCGAACGCCCGCGGAGGATCGCCATGATGTTGCCCTTCCGTTCCGCAGTGGCCGCGGTGGTGGCATAGACCATGGCCAGCTTCGGATTGGCGGACCAGTAGCCCTTCTTGTCGACCTTGCTGATCACCGCCGAGCCGTTCGGCTGGGACGGATTGCCGCCGAGCTTGGCGAGCTCCTGGGGAGTGAGACCACGGAGACCGCGGAAGACGACGCCCTCGGGCTCGTTCGCTTCACCGAGCTCCGACGGCTCGTCGTGCTTGGCTCCCTTGAGGAAGCCCTTCAGGTAGCCCTTGACCTTCTCCAGCTTCTTCGGATCCATGGTGGACTTGGCCTTGGCCCACACCTGCTCGAACGGCGCAGCCAGGTCCTTCACGGACCACGGCGTGCCGGTGCCCTTGGAGATGAGCTTGGCCACTTCCTCGGGATCACTGATGCTGGTGGCGTCCACACGGTCCGACTTGAACTCTTCCTCGCCCTTCTTGTTCTTGACCTTCCGACCGACCTTCTGGAAGACTCCCTTGGCCGGGCTGATGGACCAGAACTTGACCGAGCCGTCCGGCTGCGGTTCCTCGGTGGCGTACCGGAGGAGACCGAGGACGAGACCTGTGCGGGGAAGCGCCTTGTACTTAGACTCGCTCTCGCCAGGTCCATAATAGGAGAACTGGGTCCACGCCTCCGGACCGACCATCAGGTCGACCTGGGCGGAGAGCTTGGTGGGCTTGCCATCAGGGGTGTACTGCGGGAACTTGGAGTTGATCTCGCCCAGTCCCTTGGCGACCTTGTGCTCGATCCCCAGCTTCTTCAGGATGGCCGAGATCTCTTCGAGGGACAGTTCGGTGTCCAGGCCGAGGTCGATGTCCCCGCTGGACGCCTTCTTGCCGGTGGAACCCACGGGCTTCACGGACTTGTGCTTGACCTTGGAGAGGACCTGCTTCTTGTAGGCCTCGATCGTCGGTCCGACGTTCTCACGGGGGACACGGTCGGTCCCCATGGCGTTGCCGCCTTCGGTGAGATCGCTCTGGTCGGAGTAGGTGACGGTCGGCTCCTGTGCGGCGCCGGCATCGTCGGGGATGGGGGACTTGGCCAAGGGTGCCTCGCCTTCCTTCATGAAGGGGAACCGCTGCTCTTCGTCGTCCTCGAGACCGTCCGGCACCGGGTACCCGGGCTTGCCCGCACCACCGCCATGCCGGTTGTCGCCGGTCCCGCCGGCTGCACGCCCTGAGTAGTTTGGTTGAGACGCCCCGTAGATTGATCGGAGCGACTCTCGGATGATGTCGTCGAGCCGGGACAAGGAAGACCCTCCTTAGACCCGCGTCTTCTTGATTTCGGCGAGGACCTCGTCGATCTTCCTGGAGAGCTCTTCGGAGCTGGAGACGTTGTCCTTGCTCATGTCACGGAGAGCCTCGGCCATCTTCAGCTGGTTCTCCAGGGAGGAGCGGGGTGTGTAGACCATGGGGATGCCGTCGTTGTCCCGGATGCTGACGATCTCGTCCGTGTGCTTGGACTGCTCGTAGGTCTCCCGGATCATGCGCGACGGCTCGTCACCGAGCTCCACCTTTGTCGCGCCGTCCTTGCCGCCGCTGACCCTCTTGGTCACCCAGTCGAAGCACTTCTCGAGGACCTTGACGAGGACCAGGGCGATGGCCATGGCGGACGTAAACAACGCGTGGTCTGATGCGTTCATGGATCCGGGCTCCATCTACTTCTTGAAGAGAGCGCCGCCGCCGTAGCCACCACCGGCCGGCGCGGACTCCTTCTCCATCGGTGCGGGCGGAAGCTTGACCTTCGCCAGCTCGCTCTTGAGCTGCTCGACGGCGGCTGCCACCTTGTCGAGAGCCGTGCCGAACCGGGGGTTCGTACGGGGCACCTCGTGGTGGTGCGAGAAGTCCTGGAGCGCCTTGACGTGTGCCGAGGTCTCCGTGATGAACTCCCCGACTTCCTTGAGGTAGTCCTCGGGGTCGTGCATCTTCTCGACGTCCAGGTCTTCCTTCAGGAGCTTGCCGTTGAGGCGCTCCTCTTGACCGAGCTGGAAGTCCTGCCATGCCTTGAACGGATCGTAGCTCATGATGCCTTCTTCCCGAAGACCCGGTTCAGGAACCCGGGCTTCTTCTGTGCCGGCATCTGGGCCGTCGGCCTGTTGGCCTCCGGTCCCTTGCCCTGAGTGCCGGACTGTTGCGACGCCTCTCCGGCTGCCCGGCTGAGCTCGTCGGCGAACTTGTTGAGCATCTTGAGGGGAAAGTCCATCTTGCCGAACGCCGCCTTCTGTGTGTCGTCGAGCTTGGTGGACTGCTTGTAGGTGCTGGCGAAGTGCTGGATCTGACCGGCGTCCTTCTTCACGTCACCGATGAACTTCTCGACGCCCTGGACGAACTTGGCCGGGTCCCTGAGGAGGGCCATGTCGACCGTCTCGGTCATGTCGTCGTGGACGTTGTTGTCCTGGTACTCGTCGTTCCAGCAGGGGCTCGGAACGCAGTCGACCTTGGAGGGAGTCCCCGGCCCGTCGTGCTTCTCACCCTTCTTCTCGAAGACCTTCTTCATCTCGGGCATGTTCTCTGACTCCTTCTTGTCGGGGAGCTTCCCCTTCGGCGTTTCCTTCTCCCAGCGCTTCGCGATCTTCGGATGCTGGGAGTACATGAAGCGCCGCTGCGCCTGGCTCTTGAACGGCATCGGCTAGATCTCGTTGTGCAGACCCTTGAAATAGTACTTCACCTGGCCACTCTTCGTGACCAGGATCTTCAGGGGGTCCGGCATCTGGTCGAACTGGATGACGATCTCCATGGCGCCGGGCATCATCTTCGACTTCGGGTTGGCCGAGATGGACTGGATGGTCTTGCCGACCAGCTCGTCGGACACCTTCTCGGTGTCTTCCGGACCGGCCTCGTCGTCCTCTTCCTCGTCCGGGGCGCCCTCGTCGCCGACGGCCTGCTTCTCCAGGTCGTTGTCGGCCGGCTCGTCGCCGATGGGCTTCTCTTCGTCATCACCCGCCGGGGCCGCGTCCTGCTTGCCATGCGGCTTTCCCGCGGTGTTGTCGGGCTGCTTCTCGGAGGCCGAGGACATGTCGTCTTCGGTGCCACCTTCGGCGTCTTCCAGGTCGGGATGCTCCCCTTCCTTCTCCCGAAGCAGACCACCGACGTGGCGAGCGAGCTCCTCGCGGATGATCTTTTCCAGCTGCGCCTTCTTCATCTTCATTGGATCGTCTCCATCTGAGCGTAGATCTACAGATTAAGTAAGGAGACTCTCCGTCTTTGGACCCTAATCGAGCTTTTCCTGACGTGCCGACCAGTAGTCCGCCGTGTGGAGCAGGAACGCCAGTTCCGGTTCTCGCCCCCTGTAGGGCTTGTTCTCGTCTACGTACTGGCCATCGTTCAGACGGATTGCCAAATATTCGTCACTGGTTACCTTGATTTCGTGGTCCTGGAGGATGTACAGGCCACGTTCGGAGGTGGGCATCCACGGGCAGGCCTTGTTGATCTCGTAGAGACGGCCCCGGTTCCGCTGCCACGCGTCCTGGTTCGGGAGGTAAGATTCCTTTTCCCCGTCCCCGACCTTCCCGAGGTCGTGGAAGAGACCGACGAAGGCGAGCTGGTGGTCGGGGTATCTTCCCTTGCAGAGGGCGTCCGCGACCTTCTTCAGGTTCCGGACCACGTTGAGAGAGTGTTGGGCGAGACCGCCCGGGTAGCAGGAGTGGTACTCCTCGTGGCTGGAGGCCGGAGCCGTGAAGTAGGTCAGTCCGACCGGCCCGTCCATCATCTTCAGGACCTGGTCTCGCCGGTCGTCCGGCATCAGCTCGATCAGCTTCTCTACCCGCTCGTGGTTCTTGAGGAGTTCCTCTTCAGTCGGTCGCGTCGCCATACGTCCTGCCTCTCTTCAGGTTCGCCCTGAACGTGAATCCTTCTACTGGCGCCTCCATGAGAGACTTCACGACCAGCATCTCCTTCCCCTCTTCGGGGTGCATGTCGATGTCCAGCTCGTCGTGGACCGTGAAGATGACCTTGCTCCGCTTCTCGCGGAGGTAGGCCACCACCCGGACCAACGCCTGCTCGAAGACCCAGGAGCTGAACCCCTGGGCGTAGAGCCCGATGATCTTGCCGTCGTGGTCGTCCCCGGCCACCGGGATCTTCCGACCGCTCGGCAGCATGACGAACCCGTCCACCCGGGCCTGCACGGCCAGCTTCCGGCGGAAGTCCGCGATGGGACGGAGCTTCCGGTCCATCACCTGCTTCACCTGCTGGACCTTCATCATGCTCAGTCTGGTCTTCGAAGCGAGGGTCTCGTCCGACCCTCCATAGATGTACACGTAGGAGAAGTACTTGATGATGTCTCGACGGAGCTTCTCGGGCGGACCCGAGAGGATCATCTCGCAGGTCTTCACGTGGAAGTCGTCCACCCCGTCGTAGATCTTCCGGAAGTCCTTGTCGTCGAGCGAGGCCACGATGCTCCGGTAGTCGATGGCGTTGTAGTCGAAGGCCACGATCTCCCCGCCCTCGTGCCGGCTGACGATCCCCTTGCGGACCGTGCCGTGCGGGATGCCCATGCAGTTGAACCCCTCTTCGACCTTGATGCGGCCGGTCTTCCCGCCTGCCGGGTTGAAGAGGGTACGGACGTAACCGTCCGACTGCGCCATCTGAGAGATGAACTTGTGCTCGTGCTTCGGGAGGTCTTCCCGGAGCTTCTCCTTCGCGTAGCCCACGTCGACCTTGATGCCGACGACCTCGATCTGCCGGAGAGCCAGGGCGAACGGCCAGGTGTCCCTCTCATACTCTCCGAGGTCGCAGGACTCACCCCGGAGGGCCTTCTCAAACAACGCCATAGTTGCTATGGCCCGGACCTTGAGGAGTGACTGGACAGCCCTGGCGGGCATCAGCTTGAGAAGGGAGTGACGGGTGACGTCGATCCCCGCCGTCTTGCAGGCCTTGACGTGGGCGGTGTAGTTCTGTTCCCGGTCCAGGACGTTCCGGGCCATGTCCGGGTCGAGGTAGTCACGGGCCAGGTCGAAGAGCTTCCGCTCCCCGCCATAGAGGATCTTCACGTCATAGACCGTCTTGCCCGAGGTGCAGATGTCCTCGAGGTTCCGGTGCTCGAAGCAGACGACGTGGCTGGCTTCCCGGGCGACCTCGTTCACGAAGCCGACTGCCGGATCCAACACGAACTCGAACACCGTGCCGGCCAACATGGCCACGGCGCGCCCTCCGGCCTGATCCTTGAAAGGAACCAGGACGACCGGCTTCCCGTGAACCGCGTCGAGAACAGAGCTCAGGTCGAGTTCCTCCATTGCATATAATATCATGTGCAGGAGGAAAAGGGAAGGAAAACTTACACTGGATTTGTGTTGCGATGCTGGGTGTCCTTGAGAACACCCTGGGTGTTGAGCGGATCCGTGCCGGTGGCGCGGACAGAGACGGTCGTGATGAAGTTGGAGGCGTCGATGGTGTCTTCCCGTTCCATCATGTGGAACGGTCCGTCCCAACGCTTGACTCCGAACTCGAGCCAGATCCGGAGGAACGTGTCCCACACGAAGTTCCCGATCATGGTGATCCGGCCCGTGATGTTCGACGAGAGGAAGAGCTTACGGGGATCGATGCCGTCGGCAGCCTGGGCGGCGTGGGTCACGCCGACGGTCTGGTAGCGGTTGGGATCGACAGCACGTTCGATGGCGATGTGTTGCATGTTCGCATCTTGTTCCATGCTGAAGTTGGCTTCCTGGATGTAGGAGAGCCCGTTCTTGAAGCTGACCAACGGGATGTTGTACTTCTTGAGCTTCTTGTGGATCTCGTCGACCTTGACGGACGGGTCCAGCCGGTCATCGAAGTCGATGCTGGCCGACAGCTGCTTCATGTCGTAGATGTACAGGCTGTAGACCAGCTTTCCCTTGTCCCGGGTGGTGGCCGTCTTCACCATGAGTTCCGGCGGGCTCTGGCGCTTCCTGAGGATCCTGGCCTCCTCCGTCGCCTGGAGCTTCTTGTTGACCTGCCCGTTCTCGGTGGCCGCCTTCTCCGCCTGCTGCTTCTCGGCGTCCGTCAGGCCAGCTCCGGCCCAGTTCTCCTGGCGCTGGATGTAGTTGAGCAGGTTCTTGAAGACGGCCATGAGGTTCAGCTGCTGGCCGCTGGCCCGCTTGAACCCGAGGAGGTCCTTGAACCAGGACTCGGGGACCAGGAAGTCCCCGATGCTCTTGCCCTGCATCACGCCGCCGCAGTCCTTCCGAGCCGCTCCGATGTCGTGGTTGAACATCCCGAGGAAGAGCTGCACGTCGTCGTAGCCGACGGCCTTCACGGCGCTCGTCATCAGCGGGGCGAAGACCTTGTTCAGGATCTCGCTGAACGGGACCGCACGTCCGCCCTTCCCGCCGGGGGTTCCCTGTCCTCCACCGGACGGATTGTACAGGTCGTGGATGGTGTTCTGGAGCTTCTTGATGATCGCCTGGCCGTCGGGAGACCTGGTCTCCTTGATGGTGTTCTTCGTACCGACGGTGTAGGAAGTGCTGTTCTCCTGTCCCTGCGGGGCGGGGGAAGAGAAGTAGTCGAGGTCCGACAGGTGGACCTGGGCCAGGATGTTGTCTCCCGAGTCGATCGCCTGGATGACAAAGGAAAGAGAACCGTCCGGGTTGATGCTGAAGTTCCAGGTGGTGGTCTGGAAGAGGACGTCGTGCTGGCCCTCGACGAAGTTGTTCTTGTCGACGATCCCGTTGCCGTTGAGCAGGTCGTTGCTGGACTGCCCGGTCCAGCCGTAGCGCAGGATGAAGTACGTCCCGGGACGGACGAGCGCCCACCACTCGTCAAAGTCTTCGTTGGACTCGTCGAAGACCCGTTCGGGCTGGAAGACGGTGAACGTGAGCGTGATGAAGCGGTGGAGGATCGCACCCGTCTTCGTCAGGGCCCGCTTGACCACCACCCTCTCCAGCGCCACCGGGGCGCGCTCGGAGAACCTGTCCACCGAGGACCCGAAGGTCGGGGGCTGGATCAGAAGGTTGGTGATCGACTTCGAAGGATCGGGAGCGTTCTTGTTGTTCGGGTCCGGATGCACGGGCTTCCCGGCGTTGGTGACCTGCCAGATCTTGATGTACGGGACGGCCAACGCCTTGTCGGTGGCGGTGATCGTCTCGAGCAGGGCGAACGAGTCCTGGTTCCGGTCTCTCCAGGGAAGGTCCGTCTCCTGCATCTGCTTGAAATCTGCCACGTGCTACCTCACGACCTTGTCGACAACGTCCTTTGGATCTAGCGGGATCTTGATGGTTCGTCCGGGAGCGAAGCCACCGGAGGCGAACGGGTAGATGATGCCGTTCCCCAGCGCGATCACCCACCAGAGGTTTTCGTCGTTGAGGTAGCGGGCGGCGAGATGGTCGATCCGGTCGCCGACCTTGATCGTGTATTCGAACGTCCGGACGCCTTCCAGGAGCTTCTGCTCGCGGTAACCCTTCGAGAGGACCGGAAGCGAGAAGGTCCCGTAGTGGTGGTTGTTGATGATCGGTGTGGAAGCGTACCTGCTCTTGGACATGGGTACCTCTTACTTCTTGGCGTAGGTGTTCAGCTTGTTTCCGGTGCCGCCGGAGTAGCTGTCGATGGAGTGCTCGTCCATGTCGGGAGCGTTCTGAGAACTGCCGCCCGATGACTGGGAGCTCTGGTTGCTCTGCGGTGGGCTCCACTTGCCGGTGCCCGGGTCGATCCGCCCGATTCCTCCGAACTGGCCATCCACACCGATGCCGAGCGGCTTCTCGTGGAGGACCAGGAAAGACATGGAGACCTTGAAGCCCATGGGGACCTTGTTCCCCTTCTGGAGCTCCCACACCACGTCGTTGTAGTCGAACGACAGGCTCTCGATGATCCCGGGCAGACCGAAGCCGCCGGTCGTCTTCAGGAGGTCACCCACCCGGAGGCGGACGATCGGTCCCGACTTGAAGAGCATGTCCTTGTCGTAGCTCGGGTAGCACATGGAGACCAGCCAGTTCTTCTTCTGGTAGATCAGTTCCAGGTCCTCGGGAGCGAAGGCGTGCACGCTGAAGCCGAGGTTGATCGTGCGGCCGGTCGCCATGTAGGTAGCGATCGCGTCCGTACGTCCGTAGAAGTTCTGCTTGTTCCACTCCGGGGTGATCTCTTCGGTCAGGCTCGAGATGAACGGCCGGAAGTAGACCGTCCTGACTTCGTTCGAGCCGTTCATGGGCCTGAGGTCCATGAAGGAGAGCGGGACGTAGGCGTCGTCGTCGTCCACCTTCGTGGACGGGTCGTCACGCCGGATCACCGTCTTGATGAAGCCGTTCGTCTCCCCGTCGAACCCCGACGGGACGATGCCCGAGGAGTAGTAGGCACGGGCCAGCTTGTCTCCCGTCCCCGGCAGGGTCTCGTCGGTGGCGATCCTGGTGTTCGTCGGAGGGTTGAACTTCGCGCCCTTCGGTGTCAGGGAGACCATGTTCGGAGAGTAGAGGCCGGCGATGTTCGACTTCTGGATGGGAAGCGTGACGACCTGGGTCGCGTCGGTGACTGGAGCATCGAGGTCGCTGTCCTTCAGCATCCGGATGGAGGCCGGGTCGTTTCCCTTCCCGGTGGCGAAGTCCACCATGCCGCCGATGCTGAAGAAGGTTCCCGCGTTGTCGGCGTTGTACGGATTGTCCGCCGTGTACGGGTTCGCCGAGGTCTGCTCCCCGAAGGACGCCAGCTGTTCGATCTTGGCGATGGCATCTCCCTGGGTGGTCCCGGCGGCGACCAGGTCCTCGTGGGTGACGAAGTCGTCGATACCGATCGGAGCCCATCCGGCTGAACCGGGAGGCGGAGCGATGGTAAGAGGATTCCAGATCCTTCCGTTGACGTTCATCGCCATCAGGGTGAACTGGAGGGCGGAGAACTGGCTGATCCCGAAGGGTCCGACCTGGATGGCCAACCGCTTCAGGTTCTTGGCGTAGAGCAACGGGTCAAAGGCGTGGCTACCCGGCGCCCCTCCGCCGTTCTCTCCGAACGGGATGAGAAGCCGCAGGGACTCCTTGACGGCGTCGTCCACCAGGTTCAGACGTCCGAGGACGTCCTTCGAGGCTGGGACCTGTCCACCCGGAGCGTACTCCTGCGGGGTGACGAAGTTCGGAGGCGCAGGCAGCACGGCGTTCGGTTGCGGACTGAAGTCCGGCGGTGCCGGAAGCTTCGCGTTCGGCTGCGAAGGAGGAGCCGGCATCGGAGGCAGCACTGCGGGAGACCCCGGAGGCGGAGCCGGCATCGGAGGAAGCGACGCGTTCACGTTCGGGACGAACGCCGGCGGAGGCGGAAGGGTAGCGTTCACGCCCGGCGGAGGCGCGGGCATGGGCGGCAACACCGCGTTCACTCCCGGAGGGGGAGCTGGCATCGGCGGGAGAACGGCGTTCACTCCCGGCGGAGGCGCGGGCATGGGCGGCAGGATCGCGTTCGGCGCGGGCGGGGGAGCCGGCATCGGAGGTAGCACGGCATTCGGCTGCGGAGGAGGAGCCGGCATCGGTGGGAGGACCGACGGCTGTCCCAGTGTCACGGCCGGAGGAGCCGGCAGGGTGGCCGGCAGGGACGGGACGACCGGGACATCCTGGAACTTGGCCGGCTGGGTCTCGACCGTCTGGACCTCCGGCGGAGGCGGGAGGACAGACGGGCCGTTGAGCGTCACGACCGGAGGAGCCGGAAGCTCGGCTGGCGCAACCGGAGTAAAGACCGGAGGATCGGGCAGCACCGCGTTCGCCTTCGGCGTGAACTCCGGAGGAGGCGGGAGGACGGCCGGGGTCGACAGCTGCGGCGGCGGCATGTCCGGCAACGTGGCCGGAGCCTGCGGGGCGAAGCCCGTGTCTACCGGTTCGGCCGGCGGCTTGGAAGTCTGGATGGAGACCGGCTGCGGTTCGAACGGCGGAGCGGGAGTCCCGGGAGTCTGGGACGGCTGCTGGGCCGCTACCTTGGTCTCCTGTGGGGAGAAGGTCACCACCGGTTCTGCCGGAGGGGCGCTCGGGTTCACCGCCTGTGACGGTTGGGGCGCAGCTTCCTTGGTGGTAGAGATAGGTGGGGCCGGCTGCTCAGGAAGGTCGGAGGGCTTCGAGAGCACGGGCGCGGGCTGGAGCTCTTCTTCCGGCTCGTGTGGTGGCTGCAGCTGGACGTTGTCCTCTACCTGCAGCTTGTCCTTGTCTTCCTTGTTTGCCATTTACGGTTGGACCATGCCCTTTACGGTGGCGCGGCCGAGGACGTCTCCGTCCGGAGTCAGAACTGTCACGTGGGTGTCTCCGCTCTTGCCGCCCTTCCCGGCTCCGCCCGACCCGGCCTGAGGCTGGGCGACAGGCGAGGTGTCGGCGGCTCCGATGGCCTTGGAACTGCGGGCCTGCGCCTTGACGTAACCGAGGGTCTCGGAAGAGACCTTGCCGCCTTCCGCGCCGTACTTGTCCAGCGCCTTGACGTAGTCGCCGCCGGCGTCCTTGAGGATCGCCTGGAAGCCAGAGTTGTACTTCTCCAGGCTCTCCAGCTCGAGGCGGGCCTGCGTCTGCTTGTTCTGCTCGATGCCGATCTTGAGTGCGTCCGTCTCCACGTTGTTGCGCTTCGCCTGAAGCTGCTGCAGCTTGGACTCGGCCAGGTCAGAGGCGTACTTCGTGTCCGCCAGGGACTTCTGCCAGGCCTTGGAGTTCTCGTTCGCCAGACCGACGGAGTCGACGAGCTCTGCCGTCGAGCCGAGGACCGAGTCGTACCAGTGAGCCTGGTCCTGCGCGTTCTTCTGCTGCTTCTCGGCGAGCTGGACCTCGGCGTCGATCTGGGCCTTCGCGGCGTCTGCCTTCTTCTTCTCGATGTCCAGCTGGTTCGTCTGGAACAGGTTGTCGAGGTACTTCTTGGACTCTGCGTCGAGGCTGCTGATCGTCTTCTGATAGACGTCTCCAGCTTCCTTCAGCTTCTGGAACTGGTCCTTGGTCAGCTTGATCGGACCTGCGGAAGGGTCTCCGAGCTTGGCGAGGGTGTCCGCGCTGAGGTTGGTCTGGATGCCGAGGTTGGAGTAGTCCTTGAGCCGCTCCTGGACCGAGAGCTTCTCTTCCCCGTCCAGCTGGATCGTGCCCTTCTTCCCCTGCCGGATGACCTTGTTCATGGCCTCATCGGCCCGGTCGTGTCTGTCCTTCAGGGCGGCGTTCTTGACCCGCTGGAGGTTGAGGGCCGCCTCGGACTCCTCGAACTTGTCCTGGGTCTGTGAGAGGCGCTTCATGGACGCCTCGAGCTCCTTGGACTCCGGGGTCTCGAGGAGCTTCTGGACGCCGATTCCGATGGCGGTGCCGAGGGCCGTGCCAACCGCGGTCCCGATCGGACCAAAGAGCGAACCGATCGCGCCACCAGCTCCACCGCCGATGCCGCCGCCGGCCGTCGCTCCGAAGAGCGAACCCACACCGGCGCCGACACCAGCGCCGACCGCGCCGCCCATGGCCATCTTTCCCATGGCTCCCATGCCACCGCCGCCGGCCTGCGCCGAGTAGCCAGGTCCGCCCTGCATCGAGTTGGCGATGCCGCCCTTGGCGTTGGCGATGGTCCCGCCGATCCCGCCGAGAGACTTGAGGTTCTTGTACAGCTCCACTCCGCCGGCGACACCCTGTCCGACCTTCATGAGGCCCCAGATGCCGACGATGCTGGCCGAGATCACGGCGAACTTCTTCAGGGCGTCGATGATCTTCTGGATGTTGCGGCCGAGGTTGTTCGGCGAGAAGAAGTCCGCGATCTTGGAGGCCACCTCCTTGACGAACTTCGCTCCCATCTTCATGAAGTTCTGGAAGTCCTCGTTCTTTCCGAGGGCCTCGAAGAAGGCGATGATCTTCTTGGTGATGCCTTCCATCACCTGACCAAAGCTCTTCCATTCCTTGTCACTGGACTTGGTCAGCCCGAGCAGGTCGGTGAACGGCTTGATCGCCTTGGCGATCGCGACCGTGATGCGGTCAGCCGCGGCTCCGAAGTTGTACAGCGTCTTCGCCGTCGCCTGAAGCTGCTGCTTCATCATCTTGTCGGCGTCGATGGCCTTCCGCTTGTTCTTCTCATCCTCCTTCATGAAGTCCTGGTAGGTCTTACCAGCGTCCGCCGCCTTGAGGAGGGCGGCCGACTGCTCTTCCGTGAGGTCCAGCGTCTGGGACACCACCTTGCGTTCCTGCCGGGAGAGGTGTTCCCAGTCCTTGCCCTGGTCGAGGAGCGAGCCGCGGATCGTTTCGAACCGCTTGGCCGGGTCCTGCTCTAGCATCATGTTGAGGGCGTCGACGGACGTACCGAAGACCGAGTTGAACTTGCCGATGCTGGTGGCCGCGTCCTCGAAGCTGTCGAACTTGTCCATCATCTTCTCCGTGTCCTTCAGAGAGATGTTGAACGACTTCAGGTAGGCTGCCGACTTGACGAGGGCCTTGGCGCCCTCCTTGCCGAACTGGGTGATGAAGCCCGTGGCCTCGGAGAAGTCCTTGGCCAGCGCGTTGGTAGAGACACCGGCGGTCTGGGCACCGACGACGATCTCCTTCATGTACTCGGAGACTTCCTTCTTGTGTTCGTCGAACCCGAGGTTGTCGAGGGAACGGGTGAACTTTCCGGCCGCCTCCCCGCCCATGTCAAAACCCTGGGCGAGTGTCACACCGATCTTGGCGAGCCCCTTGACGTCCATCTTGCCGAAGCCCTGGACGAAGTCGGCAAACATCTTGGTGCCTTCACCGAGCTCTCCGCCGAGTCCACGGATGGCAGACTCAGCCTGACGGGACTCCTTCCAGAAAGTCTTCATGCTCGGGCTAAGCTTGCCGAGCTTCTGGTTCACCTCGCCCGTGACCTTGGCCCACCGCTCCTCCAGGTCGTACACCCGCTGGATGCCCTCGACAAGGAGGTTGATGCCCTTGGCTGCCCCCGTACCCCAGATCTTGAGCAGGCCCTTGCCCACCTTGTCCAGGGTGTCTCCCATCTTTCCCCAGATGCTGGTGAGCTTGTTCGCCTGGATCGCCAGCTTCTCCATCTTCCTGACCATGTCGTTGGCCAGGTCGACGTCCTTCTGGTCGATGATCTGCATGTTGGCCTTGGCCGACTGCATCTTCTGGACCTGAGCGTCCAGGTCTCGGGCCAGGTCCTTGTAGCTGTCGTTGGTGTCCCGGACGTTGTCGGCGTACTTCTTTGAAGACGCAACTATGGCGTCCAGCTTGTTGGCGATGTCGTCAAGCCGGCCCTGCTGGTCCTTTAGATCGTCGAGTCCAGGTATCCTAGGCAACTAGGGAGTCCTCACTTGTGCTGGCGGCCGAAGGGGTCGGTGTGTCCGGGTCCCGTCGGGGTGTTCGCCTTCTTATGGTCCTCTCTCATCTTCTCGACTTGCTGGAACCACCAGTGCCTCATGAACACCGGCATGTCCCATGCTTCCGTGAAATCGATCCGGCAGTGCTGAACGAGTGAGAAGATCTCGCCCCAGACTACCTCCTTGAAGGCGCCGGTCGTATCAATCGTTAGGCCAAAAGAACTCTGTGCCGAAGGGCACAGGTACCTCCTTGGTCTCCGCGCAGTGCGGGCACTCGACCGGTTGGGACATCTTGATGCCGGGGGCGACGTCATCGATGTACTTGCGGAGCTTCCGGCTGTCCATCGCCGGCAGGGTGTTGATGATCTTCTGGATCCGGTTGCGATCCTTCTCTTCCCCGACCTGGATGACCTGGAAGAAGAGACGGCCGGTGACCGGATTGTCCTGGCCCTGCACGCCGAGGGCCTTGCGGAGGCGCTCCTGCATGACGGTCATGTCACGCTCGTCCTTGCCGGTCAGCAGCTTGAAGACGACCTTCTTCTGGCTGACGGGGAGGTCGAAGGTGAAGGCGTTGTGGCCGGGGGCGATCGGCTCGGCACCGAGCCGCTTGATCTCCAGCTTGCTGAGGTCGAAGGTGTGGAAGAACTTCTGGCCGCAGTCGTCGCTCTGGCACTGGACCTCGACCTTGTACTCCTGGCCGTAGCCCGTGATGCGGATGGCGACGAGGAGGGCGTTGCGGTCGCCGGCCACCATCTCCTCCGTGTCGATGGACTTGTTCACGACACAGGCCTGGATGAGGCTCGAGAGGGCCTTGCCGGTCTTGAGGAGAGCACGGCTGGAGAGGATGTCCTCGTCCCGGGCCGTCATGCTCCGGATCTCCACACCTTCCACTTGGAAGAGGGGAGAGTCGACCGGGTAGATCTTCCCCGCGGAGGGAAGAGGGACCAGGTCTACGGGAGGGACGTAGCCGGCCTCGCCGGGCTTCGGTCCTCCTTCGAGGGGAGCCGACGGGGCCCCCAGGGTGATGCGTTCTTCGGACATAGAAAACTCCTTTCAGAAGTGGGGTTAGCGAGGATAAGTAGAATCTGGGACCGGTTTTCTCAGTATCTCGAGGGGAGGAAAAGAAGAAGGCCCTGCCACCACTTGGATGACAGGGCCTCTGGCGCGTCCTGAAGGCTTCGAACCTCCGACCTCCGAGGTCATTACTCTCGGCGCTCTTCTCTGAGCTAAGGACGCAAAAACTGGAGCCCCGGGATGGACTTGAACCACCGACCTTCCGGTTAAAACCGGATGCTCTTTCGCTGAGCTACCGGGGCGTGGTGATCGCGACGGGGTTCGAACCCGCAACCTGCCAGGTCATTACTCTGGCTGCTCGTCCAATTGAGCCTCGCGACCGTAGTGGGTGGGGCTGGACACGAACCAGCATCCCCGAAGGTGTCCTACTTAGACGACCCACCCTTTACGTATGTTACTTGGCGCTGGGAAGGTCGCTGAGAAGCCTCCTGATTTTGTCACGCTCGCAGGGAGCGCAACCGATGGACATGAACTGCCCGTTGTACGGGGCGTCCACTTCGTAGATCCTCTTGTGCTTGATCTGGGCCGCGATGAGCCTCTTCGAGATGTCCTCGAGAGACAGGAGCGGCGTCGTCTGCAGGGCGATGGCGTACTCGCCTGCAGACAGCGGAACACCCGCGCTACCCTCTCGGGCGGCGTGGATGAACTGGGCGAACTTGATGTTTGTCGGGAGATCGGCCCGGACGATGCAGTACTGGGCGATCTGGGGCTGGACCTGGACGGGAGAGAGAGTTTCCGGCCGGGTGTTAATGGGATGCGATCATGGGATAAATTAGCCTCACTGGTCAAAAGTGCCAAAAAAAGTTTCGTTAGTTCGTCCGGTGCCGGGCCGGGATGAGAGAGTCGAGGGCCCCCATCACGCCGGAGATCTTCTTCTCCAGCTCCCGACCGACCTGATCTTTCTCAGGACCGTCCGGCATGGCTCGCCACTCGGCCATCGCCTTCCGGAGCCACTCGGTGATCTCAGGATCTTTGGCCATGTGGACCTCAAAAAAATCGGGAAGAGGAGCGGTTTCCCTGTGAACGTTAGTTGGCACGCTAATCTCTAGGTGCTCGACGCTCGCTGCTGGCCGCTGAAGGCTTCCATGTCTGAACGCTGACGGCTGAGATGCTTTGTCGTCGTCGTTTTTGTAGGTCGTCTTTTGGACGAGCCTGAATGGTTGTAGTCGCCTCGACTCCTAGGTGAGGAGTCTCGGTTCCTACGGTCGCCAACCCGACGGTCTCAGGTACAGCCGCCCCTCTTCCCGAACCTTACAGCTCGACCACCGTCTGGTGGTTGGCCGTTTCTACGAGATCATTGAGGCTGTCGAACGCCTCCTGCGCGGACCGGATGGCCGAGGAGCGCATCGCCTCCGGGAACGGGCAGACGTACGTGGTGGTAACCTTGTGCGGCTTCTCGGCCAGGGTGTCGTACTCCACCGAGTCCACGAACCGCTTGTTCTGCGCCTGCGACGGCAGCGTCTTCAGCCAGGCGATCCGGCCCTTCAGCTCCTGCAGGCGGCAGGTCGCCTCGGAGAGGGTGATCGTCTTCCCACCGGCCAGGCTCACCGTGGTGAGAGAGTTGGCCCGACGGAGGGCCGCCTCGAAGGTCACGAGGTCTTCCACCGCGCGGTCTGCGCCGCACATGGAGTCCTCGAAAGAGAAGGCCGGGGGCTCCTTCTCCTTGTAGACCGTGGCAGCCTGGGCCCGCGCCCGCTGCTCCTGAACTTCGCCCTTGAGCTTGCTGATCTTCCGAAGCAGTTGTGAGATCGTCATCGTGAATAGAATTATACCACACTCCCACCAAAAGTACACAAAAAAAAGGGCGGCCCTTTCGGACCGCCCCTGGTGCCTTACCGTCGTTGACCCTCGTTTTAGAACTGCAGGGTCGCGTTGTCGAATCGGAGGCTGAAGCTTACTTCCACGTTGTCCGAAGAGGCGTAGTCGAGGTCACCGAAGTTCACGTCCTGCGGCCACGCTCCGGTGATGTCCCACAGCTCGACCACCGTCCCCTGGGGATCCAGGAGCTTGAGGCTGATGTCCTTCTTGTAGAAGGACGCGTAGCCCATGCGTCCGGTGAGCGGCTCATAGTTGAGTCGCACCCAGTCCATGATCTTCTGCGAGGCGGACGGGGCGATCGGATCGTGCATCGTGCACGCGATCGGGTTCCACGCCCCCTTGCCAGAGACGTACCGCTTCGTGTTGATGAAGTCGATGACGGTCTCTTCGAACGTCTGCTGCGGGCGAGCAGCGGTCTTCATGACGAACGCATCGATGCCGTCGATCTGGAGGACCCACCTGAACTTCCTCTTCGGCTCGTAGTTGTTCGCCAAGAGGTGCGCCGTATCGAGCGTCTCGGCCATCTTCTATGTTCTCCCTAAAGTGCTGACGTCCCAATTGTGTGAGACGCCCTTCAGGTCTAAATACCTGTTGACGCGAGTTTTCGGTCGGAATTTCGGGAAACGATTCGGAGTAGAAGAATAGGCAGGTTAGGAGGGCAGCACCAGGCCAAGGCTTTCCAGGCGCTTCCAGGCCTTCTCCGAGGCTCCCAGATGGGCTTCCCTTACCAGGGCCAGGTAGTCCGTCCCCTGGAGGGTGAGCTCACGCCGAACCTCTGCCAGGGCCCCCTGGATGTCGGGGAACCCGTGGGCCATGAGCCGGAAGAGAGGGTCCCGGATCCGGTTGGACAGCTCGGCATAGGCCGCGGACCCGATCTGGGCATAATACCTTGGATCTGGGCCCCTTAGAAAGCCGGAGACCAGAAGGGCCTCGTCGCCCACCTCCTTGAGGACTACTACCCGTCTCGCAGAGAGGTCGCCAAGTCTTAGACAGAGCGGCTCTCTGGAGATGGGTTGGGTGGTGTAGTCTACAAGGATGGAGACGACGTAGCCCCGGACTGGCTCATCCAGACGAGAAGAGACGAGATCCCGGAAGAAGACTTCCAGCATCATAGTTCCTCCACCCAGGCGAGAGAGACCGAGATACCACTGTTGGCCGACCCCGAACCTGCCACGACGAGGATGTCGTCTGGATCCATCCGGAGCTCGTAGCCCGAAAGATCGAAGTTCTGGGTTCCCGCGGGGCCGAGCTGGAAGTTGAAGAGCTCCCGTCCGCCGGTGAAGGTGGACCCGGCGATGTCTACAGACATGGGCGAAAGACCGGGCGCGATCGGCGTGAAAGACGATGTTCCCAGGGTCGGGTTCAGAATCAGCCGACACTCGACGTTCGTGTTGTTCTGCCGGTTCGATCCGCCAAAGAAGTCGATCTTGGTCCTGAGACGGTTCCTTCGACCGTTGAACTGGTCGCCGTTCTGGAGAGCGAAGATGGAGATCTCGGTCAGGACGTTGATCTTATTGTTGCTGAAGCTCCGACGGTTGCCGTGCTCGAGCGGCTCGGCTCCCTCGGTGAAGACGCCCATGCTCGACGCGGAGACAGAGACGTTCGTCGTGTTGCCGAAGTTCTTGACCGCCATGCGAAGCGGCAGGATCGGGTTCGCGATGCTCGGGATGACGTTCGCGTTGGCGTACTTGATCTGGTGGACCGGGATGAACTTCCCGTTGTCGGGGTTCTCGACCAGGAAGTTGACGGCGCCAAAGCCGAGCCACTGGTAGTCGATCTCGTAGACGTTTCCCTTGGTGACGTCGATCTGCATCCCCGAAGGTCCGGTCCCGTCCAGCTTGTCGTAGCTGAAAGAACTCGTGAACGTCCAGAACTCCTTGCCGTTCTGCCGACGGAGGATTCCGAAGTTGCTTCCCGACGCGCCGAAGAAGAACCCGTCGATGTCCTCGCCGATGCCCATCTCCTGCATGGAGTTGACCACCGGTTGGGCGAACATCCCGGCGAACTTCATCCTGACGCCCTGGCCGGCGATGTAGCGACACGCGTCGTTTGTCTCGAAACTGGCGGCTCCCTTGGATCCTGTTCCGGCCTGCACGCTGGCGATGCCGTTGGCCCAACCGACGGTGCCGCCAAAGACACCGCTGGCCTGGACCTGCTCGAAGGGGATCCCGTACGGGAAGGCGATGTTGACGATCGGAACTTCGGAGTTTGCCAGGAGGACGCCGAAAGACCCGACCATCTCGGGCGGGAAGATGTCAGCCGCCGACAGACCGACCGTTCCCGTGACCTGTTGGACCGCCGGGAAGTTTGTGATGTCGGTACTGCCCGAGATGATCCAGGGGATGGACGATGTGGCCTGAGATACAGAAAGCGGGACGGAGGCCGAGACAAAGACCTGCACCCCACCCTTGATGGAGACGTTGACCTCTGTTCCAGAGATCGGAAGAGGATTGTTTGTGGAGAGCGGCTGGCCGCCGAGAAGAAGCTCGACAAAGGATCCGGAAGCCGTGAGGACGGAACCCGTTACCTGTTGGACGGCGGGGAAGTTGTTGACGGCGACGGACTGACCGACGGAGGCAGTGACCTGAACGAGGATCGGGTCCGTCCCGATGATGGTGACCGGGACCGATCCAGAGAGGCCGCTACCGAGAGGATAGACGGCCAGACCCAGCTGATTGATGGGGAGGCCGTTAGTCCCGGTGACGTATGCTTCGGCAAGCCAAGTCACTGGTTACCTCTGCCCGTTAGGTGATCTCGGTGACGTAGGCGGAGCCGGAGGCGGCGCCCCACACTCCCGAGATCACCCCTTGCGGGACGAGCGGCCAGGGCGACTCGTACTTGGTGGCCGGAGCCACCTGAAGCGTGTAGTCGTTCGTCTTCGCTGCCGCTCCGAACTTCAGGAACAGGATGTTCGGGGAGTCGTTGAAGACGATCAGACCCTTCCGGTTGACGTCGGCTGCCAGCAGCTGGACGCTGCTGGTGGCCGCCGCCTTCGCGGATCCGGAGTAGGCACCGAAGTAGAGATCACCGACTGCAGGCATTTCTATCTCCTACAAGGCCGAGGCGGCTCTTACGAGCCGAACTCGACGCCCTGTGCGGTGATGATGAAGCTCAGGTCGATGAACTCCGCCGCCTTGGTCGGCTCGAGGAAGATCTTGCCGACCATGATGTTCCGGTCCACGATGTCCGGCGTGTTCGTGGTGGAGTCCATCACGACCTTGAACCGGTTGAGGCCCTGGTCCTGCTGCACCTTCTTGAGGATCGGGTTGACCAGCTTCAGGAAGCGGTCCCAGGTCTGGGGGTTGTCCGGCTCGAAGACCAGGTACTTGGCGGCCGAGGCGATGGTCTTCTTGGCGAAGATCAAGAGCCGGCGGACGTTCACGCGGTCGAGAGCCGAGGCCGCGACCTGGAGGGTCTTCTGGCCGAAGATCGAGATGCCCGTATCCGGGAAGGTCGCGATCGGGTTGATCCGGTTGTCGTAGAGCACATTCCGGTCGTCGAAGGTGAGGCGGTCCACCACGTCGATGATGCCGAACTGGTTGAGACCACCGCGGTTCAGACCGGCCGGGGCGAACCACGGCTGGGCGGTGCGGTCGTTGAAGGCGATCGCCGCCACCACCGCGACCGAGGGCTTCACGCGCACGATCTTCTTGTTGACCGTGTCGTTCAGCTTCATGTCCGGGTAGTAGCACGCCGTGTAGTTGTCATCGATCTGGCGAGCCTGCAGCTGCCCCACGACCTCGTTCACGCTGGCGCCGGTGACGTCCATGATGTACAGGGCGTCCTGACGGTTGTTCACCATCGTCCGACCGTAGTCGGTGATCTTGAGGTTGTCCTGGTTCGGGAGAGCCAGGAGGTTCATGTCGTAGGCGTCCGGGTTGGCCACCGTGTCGACGGCACGCTTCTCGGCGATGACGCCGATGATCGTCTCATCGTCCACGTTGTTCAGGTACAGCGGGTCCTCCACGCGGATGTCCCAGCCATCGTGTCCGCCGCGGAAGGGCAGCGTGAACTTGTGGAGGGAGGCCGACTGGTAGACCGGCACCTGGTAGAGGCCGTAGCCGGGAACGTAGGCGTACAGCTGCCGTCCGTTCTGGTACGAACCGCTGAGGTTGCTCAGCGAGAAGTCCCCGTCCTGGTTGACCAGGTTGGACGACTCGATGGAGTCCGGTAGCGGACGCATGCGGTCGACGATGCCACCCGACAGGAACTGGATGCCCCAGGCGGTGTTGGCGTCGAGGTTGCCGAAGCGGTCCTTCTGGGTCTGGACGTACGGCATGTCCTGCATGAACGGTCCGGGAGCCGACGCCGAGAGCGGCGCGAACTGCGGATCGATGTAGCCGCGGAAGCCCCAGGGGAGCGCCTCGGCCGGGATCTGGGTCGCGGTCGGGAGCTCCACCCAGATGAGCTTGCTCTTGGCCGGCCAGGTGCCCTGCTGGATGAACTTGCGCTGCGACGTGTCGAACATCTCGACCTGGTCGCCGATCCGCTTCAGGACGTAGTTGTCCGAGTCCGGGTCCATGGTGCACCCGACGAACGAGTCCAGGTTCTGGACGCGCTGGTCGGTGTCATAGAAGCCACGGACGATGACGTCGAACGTGCCGTACGGGGTCGCCAGCGGGTTCGGCGACGGCTTCACGTTCGCGATGGTGATCTTGAGGCGGTCGTTCTCCGCGAGGCCGTGACCACGCGTCCAGAACCGCATCATGTTGAAGTCCTGGCCACCGAGCGGCTGCGACTTCACCCACTGGGTCTGGCCACCTTCGAAGTCACGCAGGAAGCTGGCGGCCGAGAGCTCCGTGGCGATGAGCCACGAGGCCGACACCGCCGGCTGCGAGTACTTCAGGTTGCGGAAGACGTAGTGGAAGTAGGTCGGCCACAGGGTCGGGTCCGAGTTCAGGACCTTGCCGACGTAGTTCGCCGAGGACGTCAGGAACGACGCCGTGGTGGCGAACAGGGCGGTGGAGCCCGAAACGACCTTGAGGACGAAGCTGTTCGGGTCGCCGGCCACTCCGGTCACCTGGACCGGGAAGGCGGCATGCAGCTCGAGGAGGACGCTGCCGGTCACACCGTCGGCGATGCCGACGATCTGTCCGGGGATCCACCCGAGCGGGTAGGCCGCGCTCGTGGCGACCGTCCCCGTGCCGTCCTTGTGTCCGAGGACACGGACGACCGTCGCAGCCCCTGCGTTCTGCAGGTAGCCGCGAGCGGCGTAGGGAAGGGCGAACTCCGGATCCACCGCACCGAAGCGCTGGGCGAAGTCGTCGTATCCCTTGACGACGGCGGGCATGAAAGCGGGACCGAACGGAGTCCGACCGATGAGCGCCGCGCCGATTCCAGCCACGCCTTGCGCCAGTTGGCTCTGGTCGAGCTCCGAGGTAAAGACGCCGGGGCTAAGAAACTTTTGCGCCATCTGTAAGATGTCTCCTAAAGGTTGCGGTTCTATTCATAGAACTCACACCGTGCTAAGTCTAAATAGACGGGTAGAGGCCCAACGGCCTCTTTTTCTCAAAATTCTCGGGTAAAAAACTCGGGGGTCTATTCTGGCTCGTCCGGGAACATCTTCTTGAACTCTGCCCGGGATACCAGCTTCTCCTTGAAACCGACGGAGTAGGCCGTCTTGGTGATCTTGACGGAGGGCTTTTCCCCTTCCGTATCAAGGGTCAGGTTGGCCGGGACCCTGAAAGACGTGCTGTACCGGACGATCCTCTCCTGGTCCGTGAACTCCTCGAAGTTGGAGGAGTCCGACATGGAAGAATCGAAGAACCCGACAAAGTACCCTCCCTTGAAGGGCTTGCGATCTTCGAACTCTTCCCCGTTTTCGGAGTGTCGTCCGTCGTTGATGATGGGAGCCACGAAGGTCTTCCGGATGTCCAGCTCCCGGAAGAGCTTCTCGAGGACCCGGTTCATCTGCTTCGTGTAGCTCGTCTGGATGACTAGCTCGTAGTTGAAGATGTTCCGGTCGGGGAAGGGGACCTGCGTCACCTGGTAGACCGCCCCGGGCCCGGGACCCATGATCGGGATGCCTGCCGAGGTGACCCGCTGGATGTTGTTCTTGAGCTGGTTGGTCTTCGGATCGATCCTCTTGGCGATCGTCAGGTTTCCCGTCTGAGTACCGAGGGCCTGCATGCTCGGGTCGGCGTCCATGCCGGTACGCCGGATCGAGATGAGAGGGAGGATGAGGACGCCCGCCTGGTCCCGGATGCCCTTCCTCTTGATGGCGTAGCGTTCTCCGGAGCTGAAGATGACGGGGACCTTGGCGCGCTCAGAGGTCGGCGTTTCGACGGCGACGTCGACGGTACGGTCGAACCAGTCACGCACGGCGCGGTCCACCGTCTCGATCGTGATCGGCTCGAACTCTACTTCCTGACGTGCGTCGTCGTACTTGTTCACGGCTTCCAGAGGCTCCTTGCCTTCTTGATGGCGTCCCTGAGCGGGGCGTCTCCTTCAATTATGACGATCTCCTGGAACTCTTCTCGGATCCTTGACATGACCCCGAAGAGCTTGCCCCGGTAGAACACCCCACCGCCGGAGCACCCGTGCGTCCCTGGAAGGGCCACGGTGTCCGAGTGGGGATGGTCCTTGTACTGCTGGGCGCCGACGTACCGACCGTCCGTGACGAAGGCTCGGTGATAGTTCAGGAAGCCATGGGGGCTGCCGACGGCCGTGACTCTCGCTCCGATGGGCGGGTCCTGGGTCGCCACTTCCACCACGTCTCCCGGAACCCCGAGGACCCGCATGACGCAGACGTCGTTCAGCTCGTCGATGACCAGCGCCTGGGCGGCCATCTGGTCGAGCTCCATGTTCCAGATCAAAAAGTCTTCCCCGAGGACCGGAGCGTCCACCCCGACTTCCTTGGTCAGCTGGACGTGGACGGTGTCCTGGGGCTTGCAGACGTGGGCCGCCGTGACGATGAGGCTTTCCTTGCCCCTCACGGCGACGACCACTCCCGTTCCCTGGGCGACCATCGCGGCCGGCTTCAGCTTCAGTCCGTCCTTCTCGTTGGACTTCTCCATGTCGGGGATGAGGGTGATCATCCGGTGGTCGATCTGGACCGTGGCCCGCATGAGGTGCTGGGCGTAGGCCGCGTCATCGTCCCCCATGGTGTCCCACAGCTTCGGCTTCGTGTGCGCGCAGGACGTACAACCGAACGAGAAGAGAGAGATCAGAAGCAAGGCGTAGATCGTCGGAAAAATTTTCATCGCATGTTCCTTCCTTTTAGAATATCTGTAGCGAGGCGAATGCCCCGCCTTCCCAATTTTCGTTGACGCTTTCCCAGATCCGCATGGGGATCTGTACCCCGAAGTGATTCGTGACCGTGATCGTAGCCACGATGTGGACCGGCTGCTGGTTGAAGTCAAACTGGAAAAACGGGGTCCCGTACGAGATGGGGATCGCGTAGTAGTACCTGAACCCGGCCGGGACCTGGATGAAACCGGGATTGATCTGCCTGCTGCTCTCGAGCAGAGATCCGGGAAGAGCGAGGACGAAGGCCTCATCGAAGACGAGAGGGTTCGAGGCCACGTTCGACCCCTGAATGACTTGGACCTGGTCTACCACTACGCAGATGGGGTCGATGCCGATCCGATCGTCGACCACCTGGAAGTAGACCCGGCAGACCGTCCCGATGTACGGGGTCAGGTCGAGGTCGAACTGCTGGTAGGGACCGGGAGAGTTCACCGAGAACAGCGTCTGCAACAGCTGGTCCGGCATGTTCATGCTGCTGGCGTCCTGCGCGTAGACGTTGAAGTTGACGAACTTGATAGTGTCGTTCGTCGCCCCGTTCGCGATGAACTGGAGGTGGACTCCCTTGTCAGGAGGGACCAACGTCAGGTCGAAGTCCCGGTAGACGAGACAGAACCCGCTGTACCCGGGGAGCGTGTTGCTCGACGGCGGAGCCTGGTACGGTCCGGGAAGCGATCCCAGGAACATCTGGAAGCTTCCGCTGGGGGTGGCCAGGTCAAAGAAGCCGTTCCCGTCGCATGTCCCCTGGATCTCCCCGATGCGTTGGGGACCCGTCCCGCCGGGACCGAGGGGTGGATTGATGATGTTCCAGGCCGGGTCGAGGCCCATGTTGGTCATGCTGTCCGTCTCGAAGTCATCCGAGTAGAGGACAGTCTCTGGAGTGAAAACGAACGTCTGCTGTTGGACGGCACCGAAGTACACCCGGGGATTGAAGGCGATCCCGGAAATCTGTGTCGCCGGGGCGGGAGAGGCCGCGTCCTGGACGATGAGCTCGAACCCGACCGACGTCGGGCCGGATCCCTGGGAAGTGAACGCCCCAGTGACGGTCGCCACTCCGAAGGTGCTGGGGTTCGGGACGTTCGTCGTCGTGAAGTCCTGGCTGTTCACGATCGCGAAGGTCCCGGGAACGAAGCCCGAGAACCCCCGCGCCCCGAACGGAAGTCGGGTGACATCGTAGAAGAACTGCGGATCGACGATCTGGTCCCCCAGCTCGAGGCTGGCCGGACCGTTGAGCTCGAAGTCAAAGATCTGGATGTCCTGGGCCAGGACGTCGGACGTCAGCTTGGTCCAGATGAACTCCCCGACGGGGTGCTCGATGAGCAGGGCGCCATCCTCTCCCAGGGGTGGGGGAACATAGGGGGGAGTTCCCAGGAGGGCGCCGAGGGGTTCGGGGATGCCGTAGGTGGGTGTCAGTGGCCGACAGTCGAAGTTGATCACCCCGCTCCACACGTAGCCCAGCGAAGACGAGAGCCGCTGCTGCTCCATCTGGTAGAAGTCCTGGACGGTGGAGCCGCCCAGGTAGCTGGTCACGTTGAAGTAGAGGAGGCTGGACGTCGACGGGCTCGGGGGCACCGTGACGGGGATCCCGAAGATCTTGATCGGCGAGCTGCCGGTATTGAACGCGAGAAGAGGCATTAGCCCACGATGTTCCCCTGCTCGTCCCTCCAGTACAGGCCGTCAGAGACCTGTTCCTGGCTGGCGTCGGAGTTGAAGATCTCCAGACCCTTGACCTTGTTCGCCGGCGGGCGCGTCACGTTGGAATAGATAGGAAGTTCTTCCCGTCCAGGTTGCGTCCCAGGTTCGTCCACGAAGGCGGGAACCGACAGGCTCCCTGAGTGGTAGGTGGACCTGGTCTGTTCCGGAAGCTGACGGGTGAAGCTCGGCTTGTTGTCCAACGGGTGGGTGCGGTCCACGTTCTGGTTGGAGTTCGCCCCGTTGGAGAACTGCTGCTCCCGGGCGACGACCAGCTTGCACTTGGTCATGAGCTTGTTGTTGACCTGCCCGAAGATGAGCTGGGGCTTGGTCACCGAGGTGATCTCGTAGTACTGCTGGCCGTACTCGATGAAGTCGCCTTCCCTCGGCTTGAGGTTCCGCTCGTTCAGCTCCTGAGTGTGGAAGTACACCTCGCTGGCGTAGTCGCTGTCCGACCCCCAGAGGCCGCTCTTGGTCGTGGGGTTGTCGTAGAGGACCCGGGCGGTGCAGCGGACGGGGGCGGCCCACGTCTTCTTGATGGCCTCGTTGTAGAGGTCGTCGGTCTTCGTCTTGTCCAGGAGCACCGCGTAGTACATCACCTCCTCGTCCACGACGTGCTGATGCAGCTCGCGGATGATCGAGTTGACGAAGGCGATCTCTCTGGTGCCGACGAACTTGCGTGCCATTAGCCGATGTAGATCCCGAGGGGAACGTTCTTGATGACGTTGTCGAGGTCAGCCGCCATCTGAGCTTCCCGGGCGATGAGCTTGTCGTAGGTGGTGTCTTCCAGGATCTCCTTGAGCTCCGCGCGCAGGCTGTCCTGCTCCGCCTTGGAGTCGGTGAGGAGCTCGTTGCCGTCCAGCTGCAGGTCCCCGTTCGGGATCGGGATGGTCTGCATCTTTCCACGGACGCGGCCGAGGACCTCCTTCGAGAGGGCCACGGTCATCTTCCTGATCCACTGCTTGCCGATGGAGTTCAGCTCGGAGTACTTGATGTTGTCGAACGGGACGTTCGACATGTTCGCCACGCCGTCGACCGTCTTGTCCCCCTCCACCGACGGGGCATAGGGATCCTGCGCCACGGTGTAGGTGAAGAACAGCGGGATGTTCGTCTGCGGGTGCGGGTAGAGGGTCAGCTCGTTGTGGTGCAGGTCGTAGCTGTAGTTCGACCGGCGGACCTTGTTGCTCATCTTGAACTGCATGCCACGGAGGACGTCCTCCCAGATGGGCAGCAGGTAGAAGATGGTCTCCGGGGTGAACGACTCGAAGCTGAACTCGTTGTTCAGGTAGTTGATGGCGGAGGTCGTGCCGAAGAACCGGTAGGCCGACAGCGGGTCCGGGTGGAAGATCTCCTTGATGTAGAGACGCATGGGCTTGCCGTCGGAGCCGGTCGGGAAGACGGCCGGGACCTGCGGGCTGCCGCCGCCGGTGAAGGAGCCTGTGCCCACCACGAGCGGGTTCAGGTCGTACTTGGAGACGCCGGCCTGGGTCATGATGGAGGCCGACATGATGTTCGCGTCGCCTACACCGACCTCGTTCGAGAACGGCGCGGACAGCCGCTTGGCCAGCTCCAGGCTCCGGTTCGGGTACTGGTTCTCCCGACCCGTGAGCGATCCCGTGGGGGTGCCGAGGAGCGTGCTGAGGACGCTCTTGGCCTGGTACATGTTGATGATGGCGGAGTACTCGAGGACGGCTTCCTCGAACGACTCATAGACGTTGTCCGGCGTGAGCTCCACCTGCATGACAGGGTCGCCCAGCTTCCTGAACACGAAGTCCAGCATCTTGTCGGCATCGATCTGGAACTGCGGGTCCTGATCGTAGATGCCGAAGGCGGTCTGCCCGGTGTTCGGAACGAACGGCATCGCTTACTTCTCCCCGGTGCTTCCCGCGGGCGGTCCTCCCGCGTCGAGCTCGGCCGGGTCTTCTCCCTCGGCCTTCTCCATGTCGTGGCTGAACTTGCGGAGGATGTCTTCGACTTCGTCCAGTCCGACCCCACGCTTGGAGACGATCTCCTGGGCGTACTGCTGGACGATCTTGTCGAGCTCCGGCTTCATGGCCTCGGACATCTTGCCCTTGCCGATGTTCGAGCCGTATTGGCGCGGACCGAGGTTCTGCTTGTTGGGGAACCCGCCTTCACGCTTGAGGCTGTAGGCCGACCCGACGTTGATCGGGCGGCCGCCGGAGCTGATGAAGACTTCGTTGAGGGTGGGGAGCTTCTTGGCCATCTTTCTGGTCTCCTAGGTAAGGCTCTACCAGATAGGTATGCGCGTCCAGGAAGACGCGTCCCCAGAAAGAGGAACTGAGACTAGTGGAGGATGGAGCCGGTCAGGAGGAAGACCATGTTCGCCAGACGGTCGAGGGCCTGCTTGACCGTCGTGGGAGCGGGGGCCTGCCATTGGCTGGCGCTGATCGGGGTGTAGACCGACGACCCGCTGACCGCCGAGGCGACGGATCCGCTGAGGGTTCCTGCCGAGGCGTCGACCAGCGCGAAGGCGGCGTCGATCTCTCTCCGAAGCCGGATGTCACCGTCGGCCGAGAGCTCCGCCTGGCTACGCGGGTCGTGGGCCGCGTCGATGTTGTCGAAGATCTGGATTCCGATGTTCTTTGTGGCCATGGTTCTAAATAGCAGGCCAAAAAGAAAAGGGGGCCGTTTGGCCCCCTTCTCATCTTAGCTTAGGCTAAGGTCTTGGGTTAGATGACGTTCATGTCCTCGACGGTCACGGTCCCGTAGAAGTCGCTGCGGACCAGCTTCTTCGCGTACCGGGTCATGACGCCCTTCCGAGGAGTGAAGTCCTCCGGGGCGTAGATCGTCGGGGTGACGATGAGCGGCACGTACGGGGCGTACACGTAGCCGGTCTCGAGGAAGCTACCACCCTTGAACCCGATGAGGACTCGGTTGCGGGGGAAGTAGGGGTCCTTGTAGACCGTGAACCGGTTGTTCAGGGTCCCGACCTTCTCGGTGCCGACCGTGAACATGGTCTCCTTCGGATCCATCGAGAGGATCGGCTTGTAGAGCACCGAGGCCTCGAGGATGGTGGCCACGTCCGGGCTGGTCACCATGAAGTTGGCCGCGCCACGCAGCGTCTTGCGGTGGATGTTGTTCGCCACATCGATGCAGGTCTCGATGAGGGTCTCGTACCACTCGCGGACGGTGCCGGTGAAGCTTGCTCCCGAGACGCCCAGGCCCGTGGTCTTGTCCACGAAGTTGCCCGGCTTGCGGCTCCAGAAGAAGTTCGCGCCGGTCGCGAAGTAGAGCAGGTCGCTCAGGATCTCGCGGTCGATCTCGAGTGCGATCGCCTCCGAGAGGACCTGGGTGAGCTCCACCTCGGCGTCCAGGTTCTGGTACGCGGCCAGATCCTGAGCGAGCTCCGGCGTCCACTTGGCGCGCAGCTTGCGGGTGTTGGTGACAACCGCGGTGCTCTGGATCTTGAGGTTGATCTCCGGGATGACCGGGGTCGGGGTCGCGCCGAAGTCCGACTCGAAGTTCGGCAGGACGAGGGTGCCCGTGGTCGACGCCACGATCGTCGAACCGACCGTGTAGCTGACCTTCGCCTGCGGAACCGCATCGACGGTGCCCGAGACGATGAAGACCAGGTCCTGGCCGTTCGGCGCCACCTTGGTGTGCCGGCGGTAGACGATCAGCGCGTTGCCGGTGCCCTGGCCGCTGCCGTCAGCAACCGGGACGCCGTCCGTGGTCGCAGCCCACGAAGTCGAGGAGCCCGAGAGCGGCATCCACTGCTTGATCGCCGCGATGTCCGACGCCGCTTCGCCGAGGGCGGAGAGGGTCGTGTACGCGCCGGTCAGGGTCAGCTTGGTGAGCTGGCCTGCAGCGATGGTGCCCGAGAGGTCCGGGTCGTAGGCCACGTCAGCCAGGGTGGCCGCCGAGAGTCCCTGCGCGAAGGTCTGGGTCGAGACCTTTTCACGCATGGAGTACGACGTACCCAGGTTGTACATACCCTTGGTCGCAAGGTTCTGCGTGCCCGGGGCCGTCTGGTCACCGAAGAGCGAACCGCCCGACGAGAAGTCGTCGTTCTTGTTGCCCGCCTTGACGTTGGCGTACTGGTAGTCGAGGTAGAACAGGAGGCCCGACGGCAGCGAGAGCGGCTGCACCGAGACGAGCTCGTTGGCGATGAGGCCACCGAACACGCGCCGGACGATCGGGAATGCCACGTTCTGGAAGCCCTGGAGGTCGCCACCGACCGAGTTGGACTCGGTGAGCAGCTGGGCCGCCTGGGACTCCAGGAGGCGCGCCATGTTCGACTTCGCCTTGTTGCGCGGCGAGTCGGCCAGGCCCTCGAGGAGGCCGGTGCGCTCCCACTTCTTGACGAGACGGGCGGACTCCTTCAGCATGTCCTGCCGGGAGATGCCCTCCGTCAGTTCCTTCATATCGAATGCCATTTTTCGTTTCTCCTAGTTCGTCTTTGGGTCTGGGTTACTTGAGCAGGCCCGCAAGCTGACGCATGCGGTCGTACTTGCCCTGCCCCTCTGCCCGATCCACCGACTCACGGAGGATTTCCGGCTTGGGCGCTCCCGACGTGCGGGGGCGCTGGGCGTTGCCTGTCGGCTTGCGAGACTTGGACTCGCTGAGCGGACCGGCCGATGCCTTGAAGGAGCTCACGATGGCCTCGTAGACCATCTTCACCTGGGCGACCGACTTTGCCTTGTCGATCGATTCGAGGACGACCTGCTTCTGCTCCTTCGTGAGCCGGCCGTGGGTGTTCAGGATGCGGTTGACGTGCAGGACCTTGCTGTTGAACAGGTTGGTCTCGTGCAGCGTCTGGCCGAGGCGCTTGATCAGGGTGACCGCTTCCTTGAGCTTGCCGCGGAGCATCTTGTTCTCCGCGAGGCCAGCCTTGAGCGCCTCCTTGATCTGGTAGTCGACGTGGTCCGGCGGGACCTCGGTCTCCCAGTGCTTCTCGCCCGTCTTCTTGTCGGCGATGCCGGTTTCCTTGGACGCCTGGTCGAGCTCGCCTCCACCGACGATGTCCTTGAAGCCCTTCGACACCTGGGCCTCGGTCTGGAGGGCAGCCTCGTAGACCTTGTGGAGCTCCGATTCGGAGATCTCGACTTCCTCGTCCATTTCGTCCTTCTCCTTGTCCTTGCCCTCCTTCATGTCGGGCTCGGCTTCGGCATCTTCGCCGAGGTGAGGAATGGACATGCCGCCCATCCCCTCGTCTTCCATACCTTCGGCGCCTTCGGCACCGTCACCACCGGCTTCCATCTCGTGGCCGCACTTGGGGCACTCGAGGTGTTCGCCTTCTTCGACGCCGTGCTCGTGGGCACCGGTCGCACTCTCGGGATTCTCATCCTCGCCGTGCTCACCCGGAAGCTCCATGTGCTCCTCGCCGTCTTCGGAAAGCTGCGGGAAGAACCCTGACAGCGACTCGAGGTCGAGCTCCTTCTCCTTGTCGTCCTTCGCTTCGGCCATGTCCTTGTCTCCCATGTTCTTGCCTTCCTGGTACTTCTTTTCCTTCTCCCGCTTCGCCGGAGAGTAGTAGTCAGCTCCCTGGTCGTTCACGCGGTCGACGCTCTCGCCGGCAAGGGCGGAGCGGATCTGCTTCTCGAGGAGTGCCTTCACGCCGGGAGCCATCTGCTCCACGATCTCGTTCTTGGCGGCTTCGAGCGCGGCGGCCTTCAGGGCCTTCGCGTCCTTTACTGCCTCCTTCACGAGCTCTCGTCCTTCCTTTGCGGCCATGTCGTCCTTTCCTCTCCGGGCGGAAACTTCTACATCTAAATAAAGACGCCCAGAATAATTTCGCTCTTTTTTTTAGTTTCTCGATTCTCCGCGCTTGAGTTCCAAGCGTCGGTTGAAGTCTGCCCTTGCGCGCTTCCTCCGGTTCTTTACCGAAGGCTTCTCGTAGCCTCTACGCTGGTAGACTTCCTGTATGATGCCCTCATTCCTCACCTTCTTCATGAACCGCTTGATCATTCTTTCCGGCGATTCGTCCTTCCGGGGAGCCACCTCTACGTGTCTTGCCCGAACAGGTTCGTGCGAGGAATCCTTGCCCTTCTTCATCAAATCACTTACTTTCGGCCGGCTGCGGCCTTCTTGGCCATTCCCTTGGCGCCGTACTTCTCGCGACCGATCGAGGCCGCCAGAGCACCGGCGTTCTTCACGCCCTTCTTGTGCGCGAGCTTCCCCTTCAGCTTCTTGAAGCCGATGTGCTTCTCGTCGACCGAGGTGTTGGGCGGGGTAGCGTCTTCCTTCACCTGACCGAGGCCACGGCGCTGGAAGTCGTAGTAGTGCATGGCCGCTTCCCAGATGTTCGTGGGGACGGCAACGGGCTGGGGAACGAGGGCTGCCCAGGCGCTCGACGGATCGGGAGAGAGCTCCTCGGAGATCATCTGGCCGATGGCCTGCCGAAGGGCCGACTCCATCTTCGTACCATAGATACGGTCGTCGATGCTGTGCGGGGTGTTGGTGTAGGGACCGAAGTTGGCGGCACCCTGCGAACGGTAGAGGTTGAAGCCGCCCAGGGCAGGAGCGAAGTCAAAGTTCTTGTCGACGATCTGGCCGTCGGCGCGGTGTTCCGCCTCCGCGACCTTCGCCTTCTTCTTCTTCGCCTCGTTGATGGCCGTCTGAACCATGCCACGAAGCTGCTCTACGGTGATCTTCATCTACAGAGGCTCCTTGTCTAAATAGACCAGGCTTGAAATCTTACTTCTTTTCGGGGATTATTCCATGCCAAGCATCTTGATGAGGGCCGCCCAGGCGCCTTCATTGGCCAAGATGTCGTAGTCTTCCGACCACCCGGTCATGTAGCCACGGCCCGAGGGGTTGGTCTTCCCCAGTCCCTGGCCGAATCCAGATCCGACCACCTGCATGAGGACCGAGGGGAAGCTGTCGAAGTCCGTCAGCTCTTCTTCCGAGGGGGGTTCTTCGCCCTGGTCGTGCTGGATCGTCTTCTCGAGCTCGTCGTCTGAAGAGTCTTCCCAGTGATCTGGATCGAGGACGGCAGGTTCTTCCACGGGAGGGACCAGAGGATCTACCACGGACTCGTTGTAGGAACCGAGGGTGTCCATGAACGACTCGTCGTCGTCCGTCTTCTTCTTCGGATTGACGGCCCAGTCTCCGCCCATGCCGGGGGCGACGTTGCCGAGCTGCTGGCCACCCTTTCCCGACTGGGTGAAGTTCATCGGAGTGCCCGATGCTTCCTCGAAACCAGACTTGGCGGTGACACCCTTGCCCTTCGCCGTGAGGGGACGGACCAGGGTGCGCATCTTTCCCTGACCACGTCCCTGGCCGGTGCCGGAGAACCGCGGGGCCGTCAAGGCTCCGCCGTCGTCATCACGGTCGTAGGGGAAGTCCTTGGGCTGAGCCTGGGGCTGCCACTTGTAGGCCTTGCCGACGTAGTCGGCGTCCGGACGGCCCATGGCACCGATCCATCCCGAATACGGAGCCTCGAGGATCGTGTCCAGACTTTCGATGTACTCGTCGAGCCTCACCTATATTATACCCGGCGATCCAACGCCTTTCGCTGAGCCTCGAGCTGCTTGAGGCGGGCTTCGTCGATCTGTTCCTTGGCGGCCGGCGGGGTCTCCCCGTCCAGGTTTCGCTTGACAGCGCTGAAGTTCACACCCATCTTACCGAGCATCTCCAGCGGGACGCCTTCCTCCCCGTAGAGAGCCTGGGTCTCGCCCTGGGCGGAACCTCCAGCCGACTGCTCCGGGAGAGCGGGACGGGTCCCTTCGAACATCATGGCCAGGTTGGGATCTCCACCTGAAGCCCGTTCGATGGCACGCCGCTGGGCTGCCTGGGCCGCGACGCGCGGGTCCTGAAGAGCCTGCTCGGGATCTTCCCCGTAGACGTCCGCCAGCTGCTTGCGACGGATCGCCTCGGTCTGAGACTGCTTGCCACGGACCAGCGGGCTCTGGTGGTAGATGCCCTTGTGGTCGTTGGCCATCGCCTTCGGAGTCTCCTCCTCCCAGTCCTCCTCGTTGTCGCCCTGCATGAGCTCTCGGAGGTTGGTAGGATTCCCCTTGTGGACGTGTCCAGCCTTCGGACGTGACACCGGGGTGACCGCGGCACCTGCCACCTCGGCCATCACCTTCTTCAGGTACTTCTCAGCGAGCGCCTCTGCGATCAAGGAAGGGAGGATCTTCGTGACCTCCTCCTTGATGATCATGCGGATGGCACCGCGGAGCTCTTCCATCGAAATCTTCATCTATCACCTCGGCAAGACGATGTCGTTCAGGGCGCGGAAGATCCGGTCTTCCTTCTTGAAGACGCGGTGGGGCTCGAACTCCACCCTCTTCCCCTCTGCGAAGAGGTAGGCGCCCGGGGTCGAAGGCTCCGAGACCATGTCCCAGCAGATGATCTGGTAGTCGTCCTGGACGACGTCGTGACCCTCGTTGGTCTTCTCGGTGGAACCGACGCCGCGGCTGCTGATGCCGAGCTTCACGCCGGCTTCCAGCAGGCCCGCCAGGATCTTTCCCGAGGGCAGGCTGTCCAGCACCTCGACCCGACCCATGACGTTGTTCCCGTCCCACCACATCTCACGGACGACGTGGCTGACGTTCTTCAGGCTGACCGAGGAGCTCTCCGGGTGGTCGCACTCGCCGACGGCGCGGGACTCCCGGACGGCCTTCTGGTAGTTCTCCACCTCACGACGGAGGATCTCCATCGGGTAGATGCGCTTGTTCTGGTTGAGCTGGTTCGCCTTCTGGATGATGCCGGTCAGCATCAGCTTGCCCTGGTTCTTTTCCCGGGACTCCTTGATGACGTCCGAGTTCGAATCGACGGCGATCCACTCACGGAGTAGCTGCTTGGTCTGCATTAGGAGATCTTCCTGTACTTCTTGACCAGGACCTGCTTCAGCAGGCTGATCTGGAGAGGGGTGAGGTCGGCGACCATCTCGTCCACGCCGTCTTCCTGCTTCTCCAGGTAGCGGTCACGGTTCATGACGGCCTTCTCGAGCTCGTCCATCCGGTCGAGGATCCGCTCCTGCACCTGGATGAGGTCGGCCCGGAAGAGCTTGGACTCGGCCGGATCGCACTTGGTCAGCGCCACCTTGGCCTGGTCGGAGAGCTCGATCTTCGGGACACCGTGCTCGATGTAGAGAGCGATCGGTTCGACGGCCGACTGGCCGACGGTGGCCGAGAACGGGAGGTAGGTCTTCCCACCGCCGGTCGCGGACTTGATCCCGCCCATCTCCTTGATCTTCACCTTCTTGCCGACGGCCTTCTGGATCGCGCCGAGCGCGTCCTTCAGGACCTTCTCGGTCTTCTTGTCGATGTTCTTCTGGAGACCCTGGAACTTCTTGTCCGAGGTCAGGGCCTGCTTGCTGAGACGGGTGATGTACTCGTCCCAGTTGGAGCCGGTCTTTTCCTCGTGGAAGAGGGACTCGTTCACCAGCAGCCCGATGGCCGCCTGGAGAAGGGCGAGACCTTCCGGTCCGTCCGCCGCGATCTCCTTGGCGTCCGGGGAGACGGTGACAGCCACGGACTCCTTCTTCGGAGCCGGAGCCTTCTTCTTGCCGGCGTCGGTACCCTTTTCCTTGGCGGCCGACTTCTCCTTCTCGGCCCGCTTCTTCGGGTCCTTCAGGAGCCGGTCGACTTCCTTGCGCAGGCGCTTGAGCTTCCCCGGGTCCTTCGGCGGGAACCGGCTGAGCTCCGCCTTCTTGGCACCCACCTTGGTCGGGAAGTTGCCCACCGCCTTGGACGGCTTCTTCTTGCCCTGGTTCGGGGAGTACAGCACGTAGCCGCCGCCGCCCGCCTTCTTGCGGACGACTTCCTTCATCTTGTTCCGGACCATCTCTCGGACGGTGTGTTCCTTGACCTGGTCTCCGAACTGCACGTAGTTCCCCTCGTCGAGGAGCTTGCAGGTCGACTCGGTCAGGCCGTCGGTCATCGACGAGAGGTAGGTGAGGACCATCCCGTGGGTCAGCTCGGGATCGAGAGCGATCGCCTCGTCCACCTTCGCCTTCCGCTTCTTGATGCCCATGGGAACGGTGTAGCCGCCACCGACCCCGCCGACAGAGTTGCCACCGCCGCCGGAGCCCATCTCTTCCAGATCTTCCTTCTTACTCATTGCTCGAAAGCTCCTCAGCCAGCTTGTGGAAGAGCATCATCTCTTCGATGACGGACTCGTCGAGACGGGAGACATCCAGCTCAGAGAGCTTCTTGGCCGCCTCCACGTAGCGCTGCTTCATGACCTTGTCTTCCTGGACTTCCTTCATCTTGTAGGACTTGACCAGGGTCTGAGCGATGCGGTTCTTGTCCTCGACCAGCTTCTTCTTCAGGTCGGTGGAGTGTTCCGTGACCAGCGCCCGGACGTACGTCTCGAGGAGGGCCTTCTGCCCGCCGGAGAGAGAGTTCCCGTACTTCTCGTTGAAGCGCCGGGAAGCCATGGCGTTCACCAGGTCGTCGACCTTCTCTTCGAACGGCTGGTCCGGCTTCGGCGGGGTGGAGGTCATCCACGCCACCATGCCGTCTTCCAGCTGGATCGCCTGGAAGTTCTCGGAGAGACGCTTGCCGCGGTGGCTGTCGATGTAGAGCTGGATGCTGGCGAGGAGCCGGTACTCGGGCAACCGGTGCTTGTCGAAGAAGTCCCGGCCGAACGTGTAGTTCAGCTCCTTGATGAGGTTGCTCTTCTTGGAGTCGAGCTTCTTGGAGTCGGCGTTGGAGGCCTGACGGGCCACTTCACCGAGGATCCGACGGGCGGTCTCGCTGGTCACCCCACGGGTGTCACGGATCGCCCGGAACAGCTCGAGCTCCTCGGCCAGGGGTTCACCGTCGGAGAAGTACCGCTCGGTGATCTCCACCGTTTGGTTCGCCCCTTCCTTGTCCTGGTCGACGAGCTGTGAGCCGAGACGGCGCACGAGGAACTCGTACACCAGTCCGGAATTACGCTTCTTGTTGTGCTTGAAGGCCATATTGAGATGTCCTCTGGGTTTAGGTTCTAGGTCTAATTAGGAACCCAGACCGTCTTCTACTTCTTCTTGTCCAATTCTCGGGCCTGATCCATGGTCCGACGGATCGTCTCGTCGATCTCCTTGGTCCTCTGGATGGAGTCCTTGAGCTTCCGGTCGATGACGGACTCCGACCTTTCGTCTTCGCTCAGATAGACCCGCTTCCCGATCTGCCGGGCGATGCTGTCCGAGAAGGGACGGTTGATCAGCCTCTTGAAAGCCCGCATGTCATTGGGATCGCTGGCGGTCTGCTTCTTCCGACCGAAGACATGGGTGTGGAGGTTGGTCGACGGGTTGAAGAGGTCGTGCCCCTTTCCCGTAGACATCATGGCGTCGTTCCCCTCGGAGCCCTTGTTCTTCTTCTCGTCCTGAGGTTCCAGCTTCTTGAAGCCGACCCTTGGGTTCTGGCAGCAGGTCGCCTGGGCCGGGTTGAAACCCTTGTTCCAGGGGTAGCTGTGGCCGCAGGTCATGCACTCAAGTCCCCAGCCCTTGTCCTTCTTCTCGGGGAGGACTTCCTTCTCCTCCTCACCAGAGAGGTCGGAGGGTGACGTCCTGTAGGGCGTACCGGCTACACCTTCCGTGGGTGGAGCCTCCTCGGCGCCACCTCCGGGTTCACCTCCGAGCGTGGTGGGAAGCTCCCCCTCGCCAGGAGTCTCTTCCCCACCTTCCGGCGGGGTCTCGCCACCCGCGCCGCCGCCCGGCGGCTGGTTCTCGGTCGGAAGCTGCATGGCTTCCAGGGTGAGGTCCTCGAGCTTGTCGGCCCGCTTCCCTTCCATGACCGCCTCGATCTCGTCGTCCGAGAGGTCGAAGATCTTCTTGTAGACGGTCTTGCGGTCCAACATGCCCTCAGTGGCCGTGCCGGCGATCTCGAACTTGGTCCTCCAGAGCTCCAGCTTCTGCTGAAGGGCGATGGAGGACGGGTTCGCCATCTTGATTTCGAAGTCCACCAGGTCTTCCCCGGAGTACCCGAGGAGGAAGAGGTGGATGATGGCGATCTTGTTCAGCTCGGAGATGATGATCTTCTGGATGCGCTCGATGGTGCGGGCGAACCGGACGTCCTGCTGGGCCAGCGTGGCCTTGCTCCCGATCTCTCCCTCGTAGCCGAGGTACGACTTCGGGATCTTCAGGGCCGCGAAGAGCTTGTTCTGGATGTACTGGACGTCGTCGATATCGCCCGTGAACTGGCCGCCGGCGAGAGTCTCGATCTTCGAGCTCTTGTCGCCGCGGGTCGGGATGAAGTAGTCCTCGTCGACCGAGAGCGGGTTGTACCGCAGGTCCACTCGACCCGTGGTGGGGTCGACGACCTGGGTCCGGCGCAGACGGGTCTTGATCTGCTCCATGAACGACTCGATGTCGGCCGGAGCGACGTTGCCCACGTCGATGTAGAACACGCGCCGCTCGGGCGAACGGACGATGCGGTACACCAGCATCGCGTCCTCGATGAGGATCAGCTGCCGCCAGATGCGGCGGGCCGGCTCGATGATGGACGCGCCGTAGGGGAGGAAGTTGTCGTTGCCCAGGAGCCGGAAGTGGATGACCTGCCAGTTCTCCAGGATCATGTTGCCCTGGGTCAGCCAGCGGAACCGGACGGCGAACGGGTCTTCCTTGTCGTACCCCTCCTCACGCTCGATCTCGTTGATCGGGATGGGGAGCAGGTTCAGGATGCCGTTGGACTCGGAGGCGTCCACGAACAGGACGAAGTCGCCATACTTGCAGAGGTTGCGGGTCCAGCTCCAGGCGTTGAACTCGAAGTTGAGGATGTCGAAGAACAGGGTCTCCAGGGTCTGCTTGATCTCCTGGTTCTTGCTGACGATCTTGATGGTCTGCCCGTGCTCGTCGAAGGAGGTGACCTCGTCACCGTAGATGTCCAGAGCGGAGGCGATCTCCGGGGTGAACTCCATCTCGGAGTAGTCGGCGTAACGGGCGAGACGCTCGTACTGGCCGTAGCTGGCGAGCGAATGGACGTAGAGGGAGCTCAGCTCCTTCTTATAGGCCCTCGCGGTTCCACGCGGCTCATTGAGCTTCTCACCGGCAGCGATCTTGTGACGGACGACGGGGCCTGAACGGAAGAGCCTGGTGAGGCGCTTCCACATGTTCTCGGGCTCTCTCGTCTTTGTCTGCAGCTCAGGCATGTCTTATCCCTTCAAGATCCAGCTATAGTCTTCGACGATCCCGTTCGGCAGGGTGATCTTCATCTTGCGCGGATCTGTCTGTCCACCGCCAAAGATTCCCAGGGCCTGCTGGCGTGCGATCTTCGGGTCCTTGTTGGCTCCCGGAATGTCGGAGTTCAGTGTCGTGGTCTTCGACATGGCGTTCATCAGCTTCTTGTTCACCTCTTGGGTGGCGAAGCTGGGACCCATGACGGTGTCCCTTACCCAGGCCGCGATGGCCCCGGACATCACCAGGTCGTCGTTGTAGCCCTTCATGGCTTCCGGACGACCGTTGTTCCAGATGAACGTGCGGAGCTCCTGAAGGAAGCGCCGGCTCCGGATGACCATGCTCCGAGTGCGGATGTACTCCTCCAGCTTGTTGCAGATGAGCGGGCGGGTGCGCTGGGAGGTGGTGAACCCTGGGATGAGGTCAGGATCGTGAATCCCGAACAGGGTGTTGACCGCCTCACCGGGCTTCTGGTCTCCGCGGCGGGAGTAGTACACGTTGGGGTAGCATGCCAGGCGGACGTGTTCCAGGCAGGCCAGACCGACCTGGTTGTTCTCGATCACCAGCATGGCATTGCCGTAGGTCTCACCCATCTTGCAGAGGCTCTTGGCGAACTGGTCGGGCGGGACCTTGGCGTAGTATTCCGCCACCTGGCTCATGTTCCTGAGCTCGAAGATGTGGGCGGCCGAGTAGTCCTTGCCGTCACCTCGGGCAACGTCGGCCGTGATCAGGTAGGTGTTGCCGGAGTCGTACGGCCACCAGACATGGAGGGCTCGATCTTCGAGCTCCATGCTGATCGGCGGGAGGACGCCCTTCTCGATCTCTTCGAGACGTTCGCCGGTGATGACGGTGTCGCCCGAGGCGTTGAAGTTGCACTCGAGCTCCTGGGCCACTTCTCGGGGACCCATGTTCGCCGACTTGACTTCCTTCCTGAACCAGGAAGAGGTCTTGAAGCCGGGACGGAGAGGGTCGTCCTCGAGATCGACGACGTGTTCCGGGTGCCGCCACCACATGAGACGGGTCGGGTTGAAGTCGTTCTCGCCGGTCTCGGCGTCCGTGTAGAGCTGGTGGTACTTGTTGCCGACGCCGTTCGGGGTCGACAGGATGATGGCGCGGCCGCCGGCCTGCACGACCGGGTAGATACCGGTCCAGAGGTCATCGAAGCCGGGGATGAAGGCCGCCTCGTCGACGATCATCAGCGAGACGGCTTCTGAACGGCCGGCGTCACCTGATGTTGCGATGGAGTGGATGCGGGAGCCGTTCGTGAGTTCGATCGACTTGACGTTGTCCGAGATCTGGTCCGCCAGGACGAGCCACTTCGGGAGCTTCTTGAAGGCGGTACGGACCTTGCGGACGATGTTCTTGGCGGTCTCATCCTTGGAGGCCATGACCACCACGTTCTTGTCGCGGTGGAAGAGGATGAGCCAGAGGGCGTAGGCGGCGGTGACTTCGGAGATGCCGAGCTGGCGGGCCTTCAGGATGACGTTGAAGCGGTTCTTGAGGTAGTCCCGGATCAGGTCTTCCTGGTAGTCGAAGAGCGCAAACGGGATGAGCCCGCGGACCGGGTGCTGGATCCGGACGTACTTCTTGATGAAGTAGACCGGGTCCCGCCCGCAGCGGATGATCTCATCCCTGATTGTGTTCTTCGTCGCCAAGGTGTGATCCTTAGACGTCGAGCTCGTACATGTGCCAGGCGATGTAGTAGTACCGCTCGTTGAGCGACACCTTCTGCACCGTGTAGTCGGCCTTGTCCTTGATTTCCTTGAGCTTCAGGTCCCTCTTGGCCCGCTTCTTGAACTCCTTCTTGAGCGAGCTGACGTAGGCCTTCTGAAGCTTGTGGCAGGTGTCCTGGACCTCGGCCATGCGCTGGGGCAGGTGCATCTCGAACATCGTCACCTGGACCCGCAGAACATCCCCAAGGAAGTCCACCTTGTAGGCGCAGGAGGGGTGACGACCGTCGACCCTCTCGTCCTCGACGATCTGCTTGATCGTCTGGAAGGTCTGCATCGGCTCCCGGACGTCGTTGTACTCTGTGACTTCGAAGCTCTCGGGCTTGTTCATTTTCTTGAATGCTCCCAGATGCTTAGATGCATCTCTAGCTAAGTAGAAGACTTCAAGAAAAAAGAGCTGACTTTCGAGAAGTCTTTACGATATCTTTTCGGCGAAAGCCTTGAGCTGTTCTTCGTTAGGACGCCATCCGTCCTTCCAACGCTGCTCCCGGTGTTCGATGAACTCGATGAAGCAGTTCATGCAGACTCCGTAGTCGTAGAAAGACATCGTGGACTTGTGTCCCTTCATGGGAAGGCTGCACTGGGGACACCAGGCGGGTACGCGGAGGTTGTGATGGTCGCTCACTTGATCACCCAGAATGTAAGATGGCCCAGGTGCTGGTTGCCCCTGTCGTCCTGCAGCTGGAGCCTCGCCTGGGCGACGCCGTCAGCCGTGTTCTCGTCCACGAAGAAGACGCAGTTCATCTTCCGGCCCCACTTCTTCAGCTCGAAGCGCATGGGCTTGCCGTCGGAGTCTACCAGTGTCATTTCAGAGGAATGGCTGTTCTTGAAGTGCCGAGGAGAGAGAACCACCTTGAACTCGAAAGACCCGAGCTCAGCGTAGGTCTCTCGAAGACTGTAGACGACGAAACGATCTGAAGGCTTGGTCGGCATCTACTTCCTCTGGAAGGGTCTCCACTCGAAGGAGATCCCATAGTACTTGTCGACGGTGTTGTTCAGACCTAGCCAGACGTGCGGTCCCAGAGTGAACTGCATGAACTGGTAGTTGAGACCGAGACCGACCAGGGCGCCGACTCCGGACTGGTTCGTCCCGGCTCCCAGGTCGACGGCTACCCCGATGTGCTCGTACCACTTGGGCTGGAGCACGTATGGGTTGACGGACGTGACGGCGATGTCGATGCCGATGTTGTCTTCGGAAGAGGTGGCGTAGGTGTGCCACGCCTTGGTGCTGTCCTGTGACAGGGCCAGGGTGAGCTTGAGTGGTCTCCCCTGCGTCAGGCGTACCCATGCCTGGGGCGGATTGGTGAGCGTCCACCCGTCCACCTTGATGTAGCCGAAGTCCTCGTGGAAGTCCACCTTCTCACGACCCTTGGCGATCTCGATGGGATTGGTGGGCGGATTCTTGGGATCGATGGGAACGGGAGTCTGGGTCGCCTTCGCCAGTCCCTCGTAGTTCTTCTTCCAGGTGATCACCAGCTGGGTGGCGTCCAGAAGCTGCTGCTTGGCCTTCTTGACCTGATCCTCCAGCTCCTTGACCTGAGTGTCCCTCGAGTCCAGGGTTCCCTGGATGTTCTTGGTCTGCTCCGTCAGCTTGGTGTACAGACCCTTCTGGATCTCCAGGGTCTTGTCCTTCTCGGCCAGCTGGTTCTGGAGGGCGACGACTTGGTTGGCATGGACGTGCTGCTGCCAGGCCAGGGCGATCACCAGGGCGATGATGGCCGCCGTCATCACTCCGAAGAGTGTGAGGAGACCCTTGGTCCTGGCTTCCATCTACTTCTTCGCCGCGGCGGCGTCCGTGGCGTTCGGATCGAGCTTGACCGCCTCCACTCCCGGGACCGGATCACCGCCGTACTTCCGGTCGGTGTACCGGCGACCGACGTAGGCGCCCAGGGTGGGTGCCAGGATCGCCGCGATGGACGATCCGTCGATCGTGCCGCAGTCGAACGTCCGACCAGCGACAGCGATGGTCACTCCCGCGAGGAGGACCTTGATGAGACAGAACGCGAAGCCTACGACCGCGAGGGTCAGGATCGCGTCCTTGTTGCCCGAAGAATTTCTCAACATCCAAAACATGCTCCGTCTTCCTTTCAGACCTCGATGTGCGAGTAACCTTCCTCGTCCGTCGTGATCTCGATGATGTTGTCTACCATGTCCTTCATCGACTCGATGTGGCTGATGACAATCACGTGTTCGAATACCGTTCTTAGGTAGTCGAACATACGGCCTACAGACTCTAGATTCTTAGGATCGAGCTTCCCGAACCCCTCGTCGATGATGAACATGTTTGTCTTTGGCAGGTTCGAGATCGAGAGCAACGCGGTCCGGATGGCGACCGAGGCCAGCATCTTCTCTGCGCCACCGCCAAGCTCCAGGATGCGGGGCTTGTACTCCCCGTACTGAAGGTAGAGGCGGATGCTCTGCTCCTCGGGGTCGTGTTCGATCACCACGCCGAAGTCCGCCGAGTTCCCGAGGATCTTGTTGATCTCCTCGTTGATGACCGGCAGCTTCTGCGTCAGGATGTCGTACGCGATCCCGTCCTTGCCCATGGCCGAAATGAAGTGTTCGAAGGCCGTGCAACGGTCCTTGACGTCCTGCAGGATCGAGAGCTCGGCTTCCAGCTTCGCCAGGATGGTCTCCTGGCCGCCACGCTCGTGGTTCAGCTCGTTGAGCCGACCCTGCATCTTGGAGCCGGACCGTTCCTCCGCCTCCTTCTCTTCGACCAGCTGCCCGATCTGTTCCTCCAGCTCCTGGTTCCGGAGGAGAGAGGCCTGCGCCTCCGCTGCCCGGTCGATCTCCGCCTGGGCGTTCACCTTCTTGGCCTCGAAGTCCTTGACCTTCAGGCTCAGGTTCTCCAGCTCCAGCTTCCCGTTCTTCTGTTCGGCCAGCAACATGGCCCGACGCTGGATCTTGCTGAGCTCCTCGGTGTATTGCTTCGAGAGCGGCTCTACCTTCTTGTGCTCTTCCCGGAGGGCGGCCTCTTCCACCCGTATCTCGGCGAGGTCCTCTTCCCACGAGGGGATCTTCTTCTGGGAGTTGAAGGCGTCCACCAGGAACTTGCACTCCGGGAACTGGTCCCCGCACGGGACTTCCTTCAGGAGCGGGAGCTTCTTCTTGTGGAGCTGGAGGGTCTGCTCTGCCTTCTCACGTCGGCTCACGACCGGCTGCAGCTCGTTCCTGATGTCCAAGTAGCGGTCCGAGGCCGCCTTGAGCTCCGCCAGGTTCGTGACCTCCACGATCTTGGACAGTCTGGTCTCGTAGTCCAGCAGCTCGGCCTGCTTGGCCGAGATCTTCTCGCGGAGCAGCACCAGGCTCCCGTTGGCCGCCTTGATCTTGGCCTGCGCCTGCGCGAGCGTCTCCGGGTGTAGGTCCACCTTCACCTTTTGGGAACTGAGAGACACTACCTGGTCGTTCAGGGCCTTCTGCTGGGCCTTGGACTTCTCCATCTCCAGTTCCAGCAAGGTGATCTCACCAGAAATGGTGGCCGCCCGGGAACGGTACTTGGCGACGTGCTCCTGCACCCCGGAGTCTTCCAGGTTGCCGAGCTTGGTGTACCACTCACGGGAATCGTCCTTCGCCTTGAGACCCTTCAGCTCGAAGATGTCCAGGTCGAGGAACTTGTAGAGGATCTTCTTCCGGTCCGTCTCCTTGCAGTTGATGATGTCCATCGTGTTGACCTGCGAGGTCAGGCTGGTCAACATGAAGTCGTCATAGTTTCCGAGACGCTGGCGGATGTTCCGCTCCGTTCCCGGACGCAGGTCGGCGTTCAGGGACTCCTTCACGCCCTGTGGATCGGTGACGTAGAAGTCGCAGGACGTCTTGCCCCACTCCTTCTCGTCCCCGTTGAACTTCATCTTACCGTACTTGACGCGGTCGATCTTCCGCTCGATGCTGTAGTTCTTGTCCTCCGCCGTGATGTCGGCAACCATGGACGCCACGTCCTTGTTGTCGTTGATCATGTGGAGGTTCTTCGAGACGTTCTTCGTGACCTTGTCGTACAATGCCTCCATGATGACGTCGATGAAGGAGGACTTGCCCTTGCTGTTCTCGGCGAAGATGCCCGTCAGGCCCTTGATGTTGTTGAAGTCCACGACGTTGTTCTCGCCGTAATTGAACATGTTGGACCAGAGGATCGCGTTGAGTCGCCAGGAGATGTTCCGAGCGCACTCGTCCTCCTGCTCGAAGCTCACCTGGTACTTCCGGTTGAGCTCCAGGCAGAGCTCTATGTGCTTTTCGCCGATCCCATGGCGCTTCAGCCAGTCCCTCAGGAGCCGTTCCTGGACCGCAAGCTGACGGAGGTTCTCCGTCCCGATCATCTTCTTGCCGACTTTCGTCTGGTCCATGGCCACATGGCCAGCTGAAAGGGTGATGACGTCGTGCGGGTTGTACCGCTTCCGGACCTGGCGCTCGATCTCCTTCTGTTCCACCAGGGTGAGCTGGCGGGGAGGGCTGACTCGGATCCTAGCGTTGGCCTCCAACTCGATCTCGGGGAGCTTCAGCTCCTCGTCGAGCTTGACCGTGTAGAACTTCCTGGCTCCGGACAGGAAGACCGGGAAGGTCTTGTGGTTGTCCTTGTCCTCGATGTCCCAGACCAGGAAACCCTTGTTGATGTCCTCACCGAAGTTCTGCTGGATGAGAGAGCCGGCGTAGCCGACCCGCTTCTCCTGGTCCATGAACTGCTGCTTGTGGATGTCTCCCATGAGCACGTAGTCCAGACCCTCGAAGATCGAGAGGTCGTGTTCCGTGTGGGTCATCCGCCAGTTCGAGTCCGTGAGACAGCGAGCGATCGACCCGTGGAACAGGCCGATGTTCGTGCGCTCCTTATACTTGGCCCACTGCTCGGGGGTCGGGTAGTTCTCTGAGTCACCGATGCCGAAGACCCAGAAGTTGAATGGGTCGTCCTCGTGCTTTAGCTGGACCTCGACGAGTCCGCTCTTCTTGTGGAGGTGGACGCGTTCGTCTCCGATGGAGTCCACGATCGGGGTGATCGCGTCCTGCCGGTCGGAGTTCATGAGGTTGAGGTCATGGTTGCCGAGGATGATGTGGTACGGCGCAATCTCGATGACCTTTCGGATGTGCTCCGAGGTCATCTCTACGAACTCCGGTGAGATCTGTGTCTTGGTGTGGGCAGTGTCTCCTGTGTTCACCACCAGGTCGGGCTTGAGTTCTTCGAGCTTCTTGTACAGGTTGTCGAACACACGACGGTAGTCCTGGTGGAACTTCAGGTTCCGGATGTGGACGTCGCTGATGTGGGCGATTCTCAAGCCATCACCCTCATCTTCAGGATATCGAGCTCATTCCTGACGAGCATGGCGGACTTCTTCCGCTCTTGAAATTCTGTCTTGGTCATGGCTCCAAGGTCCTTCTTCCCTCGGGTGCTGATGTAGCGGCACCCGATTCCGTATGAGAGGAAAAGTTCTATGTACTGCAGCTGACGCTTGAAGGCGTCCGCGTCCATGGCAAAATAGACGTCCACCCCGCTGAGGACGATCTTCCGGACGAGCGACTCCGGCAAGATGGTTCCCTGGAGGATCGTCGCGTTGTCAGATGCGACGAAGGCGTCGAACGGACCTTCAGTGACGACAACAGGTTGGGTCCAGTCGACTAGGTAGTCGTTCCAAACGATGTCCTTGCACTGGTGCATCGGATACGGCTTGTAGCGATAGGGCTCATGGTCATAGAATGTCCGGCCCACGCAGAAGTTCAGCTCGCCATACTCGTCGAAGCTTGGGATGATGATGCGTCCCGCCATCTCCCCGTTCTCACAGTAGCCCAGCTTCCACCGGAGCACGTCGGAGAGGTCCAGGCCCCTCCGCCCCATGTAGGCCATGGCCTGCTTGTAGTAGGGGCTTCTGGAGGTCACTGAGAGGGACTTGAACTCCGGTGGGAGAGCCGGAGGGTCGTACACCTTCTCCGGTACGTCGATGACCATACACCGGCGAGAACCGACGCGGGTGTCCTCCATCTCCTCGAGATATTCCTGGGAGGCCTTGGTCTTGCCACGGACCGTGAGGAGCCGATAGATGTTCCGGCCCTTGAACCCGCAGCTCCAGCAATTGAACCAGTCTGTCTTCAGGTTCACACTGAGCTGGCCCATCGGCCTGTTTCGCGGATTCCCGTGTCCGATCGGAGGATCCGGACAGAAGAATACCACCTCGTCGCCCTTGACCTCTCCCTCTTGACGGAGGGCGGTCCTCAGGGCGGCGAGCTTAACTTCTTGGCGCATGCTGACAGAATTTCTTCCTGAGCAGGTAGCCCGCTCTAGCAGTAATGTAGGCGTCTGCCATATCATAGCAATATGGCTGGGGATTGTCATTCCGGTTCAGTTCGATGGGGAAGTCCTTCTCGTGAGCCCGCACCCAGTTCAGGGTGAGCTCCTTCTTGTCCCCGCCCTTGGGGATGATCAGTCCCTGGGTCTTCATGTTCGCCTTGACGGTCGACGGGTGGATCGCGCCGATGTGACCAACCCCCCGCCACTGGCACCAGATCATCCAGCACACCATGGCGTTGAACGCGGCCAGGCGCATGATGGTTCCGGCGTTCGATCCCCCGCCAGAGAAACCGGCGAGCTTGTCTTCCACGAAGTGGCAGTCGCCCTCCGGGTCCGAGTACTTGTCGAACATCTCCTCGACGAACTCTCGCACCCGATCCGCCTTGTAGTTCAGGACCGAGGCCTTGTCGTCGAACACGTCGTCCGCCTTGCGGAGGTCGCAGTGATGAGACGAGACCCACTTCCCCGCGTTGGTGAACGCGGAGAATCCGACGATAGCCGTAGACACATCCCACCCGTATATCACGGGATAAATAGTGTTCTCTGTTGGTCTAAAAGTCCATACGTAGGCGAATGAGGAGCTTGTCCTTTTCGCGCTTACGGATGGGAGAGGCGAGCTTGGCGACGGCGACGAGCTTGTGGTCCTCGTTGTAGATTCCGACCGCGGAGATCCAGGTGGTCGGAGGAGAGTTCTTCACCATGTGCTTGTTGTAGAACTGGCTCTTCGGGTCCATGTTGAGAGAGCTGAACGTCGGGTTGTTGGACCCGTTCGCCTTGCCCGCTCCGATCCTGCACTGGAAGACCTTGGTGGTCAGCTTCTCCTGGCCGGAGAACGCGATCTGGAGGGTGTCCGGGAACGCGAGGCTGGCGTCTCGACCGATGGCTCCGAAGTCGAAGAAGCTGGGGTCCGTGATGACGATCAGGCCCTCGTTGTAGAACACGTTGCCGACCTTGTTCCACCTCAGGCCGGTGAAGTTCTCTCCAGAGACCTGCCGGGTCATAGAGCCGGAGACGTACAGGCGACCATGCCCGTCGTCCTGGACCACGCGCTGGATGCCCTTGTTCATGTAGGCGTTGCAGACCATGTACACCGAACCGGTGGCGATCTGTCTGCCGTAGAACATGGACGGGACGTGGACGATCCTGAAGAAGTCCACCTCGTCATCGATTCTGGTCAGGGTCCCGATGGAGTTGGGATTGTCCACCGGCTGCCAGGTCGGTGAGACCGGGAGGGCGATGTTGAAGTTGTGGAAGTCCCCATGCAACGGGCTGGCTCCGAACCCGTAGTCGAAGGCGCCCGATCCCTGGACGTACGGGTGGGCGTGCCCCTGCGGTCCGTCGTTGAACCTGGCGTAGTGGACGAAGGTCGGATCCGAACCGGAGGTGAGGTTCACCTGGTTCCAGGTCCCAGAGACCTGCGCCTGGGTCAGGGCCCGGCTCCAGATCCTCGAGTCGTAGATGTACCCGAAGTAGGAGTTGAACGGGAAGAGGGTCGAGGCCGTGAAGGAGGATGTCCCCACGCCGGTGACCGACGAGCTGGTGATCAGCTCAGACCCCACCACGAGGAACCCCGATGCTGTCAGAGGAACCGCGAGCGTACCCGTATAGGCGTACGTACCCGCGCTACCGGTGTTGATGTAGAAGGACGCCGAGGACCCGTTGGCCACGAACAGGCAGTCTGCCCATACGCCACGTTGAAGCGCCACGGAGGAGGTCAGGATGGTCGCCCCGTCCGAGAAGGCCAGCTGGCCGGTGGAGCCGGTGATGTAGAACTTGAAGCGTCCCTTCTGGGACTGGAGGACAAAGTCGTTGCTGCCGGTCACGTGCATCGGCTTCGCCTGGACCTCCAGGGTGAAGCTTGAGCTGACCGTCGGCAGGAGGCTGCCGGAGAACGTGACGAACGATCCTGTGCGGGGAAGGGTCTGCCAGAAGAACAACGAGTAGAAGTCGTAGGACCCCGTGAAGTACTGGCTGTTGACCCGCGAGTAGTAGTCGAAGAGTCCGACGACCGGGTTGAAGTGCTCTTGGTACCAGTCGTCGCTGGTGATCAGGAAGTCTGCCGCGCCAGCGACCCCTCCGACGTCCGTGTTGCGGGCCTTGACGAAGTGGACGGAGCCGGTGGACGGGTAGCTGCCGGAGACGAAGATGACCTTGTCGATCGAGTTGGTGTCGACCGGGTCGAGGGGGTAGAGGTTGATGCCGGAGGGAGCGCCGTTGTAGACGTCAGTACGGGCGCGCACGCCTTCGTACAGGCTCAGTGAGCTGGACGGTCCGATGTTGCCGTGCCAGCCCGCCGAGCCCGAAGCAAGGACGATCCTGGGGGTGGTTGTTACGACCGCCCAAAGGATGTCCTTCTCTTCGAACTTGAAGTAGACGCTCACCCGGGAGCCCTCCCGGGCTTAATAGTCCAGCCGGATGCGGAAGATGCCCTCGTTGTCCGGGGACTTCGTGATGGGCTTGTTGACCTTCGCCGCCGCCAGCAGGTTGTCGTTCGAGTCGTACAGACCGATCGTCGTGATGTACGTCCTGGTCTGCAGGATGTTCGAACCCGACGTGACTCGGATACGCTGGTTGTCGTCCACGAAGGTGGGGTTGGAGGAGTAGTTGAACTCCGTGTTCTCTGCGCGGCAGAAGTACGCCGTGCTGAACAGGTTGGTCTGGTTGTGGAAGTTGATCTTGTCGATCACCTTGCGGAACCCGTCGACCAGCTGGTTGATCGAGGACGACGCCTCGGCCTGGTTCAGGTTGACGGTGCCGGACCACGTCTGCGACGCCGGGTAGGTGCCGTCCGGGATGATGATGACGCCGGCGTTGTACCACACCTGGCCGACTTCGGAGCCGGTGGCGTTGTACTTCAGCGGGGCGTAGTCTCCGCCCGGTCCCTGCTTGAAGCTGGTGGCCGCGCCGTCGTCCGAGCCGGAGAACTGTCCGGGGACGGCGGTCGTGTTGAACACCAGCGAGGTCGCTCCCTTCTTGATCTCGTCCTTCGAGATGTTGCGCTTCACCATGATGAAGAAGCACTCGGGCTGGGTCGTGTTGTTGATGACGAACTGCGCGTTCGGATCACCGAGCAGCGTGCTGGCCATCATGCGGTAGATCTTGATCTTCTCGTTCTGGGACGAAGAGACCGTGACCGGCAAGTTGAACAGCGAGCTGGTGTGGTAGCCGTACGTGAAGTCCATCAGGGCGGTGGACAGCGACGAGGTCGGGCTGGAGTCGTAGACCGACTCCCAGTACCCGCCGAGGTCTGTTCCCGCCGAGGCGGACGCGATGTTCGTGAAGAACTTCACGTTTAGGTCGTTGGCATAGATCGACGACGAGACCGAGACCACCTCGTTGATTGCCGAGATGACGGAGGCGACGTCGTGTGCCAGATCGAATGTCTTAAAGCTCACTGGGTCTTCTCCTTACGAAGTCGCGAACTCGACCACCGAGACCGGGACTCGGACCGAGAGGCCCGACTGCTGTCCGGTGACGACGACCGTGGTGTTGATGGTTCGGGGCTTCGCGACCTGGGCGCCGACCATCGTGTCGAAGATCTCGGTGGTCAGAGTCTGGACACGGAGGTTGAACGTGCACTGGGTGCCGCCGGCGGCGGTCTGGATCCCCGAGTCGGCCGGAACGATGTACTTCGCCGTGCCGAAGGGAGTGATCGAGACCGGGATCTGGTCGGAGACGAAGATGATGTCGTTGTCCAGCTCCACGGAGTAGTTCACGTCCACGATCTCGGCCGGGAGGATCGTCTGGCTTCGGGCGATCTGCTGACTGACGATGACCGAGACGCCACCGCCGACCGAGTCCGTCTGCTCCTTGAGGGTGACGGAAGACGGCTTCGACTGCATCTCGGGGAGGTACTGGAGCCGGGCGTTCCGGATGGTCACCAGCGGGTACTTCAGAGCGAAGTTCTCGTTGGTGAATGCCTCGAAGACGGGGGTGTCCAAGATCTTACGATCCTTGGAATCCGAGCCGGTCAGCTCGTTCCAGAAGCGGTAGTCGATCTCGTCATCTCCGCACCTCCAACGCACGATCGCGAAGCTGCCGTCGTTTCGGGCAAGCTTCTCTCGACCGAGGTCTGTGAGGACCGCGTCGATGAAGATCTCTCCACTGTTGTCCTGAAATCCCATCTCTTTTTCTCCTAGGGCTGAGATTAAGTATTCTTCTCAGCCCAAAATCGACTAAGACTACTTGATACCCTGCGGCATAAACACCTTCTTCGCCGTAGCCTTCAGGGACGAAGCGGTCTTCGGAAGGTTCTGGTTCGGGATCCAGTCCCGGAAGACTGGCGGCGGGGTCGGGTTCTTGCCCACCGGCTGCGGTCTGGCGGTCGGCATCTTCATGGAAGGTACCACCACCGCCACCTTCTGGTTCTCTACCCGGGTCTTCTGGTTGTTGTAGACCAGCTGGATCGGGTAGGTCTTGATCTCCCCCGTGTCCAGAGACTCCAGACGTACGTAGTACTGCGAGTTGTCCAGGGCGATGTTGCCGTTGGCCTCTCGGCCCGCGAAAGTGAAGGGAGCGTCGTTCGGGACAACCGTCTCCGTGTAGAACCTCCGGAACGGGTAGGTGGCGAACGCACCGTGAAGTTCCAGCTTCACTCCAGCCTGGCTCACGAAATCGACCCCATACTCACCATAGGTGTTGTAGTCCTGGTTCAGGCGGGTCGCCAGTTGGTCTGAGAGGGGGCTGTATTCGTTGTGCCTGGTGAAGGTCTGGGCCGCGTACACGTACCGGATGTGGTTCTTCTGGAAGAAGTCCACGTCCGTGTCGTAGAAGAGGACGTTCTCCGGTCCCCACTTGCTCCCGATCTCCATCCAGCCCGTCAGGTCCGACCCGTTCTGGTCCTGGAGCTTCCTGAAGAGGCGCATGTAGTAGATGTCCCGCTGCTGGTTCAGGGGGAGCTTGAAGTTCACCACGATCTGCTTCCGGGCGGAGTCCGGGCGGACCGTCATCTCGTCCGGAGGAGAGGGAGCGACGGTGTCCATGACGATGCCGTACGCCCAGGTCTTGCTCCATTCCCCGTTGAAATAGGAGCTGCGGTACGGGGCGAGGGCCTGCGTCTGGCTGGTGTGGCCTGAGAACAAGGTCGGTTCCGGTCCCATGACGCCCATGTAGCTCGGACGGGTCCAGCGGAGGATGGCCCGGATACGGTAGCGGTAGACCTGCGCGTACTTGATCTTCGAATCGATGTACGTGTTGAGGTCGATGTGGGGAAGGTCGATCGTCTCCTTCAGGACGAAGGCCCCGCTCGAGTTCCGCTCGTACTTCTCCAGGACGTAACCCACGTACTCGATGTGGGAGAGGCCCGGCGGGGACGCGAATCCCGGGATCTCGATCTGCCGTGGGTGGTTCTGAAGGCCGGAAGCGTGGAGGACCTCCAGGTTCGGGAGGAACTGGGCCAGCGCCACGGCGTTCTCCGCGTGCTCCGGGGTCTGCATGGTGTTGATCTTCTCCGGCTGGAGGAGACCACCGATGCTCGGCATGATGAACTTGGCCCGGATCTGGGTGGAGGTGTCCACCGGGATCTGGATTTCGGGCGCCTGGATCTTCTGCAGGTGTTCCAGGATCGGGTCCACAGCGATGGCCATGGACTCTCCGGAGCTGGCGGTCCTCGCCTTGAACCCCAGCGGCGGGCTGGAGGCGTGGACACCCTGGATGAACATGAAACCACCCTGGGTCGGGGGCTTTTCGATCGAGAACTTCCCCGAGAACAGGTTGGTCTTGTCGTCCGTCTTGCCCGCCGAGATGGCTTCGTTGTTCACACGGCCAGCGTACATGACACCGTTGGTCAGCGAGTGGATGTTGGCCTTCATCTCTTCGAAGGAGATGCCGGCAAAGTCAGGGTGCTGGAGGAACGTGTCCTCGTCCAGGTAGGCGTAGGGCTCCGTAGAGACCACCGGATGGCTGATCCCCGAGGTGTTGCTCGGCATGTCCACGACGGCGTGGATGGTACCGGGGCTGATGTGCCCGTTCGCCAGGCTCTGCTTGATGAGAGCGAAGTCGTTCAGGTGTTGCGGGGTGAACTTGATGCCCTTGGTGGTGACCGCGGTCGGACGACGCAGTTCCGTCCCGAACTGGATGGGCTTGGTGTCGTCCCGCTTGTTGGTCGCCGGCTTGACGGCGTACTGCTTCGCCAGGTCAGGAGCCGAGTTCCACACGATGCGGTTGAACCGAGGGATGTCTTCCATCTTCCGGTCGCCGACGGCCTGGGTGTCGTCGTTCAGCTCATCCGGGACCCAGAAGTTGTAGGTCGGGAAGACCTCGATGTCGAAATCATGATAGATCGTCTCGAAGGTCGCCGGACCGGACTCCATGGAGACCAGCTCTGGCTGTACCGCCGGAGTGGTCGTGATGAACGACGGGGCTCCCGGTCCGATCTGGCTGGGGCTCGATGAGAGCGGGGCGGGAAGACGCGGCGGCGGGGAGAAGACGGTGATCGGGCTCGGAAGCGACGGGAACACCTTGTTGATCATGCTCGGGATTCCCATGTTCCCGAGCACGGGCGTGGCGACGTGATCGACCGTGATGGTCGCGTTCGAAGTCCCGAAGAGCGGACTTCCTTGGATGACGGCGGACGAAGCCTGCCCCTCGACATCGAAGGGATGGCTGAACAGTCCGAGTCCTGAGAATAGCTTGAGCGCCATGTCTTATCTCAACAGCTTGTTGCGAATGCCGACCGGGACGGTGGTGTTGTCATCACGGTTGGCAAGCGGAGCTTGGCGTGGGGGTGCGACCGGGATACCCGCCACCCGCGAAGGCGGCACGAACACCGTGGCCGGAGGAGGCGGCGGAACGTAGACGAACTGCGGGGGAGGAGCCGGCTGGGTGACTCCCTGCGCCGTCGTGTCTCCGCCGCCACGGTTCGGACCTTCGTCAGCGAACAGCCTGATCGTCCTGGTCAGGTCGCTGAGACCGTCGTAGGTCGTGAGGTCGATGATGCCGTTCTGGCTGGCCGGCAGCTGGTTCAGGTACTGGACGTCTCCCTGGGTGACCGTGTCATTGGTGACGTTTGGGTCCGGGACGTTGATCTCCTGCGGGGTGGCGTGGACGTTCCCTCCCGTCCCACCGGCGTGGCCCAGTCGTAGACCAGTGATGGAAGAACGATCGGTCGCCAGTCCCTTGTTGTTGAGCAGGGCCGGAAGGTTGGTCCCCAGGGTCTTGAGGTCCAGTGTCGCCGTCTCCGGATCGACCGCGGCGATGATGCCGCTCAGCAGCGGGCTGGTCCCGACGTTCAGGGTGCCGGCGCGGTTCAGTCCGGCGGGGTTCGGCTGCTCCGTCCCCTCGAAGTAGTAGAGGATGCCGGTCTCGTGGAGGATCTCGGCGATGGTCTGGCTCACGCCGAAGTTGTTCACGCTGTCCGTGACGGCCTTGACGACGTCGTTCACGTTCTTTGGGGTCACGAAGAGACCGCGGTCCATGAAGTCCAAGAGGTGCGACAGGCGCGCGCCCAGGTACGAGAACCGACGGGTGTCCAGGTTGGAGTCGTTCCGGTTGACCGAGGCCCGTCCGTTGACGGCCGCGAGGATCCAGTCGAACTGGCTGTTCCCGAAGAGCTGCAACGAGATGATCGGCCACGGGTTGATGTCGTCCGTGTTGGGCGATCCGTAGTACTGCTGGGCCAGCTGGGCAAGGGTCGACTGCACCTTGGACCGGGCCGTGTTGGCCAGGGTCGTCGGGTTGGTCGGAACCTGGAAGAGCTGGTCCTTGGCGTCGTTCTGGATCTGGTATGCCTGCACCGTGTAGAGGTAGTACTGGTCCGGCGAGCAGGAGTTGTCCAGGTACGCCCAGACCTGGGTGTCGTCGATGGTGTCGTAGAAGGTCAGGATGTGCGCGTTCAGGTAGTCCCGCAGGTGGTCCATGGACATCTGCAGGTCCTTGTTGCTCACCTGGATGGAACGCTCGGTGTTGTCGAACACCCCGCGACGCTTCAGGATGTAGCCACTGGCGTCCGGGATCTTCTTCCACCCGATGACCATGCCCTGGAGCTCGTCACCCGGCTGGAAGTCCGACGTGAAGACGACCTTGGGCTGACGCTTCCTGAAGTCGAAGGCCGAGAGCAGCTCCAGGTCCTTCTGGGCCCGGATCTCGTCGGCCGATGGGAGGAACCTCATCAGGTCGGTGGCTGGGTTGCCGCCCGAGCCGTACCCGTCCATCGAAAGGGTGAAGGAATTGATCTGGGCGGCCACGTTCGTGACCTTCGTGAGGTCCAGCTTTCCCTGGGACTGGGCGGTCAGGAGGTCCACATAGGCCCCGATGTTGAAGACCAGAGTGTCTGCGTCGGTCGAGGTGATGCTCAGGCCCAGGCCGGAGTTTCCGACCCGCTTGGCGTTGGCCTCACGGGCCGCCTGGATGTTCGAGATGAGCACGAACGGGTTGTCCGGCGGCTGCAGTCCCTGGTTGGAAGCCTGGGCGATGAAGGCGGACGTCCGGTTGATGAAGTCAAAGACGTTGTTCCGGGCCTGCATGGACGCGTTGCGGACGGCGACGCTGTCGCTCGTGTCGGTCGGAGTGATCAGGGAGTAGGAAGGCGCAGCCACGTTCACGTACGGGAACACCATCCCGGGGGAAGTCGGCAGCGCACGCTGGACAGAGATGGCCGGTTGGACCGTGTGAATCGGAGAAAGGGCCACCATCGCCAGGGTCTTTTGGGCCACTCCCGAAGGCACTCCGAGGAGGGCGGCGACCTTGTTGCACTTGTCCAGGTAATCCTGCCCTATCGATGCCGGAGGGGTTCCCATCACATCGGCGAAGTCCCAGATGGTCTTCTGGTTGGCCGTGAGGTTGGGAGGGACGATCGGCGGCTGGATGATGACCTGGTGCGACACCGGAGGAGGAGGCACGAGGACCGAGTGGTTCGGAGGCGCAGGAGTAGGCCGGGGCGCAGCAGGCTGGCGGACGCCCGTGGGCGGTCCGACGACGACTCCTCTAGATCCTCCTCCGAGATTGATCATTTAGAAGAACCTCCGGCTGAGCGTCGAAAGGAAGACCTTGGACGACAGGGCGGACGGGGCCGGCGGAGGCGAGACCTTTCGGATCGCCGCCGGAGGCGGGGCAGGAATGGAACGCACGGGCGCACGAAGCGCGATGGCCGCCGGAGGCGGGATCGAACGGACGGTCAAGGACGTCGGACGGATCGCGATGTTCGGGACGAGGACGTTGACCTTGGAGATCATAGGATCGGGAGTGGCGGACAGGGTGACCTTCTCCTGCGGAGTCAGGATGACGTCGATCTTCTTCTCAAAAGAATCGTCCGTCACCTTGATGGCCCGGTAGACCCAGTCGGACGTCTGGCCACCAGCGACCGAGACCGAACGGATCCGATAGAAGTAGGTGTTCCCGAAGTCGACCGACTGGTCGATGTAGTGGTGCTGGCCAGACAACAGACCCTGGGACCCGGCTCCTCCGAGGAAGCCAGCCTGGGCGGCGTCATCGTCGGTCCGCTCCCGGAACCGGCTGGACTCCGAGTAGACCGTCCGGAACGGGTTGTACTCGAGGTTGGCGAAGTCGGAGGCATTCAGGTTGTTCAGCTTGGCGGCGGCCACATTGTTCACGACGGCCCGCTCGATCTCCCAGCGATCGACGACTCCCGAGGCCGTGGAAGTGTCCCAGTTCAGGGCCACGTAAAACGGACGGGACTTGCTGTCGGTCGGCTTCACGCGAAAGTTCAGGACCGAGCTCACCGGCACCGAGGCGTTGATGACGATGACGTCGCTGAAGTTCGAGGTGAAGTTTCCCGACTGGAACGCCTGCACCCGGTAGGCATAGGACTCGTTCTGGACGATCTGCGGGGGTGACTGGGGATCGGGAACAAGCATGCTGGCGATCGAGGCTGACTGCTGGGTGCCGATCTGCCTGAGGTAGTTCTGCTCCGCAAAGCCCGTGGGGGTCACCAGCGCCACCGGAGTCTGGTAGGCGATGCTCTGGATGGGCGGGGCGGCCGCATCGAAGAAGTTCTTGTTCGAGACCATCGGGAAGTTGTACCAGTTGTCGTCACCGACGTGCCGGCGCTGGACCTGATAGAGGGTCCGCGACGCGGTCTCAAGCAGCTGCTCCTGGTTTCCGACCAGGTCTTCGGCCGAGATGTCGATGTTTCCGTCCTGCCACGTGAGTGAGATGCCGGTGACCTGGCTGCCCGAGTTCTGGGTGGTGGCCTGCAGGTTCTGCGGCTCGTAGACGGCGGCCGCCACGGCCACGAACAGGGACGGCGAGATGGCGGTGGGGGTCACGTTGCCGAACTTGTCCATGCCGTGGAGCCGGTACTGGTACGTGTGCTCGGTCACGACGGCGGCGTCCTGGAAGACGATCTGCTCCTGGTGGTTCTCGAAGAGACCGTTCCAAAGCTTCTTTCGGTCCGGGTCGTATCCGAAGCGGACGTCGTCGAAACGGTGACCGGCACGAAGGTGGTCTGTCAGACCGAGCTTGATGTGCTCGATCTGTCCGGGCGGGACGAAGGCCGACTGTCCCAGGCTGGTGTCACGACGGGCCAGGAAGAGCCGTGTCACCCGGGTATCCTCACACTGGAATGTGAGCTTGATCTGGCCGGTGAAGGCGTCCAGCTCTGCCAGGAGGTGCGGGGTCGCGAGGTCCACGTGCTTCTCGTTCTCTGGCCAGAAGATCTGGAACTCCTTGGGCGCCTCGCTCTTGTTTCCGAAGATGTCGACCGAGAAGACCCGGTAGACGTACTTGTGTCCGGGCTTGGTGTCGCGGTCGTAGAACACCCCTCCGACATTCGTCCTGTTCAGGGCCTCGCCCACCTGGGTGAAGCCGTTCGGCAGGGGCGGGCGGGTATCCTCGCTGAGGTGGTAACCCTTGGTACCGTTCAGGACGGTGATCTTCCGGTTGCCCGTGTTCGGGATGCCGGTCAGCTCCTTGCGGTAGATCTCGAACTTCTCCACCAGGAGGTCGTCCACCGACACGTTGATGGAGATGGCGTTGCCGAGGATGAAGCCGCCGGCCTTCGTGGGGGCCTGCGGGATGCGAAGACCGTCCACATTGATCTGCACGATCTTGGAGCGGGTGCTCTCCGCCATGTTGTTGTCCACCGTCACGATGTAGTAGCGGTAGGACTTGGCGTAGTGGATGGTGTAGTCTTCGAAGGTGTACTCGACCGTGTCACCGATCAGCCGTCCCGACAGCTTGTCAGGAGACATGAAGGCGATCTCCTTGAACTCCAGCTTGTTCGCCTGGTCGATGATGAAGTTGCTGGTGCTCTGCTGGGCGAAGTTGGTCCGGTTGTTCCGGAGCGCCTGCTTACCGAGCTTGGAGGCGTTGGCGATGATGGCGGCGGAACCGACCTGCACGCCCTTCGGGGCCAGGGTGGCCGCCAGGTGCGGGTTCTGCAGCTGCAGGTTCCGGAGCGAGTTCAGGTTGACGCTCACGGACTTGTCCAGGCTCTTGAAGCTGGACGGGTCGATGAACGGTGCCAGGTCCGCGTCGCCCACTTCGGAGTTCGGACGGTCTTGCGCCGAGTGGTGATCGGTGGCGGTGAGCCGTTCGTCCTGCGACTGCACCCGGAGGTTCCGGAGCGGGTCGGTCGGGTTGAGGGCCGAGAGGGCGTTGTCGATGGACATGTCCGACAGCTGCCGCTCGTACTGCCCGATGTAGTCCTGGTTCTTGGCCCGACTACGGAGCGGGTGGGCGCAGAGCCTCTCGATGGCGTTCACCGAGAGACGGGCCGGAGTCCGCTGGAAGAAGTCCGGGTTGTCCACGGTCGCGCGGAAGATGCGGATCGCCTTGAGGGAACCGTCGGCCACCGTGCCCTGAGGAACCGTGAACTGGACCGTCGCGAAGAACAGATCCAGGACGCCCTTGTACACGTTCATCTCCACCGTGATGTGGTCGATGTCCGCGACGGACGTGTTGACGGACTTCCCGTGCCCCTTCAGAGAGACCGGGAGGAAGTTGTTGACCGAGTGCTGCACCAGGTCGGCGGTGTGGGCCAACAGGCGCTTCTGGATGGAGTTTACCGGGTGGGTGCCCAGGGCAGACCCGATGTCCTTGGCGAAGGCTCCCTGCTGGACCTTCAGGTCATGATCGTCGAAGGCCGGGATACGAGCACCGTTCGGCTGACCGTTGGGGGAGATCCCCTGCAGCTGGGCGCGCATGGCCTGCAGCTGGGCCAAACCGAGCGCTCCCGCCTGGGCCACGACCATGGCGGTCGTCTTCAGACCGGAGGCGTGATCGACGATATGTTCGGCGTTCGAGGTAATGTTCCCGTCCTGGGAGTCATTGTTCTCGAACTGGTCCTTGCTCGTGAACTTGCGCGCGGACGAGCCGTTCGTCATCGATTCACGGGTCTTCCCGTGGACGTTGATCCCGGTCCTGAAGCCTGTAGACTTACTTACCGCCACGCGCCTTTACCTTCGGCCTGGTGCCGACATAGAAAATCAGATCATTGTTGAAGGCCATGTCGTTGTTCGTGTCCCGACGATCCTTCACTTCCACGATGCCCTCGCTTCCCGTCCTGAAGACCCGGACGAGGACGCCTTCCTGGTGTTGCTTGTCCGGGGCCACCTCGAGGGGAAGGAGCTCCATGAGGAAGCGGGTGTCCTGCGAATCGTACCGGTCGTACCCGTGGTCGATCGGTCCCTGCTGCTGCACGATGTTGCCGTACTGGTCCGTCTTCGTATAGAGGATCTGGTGCTTCTGCTGCTTGATCTCCAGGTTCGACGGGCCATGCGGGGCGTCCGAGGCCGTCAGCCTGGGAAGGTACTGGGCACCCTGCCTCATCGTGAACAACGGACGGTGGACGTTCGTGAAATCCGACCCGCTCATGTTGAACCCGGTCCGGTATCCAGAGACCGCCTCTCGGACGGGCTGGATCTCGATCAGGTCGTTCTTCGTCCCCGAAAGGGCCTGGGCCGACAACGATCCGCTCTGACTGACGTAGGGATCGTAGTCCACTTCGTCGTCGAACAGGGCAAAATAGACGAACTGGAGCTGACCCTGGGAGAGAAGCTTCTTCCCTTCCATTGTCAGGACCATGTCTACGACCCGAGTGTTCTTGTCGAGGAATCCGGCCATCTTATCCTTCTAAATAGGCCTACCCTCGGTTTATTCGAGCGTAGACTTTCTGATGTTGAGCAACTTGAAGGAGAGAGCCGAGCTCATCTTCGCCGCTCCTCCCAGTCGGGTCACGGTGTCCTTCAGGGTGTGGGCCTGCGGGATGGCCGGACGGGGGTTGATGATCGAGGAAATGATTGACTTCGTTGGCAAATCCTGGGTATTGAAGAACTGGAAGGCCGGCGCGATACCCGATCCAGACGAGATCGGGATGAAAGGCGTCCCGGTGTCATTGTTCAGGTAGCTGTAGATCGCGTGGGCCGTTCCAGAACCCGGGCCGAGAGAAGCCGAGGCGAAGAGCATGTCGGCCAGGGCGCCCGTCAACCGGGTGAAGACCGCGAAGTTCGGGTCCGAACCGGTGTTGTCCGTGATCCCGATCGACCGTCCGTACTCCGGATCCTGCTGGACGAAGATGTAGTTGATGCCGATGTCCCACTGGGCGGAACCAGACATGATCTGGACGCGCCTGTTCCCGTCCCGCTGGGGGACATAGGACGGCTTCTTGTACTTCCGGGTCCGGCTGTGGATGAAGCTGACCGGCGGCTGTCCCTGGTCGATGATGAACTCCAGGCGGAACTGCCGGAACCAGATGCCGGCCCGCTGGTTGGCGATCATGCCCAGGCCCGGGTCGAAGTCTGCCGACATGCCGATCATCAGCTGCCACTTGCCGTTGATCTCCGTACCGCGCAGACCGGGACGGAATCCGACGATCTTGGCGTGCTGGGGCGGCAGCGTCGGGAAGATCGGCTGGGGGAACTGGGTGAAGCCACCGACCGTGGCCGCCTTGATTCCGCCGTAGGGCTCGTCGTACATCTTCTGAACATACAGGTCGTCCAGGACGTTGTACACGGGCCGGATGTTGGCCGGGCCGAGGTTCGAACCAGTGGTCGTCGGGAACTCTCCCGGACCGGGCTGCAGGTTTCCGGAGGTCAGCCATCCCAGCGGCGGAGGTCCGGCGAGCCAGGCATTCGTTCCACGGCCGGAGGACAGCGATCCCAACGGGATGCGACCGTCATAGAACCACGGGAAACCGAAACCTCCGGGGGTCGGATTGTAGTCGCTATAGGTCGAACCCAGACCGATGGGTCCGAGGGCGGCGGTCGCCTGGGCCAGAGCCTGTGAGTTCGGGGAGTTGTACCACAGCGATCTCGCGGCAGTCGATCCCGAGTACGGGAAGGCCGAGGCACTCAGGGTGTAACCATAGAGGTTCCCGCCCGTGTTGGCGTTGAACGGTCCGGGGTTCGGGAACAGCGGGCTTAGGTCGCGCGGGTTCGGGATCGGCGAACCGTCCCAGAAGACCGTACGCATGTCGATGTCGCTGTCCCACTCTGCGTACATGGGATTGAACCCGTTCGGATAGCCACCGCCGGGAAGATTCAGCAGGTAGAGGGTTCCTGAGTTGACGTCTCCGTAGGGGACGAGATCTGTCGACTGCGGCGGGGACAGAGGAAGCGATCCGGCAGGACCTCCCGCCTGGTTCGACAGGGACATCGCCAGGTCGTCTTCGACAGAGTGTCCCGCCCATAGGAGGTACGAGTTCTTCAGGAGCTCGGGCACCCGCTGGTACTTGTCTCCGAAGACGTTGACTCCGATCGTGCCGGTGGTGTACCACTGTGGGTGGTTGCCGTCGATCCCGGACTGGAGCTCCGGCGGACGCTTCTGGAAGTTCGCCACGTTGGGAGAGTTCCAGAGGGGGTGGGCATAGGGGAAGGTCACGTTGGGGGATCGGAGCGCAACCTGGATGCCGCCGAGGCCACCCCTGTAGTAGGCGGAGGACGTCACGGCCACGCCGCCGAAGGCAGAGCCGGTGAGGCTGCCGGTGCCGTTCGCACCGCGGACGTCATGGACGAATTCCACCCAGACGCGGATGTCTCGGATCTTGCCACGGTCCGGGATGTCGATCGTGAAGATCGCCGGGTTCCAGTAGCTGTTGTTTCGGTAGCTTCCTGAGACGGGATCGAAGACGCCGCGGGGTGCTCCGATCTCCTGTTGGCTCGGGTAGCGCTCGAGGACGACCGGGTCGACCGGAAGGTCGATCGATGCCGAGAGCTTGTAGACCTTGTAGACCAGCTGCTGCTGCTTCGAGTAGTAGGCCGAAGCGGAGGCCGGCACAGGTCCGGTCTCCAACGGGAGGTTTCCCGACAGGAAGTTGTTGAGCCGGCTGACCTCTGAGTGGGAAGAGCTGAGGGCGGCGATATGGAACGCGTGCTTCTTCCCGATGTGGTACTGGGTCCAGCTCGGGGGAGTGGCGATCTCGTGCTCGTAGACGGTCGGGTCGGGGATCCTGCCCCAGGTGCCCGAAAGCGTCTTGTTGGGACCTTCTCCGGTCTCGAACTTGAAGGCGGCTCCGACCAGGTCCCGATTGTAGAGGGAGATCTGGCGGCCACGGCGGATGTTCAGGCTGCCCGTGATCACGCCGAGCTTTCCCGTCTTGTAGGTCGTAGACTGGGCGCCGTGGACGGGCGGGGGCGTGTAGAGTGCTCCGCTTAGATCAAAGAATCCGAAGATGCGAGACATCGGTCTAAATAGGCCTCACCCGTTAGTCTGGAAGACCTGACTTCCAGCCAGGGCGTTCGGACGGGACCCGGTCGTCTCTCCGGAAGGCATCATGAAGACCCACGGGGACTGGCTGGTGTCGAGGTTCAGGTTGAAGATTCTGGCGCGGGCCGACGGCTGCTGCATGTGGGTGACCTCGTGCCACCCGCGATGCTCGTAGTCGAAGATCTCCGCCCCGCTCAGGTAGGTCTCGTCGTTGAACCCTCCGGCCACCAGGACCCGGCCTTCGGCGGCGTCGTGTCTCAGGGCGATCATGGAGAAGTGAGTGCGGGCTTTCCGCATCTGACCAGCCTGCGACCAAGAACCAGACCCGTAGATGAGCGGCTGGGACCAGGTGAACGAACCGGTGATGTAACGTCCACCGTCCGAACCAGTGAAGCTTCCGAGATGGGTAGAGATCGATCCGCTCCAGCCGACGTCCGGTCCGACTCCCGGTCCGGGATTGAACACCTCGGCATCGGGAATGGCTGCTCGGGCGCCGTACTGTGATGCCACCTGCCACGGCAGACGTCCAGCGAGGTTCGACTCCGGCCCCCCATTACCTCCTGCCACCAGCACCTTCCCATCATCCAGAAGGATCGCACGGTGGCCAGAGCGTGCGAAGGACATGGACGGCTCAACCACCCAGCTCCCGTTCGATCCGGGGAGCGAGATGTTGCTCGGGACGAACCGGAGGGCATGGGCATAGGGTTGCAGGGTGAGCGGATCATGACCTCCGAGGAGGAGGACGGTCCCGTCGTTCAGCTTCGTGAGCGAGTAGCCTTCCCGGTTGAACGGGTAGAGCGGGATACCGGCCGAGCCGGTCCAGTATTCGACCCGCGGGTTGGCGTAGACACCGCCGGTCCCCGACGGGATGAAGAGTTCCGAACCCGTGAACTGGCTCGTTCCGGAAAGAAGACCGCATCCACCGGGAGCGAAGATGCGTCCGTCGTTCAGGGCGATCATGCTGAACTCGTAGCGGGGGCAGAGGGCCGAGCTGAGGAACGGCGTCGGGAACCAGACGCTCGCCGTCTGGCTGTAGTGGAACGAGGCGGTCGAATCTGCCGCCGAGCTTCCCGATCCACCGAGGACGAGGACGTCTCCGTTCGGCAGGAGCGCCATCGCCCCGTAGGACTTCGGTCCCGGCATCGGAGGGATGTTGATCCAGAGGCTCGAACCCGTGTTGTAGATCTCAGAGCCCGATGACGGGGTACCCGTCGCGTCGAGACCGCCGGCCTTGAAGATGTAGTTGCTGCCCGTCAGCTGCAGGGCCATGTACCGGCTGACCGGGAACATGACATTCTGGAGCGGGGCATTGTTCCAGAACCCGTCATCGATGGTGACGAACTGGAATCCGGGCGGGTACTGTCCCACTCCGGGGGTGATCGGGTTGCCGAAACGGTCCGACCCGTTGATCTCGAAGTGGCGGACGGCGGCCGGAACGGGCCGGAAGTTTGCACGACGGCGGCTCTGCACCACTCCGCTCTTGTCGCTGAACATGTCCACGTGACCCATCGCGCCGATGACGGTGCTGACGTGGAAGACCTGCCCCTTGCCGTTCAGCTGCTGGGCGTTGGTCGACTTGCCACCCGGGACGTTGGCGAACCGGATGCCCGAACCGAACTGCTTCTTCCTCGGATCGTTGAACGACGGCAGCGCCACCGTCGGCGGACCCGGGTTGAACGGGGGCGGCGGGGCGCTTCCCGTCGGTACCGGGATCGGCCAGCTGTATGAGGTAGGAAGTCCCATCGTCTATAACTAGGTGTTCTCGCTGCCCGACGAGAAGGCGATCGGGGTCAAAGTAACCGAGGTCGGCCAACCACCATCTCGCAGCAGGGTGAAGTGGAATCCACCGGAGATCGGGGTGATCGTGTTGTGGACGTTCGAGTACTGGGCGTTGAAGTTCACACTGTTGTACACGAGCTCCTGGACCGGCTGACCGACGAAGTTCGCCAGGATGGCCGCGTAGACGGGAGCGATGCCGTTGGCGTCGACCACGTCGAACGACAGGATCGTTCCGGAAGTGATGGAGATTCCGACACCCGGGTTGAAGTTCTGGATGACCGGGGCGGGAGGAGTCGGAGGCCCGCCCCCTCCTCCGCCGCCGCCACCGGACCCCGAACCGATGTTCCAGAGGTACTGAACGTTCTGCTGGCTATCGAGGAAGCCGGCTCCCTGAATCGCCTGCAGACGGAATGGGGTAACGAGATCGAACAGCTGCTCGGCACCAAAGAACCCGGGAGCTCCTTCCTGGACGGGAGACAGGAGCGGCCACATCAGGTCGCCGATGTATCCTGGGCTCGGCAGGGTCCCGATGGATCCCGTGTAGAAATTGGAGGGGACATTCAGGCTCGGCCACATGAAGTCTTCGGCACCGCCACCGAAAGGGAACCCCTCGTTCAGAGCAAAGTTGGAGTAGAAATAAGACTCGGTGGCACCGTTGCTGGGGATCAGACCCGTAGAGTAGTGGTTCGCCACCTGAGTTGGCGTCAGGGCGTACGGGTAGACAGCGACTTCATCGAAGGTTCCCGAGAACGGTCCGGTGGCATCGAATGCCTGCCAACCAGTCGGGATCTTCTGGATGTTGTTCGACAAGATGCTGACACCGTCTCGATAGATGATTCCCGTGCCCGTCTGGTTTCCGGCGTCCTGGAACGTGAAGCAGTAGTGGTGAGCCTTCGATGGCGTCGAAACAACCGGTTCGACGAAGTTGTTGATGACCATCGAGTTAGCAGCATCTGTTCCGACAGTCACCTGCCCATCCGCGCGAGTGATGTTGTAGAGGAACTGTCCCTGCGAAAAACCGAAACGGTATGACGGGAAGTTGACGCGATCCGGCACGACCAGCGGGATCACGTCTCGGCGAGCCCACCATTCAACAGAGAAGCTCGTGATGGCATTCGGAGCAGATCCCGACCCGATCCCGGCGGCGCACGGGGCCGCAAGTCCCGCTGGGTCACCGGTATGCGCGATGAATGGAGTCGGGGCGTCACTGGCAATGTTTGTCATCGCCAGGTTCGCCGGCTGTCCGAAGGCAGGAGGACGGATCAGTCCCGGCTGTTGCCAGAGCAAGTTCGGCATTCCGATGAAGACAGACCCGGTGAACCCGTGGTTCGACCAGTCGGCGACCGTAGAAGGTCCTCCGCTACCAGAGAACTGGGTGAAGTACGTCGCATTTCGGACGATGTTGGCGATGCGGACGTCATCGACCAGTCCATGAAGGTTGTCGCTCGGCGAACTCTGAACTGAGCTGATCGGGTTTCCGCCACCGACTCGGTACGGACCGTGTGCGCTGTAGTCGATGGCGCCACCGCCGGCGACGGTTCCTTGGGGAGCCGGTGCACCGTTCCCGTACAGGGTCAAGGTAGTGCCGTCATACGTCAGACCGATGTGGCACCACTGCCTGAGCGGGATGACGAAGTTCGATTCGACGCCGTGAGACGTTCCGGCGACAGAGACTTGCCCGAAGAGTCGACCGGTCGCGTCGTTCAAAACCTGGAGGTTCCACGTCCAGAAAGGAGCCGCCCAAACAGAAGAGTCTGGCCGGTAGGCCTTTCCAAGGATCGAAGCGAAGTTTCCGAATCCTCCTCCGAAGTTGAAGCCGTAGTCAAAGAGATAGACCCAGCATCCGGCGGTGATGTTGGCGTTCTCTGAGATGTTTGTCCCGGTCGGACCCGTGTCGAGATAGTACGGGGAGTTCTGAGGTCCAGGGAATGCGACCGCGCCACTGAAGATTCCCAGGGTCGAAGTGACCGCCGTGACAGTCGGAGGAGGGTTCAGGGGGAGGCTGCTTCCGTTTCCCGTGCTCAGGTACGGAGCCGCTGCCTCGTCGAACCTCCAGTAGATGACGTCGTTCGCGTCGGTGGCGACGTAGTTCGGAAGGTGGTACGATCCCGAGCCGTCGTCCAGTCTCCAGAAGAGATTCGGTTGGTCCGCGATGACGAGCGCGTGATACGGGTCCGAGGCAGTCACGAAGGTCACTGCGGCCGATCCGGTCGCCGACTGGCCGTCCGGATTCACGATCGTCACGTCGGCCGGTCCCAGGGTTCCCGTCGGAGCGTAGAACAGCAGTTGGCTTCCGCTCGAACTCGGGATGGCGACCGAAGCAAACTGGCGCTTGCCCGAGTTGTTTCCGACGATGAGATTACGAGACGGGTTCTGGTCTACAGGGCCGTTGAACGGCTGACACTGCACCCCGCTGACATAGACCTTCGTGTTGGGCTGGAAGTTGCTGCCCGACAGCAGGACGTAGGACCCACCAGTATTGAAGATCTTGTTGCCCGTCCCGTAGACGGAGCCGCTGAAAGCCAGCGCTCCAGAGATCGACGGAGCGGGAAGGGACGCGGTTCCCAGACCATAGAGGTAGTGCGCGTAGATCTCATCGTAGAACAACGCGTTGTTGTAGACCGCCACTTCGTCGTACTCACCCGCCCAGGAACCAGAACCGACCGCGAAGCCGTTCGCGCCCCAGGCGACCGACGGCTGCATCTTCTTCCAAGCAATGATCTTGCCGTTCTTCGCGATGTACCCGTAAGTGGAGTCATAGGTGAAGACATAGTGGGCCGCCTGTCCCAGCTGGAAGAACCCTTGCTGGAGATCACGTGCCGTGAACATGTCCTTGCTGTTGATGCCGCAGAAAGCCTCGCCAGAACCGGAGCACATGCCCGCAAAGAACTTGGTGAAGCCCGTTCCGATCGTGTTGTTGATGTCACTGCCCGTCGGGAATGCCGACGGCTTCTGCCACCACTCGACGCTGAACTGACCGGCACCGAGGCCGGTGGAAGCCGGGGTGAGAATGTAGGGGGAGTTTCCGGCCAAGGTACCACTGATGCCACCGTCGGTGTCCCTGCCGTCCACCAGGCTGGGCTGCTGGAACATCACCCCATTGGCTCCACCCACCAATGTACCGGGGAACCCGTTCGTCTGAGAGTGGTCCTTGATGTTGGGGCTCGAACCGGACGCGTCACCCAGACGATAGTAGACAGTCGGGTTGGAGAGCTGGATGACGCTTTCATATCTCCCGTAGACCTGCGTTCCCGAGATCCCGACCTGGTAGTGGTTCTGGATCTGGGCGTCCGTCAGGACGGTCTTGTAGATGGAGAAGTTGTCGAACGTCGCGTTCCAGGCGTTGCTGTTGGTCGAATTGAGACCCATCCAGCCGTTGAAACCACCCGCCGGATAGGTTGACCATTGGGTCGGCGGGGACATCGTCTTCTCTGCGATCTTGACCCCGTTCCGGTACATACGAGCCATCGCGCCGTCGTATGTGAAGGACATGAGGTAGGTACCGCCGACACGGAACTGCGCGCAGTCAATAGGAGTGAAGCGTTCGCTGATCTGGATGCCGCAGTACATTCCCCCGTTCGCGTCATTGTGACAGGTGAAGTACCCCCAGTTGGCGAAACCGACGAAGTTGTTGAAGTTGGAAAAAGAGACCGGCTTGTACCACCATTCGACCGAGAACGTCGGGTTGGCCGGACTGATGTCGAACGAGCCCGTGAACTTGTCTCGAGGATTGAGGATGAGCGCGGGGGAGGTGGAGTTCGCGAAGAACGCTCCCGAAGGAACGCCCGTGTAGTACTCGTTCCACGTGAGAGACCCGGTCGTGCCAATGGCGGCAGTTCCATACAGGGTCCCGGTCATCCCGTTGTTGGATGAGTCCGAGATGTGTGCCGGATCCACAAGACCGGTCTCGTCGAGCCTCCAGAAGAGGATCGGACCGTCGCCGAGTACTGTATCCTTGTAGGAGAGCACCTACGCCTCCTTTCCTTAGATCACCGGGACCGATGATCCGTCCCAGGGAAGACTGACGAGCGCCGCGATGATCCTGTCACGGGAAAATCCCGGCTGAGAGATGCTCAGGGTGTCGCTGGTCTGTCTGGTGGTAGAGTTCCAACGGACGAGAGAGCTGATCCCCTTGTACCCGGTCAGACCGCCATCGCTGGCGTTTCTGGTGTACACGACAGGAATGAGGTCATCGGCGAAGGTTATGTGGTTCCCTCCCATGGAACCAGGCAGAGCCGCCGTCTCGACAGTCCATGGGATGAGCGCCTGAAGTCTGGTGAACGCCTGATTGGTCTGTCCCTTTCGCATCCAGCCACTGGGATTGTTCGAGCTGTTGTTACTGGCGGCGGACCAGTTGTTGTTTCCGTTGTTGAAACACCAAGCTCCGCCGCTGTTTTCTTGGTACGTGATGAACGGGTCCAGGTCCTGCGGCGCGGCGGTGCCGACCTCCATCGCGTCGAACATGAACGCGAAGTTGATCGGAAAACCGGTGAAGTTCATGCCCGTGGTGTTGCCACCCTGGTTCGCTCCGAACATGAGCCACGAGAACGGAGAATCCGGGATGCTTCCCGACGGTCCCGTCCCGTCGTCCGCCATACAGTGGCAGCGGACCGCCCCTTCCCAGGCTCCACCGTTGTTGAAGCAGTTCGCGAACGTCGGGACCGTGTCTGTACCACCGCCGAAGAGGATCACCTCATCGTTGACGGCGGGGTTGATCGAAGGAGTGGCGGTCACGGAACCCGTCGAACCGGGAACCGGGTAGTACCCACCGCTCAAGGAGTACTTGACACGCCACTGCGTACGGGTGCTCACGTTGCTCTGCTGGAACGTAAACTGACGGGTGCCACCGTAAGGAAGACCGCGACTCAGGCTGCTCGTCGGTTGCTGCATGAGGATCCAGGCGTCGGGATTGTTGGCGCTTCCGACTACACCGGCGGTAGAGTTCGGGATTCCGGCCGAGCTCGTGGAGAACCCGAGGAAACCCTGGCCAGGAGACCCGTGGGTCGTCCCGCCGCCGACAGCACCGTCAGACCAGGACAGGACCGTCCAGCCCGCGGAGACCATGACCTGCCAGAGCTGCATCATGCATCCGACCCAGTTGGCCGGAGTTTGATTTAGATTGAAGAAGAACGCCATCTCTATCTCCTAGACCAGCGGCAATGACCCGTCCCACGGGACTGTGACCGTGTTGGCGACGAGTCTGTCTCTGTTTGAATTGACAGACATCGAGGTCCCGGTCGTCTTGATGCTCGAGGTGTACCGCAAGAGGCTGCTCAGTCCCTTGTATCCGCCGAATCCCCCGACACTTGCCCCGCGGGCCATAATCACGGGAAGCAAGTCGTCTTCGTTCGAATTTATGTTGGCGCCGGTCTGCTGGGGATACGAGTTGGGAAATCCGTTGTTGCTGTTTCCTCGGGTATAGTAGACTCCTGCCAGACCCGTGAACTGTGCGCCCTGCAGGTGGAGCCTGAACCAGCACTGCGCTACACCATTAGCATTGGCGGCCCTGCCGAAAAACTGCTGGGCAGTGTAAGGATTCAGGACCGAGTTGTTGATGGCCGTGCTCATCCGGCGAAAGACGAAAGGATCGATATCTCCAGCGGGAGCGCTGCCGGAAATCATCGGATCCATCATGTGCTCGGTCTCAGTACCTGCCGAGGCTCCTGCGGTCCACGTAATCAGGTAGAATCCGTAGGGATACGAGTTCGAACCACTGACAAAGAACCCGTCATCCGCCATGACGTTCAAACGAGAACCGCCGTTCGTGCCGGCTCCGAAAACCTGGTCGAACGTCGGAGAAGCGTCGGAACCACCACCGGCGATGTAAGCCTCGTCTCCGATTCCCGCATTGATGACGGGGGTGTTCGTCGCGGTTCCGGCCACAGACGGGGCCGTGTAACCACCGCTGAACGAGTACTTGATACGCCATTGCTGGTTGTTGACGGCGCTACGTTGCCAGACGAGCTGCCTGGTCCCGGCGTAGTTTCCTCCGACCGTCAGGGCACCGCTCGAAGGCGGCTGCTGCATGACCATCCAGGCACGAGTGTTGTCGACCCCGTTGGTGCCGCCGCCGGCAGTCGTGAATCCGATGGCTCCCGAAGAATACGGGTATGCATTCGCGATCGGGGTGTTGTGCGGGGTGGTTCCGTCCGACCAAGCGATCGTCTGCCAACCCGCGCTGGCAAGGGTCTGCCAGAACCGGAACATGCAGTCTGCCCAGCTGCTAGGAGTCGAATTTGTATTGAAATGCTGCATGGTCTCTCCCTAGAGCGTCGGAACCGAAGCATCCCACGGGACGCTGACGGATCCAAGGATGATTCGGTCTCTGACCGTCGCCTGCGCCTGGGTGTCTCCCGTCGCACGCACCGCCGAGTTCCACTTCATCATCGAACCGACACCCTTGTATCCTCCGGGTCCCGAGCCGAACGCGGGAGGACGTCCGTAGGCCATAGGGAACAGGTCGTCATCCGAGTTGACTGGGTTCGTCGACATGGGGTTTCCAGTGACCGAGCTTCCGGGGACAGACACGGTAGCCCCCAGACCGCTATTCCAGTATATGAAAATCTGCGGCATCAGCTTCTGCACTGCTGCCGACGACTGTCCGTACTTGTACCAGGCGAATGCACCAGTGACGTTGTTGCTACCTCCCGTGATCCATGCACAGCCTGGGTTACTGGTCGAAAGAAAGAGCGAACCGTTGAGGGTTCCAGGGCTGACAGAGCTGCAACCAACAACGAAGGGATCGATTTCTCCGGGAGCAGTCGAACCAGCTGTCATCGGTTCGAAGATGAACGCCATCGATGGGGGGAAACCCGCGCCGGCGTTCCAGGCGACAGCATAGATCGCGAACGGACTGGTCTCGAATGCCAGACCGTCATTGGCCATGACGTTGAATCGACTGGTTCCACGTTGAGGAGCACCAGCACCGAAGAGCGTCTGGAACGTCGGGGAAGCATCCGAACCGCCACCGCAGATGGTCGCGTCGTCCTGGACCACGCTCGCAAAAAGACTCGGGGTGTGGGTCGCGTCGCTCGCGAACTGGTACTGAGAAACGTGGCTGATTCCGGCGAGCGGACCGACCGAGTACTTGATCCTCCAGAGGGTGTCGTTCGTGCCGCGCTGGAAGACGAGCATGCGGTTTCCGGCGTATGCTCCGACAGAACCCGTCCCCTTCGGCTGACGCATGACCCACCAGCTGTTGTTGTTGTCCATCCCGTTGGCACCGGTGTTTCCGGTGTTCGAGAAGGTTCCGGTCAGCGGGAAGACGGGATCGGGAGATCCTGGACCGGCCTGATACGGTCCGGGGATCGTCCCGGTGTTGTGGACAGTGGTCCCGTCCGACCAGGCCATGATGCTCCAGCCCGCGGCAGACATCGTGTTCAGCAGGTTGTACATGCAGAACGCGTACGTCGCCGGAGTCTGGTTTGTGATGAACTGGTTAGCCATTCTTTCTAAGTTCCCTTGACCTCAGGTCTAAATAGATACCGAGACCGCTTTTCAGACGGTGAAGAGGAACACCGACCCCGTATTGGCGTTCGAGCCGACACCGCCACCGCCGTTCGAAGGTCCTCCGAGTCCGGCATTGGCCTGATAGACCAACGATCCCGTGGTTCTGGATGACACGACGATGACGACTCCGCCGCCTCCACCTCCGCCACCGCCGGTGACGCCACCGGCCTGACCGGCTCCCCCGTTTCCACCGTTCGCCTGGAAGGTCCCGGTCACGTGGATTTCGTAGGCATTCGGGTACGGGATCTGGAGCGGAGCGATCGGACCGACGCTCTGGCTGACGAAGATGCCCGTGTTCCAGACGAAAGAACCCGTCGGGACCATCAGGATAGAACCAGACGGGACGGCCGAGATGATCTCTCGAACGGCCGCCATCAGGGTCCCTCCGGCGCCGCCGCCGCCCCCTCCGACCTGAACCGCGCCGGCTCCTCCACCTGCTCCACCACCGGCACCGCCGGCGATCCCGTAGGCTCCCGCCTGACCGAACATGTAGCCCGTCAGAGCGGAGAAGAAGTTGTGGTTAGATCCAGAAGTGGGCTGGACCGGGGCAGCGATCCCGGCCGCGCCGGCCGTGGTGCCACCGCCTGCTCCACCTTGTCCACCGGTCCCTCCGAAGGACGCGGAGAGCGTGGATGGGGGGAAACCAGGCTGGCCGTTGCCGACGCTACCGGTGCCCCCGTTGCCTCCAGCGGGGAGCGATCCCAGGCCGGGAGCCACGCCGGCAGCCGGAGTCGCCCCGGGAGTCCCTGAGCAGTCCAGCGTCCCCGAGGTGATGAAGTACATTCTCGTAGACACGAACAGCTTGAACGAGTTCAGGAAGATCTGCGGGAGCTGAGCCACGCCGCCGACCACCGAAGAGCTCATCCAGACGTTGTTGTAGTAGGTGTCCCGGTGGAGGACGAGCGTCCCCGTGACGACGATGTCGCCGTCCGTTCCGTCACCGTAGAATGCGTCGATTACGCCTGGTCCGCGAAGTCCCATGTTTTAGATCCTATACGTGAAGAAGGAACCGGCTGAGCCCGAGTTCGGTGGTGTCACCGATCCCGAGAAACCGATCCCGGGCGCCCCGCCCGAAATGTCTATCTGGTCCTTCAGGCTGTTCCGGAGGAGGAGCGACGAGTAGACCAACATGGCAAACCCGCCGCCGCCGCCGCCACCGCCTGCTCCACGCGAGAAGCTGTTTCCTCCGCTGCCGCCCCTGGCCGTCACCTTCCCCAGGAAGATGAGATCACGAGCCGCGATGTAGACCACTCCACCACCGCCACCGCCCCAGCCTGAACGCGGACGGACACCGATCGATCCAGAATTTCCACACGCTCCGGCGCCGCCACCGCCGCCACCCGCAAACGGGACAAACGAACCGGTCGCCCCCGAAGGGAGTCCCATGTTCCCACAGGTCATGGAGGCGAAGAAGTCATGGAGGCCGCTGAGCGTCGCAGTCTGGACAGAACCAGAAGAACCGGTCGCGCCCGTGTAGGTCGTCAGAGCTCCTGAAAGGAAGGCCTGCGCGTCGCCGCCACGTCCGCCCGCTCCACCAAGGAAGTAGAACGGGTTGGTCGGCTGATCGACCGCCGGGACCAGCGTGCCCACCGCTCCACCATCGTGCAGCAGAGATCCGGACGGGAAGCCGCCGTTGTACATGCCAGCTCCACCACGCCCACCTCCGCCGGTCGATCCCAGGGGACCTCCAGGGGTACCCGCGGGAACGGAGGAGCTGACTTCAGCGGTCGAACCGTTGGAGTTGCGGGCGTTGGAACCGTCGTTGGAGACGGTGGCCAGCGAGAACTGGTCTCCCAGGATGAAACACTGGCGACGGCACCTGATCTTGAAACCGTTGGAAAAGATACGGACACCCTTGCCGATGGTCAGGATGTCGTAGTTGACGTCTCGGATGAGGACCGTGTCGGAAGTCAGAGACACGACGCCGTCCGTACCGTCTCCGTAGACGGCATCGAACATTCCGGTGTTGTTTCCGCGGAAGGCCGGCACCTTAGGTCACCTTGAAGCTGTGCGTGTAGACAGGATCATGACCGGTGGCGTCGATGCGCAGGCAGAAGTTTCCTGTCCCGCGCACGTAGAGCCCGTCGATCTGGGTCTGTCCGTTGATCAGCTTCCTCTTGGGGTTTCCCATCATCATGGGCAGCGGCGCGTTCCGCAAATCTTCGTGGCAGAGGGTGACGGTCAGGTCGTCGTCCGCGTCCACCACAGCGTCGAAGAGCCCGCGCTTCACCACGTAGAGGGTGGTGATGGGGCTCATGTGCTGGATGTTGAGCGGCTGGTTCTCGAGGTGCACCCATTCCCGCTCGACGCCCATGGCGTCCATCCAGCAGTCGACACAACCGTGGGCGCGAGGTCCGGGCTCCTGTCCGTCCAGGGCCTCCCCGAGCTTCGTTCCACAGTCAGTGCAGGTGACGTCCGCCATGTTAGATCGCCGGGCTCTCCGCGATGATCGTTTCCGTACCGTCGATGGACCACCTGATGACGAGCTGCGAGCGGTTCACGGCGGGAGATTGCCCCGTTGGCTGTCCGTTGTTCTTCAGATAGACGATCGCTCCGCCGGACGAGCCGAACGGGAATCCCGGCGTGGTGCTGGGGTTCGATCCGGTCGGCAACACGATCTCGGAGTACTGCTGGTAGAGGACGTTCGCGGCGGCGGCGGCGATGACGAAGTCACCCGGCGTCGCCCCGCCGAAGGTGCCCTTGTGCTGGATGATGGCGCCGTCCTGGCGGAGGAAAATGAAGTCCTTCGTGATGTCCGCGCCCGTGGGAAGAGATCCCGAGGGAAGCCGGGTGCCAAACCCGAAGAAGTTTCCTGACGTGATCGCGAAGCGGATGTCGGTGAGCGCCTGGCTCACGACGTTGTAGTCCACCGCATCTACGAACTTGGTCGGATCTCCGCCCACAGGGATGGGCGTCCCGTCTGTCTTCGGGAAGTTCAGCGACCCCGAGTTGGTTGTTCCGTCGTAGACCCAGTTGCTCATCTTCTAGATTCTCCGTCTTATAACTAGGTGCGCACGTAGACTGTGATCACGCCTTCCGGGATGAAGGGCACGGTCTGACGTCTATAATTCCACTGGAGCTTCGGCCTCTCCAGCATGTGGCTCTCCACCACGAACTCGTCTCCAAGGAAGATCGAGCGGGCCGGCAGAAGACGCTGCACCATCGTGATGAAGCTTCTGTCGAAGAACTCCAGCATGTCCGCGAAGACCCTGAAGTTCAGCCGTCCCTGGAGCCGCTTGAAGTACTGCCGGCGGATGACCTCTATGTCTTGGTACGTCGCCCGGTAACGATTGGCCGGCAAGCCAATGGCATTGTTGAAGTTGTCCATGGTCGAGATCGCCTGGGAGATGTCCTCGTTCAGGGCGTCAATCATGTTGAACTCCAGGGCCAGCGCCTGGTTGTCGTAGGTCACGTCTGCCGGCTTCACTTCCGAGCTCTGCAGGATGCGGATCTTGTCCTCGTTCCAGCTGAAGTCGGGGGAGGCGATGTAGTTGTAATCCAAGAGGAACTTCTCGAATGGGGCACGGAGGGGAGAGAAGCCGGCTCCCGAACCTGTGATGCCGTTCTGCGAGATGTCCTGGAAGATGTTCTGGCCCGAGATCGTTCCCCCGATCGAGGCGCTGGCGTTGTCGTTCAGGCGCCAGTGGAGGGCCAATGCCCCCATGTCGTTGGGGTAGTCGACTCCGTAGCTCTGGAAGTTCAGGGTGTGATCGAAGATCTCCGTCTTCGTCAGGTCCTTGTTCCAGACACGGGCTTCCTGCATCCACCCCTGGGCCTTGAGATTGTTGGCGGCTCCGACCACGAGCTGCCAGATGGAGCTTCCTGAAGACTCCGGCGCCGACAGGGTGGCCGACAGGTTGACGTCGACCTCGTCGTAGTTCAGGCGGTGAAGGCGAAGGTTCAGCGTCCCCGACAGGGAGTTCCGGTGGACCGAGACATTGTACCACTGCTCATTGAAGAGCGGGATGTTCGGGATGCTGAGTAGCCCCTCGCTTCCTGTCAGGAACAGGGAGCCTGTCTCGCTGCCCACGAACGGCGTCGTCCAGTAGACCTGGTACGCCAGCTGCTGTGAACCAGTCGGGACGAGGATGCCACCGCTCGAAGAAAGAGCGGTCTGATAGAGAGCGAAGAGCGATCCGGTCGTGATCAGCGGGGTCAGCTCGGTGCTGGTCGACAGCGGGAAGGAGAACCTCACCTCTGCCGAGAGGGCCGAACCCGTGAACGGGACGGAGGTCACCGAACCCGTCAGCGATCCGGAGCCGTGGCTACCAGAGAAGACCATGGCATACACGCTCTTGTCGGCGTGGATGCGGCTGGTCTGGATGCCGACGTTCGGCTTGTAGCCGTACTCCTTCAGGCGAACGAAGTTCTTGTTCACGCCGTAGATGCGGAAGAACGACTCAACGCTCTCCCGTGTACCCTTGCTCTTGTAGAGGTACATCAGGTTGACGAGGGTACGCTTCCAGAACTCGTTCTTGATCTGGTAGAGCTTGACGTCCAGCTCCTTGTTCGCGTCCTGGTTCGCCAGGACGTTCTTGCCAAGGAGGTACTGGAACGCATCCGCGCTGAGGAAGTTCCCGGTGAACTCCCAGCCGAAGAACTTGGCGATGTCGGCGAGCAGAGCGTCCGGGGTCTGGTTGAACTGGGTGTAGTTCGCCCGGAGGACCTTCGTGAACTGGTCGATCTTCACCTTGATCTGGTCGAAGTTGCGAGCCAGGATGTAGAGGAAGTTCTGGAGGACCTGCGTGTTCTCCAGGTTCTCGAGGTTCAGGAAGTTCTCGGGGACGAGCCGAGTGATGATGTTGTCACTGACCCGGTCAAACGCGCTTCCCGAAGCCTGCTGGGTGGTGATGAGGGTCTGCACCTCGGGCGAATTGAAGTACGACGAGAGCATGAGGCTCGGCTGAGCGTAGGGGATCAAGGATCCGGACCCGCGCAAGCCGGTCCAGTAGTTCATGATGCGTCCATTGATCCGGTGACCCGAGAAGTCGAGCACCAGCGGGTCGTTCCCGTCGTCCGGGTTGATGGACCCCGACTCGTTGAAGTGCCAGCAACCCATCAGGTTGTTCTGGGCATGGGCCTGGATGTTGTACGTGCCGGTGAAATCCGCCAGCTGCAAGGCCGAACGCCACACCCTCACCTCATCGAGGGCACCGGAGATGAGTGCCGTCACCTTCCCGGATAGGGTACCACTGCCAATATAGGCCTGGGCATTGGCGATGTTTATGGGGCCTCCGATGAGGCTGGAGGCGGAGGCGATCGCGGTCGGGAAGATGTTCGCCGAACCGGTGTAGGCCACGAGGACCGGGAAATTCGTGTTGGTCCGGTCATAGACGAAGGCGTAGTAGGTCGTCTGTCCGTCCGTCCTCGGGGCGGAGACCTCGGAGGTCACGGAGCCCGAGACCATCCGGAAGGTCATGTTGCTGCCCGAGGCGTAGACGGTGTAGCCGTCTCCCGTGGCGCCCACCTTCTGGATGACGACCATCGCGGCCGAGTTCGTGAAGGCGCCCGAAAGGTTGCACCAGAACTCCACCGCCAATGAACCCGTTCCCGGGCTCAGGATGCCGGCCTGCTGGGTGGTTCCCGCCCGTGTGTCTCCGTAGATCTGACCGAGGTCGACGATGGAGATGAAGGAGGAGGAGATCGCGGAATTGAACCTGAGGTGCCCGGTGTTCTTCGGCCAGACGCTGGAGAGGTACCTCTGGTACGGGTCCAGGTCGAACGTGAACGTGTCGATGACGTCGATGCTGGCGTCGTAGGGGTACTCGTTCAGGATCTTCTCGGCGGTGAGGTTGAAGTAGTCGAGGGCCGAATTGAAGAAGACGAAGTTCTTGAAATCGGAGTAGTCGATCTTGGACTCTGCCACCTGAAACTGGCGGAGCTTGCCGATGATGTAGTTCTGCTCTTCCGGCTTGACCGAGATGGTCGCAAGGCTCTGCGCAGTACCGGCGACGACCTCGCCGGGCTTCTTCATCTGGTCATCGAAAAGTGAGAAGAGCTTGCTAGCCATTCATCTCCGCGTCGCAGAATCGGACGTACTCTTCTGCAAGAGCCTCGTACGTTTCATCGTCCCCGTCCTGTGCCAGACGGACGAGCGCTTCCTCGTACTTCTTGCGGGTCGAGAACCTGAACTCCGGTGTCTTTTGGTCCTGGTCTTCCATCTCTAGAGCTTGCATTGTCCTCACGTTATCCTGAACTTGAATCCCCGGTCGATGATCTGCTTCCGACCGTCTTGATCAAATAGGAAGACAACGCGATAGACCTGCCCCGGTGCGAGGCAACTCATGAAGAACGAGAAGTAGTTTCCGTTCCCATCGTAGCTGAGACGGGTCCAGTCGGTCCCGCCCTGGTACGATCCCGTGCCGAAAGGCACGACCTGCTCCTTCGTCCGATCGTTGTCGATCCTGTAGTAGCCGCGGTTGATGATGGTCCCCACCGGCGAGACCGACCCGGTATTCACGACGGCCGGGTTGTAGTCGAACGGACGGACGAAGACCCGCAGCTCGGGATCTTCATCGACCGAGTACTCATTCTTGAGGTTCGGCATGTCCACTTCGAACCGGCCCGTAGACAACGTGGGCTGGGCGAAGTTGTCTGTCGGCATGAAGTTGCCGGTCATGTAGGCCCGGTTGCCGAGGAACCAGATGTCCGAGAACACCGATCCCGAGTAGGAGCCGGTCGGCAGCAACATGCTGCAGCTGTAGATTCCAGGCTGACCGGTCCAGCTTGCGGAAGCGACCAACAACGTCCCGCTCAGATCCTCGATGCGGACGGTCAGGCAGTCCGGACCGGACGTGATCCCCGGGATGTTGACCGGCTGGCCGCGCACCTCGTTGTAGAGGTAGAGCGTGCCGGAGTTGTCGAACACGAAGTTCGAACGGTCGTCCCTGATGGAGTCGTCCCAACGCGCCTCGAGGTACGGGCGACGGTCCAGGAAGTTGGTGGACCGACCGTGGAACTTCTTGACGAAGTAGTCAAACGGGTCTACCTCCTGCGAGGATGACACACGAAGCAGGAACCCGTTGTTCCCATTGGTCGGATTGAGCGGAAGCGGGTTGATGCCCAACCAGCGTTCTACCTGGGTGGAGACATCCGCATCGACGTTCTCCGGTCCTTGGTCGACGTGGAAGGTGTCGATCAGTCCGGTCTCCACGTCGCCGCCGGGAGTGGTCCAGTAGGTGGTCTTCTTGGCCTGCACCCAGTTCGCCTGTCCGAGGTCGAGGAAAGTCTCCTCGTCGAAGCCCGGACCCTCGTCCCAGGCGGTCGTCACCGAGAGAATCTCGATGTCGTAGCTGGAAGGCAGGGTCTCGGCGTGGCGAGCATCCTTCAGATTCAGCCGCCACATCGGGTGTTCCGGAGCCTGCAACGATGCGGTCAGGTCCTGGAAGGCTCCCAGGTCGAACTGCATCAGGATGTGACCGAGACTCGAGCTCCCGTTCCATCCGAGAGCGCCGGAGACTCCAGCCTTCTTGAAGAGGTCGAGGATCTCGCTGGCGCCGAAGTTGGAGCCGGTGACCGGGACAGTCGGGAACTGGCGGACCAGGTTGGTGATCCACGTGTCCTTCTGTGGGAAGATTCTGAAGATCATTACTGCGACACTCCCTGGATGTCCACCATCGGGTACTTCACCTCGAAGATCGAGTCCTGCGGGCAGTAGATGATCTCGTTCTGACGCTGGTGAGAGACGTCGAACCTCGTGGTGGAGTAGGGCAGGGTGATCTGACTGCCCGGCAGCGGAGCGTTTCCGATCACGTTGGTGAAGGTCAGCTCGTACACCGAGATGACTCCCTGGACCGCCTGCAGGTTGGCCGACAGCTCGGAGACCACGATGGGGTGACCGATCTGCTGCGAGTCGATGTCGAAGTAGTCCTGCACCACCGCGAGGCACTTGGCCAGCACCTCGGTCCGGTTCACCTTCGGGGAGACGGTCACGCCGAACTTCACCCGCAGGTTGATGATCTTGGCGTCCAGGATGTTGATCCCGTCCGTGATCATCCGATACGGAGTCAGGTAGGTAGCGATGTTCGCCTTCAGGTTGGCGGACGCCAGCTGCAGGTGGTTGTCCGCGTCACGCGCCAGGACGTGAACGTCGATGGCGAGCGGGTTGATGCTGTCCCGGCGGACGTACACCTTGTCCGGCTTGCCGAACTTGGCCGGCAGGGTCAGGATGCGGGCGATATAGTCTTCCCTGGTGACGACGCGGTTCTGCGCCGCGAAGAAGGCGGCCGAGTTCGCCTTGACCTCTCCGATGGTCTCCTCCGGAGATCCACCGTCCGTCTTCTGGACGTTGATGCACTCCAGCGACTGGACCACGGCGCCCTTCTTGGTGGCGTCCAACGAGGTGGTCGAGAAGTCCAGCTCGGCGTTCGTGACCGTCTTGATGCTGCCGGCGATCACGTTCGTCTGCGGTCCGCCACCCACTCTATAGGAGACGGTGAGCGTCGTGTTGTACGGGCTGAGTCCCAGAGTCTGGGTCTTCAGGAAGTTCTGCGGGTCGATCGCGAAGGAGGCGAAGGTCCGACGACCGGCCAGCGGTAGGGCGTAGTCGGCCAGGTTCGGGATGAGCTCGTCGTCGAAGTTGACGCCGTCACCCGAGCCGAAGATCAGGGAGGTGGTGCTGTCCGTCGGGTCTCGGTCGGTGACGTACCGACGGGGGACGGTAACCAGCTTGAGCAGGTAGGGCACGTCCGTGTTGTCGGTCAGGTCCGAGTTCACGTCGGCGTCGAACACCGCTTCCTGGGCCAGGTAGTCCACCTCGGTCCAGGGGTTCCCCTCGGAGTCATAGACAGAGAGGACCTCGATCACGTCCGGGTTGCTGAGCTTGATCTGGAGGAACTGCTCGAAGTTGGTGATCTTGAAGGTCTCGACGATCGTCTGACCGGCCGTGATCTCCATGTCCTTGCGGATGGCGTAGTGGGTCGGGAGTCCGGTCGCCGAGTCGAACTGGGAGCCGGTAACGAGACGGGGGTAGTCCGGGCTGGAGGCGCTGAAGACCACATCGTCCAGCGTCTCGAAGATGGTGTTGCTCGGTCCCTGGACCTGGGCACCGGCTCGGAGGATCGGGGCGAACGAGTCATCCGGGATGGACTGGCCGTTGACGGTGATGGCCGGGACCTCGACGAAGAACGTCTCCTTGCCTCGAGCGGCGCGCTTTCCCTGCGGACGGTAGCCGAGGGACTTGGCGAACGACACGACGTTCTCGATCTGCTGGGCCGACTCCTGCTTCACTTCCTCGAACTGCATGTCCTGGTAGAGCGAGAGGATGTCCCCGATGAACGCCTGGAGTTCCAGGATCGCCATACCGGGCGATGACTCGTTGTAGTCCTGGAAGACGCCCGAGTGGTGCGCCTGCGAGAACTGCATGAGGTCGCGCTTGAACCCCTGGAAGTCCTTGTTCAGGTACTTGACAGTCTGGTCCTTGGTGAAGGCGGTCTTGTTCTGCTTCGGTGCCGGCATCTACTTTACCCTCCCCCGGGGCCGGGGACGACTTGGAACAGAGACGCCACGTTGGTCGGCTTGCTGACCAGGAAGAACTTCATGGCGACCCCCACCCCGTTGGCTGGGACTCTCGAATCATCCTCGTGGAACGTGATCACCAGGTCCTGGAGCCTGACGAAAGGAAGCCACTTCTGGAGCTGGTCCACCACCCGGTCGGACATCTTCTGACGGAGCACGTCGTTCTTCAAGGGCTCGAAGAGGAACTCCACGAAGTTGCAGCCGAGGTGGAAATGCATGGGCCTATCGCCCCAGTTCGTGACCAGGAGCGACTTGATGTTCTGCTTGGCCGCTTCTACCTCGTCGTCCGTGAAGGCGAGAACGCCCAGCGAACCGGTAGACTGCGTGAAGGGAACTGTCAATCCAATAGGCATCTTAGTCTTAAGCCGGTACACCCGTTGCCAGCGGCAGCGTCGTCGGAGTTGGCGACGGTGGGACTGGCACCAGAATGTAGATCAGCTGGTTTGTAGCTTTAAATAGAACGCCCGCAATCTTATCTGCCACATCGTCCAAAGAAGGTTCCTGTCCCTTCTTCGCGAAGTCCAGCATGATCTGGGCCATGTCGGCTGGTATCGTGGCTCCAGCGGTGGCGGAGGTGGGACCCATGAGCCCCGAGGTGGTGGCCGGGACGGTGACCGTAGAACCTGTCCAGTAGGAAATGAAGCCCGGTCCCCACCCCGCGAACATCGGAGCGGAGAGAGCGGACTTCAGAGCGGACTTCTGGACGACTGGGCTGAAGGCCTTGAGGGGAAGCATTGCCCAATCGTCGTAGGCAGTTGCCAGGGCGTCGCAGGACTCGTCGTTCGGAACGGGAGCCGTCGAGCTCTTGTCCTTGGAATCCTTGAGCTTTTGGAGGGCATCCTTGATCTTGGACTTGAGATCTGCCTGTACGTACGGCATTAGGGAATCACGATCTCTGGCTTGTTGGAAGCTCCCGTCGAGGCAAGTTGGTCCTTCTGGGGCTTCAGTGGCTCGAGCGGAGGACCAGAAGGACCGACGCCGGTCGGATGCTTGTGGTTGTCGAACTTGTCGAGGAAAGCCTCGGCCTGAAGGATGTGGTTGGCGGCGCCCTCGGACAGCTCGATCTTGCCAGACTTGTCCACGTCGATGGTGACCTTCTTCCCGCCGCCGTCGATGACGACCTTGGCGGCAGAGCCGATCTTCATCGTGGTCTTGTCCTTCTCGACCTTGATGTAGTTCTTTCCGTCCGCGATGCTGATGATGGCCGAGTCCTTGTCGACGAACACGAAGTTCGTGCTGTCCTCGATCACGATCATGGCGTTCTTGCGGAACATGACCCGGACGTTGTCGGACTTCATGACGCCAGCCGGGACGTCGTTGTCCTTGGGGACCTTGGCGTCGCCCTTGGTGGAGATGTTCAGGTTGTCGTCGAGCTTGGTCTTCATGGCCAAGTACAGGAACGACATGTCCTTGGAGAAGTCCGGATCCCCGTTCTTGTCCTTGCGACCGGCGACCAGGTGGGCCACTCCGGTGCCCTTCCCCTTTCCGCCATCGTCGACGGTTCCAAGCCCGTCGTCGACCGTGGCCGGACCGTTCTTGGCACGATCGCGACCGAGGATCAGTGAACTGTTGTTGGAACCGTGGACGGCGTAGTCACCGACACGGACCTGAAACGGAGGGACGTCCTCCTCGACCATGTCGTAGGACATTAGCCCCCGCCCTTGGTGTCATCGAACTTGTCGGCGAGGCGACCGTCCTTGATCCCGGACATACTGGCCTCGAGCTCGGTGTTGTACTTCGGACCGTCTCCGCTGCCTGCTCCCGCCGTGTCGTCGAACTTGGAGGCCAGTGTGTCATCGTCGTCCGTCTTGTAGGTGGACTGGCCGGACTTGAAGTTGACACCCTCGTGCCCCGGCATCTTGCCCACCCACAGGCCGTGTGTCATGTCACGGTCCTCAAACAGGACGTACACATGCTCACCGGGCTTGATGGGGACGCTGACGTGTTCCGGGAAAAAGGGCCAGAACACTCGGAGGTTCTGATCTGAGAAGAACTGGTCTCGACCGCCTGTCAGCAGCCTGGCCTTGATGGAGTTCTTGGGATTGAGCGGGCCGACCTGTGCCTTGACGTCGACCGACTGACCGTTGGGAAGGACGTGCTTGACCTTGTCGTTGTTGCCTGGCTGCGGACTCTCGAGCTTGCCGCCTACCACATCGACGGCAACGACGAGCGCACGATACAGGACCGGTGCGGCCTCGCCGTGTTCCACCAGCTCGCCACGCATGTACTTCTGCAGGAGCTCTGCGAGAAATACTTCCGGGCGCCGGTAGTAGTCATTATACTGTGGTTGACGTGGCATCCTTTCCGGGATCGAGATCGATCCCCCTCTTCTTCATTTCCTCGACGACCGTCGCAGCCTCGAAGCGATCGTCCGAGATCTTCTTGAGCATGGGCGCGACGTACTTGAGATTGTAGTCCAGGCGCTTCAGGAGCGCGTCCAGGCGCACCCTCAGTTCGTCGTCACTTGTCTTGCTGAAATCCGCCATCAGTTGCTCCCGTCGTCTTCCGCTTCCTCTCCTTCGATCTCATCGAACATGGTGTCCGCCTCGTCCTCGTCGAAGCCCTCACCCTTTCCCTTGGTGACGGACTCCTTCTTGGCACGTAGCTTCGCCAGCTCGATGAGCAGGGAGTTGTTCTTGGTGAGTTCGCCCGTGAGCCGGGCGAAGGATTCTGCGAGGGCGATCTTGGCGAGTGGGTCGACGTCTTCGCCGACAGAGATGGCCTTGTTCAGGAGTTCGGTGAACTCCTTGATCTTGGCACGATCCTCCCCTAGGTTGCCGTGCGCCTCGTCGATGAGATCTTCGGATTGCTTTGACACTCTTCACTTTCTCCGGTAGACAAGTACCTGTCCTTCCACTCGTTGAACAGGCCCTTGATCTTCTTCAGGTTCACCACGACCTGCTTGGTGTTCAGCCCGGTCATCTCCCGGAGGTACAGGTAGACGGCCTTCTTGTTGTAAATAGTGACTAGATCTGAGTTTCGCATGAGGAAGATGACTGCTTCGAGAACCTGGGTCTCGGTCTTCTTCGTAAGCTTCTTCCTCCAGGACTCCAACTCCTTGTAGAAGGCGACCCAGAACTCACGTTCCTCGACCTTGTCCTCGTGGGGAGAGAGAGTGAAGTTGGGGTCGGAGCGGACCATCTCGTGGTCGAGATCATAGTACAGGTCCGACTCGAGCCGGTTGCGCTTGTTCTTCTCACGGGTCTTCTGGATGAACCAGTTCTTCGCGATGACGTTGAAGTACGAGAATCCCTTGGTCCCCTTGTTCGGATCGAACTTCGGGATCATCTCGTACAGGTTCGCCAGGCAGTCCTTCTTCAAGGTCTCGACGTCGTCGATGCTGAAGAAGCCGTACACGTAGATCAGGTTCTCCACCAGCTTCTCGAAAGCCGGGCGGATGTGTACGTCGAAGACCTCGTGCTTCTCCTCGACCACCGTCGAATTGATGAACTTCGCGAGGTACTCGTCCGTCTGCTTCGTGAAATACTGGGCCATCGTGGACCTTTCTAGCCTACCGCTACGGGTGGCTTCGGAACCGTGAGCTTTCGGACCTTCGTCCCTGTAAGTTCTTCGAAGCGACTGAGGTACTCGTCGAGCCGTGCCGACATGGTCGCCATGTTCTTGTTGGCGTCCATGATCTCTGGCGCGTTGGACAGCACCGGAGTGTTGGTCAGCTCATCGAAGTACCTGACGTTGGTCTCCACGTCGTCGACCAGGTAGTTCACCAGATCGTCGAACTGGAGGAGCTTCTGGCTCGCTCGGACCAGAAGCCAGGACGCGACGGCACCGTATGCAACCGCGAGTCCCAACAGGATTCCCAAAACTACACCGATCATCTGCCTCTTCCTTTCGAGTACCCGTCCTTGGCCCACCCGCCGCCCTGGAGGGCGAAGGAGGTGGACTGGATCACGCGGTACATGTTCTCCCCGCATGAAGGACAAGGGTACCCCGGCTTGTCCTTGATGGACTGGACGACCTCCATCGTCTGTTGACAGGGGTCACAGCCGTAGATGTACGTGGGCATCAGTAGAGGTCCGGGTCGGAGTCCCTACGATCCACGTACGCCTGGGTCAGCTCGATCGTGCCGTCCGACGGATCGTCGAGCTCGATGTCCCGAAGCTGCTGGGAGATGTCGATCCCCTGCGTCAGTCCCCGCTGGACGATCGCCACGATCTCCACCAGGACCGTCTTTCCAAGTTTCAGCGCCATGTACTCCTCCTTACAGTTCCATTATATCACAGGTAGGCGACAGATGTACCAAACTTTTGGACCACCTGCGCTGCTGCCGAGTTCGCAAACTTCACTGCCGATCGGACGTCCCGAGTCTTCAGCGCACAGAAGGCCATGGCGGCCGTGTGGGTGTCCCCACAGCCGGTCACATCCTTGACCATCGCTTGAATCACTGGGAACTCCTCGGAGTGATTCACGTAGGAATCCCCGATGATCCTACCAGGGGCCAGGTCCGCCTTCACCGTCTTGGCGTGGTCACACATGATGAGGGTCGCACCCTCACTACCGCGGGTGACCACCACGTACTGGAAGAACTCGGTGAAGTTGGTGTAGAGCTTGCTGGAGACCTGGGAGGAGTACTCCTTCTCGTTCACCTTCAGGATGTTGATCCCGTCGAAGATCCGGAGGTCCTCTCGCTTGGAGTCCACGATCGTCATGGGCGCCAGCTTCCTGAAAACCTCCATGACCTTCGGGGTGATGGTCCCCTTGTCGTAGTCGGAGAAGATGACGCAGTCGAAGCTCTGCTCCCAGTAGTCCATCATCATCTCGAAGAACTCTACCTCGGGCTGGTCGAACTTCCTGAAGTTGTCGAGACGCATGACGAAGTTGTTGTTCTCGTCCACGAACCGACGCTTGACCATCGTCTCATGCCCAAGCATCCGGTCGTGCTTGATCCCAAGCTCGCGCAGACGATGGATGACCACCAACGATCCGCAGATGCCGGCGAGGTGCACTTCCACTTCCGCTCCTCCGAGCGCCTTCAGGTTGTGAGCCACGTTGGCCGCCCCACCGAGACGGTACTCCTGGCGCAGCTCATCCCAGACGGGGATCTTGGCCTCCTCGGCCTGTCGCACCGTCTTGACGTACGTGTACTGGTCGAGCATGATGTCCCCGACCACGAGAACCTTGTAGACCTTGTCAGGAGATTCCACGGATCTTCTCCACGATGTTGGAGGTCGAGTTGCCGTCCAGGAACGGACAGGTCACGACCAGGGCGAGATCAGAGCCTACCACCGTCTTGGGATCATAGTCTCCACCCTTGACGATCACATGCGGCTGCAGCGCTCTGATGAGCTCGTAGGGTGTGTCTTCCTCGAACGTAATGACGTGGTCGACCATCCTGAGATGGATGAGCAGGAGGGCGCGGGTGTGCTCATCCTGGATCGGGCGGTCCTGTCCCTTCAGGCGCTTGATCCCCTCGTCGGAGTTCAGACCTACCACCACGGTTCCCCGGGCTCCCGCCACGCTCCTGGCGTAGTTCAGGACGTCGAGGTGCCCACGGTGGAGGAGGTCGAAGCAGCCGTTGGTGAAGACGATTCGATCGTACCCCGTCTCGGGAAACAGGTACAGCCCGGCCTCCCTGATGGACCGGGCGAACCGTTCGTATGTCTCAGACGCCTGCGAATTCATCCGGCCTCAGACTCCTGTCGTCGACGTACCTGTCACCCGGGGGCTTCCCGAAGATCAGCTCGTGGAACCACACTCCGTTGTCGATCAGCCAGTCCCGAGTCTTTTCTTCGTAGAGCTCGATGATCTTCTTCACGTCACCGTTGTGGGTTCGCATTCCACGAGCCGTGTGAATGGTGACGTGCCACCCCTCGTCATAGCAGCGGTTGACCCGGGCGATGACGTCCTTCTTCGGCTGGGCGGTCCAATAGGCGTCACCCCCTGCGGTCTGTTCGCAGAGGGTGCCGTCGAGGTCCATCACCAGACGTCGGTCGTGAAAGGGATCATTCATCGATGACCGCACGATCCTTCATCTTCTCCCAGTCGTGGTCCTCCCGGATCTCGTTGTTCCGGTCGATCACGGCGGTGAAGAGCTTCTCGGGAACGCCCTGCTGACGGCAGACGTTCCGGAGGTTGTTGATGTCCTTCGGGAAGCAGTGGCCTCCCGCGCCCAGAGAACCGTCGTGACCGGGGACGTAGGTGTGACTCACCCCGATCCGGAAGTCCAGCGTCGCCAGGGTGCGGACCTCCTCGTAGTCGATGCCCATCTTCTGGCAGAGCTGGTACATCTCGTTGCAGAAGAGGACCTTCGTCATCAGGATGCCGTTGGTGAAGAGCTTCGCCATCTCGGCTTCCTTCGACTCGCAGCCGACGATGACGACCTGGTTCATGAGGATCTTCTCGTAGAGCCGAGCCTCGAAGAACTTGAAGGCGACGCGCCCGTCCTCCGTGTCACCACCCAGGAGGACGCGGTTCGTGTTCTCGAAGTCGGCCACCGAGTTCTTCTCCGTGAGGAACTCGGGAGAGAAGAGCAGCCTGATCGGCATCTTCTTCCGCATCTCGTCGGTGAAGCCCGGATAGACCGTGCTCTTGACGACGACGACGAATGAGCTCGGGCTTCTTCCCTGACGCTCTGCCTCGTTCAAGATGTCCTTGAGCACCGACTCCACGATGCCCGTGTGGCAGGAGCCGTCCTTGCGCATCGGGGTGGGCACGCAGACGAAGATGATCTCCGCCTTCCCGACCACGTCGGCCAGGGTGTCCATCTCGGGCTTAGCCTTGTCGAAGACCTTGACGTCGAAGAGCTGCGCGGGGTTCCCCTTCTCGTCCGTCTTCCAGCGGAAGAACTGCTCGACGGCGCGCCCGACGTACCCATAGCCAACCACTCCGACCGTTCCCTTGGTGGAATCGAACTTGGCTACGAAATCGGTAGCGTTGATGTCAATGCTCATGCCTACTCTCCCTTGAACCTTTGATTGAATCTTTCCGCTTGGACCTGCCAGCTTTCCGAAACCGCCTGGTCCACCGCGTTCCTACAGATCTGAGAAGCCGCCGGGGTGCCGACCAGCTCTACTATCTTGTCGATCCATTGGTTGACAGGCCGCATGACGCCCGTCTCCATGTCTCTGACGTACTCTGAGGGGGTGCCCATGCCCGGTGGATAGAGGACCAGGCTGCCGGCGGCCTGCGCCTGGCGAGCGGCTCGTGAACTCGGCTCTTGGAAGGTCGACGAGTACGGCAGGATGCCCGTCTCATTGAAAAGCTTCCAGAGTTCCGGTCCGTTGCTCACGTTTCCGTGCCAGACGATCGACGGATGGACGATCGGGGACATGTTGGTGTAGTCCGGATGGCAGACGTGAAGCTTGAACCGACGGTCCCTGGCGTGCAGTTTCACGGCCAATTGCACCGCCCCGATCAGCCCGCGGCCCGGATCCGAGCTCCAGAGCATGGCGTGGGGGTCCTTGGAGGGCGACGGATGGTAGATCTCCGGGTCCACGCCGAAGGTTAGCTCCGTTTCGATCAGGTTCAGGCACTGGGAAGGGTCCAGACCGAGCTCTACACCGACCTGGTTCGCGTGCCAGCCCTTGTAGCAGATGATCTTCTTCAGCTTCCCCGAAGAGAGAGCCGCCCGGACGTCCCGCTTCCAGTCTTCTGGGTAGGTGTGGTCACAGGTGTGGAGGACATTGATGGCGTCCTTGTGGTAGAGCTCCGGAAAGAACTTCCGCCAGTGTACCACCACGTCGTAGCGGTGATGGTCGTGGCCGCCCATGTAGCTCAGCTCGGCGTCGTTGCGGAACTTGCCGCCAGACAGAAACTCCTCGGAGGCTCCGATGTAGTTCGTGGTCGTGACCGTGACGTCGTTCCCACCAAGCTCCGCGTAGTAGAACGGGATCTCCAGGTGGTACTTGTTGAACATGCGGACGTAGCCAGCTCCGAGCTTCTGGTAGTCCCGCTTGACCCCGACGAACGCGATCTTCACTGGTCACCCCAGGTCAGTTCAGCCTTGGTGGCTCTGAGCTTGATGTTCCAGTTCGCCTGCTGGTGATCGTGTTCCAGGGCGTGGATGTTGGCGAAACCGTTCTTCTCCAGGAGCCTGCCCAACACCTCCTCGGTGAAGGCGGTGTAGTGCCAGTTCCCTTGGACGTCCTGCCCCCCATAGAGCCTATGGATGGCGGCGTCCTGGATGTCTGCGATGCTCTGGCCACACTTCGAGCACCCATGGCCGTCCGACCCCAGCATCCAGTTGCCACACCGGTTGCACTGGTAGTCCAGACCGTCGTCGTCCAGCACGGCGTAGGCGCAGTGTTGGAAGTCCGGCACCTGGATGTCCACCGTCCCGCCGGGAAGCAGGACTCGCCAGACTTCCTGCAGGATCTTCTCCGTCTGCTTGTACGGGAAGTGTTCGAGGAAGTCCAACATGAGGATCTCCTCGGCCGACTCATCCTCCCACGGCCAAGGCAGCTTGGACAGGTCCGTCAGCAGGAACCCGACGTCGGCCGGGATCCACTTCGGACCCAGGAAGTCAACATTGAGATATCCGGGCCGGAGGTCCGACCCGCATCCGAGATTGAGCTTCATCACAGGCTCCTGATGAAATCGACCATCTGCTGGGCGCGATGCTCCGGCTTGTGGCCGGCCATCATCTCACCGTAGAGGTCATGGGCCAGCTGCTGACGGTGGCCCGGGTCGGCGAGCAGGTAGCGGACCTGGTCCTGGAGGTCCTGCTCGCTGGAGAAGAACCAGAAGCTCTTGATCCCGTCTCGAGCAGTCTCGTTTGAAACGACGTTCGACAGGACGCAGGAGCGTGTCATGCCCGCCTCGAAGTGTCGGCACTGGTAGCCGTAGCCGAAACCGAACTCCTGCCCCACGTCGGTCGCGTGGTTCAGGATGATCTTCGAGCGGTTGTACATCAGGTTCAGTTGCTCGATGTCGTAGATCGCACCGTGGAAGAAGGTGTGCACTCCCGGCATGTTGTTGACGATCTGGCACATCCTGACCCGGCTCTTGTGGTTGGCACCTGGTGTCAGGCTTCCAATGAAGCAGACGTCGATGTCCTTCTCTACCTGAGGGAGCGGGCGGTAGAGCGTGTCATCTGCCGTCAGGAGCAAACGCTCCGCCTTCTTGTACCCGTACTCCCGGGCCAGCTGGGCGCCGTCTTCGTCGAACGTGAAGGCGAAGTCACAGTACTTCCGCATGTCCAGCATCATCTGCTTGATGTGCGGGAAGCGAAGATCGTCGGGCTGGTAGACGATCTTCTTGCCCTTGGTGATGGCCAGGTCATGCCAGTAGCCCTGCATGGTCTTGAAGACCACCGTGGCGTCGGCGTCGTAGTCCCAGACCTGACCGGGCTGGCTGTCGTCGATGACATTCACCAGGTGCTCGCCGAGACGGTCGAAGCCTTTCTTGAAGGCGATCTCCGTCCCGAACGGGGCGTTCCTGATGAATGCTCCGACGAGGTTGATACGCATCTACTCGTCCTGGGTGCTCACGTAGCCGAGGACCTTGAGGACGCGCTGGCTAAGCTTCTTGAACTGCTCATCGATCAGTGCGTCTTCCTTCTCGGTCCGACCCTCGTCACCCTCGACGGAGCCGATGTTGAGGACAGCGTCGACCAGGACTTCCTTCGCCAGATCCTTGGGAGAGCACTTCTCGCCCTTCTTGTTCTTGATCATTTCAGTTCCCCTTTTCGACTCGGTATGAGTCGGATTCTTCGTGCATGGTGCTGAACTCGAACAGGTCCGACTCCTCGATGGCGCCGATCTGGTGGACCAGACCACGGTCGATGAGGATGGACTCACCCGGCAGGAGGTCGACGTAGTACGGCGCCCCCTTCTCCGGGTCAATCAGTTTCAGACGGACGTGTCCCTTCTGCAAGTACATCGTCTCCATCTTGTTCATGTGGAAGTGCAGGCTGCAGCACTTGTCCTTGTAGATGTGGAGGAGCTTGCCACAGTACTCCGGCTCGTTCTCGATCCAGAGCTCGTAGCCCCACCCGCGCTCGACGCGCTTGATGTCGGACGCGGTCCTCTTCTTTACTTCAGCCATGAGTCGATGTCCTCCTGGAATTGCTTGACCGCCTTGTCCGTCTGGGGATGGGCGATCACCTGCTTGATGATCGACAGGGAAGCCGTCACGATGTCCGCCCCGTTCAGCCAGCAGTCCTGCAGGTCTTCCGGCTTCCGGATGCTGCCACAGATGATACGGCAGTTTCGGTTCAGATCGTTGGCGAACAGGCTCAGCTCCATGTCGGCGTCCAGATCCCCGTCCTTCATCCGATTGTAGAAGAACGAGACGATGGGAGCGCCGGCATCGTGGGCCAGCTTCGCCTGAAGGGCTGTCATGGCCGCGGTGGCGTTCACCTTGACCCCGTCGTCGCCAAGTCTCGAGATCACCTCGAGTGACTCGAAGAGGATCGGGATCTTGACGTGCAGCTGCACCTTGTCGTACTTCCCGAGGGCGTCCCGAAGACGGTGCGCCTGATCGTACATCTCCTGGGGATCGAGGGTGATGACCTCGACCGAGAGGTGCTTCCTGGCCCGCGCACGAGTCTGGAAGACCTGGCAGACGTCGTCCAGTCGCTTGACGTAGTGGTCCCACTTCTCCTTCGAGAAGCGAGGTTCCAGCGAGACGACCTTGGTCTCCTTGGCCATGAGTGACGGGTTGGTCGTCACACCGGCCACGGCGTCCGTCCGGACCGCGAGGGAGATGTCGTCCAGGTTCGCGCTGTCGAGGAAGAGCTCTTTCATGGGCGCTCCTTGGGAACGATCGTCCCCTTATAAGTAGTGCTCAGGCCGGCCCACCTGTTGGCGAAGTCGAGGTCTTCCGACACGGCGTAGGCGGCCAGGAAAGCGTCCCCGGCCCCGCAGGTGTCCACGGCCCGGACATCGTATGCTTCCGACTCGTGGTACTCGTCCGAGTCCTTGAACATGGTGGCCGAACCGTGGTGTCCCAGCTTCAGGGTGATCCCAGAGTGGAGGCGTTCCTTGGCCCGTTGGACACGGTCCACGATGCAGTCCACCTCACGGGGACGACCGACCACGGCCTCCAGCTCCTTGAGGTTCAGGAACATCATGTCGGCGCCGGCGTAGTTGCTGTGGTTGCTTTCCTTCTGGGAGACCTGGCTGTCCACGAAGAGCTTCCCGCCGTAGCGTTCCTTCTTCTGCCGGATGAGGTCCATCAGGCTGTAGTCCATCGTCCCGTGGCGGTTGTCGCAGACCACCACGGCGTCAGCCACGTTGCGGGCCTGGACATAGGCGTCGGCCATGATCTGCTTCAGGTCCTGGGAGTAGTACGCCTCGTTCCGAACGTCGTACTGCACCATCTTGTAGTCGTCGACGTAGAACCGACGCTTCTCCGTCCACTTCCATCCCTTGCCCACGATCGGGCTGTAGTCGAGCCGGTTGAGCTCGTCCTGGGTGGGGGCGTCAGTGGACTCCACCAGCCGGGTCCAGAGGCTCTCGTCGCCGCCGACAGTCAGGAGCCGGACGTTGGCACCCAACCTGAGGAGATGTCTGACGACGAGGGCCGCACCTCCGATGAAGCGTTCCGTTCGCTCGTAGTCGGCCACGATGGTCGGAGTCTCAGCGGAGACACCGAGCTTCTTTCCGTGGGTGTACTCGTCGAGGATCACGTCCCCGACCACCAGGATGTTCTTATTCGTCACCGAGGTACCCCAGCTTCTCCACCCTGGCGATGTGACGGCCTTCCTCGAAGGCGGTCTCCAGGAAGGTGTGGATGAGCTCGTCCATGGAACCCAGGGGAGTGCGCCACTGGCCGAGGACGAGGACATTGCAGTCGTTGTGCTGGCGCATGAGCTCGGCCGTGGCGCGATCCGTCGCCAGGCCGGCGCGGATGGAACGGAACCGGTTGGCGGCGATCAGCATGCCCGTCCCCGTACCGCAGATCAGGATGCCGGTGGCGTCGTCCTTCATGACGCCCTTGCACAGCTTCTCGGCGATGTCCGTGTAGTCGACCTTGTGCTCGTAGTCGTCCCCGTTGACGTCGCACACGCAGTAGCCAGCGGCCAGCAGGAGCTTCATGATGTAGCCCCGGGCCGCGTTCCCGTTGTGGTCTGAACCGAGGTAGATGGTGTTACTGTCCATAGGTCGTGTTGTACCTTTTGTGCCAGGCCTTGACATCTTCGCCGTGCATCAGGCGACAGTTGCCACCGTTGAGGGTGTGGGCGATGTAGTTCTTCTGAGCGATGTTCTCCAAGGCGGCCGCCAGCTCCACAGCCTTGTTTGGAGTGTCGCCGAAGGTCAGGACACCGTGCTGGTAGAGCAGCACCGCCTTCTCATCCGGATCCAAGAGCAGCTCGTCTCCCCACCGGTCGATGTCCGGCCTTCCGGTCGTCCGGATGTCGTGACCGAAGTAGTCGGCATGCTCCGTGCACCTGACCTCGAGGTCCCTACCCGAGATGGCGTAGCCGACGGCGTAGGGCGAGTGGGTGTGGCAGATGGAGTGGACGTGAGGATATTTCCGATAGATCGCCAGGTGATGGGGAAGGTCCACGGAGGGCTTCCGCTTGCCCATCAGGATCTCGCCGTCTGAGATCGCCACACAGACGACGTCTTCGACCTGGATCTGCTCGTACGGCATGCCACTCGGCTTGATGCAGACGACTCCACCGGGAGCCAGCACAGAGAGGTTCCCGTGGGTGTCCCGGATCACGTCGTTCATCTTGGCCATCTTGCGCAGCCCGCTGACGAGGGCCGCTACGAACACAGAGGTAGTCACAGCAGCTCCTTGATCTTGGTAAATACTTCCTCCACCGTGATGGGGGTATCTATGCCCTCTACGACCCGATACTCCTGGCACCAGGGATGTGCCTTGACGGAGGAGTTCCACATCTTGAAGATCCCCACGACCTTCTTGTCTTGGGCAGCCGCCACGTGCATCATGCCGGTGTCATTCCCGACGTACATGTGGCAGGAGTTCACGACCTCTAGAGAATGGATCAGGTTCGTCGGGATGAGCTGGAGTCGGAGGTCGTCCACCATCTTCATGATCGGCATGATGGAAAGCTGGATGTCGGCCATGTCACCCGTGGTCACGATCTCGCAGTCTGGAATCTCCGCCAGGATCCGCTTGCAGAGCTCTGCGTAGTTCTCGTTCCCCCAGTGCTTCACCTTCCAGAATCCGACGGCGTCCTTCTTGTACCCGACCCCGAGGTAGATCCTGAACTTGGCGTTCGGGGGAGGGAGCCACTTCGGCATGAACGAGCAGTCCGGAGTCACGTGGTTGTAGCCCATGACCCGGGCGTTCTCCATCTGGTACTCGACCTCGTGCTTCTTCCAGGAGACAAGACCAGTGGTGGAGGGATCTGGTCTGGTCCTGCCGTCCATCGTCTGGAAGGCGTGATAGTGGGTCCCGTTGTACCAGCGGCCGTCGAAGGGGATCGACATGATCGCCATCTTGTACATCGGGTCTTCCACGGGTTGCGCCCGATCCACCCAGATGTTCTTGATGCAGCGGTAATGGGTCTTCAAGGACCGCAGCACTTCCAGGGCGCCGACGTCATCCCGTGTGCTGCCGACCAGGACGTCGAGCTCACAGCCGATGTGGTGGAGCGCCTTGATGGCCGGAACCGCCATGACGGCGTTTCCGAGCCCAAAGACCTTCCCGAAGAGGGTCCTCACTTGAGCACCGCGTACATCTGGAGCATGCGAGCCCGAAGGGTGTGATGAGCCATGGCGTGAGAGTGTCCCTGCCAGGCGATCCACTGGGCCCGCTTCTCCGACTCCAGGGCGAACTCGATCTGCTCGTCCAGCCGCTTCAGGTCCTTGAAGTAGAGACAGTGTCTCCGGTCGAGGAACGGTTCGATCTGGACGGCGCCGGAGTCCTGGGTCAGCATCAGGCTGCCGACGTAGGGGATCTCGTAGAACCGCAGGGTCTTCCCGTTCTCGGCCGCTCCCCTGAGGTTGAGGCAGATCCGGGACTGGGCCATCACGTCAAAGTACACGTTCTTGCGGACGTAGGCCCGCATCGTGTTCGGCTCCCGCTCCAGGTCGATCTTCAGCCGGAGGTGTCCCCACTTCGAGAGGACATGATCGATGATCCTGGCCCGATCGGGATGGCTGTTGTAGCCCTGAAAGGAGATGTCGTACTTCTTCTCCTGGGTCCGGTGTGGTGTCCAGTACTGGTCGAAGTTGATGCACCAGTTGTAGACATGGGCCTTGGGGATGCTGTCGTACTCCGGGCGCCAGTTGTCGAGGAACATGGCCTCGAGCCTGGTGCCGTAGCGGGCGGCCACGAACTCGGGACTCCTGTTCCAGAACCTGTCGTGACCGGCCACCACGACCACGGGGACATCGTAGAAGTTCGCCCGCAGCTTCATGTAGAGGGCGTAGGTCTCGTCCCGTTCGTCCAGGAAGATCCGCTTGATGTTCCCCCGGCTCAGCTCGTCACGGAGCTCTTCTTCAGAGTACATCGAGACCCGCTTGTTCTCGGGGGTGAACCCGAGCATCCCGCGTTCCCGTCCCCAGTCCTTCTCCGGATCTCCCGTGAAGGTGAGGTCCCACCGGTGCTTCCAGTGGTACGGGTGGTCGATGACCTTGGCCGGACCGAGCAGCTGCACGTGTCCGGCGAACAGCAGATCCTGTCCCCAGTCGCTGCCCTCCCGGGCATCGATGAGCAGGGTCTTCCGTTCGTTCTCGGGTAGCGGCAGCTTGGGGATCATTTTCCGACCAACGCGACCAGCTCCCCGGCATTCTCCTGGCCGGGATCGAAGAAGGTCTTGAGGGTCATCCCCAGCTCGAAGATGTGGTCCTTGGTCACGTAGTTCCGATGGACCTCGTTGGGGTTCCCGTCTTCTTCACCCTGCGGCCATGAGCCCCATGGGCAGCAGTAGACGAGCGCCTTGCCGGCGTAGTCCAGGAGCTTGGGGGTGCACTCCTTGAGCTCTTCCCAGGTCACGTGCTCGGGACCGTGGTCCCAGAAGATGACGTCCCAGAACCCCTTGACCAGAGCGGAACCCGGGTCACGAGCGTCACCAGCGATGACGGAGTCTACCTGGTAGCGACCGTTCCAGACGGCGTGCTCCAGGTCCGAGATGTTCTTCGGGAAGATCTCCAGCACTCCCAGCGGACCTCCGAGCTGCTTTGCCATGTAGTCATGCCACCACGGCTTGCAGTCATGGCGCCAGCCGACGTAGAGCATCGACTTGCATCCCGCCTTCTGCAGGAGAGGGATGACATTTGATTCGAAAAAGTCGAACGCGACCTTGTTGTGGGGCATCAGTCCTCCGTCTTCCTCAGAGCCGCGGTGTCCTGTAGCTCGTGTGGAGGGACGTAGAACCTGTCCACGATCTCCATGTTGCGTTCCTTGATGGCCTTCTCGTAGGCCTGCAGGATGCACTCCTCGTAGAGGTCATCGAAGATGATGTATCCGCCCTTCTTCACGAAGCGGTAGTAGAGATCGAAGTCTCCCCACACCGCCTCGAACGGATGATGGCAACCGTCGATGACGAGGATGTCGGCCTGTCGGCCGGCCAGGTGCCTCTCCACGCTCTCGATGACGTCTGGCCACATGGAGCACCCGACGACGAGCTCGATCGGAAAATCCTGTGTCCGACGCCTGAACAGGTTGATCTTGTCCTGGTTGGGGGAAAGATCCTGTACGACGTCCCCACGCTTCCGGCTGTCGATGTCCGGACGGTCGGCGACCATCGGATCGACGCAGATGACCTTGGAGCAGAAACCGGCATAGCGCTGGGTTCCCTGCCCGTCGGCGCATCCGATCTCGATGACGAGAGGACGGCGCCTGTTCTCTTGGTTGCAGCGGGAGATGCACTCCATCACCATCCCACAGACCCTGCAATAGATGTTTGGTTCGATCATGTGTCCCCTACATTATACCACAGATTTTGGAAAGGAACAGGTCCAAGTGCTCGAAGCCGATATTTTTTTCCCACGTCCAGTGGAGACCGATCACGAGCGGACCATGTGAATTATATGGGTTTTCACGTGCTTTAGATTCCGAGATGATGGCGTTGACCGACCCTCCGGCCATCATCTCGTCCGACCTGCCATAGTAGGGAGGGAAGCTGGGGAACGTCTGCAGCCCGTTCTCGCAGGCGTACATGGCCACGTCGAAGTCCGTCCCCGGTCCCGAGTGGAGCATCGTGAACCCCGCCTTGAGGAGGGCATTCACCGTCTTTCGGTCGATGACATTGTGCGGCGGGATGTAGGCGTGCACCGGCTTCCCCGTCTCCTCCTCCAGGATGGCCTTCTCGTTGCGGAGGATGGCGTACACCTCCGCCTCGGTCTGGTGGTCCCTGAACTCGTTCGGGAAGCGCTCGTCGTGGTTCACGCCGTGCATGGCCACCCGGATGTTCGGCTGTTGGCCGAGCCACCGGAGAGCCTCGTCTGAACTGTAGACCGGGATGACTCCCAGGTCGTAGCTCAGGCTGTACTTCGACATGACCTGGTGGAACTCCTTGAAGGTCTCCAGGTTGTGCCGGTAGAACTCGTTGGGCTTGGTGCCCGGGAAGTCATCAACCCGAAAGAGGGTCATAGCCGAACTCCTGCGTCAGGTAGTTCAGCCAGTTCTGGCGGAAGACTTCCACCGAGAAGCGAGCAGCGAACTCCCTGGCCTTCTCCCCCATGGTCGGACCGAGGATGACGTGCTCCAGGCAGGAGCGGGTCCCGTTGAGGGTGTATTCCTTGTCGTAGCCCTTGCGGTCGAGGATGCGTCCGAAGTCTCCCTGGAGCCCTTCCTCGAGAGCCTGGTACATCAGGCCCACGTTGTAGCTGACGATGGGAACTCCCGAGGCCAGCGTCTCCAGGACGAAGTAGCTGTTCCCCTCGTGGGCTGAAGGGTGGACGACCAGGTCGGCCTGGGAGAGGGCCGGATACTTGGGCAGCCCGAAGTAGGCCGGTGCCTCGTCCAGGAGGAGGATGGTCGCGTCGATGTTCCGACCGAGGTACTCGATGTGAGATGAGCCCTTGTTGGCCGTCGTGGTCCCGTGGATGATGATGGGACGGTCACGCTTCTTCCGGTCCGTCGTGGGGACAAACCTCTTCATATCGATCCCGTTGTTGATGACCGGGAAGTCGAAGCCCCACTGGAGCTTGCACTGGTTGGCGATGAAGTCGGACACGGCCACGATCTTTCCGCCACGCTCGACCATCTTCTTCCGATAGTCCAGTTGGACGGCGGCATGCAGCGGGAACTCCGGCGCGACTCCGTTTGCCACGTCGTCTGCCGTGGTGTGGCTCCAGTTGCCGTGGGCCACGCTGACCACGTTCTTGTGGTCCTCCAGGCCCAGACCCCAGAAGCCGTCGGCGATAACGATGTCGTCCGGCTTGATCCGCTTGGTGGCCTTGAGCCAGCCGTTGAGGGCACGTGCCTTGTCCCACTCATGGATGTTGGCGTCCGGTCGACGGAGCTCCTTCAGCATGTCGAACCAGGAGTAGTGCTTACTTTTGGGAAGAGCATACATGAGGTCGCGGTTGAAACGAGGAACGCCACCACCGGCGCCGATCTGGGTGTAGGACACGAGGATTACGTTCATCCGAGTTCCCTTCTGACGTTGAGCTTGTCCGAGTCTGACTCGGGCATCTCACGTCCGTTCTGGAGCCAAGTGCTCTTGTCGTAGCCTGCGTGCACCATCATACCAGGAAACACCAGGTTGGTGCGCCCAGTCTTGCAGACAGAGTTTGGGTGATTGCGGATGAACCACCAGTCGACTCCCGATCCCATGCCGTCGTTGGGCTTGGCCCGCACTCGGCTGGTCTCCCAGTCGAGTCGGGGGATCGGGAACATGCTCATCCAGTATTCTCTACGGGCGAACATGTTGGCCGCCCGGATCCAGTCCTTGAGGATCATGCCGTTCCCGATGTCTTTCCGGACGACGTGCTCGATGGACTCGATCCCGGAGGCGAAGCCGAGCTTGTACTGCTTCTCGAAGAGGAGGAAGAACTTGGCCATCTTCGGGAGCCAGCCCTTGGTGACCAGCACATCGTCTTGGATGTAGCAGACGAACGCCGCCACCTGAGCCTTGTCGCCGTGGGTCGGGTGGGCGTACCACTCGTTCAGGGCGTTGATGTGGGCCAAGGCCTGGTTGATGGATGGACCCAGCCCCAGGTTCTCGGTGTGGATCAGGGTGTGGTCGGGGAGGGTCCGGAGGAGCGGGGCGACGGAAGAACCGTCGACGACGAGGTGGAGGCGGTACTGGTCTCGCTCAGTGTTCTCAGCGATGGCCTTCAGGCACTTTTCGAGGAGGTCCGTCCGACCGGGCTTGTGGGTGACGAAAATGTCCGCGATGAGGGCCATACACTAACTATTATATCACACTTCCATCCTGGCGATCCACTCTTTCATCACGGCAGGATTTGAACGCTTCAGCTCGAAGACCGGCGCCTTCTGGTGCTCTCCGCCCTGGGCCTTCATCTCGGCCGCCTTCTTCAGGACGTCTTCCTCGGTCTTCACCTCGGGAAAGCGGGGCTGCGGCGCCGGATCGTTGTAGAGGTTGCTCCAGCACTTGTCCCAGAAGTCCCGGAAGTTCCGGATCTTGCGGGGGATGTCCGCCCACGAGTAGTGGTAGACTGACGGGAGCTCTCCATAGATCTGGTTCATCTTCTCGCCAAAGGCCTCCGGGTTGGAACGACGGAGCATCTCCATACCCTTGTCGTAGAAGCCGATGTGCGGGACGAAGTCGTAGTTCATCATGTCGATGTACTCGCAACCGTCCGACATGCCCTTCCGGGCGAAGGTCTTGCCGGTCTTCTCGTCCACCACCCGAGCGTCCTTGAAGATGCCGTGGGTGATGTTGAAGACGTTCCGGCTGAGGCGCCACTTCCAGGTGTGACGGTCCGTGCGACAGTGCTTGCTGTCGCCCCAGAGCTCCACCACCGGAAGGTGGACCAGGCTGACTTCCTTCGGGAAGCGCTTGACGAGCGCCCTGACCTTGTCGTAGTCTTCCTCGTGGACGACCTCGTCGCAGTCCTGCTGCCAGAGGAAGTCCCCGGTGCAGAGGGCCCGACCGAACGCCTTCTGCTGTCCGTCCATTCCCGGCTCTTCCCAGTCCCACGGGCGGACCGAGACCTCGAGCCGCGGCTCTTCCTTCGCCCAGGCCTGGAGCTTCTCCAGGGTCTCGTCCTGGGATCCACCGTCCACCACGACCACCTGGTCGCAGAAGCCGAGCATGGACTGGATGGACTCCTTCCACGGGTACCCCTGCTTGCTGGGGTTCAGGATGTGGGTGTAGCCGCTGATGGTCGGGCGGTACTCCTTGTAGTCCGTCATCTTCTCCATGATGACCGAGGAGTTGGAGTGCATCGCGATGACGCGAAGAGTCTCCTCCACGACCTTCTTCGGAGAGATCTCGTTGACGCAGGGATGGTCCTTGTCCACCGAGCAGGTGTACTTGTAGCAGGCCCGGTCGCAGGAATAGCGGTCCGGCGTGTCCAGCAGGACGGCCAGCTTCTTCTTGTTGACCGGACCCGTGGACGTGGCGTAGGAGCTCCCGTAGAGGGAGACCTGTGGAACGTCCAGACCGTCCGCCAGGTGGGACGTGACCGAGTCGATGCTGAGGAGGAGCTTGGCGCCCTTGACCACGGAGGCCAGCTGGTTGTAGCTGGTCTTGCCACGGAAGTCGACGACGTCCTTGTACTCCGGATCGTCCGGCATTCCGACCTGGACGACCGGAAGTCCCGTCATGGCCCGCAGGTTGCTGATGACCTCCTGCCAGTGCAGGTAGTTCCGTGCCTCCCACTGTCCCTTACCCGATCCGGGGTTGAGGACGATGTACTCCTCGGGGAGCCCGTCGACCTTGTCCAGGGCGATCCGGTACTCTCCGAACTCCACGTCGCAGAGGTGCGCCATCTCGTTTCCGAGGAGGCGTCCCTTGCCACGCTTGACCCAGTTGGCCGCCGTGGTCTGGATGGCCAGGTTGGGTGTGAAGACGTCGTCGAAGACCTGCTCGCAGAGCGGGACGTTCTGCATCCAGCCCTCGAACTGGACGCCCTGGTCGATGTCCGGGTTGTCCCGGATGATCGAGGCGTACTGCTCGTTCGTGGCGAAGAAGATCTTGTGTTCCGGGAACTTCTTCCGGAGGGAGTTCACGACCGCCGTGGAGATGTAGACGTCCCCGGCCGACATGGGCATCGTGTAGAGGAGGGTCTTCTTCCCGTCCCCCGAGAAGCGCTTCTTGAGGAGAGCGACCGCCTCCGCCTCCGAGCGGGGGTTCTGGGCGGTGTGGAGCTTCAGGAACTCCCCGATGGACTGGTAGAGCGTGTAGCCGGTCTTCTGCTCGGAGAAGTTCTCGGCCACGTGCTTGGCCAGTTCGGCCGCCCACTCCTTCGGCTTCTCGTAGCTGAGGGTCAGCTTCTTCAGCTTCAGCTTTACGTCGTCTTCCTTGGGGTTGGCCCACTGGCTCCCCTTCTCCATGACGCCGTTCCAGATGCAGGACTCGGGGATCTCCTTGAGCTCGTACTCCAGGGGAACGAACTTCTTCCGTCCGTCGATCTGGAGGAAGTCCAGGTGACCCGACCAGGCGGTGGCCACGACCGGCAGGCCGCAGGCGGCGGCCTCCAGGAGCGGCAATCCGAAGCCCTCTCCGTGGGTCAGGGACACCAGCGCCTTGACCTGGGGATGCTTATACAGGCCCGCCATCTCGGCATCACTCAGACGTCCGTGGATGAGCTGGATGCGGGGGAACTTCTCGCATCCGACCAGCTTCTTGATCTCCTTGAGCCGGTGGACCATCGTGTCGTAGTCCATGAGGGACCCGTTGACGATGCCCGCCTTCAGGACCAGACCCACGTTCGGGTCATCCTTGAAGCGCTCGCAGAACCACTTGACGAGGTTGCCGAGGTTCTTCCGGTCCTCGCCCAGCGGCTTGTCCAGCCCCAGCCCCACGAAGAGGTAGTTGAAGGGTGCGTCGAGCTCGAACTTCCGGACGTCCTCGGGGACGGGATCCGTGTTGTAGTACCGGACGTCCACGCCCTCGTGGCAGACCGCCAGGGGCTTGGTGACCCTGAGCTGTCCTTCGGGGGTGTTGTACCCCACGTTGAGCATGGTGTTCTTGGAATGCTCCGAGGGGACGACGATGAGGTCGATCTTCTCGTTGATCTTCTTGATCCACTCCGGGGAGACGCGGTCGACCTCGATGCCGGCCGTGATGCCGATGTTCACCCGGGCCATCTTCTCGAACTCGTTCGGGATGGTGACCTGGACGGACACGTCGTACTGCGTGTTCCCCTGGGCCTTCTCCATCTCGTACTTGACGATGAGGTCCTTGATCTTGGCGAAGAACGGGGTCTGGTCGAGGATATACGAGGTATTGCCCCAGTTGCAGGCCATCACACTGACGTCGTACTCCCCGCAGGCCAGGAGGGCCTTGAGTACCTGTCGGGAGTGGACACCGTAGCCCGAGGCCGTGAGGACCGGGGCGCGGAGGAGGAGCTTGAGCATCGGATGCCTTTCAGCGAGCCAGGATGATGCTGGGTTGGTTTCGCTTCTCGTAGAGGTCCAGGACCTCCAGACCCTGCTTCAGACTGAGCTGGGGCTTCCACCCCAGGACGTCCCGGGCCTTGCTGTTGTCGGCCAGGGTGACCATCGCCTCGGCCGGACGGTCGGGGATGTAGGTCTTCTCGCCGCCGACCATGTCGGCTACCTGGTTGATCGAGTAGTTCACGCCGGTCCCGATGTTGAACACACCGGTCGCGTTGCGGTTCATGGCTGCCAGCATGTTGGCCCGGACCACGTCGCCGACGAAGGTGAAGTCCCGGCGCTTCTCGCCGGTCCCCACGACCGTCAGCGGCAGGCCTTCCCGCAGCTGCTTCCTGAAGATGGCGATGACGGTGGCGTACGAGCCCTCTTCCTGGTGGCGGGGGCCGTAGACGTTGAAGTAGCGGAGGGCCACAGTGGAGAGCCCGTAGAGTTTGGTGTAGACCTCACAAACGTCCTCACCGAACTTCTTCCCCAGGGCGTAGGGGTTGAGGCAGTCGGAAGGCATCGTCTCCTTGAGGGGAGGCTTGTTCTTCAGACCGTAGCAGCTGGAGCTGGCCGAGTAGACGACCCGCTTGACCCCGCCCTGACGGCAGGCCTCGAGGACGTTGGCCGACCCCATGCAGTTCTGGCTGAACGCCAGAAGGGGGTCGGTGATGCTCGGCTGGATCCGGCTCATGGCCGCCAGGTGGAACACCCAGTCCTTGTGGTCCACCACCCGCCGAACCATGTCGAAGTCCCGGATGTCTCCCCGGACGACCTCGAGTCTGGGCTCGTCTTTCCAACGGTAGAGGTTCTCGATCTTCCCTTCCGAGAAGTTGTCGAGGACCATGACCTCGTGTCCCTGCACCAGGAGCTCGTCGACCAGGTGCGACCCGATGAAACCCGCTCCTCCGAGAACTGCAACCGGCATGTCTTCTCCTAGACTGAGGCCAGGCGGACGTTCTGACGTCCGCGCCCCTTGTAAATATTGATCTGACCTTCCAGGACCTTGTCCCAGTCGTCGATCATCTTTTGCTCGCCGAAGTTCTCGGCGACCCACTGACGAGCCTCGAGACCGAGAGCCCTCCGCTTCTGCCTTCCCATCTCGTAGAGCCGGACGAGGCCGGAGACCACGTCGTCGTGGTTCACCTTGTCGTCGTAGATGTAGGGGATCGGCTGGCTGCCCGTGCAGGAGCGGGAGGCCGTGAAGACGGGGCTGCCCCACCACTTGCCCTTGCCGGCGCGGTACATCTTCTTGGCATGGGCCGTGAGCTTCTCCTGGTCACGAAAGTCCTTGAGATCCTTCCACCAGTCGCCCATCTGGTACTGGAGACCACCTGTCATGTGGACGATGATGGGGGTCCCTGAGGAGAGAGACTCCAGGGTGCCCAGACCGAACCCCTCGTTGGAGGCGATGTTGATCGTGGCGTCGCAGACGTTGAGGAGCATGTTCAGCTTGGCCGGTTCGATTCGGGCCTCGCTGATGATGAGGTTGTTGTCGATGTTGAACCGTTCGGCTACCGCCGAGATGTCCTGCCCTTCGGGATCGTGCACGTTGGTGTGCATGAAGAGGGCGACGTTCTGCTTGCCCACCTTCTCGGCGAACTTGGCGAAGGTGGCCACCACGTCTCCGGTCTGCTTCCGGCGGGCGTTGCGGTTGTTCCAGAAGAGGATGAACTTCTTGTCCGCGTGGGGACCGAGATGCTCCCGCTTGAACTTCTGGATCTCTTCCTCGTCGAGAGGCTTGAAGTTGTCCATGGAGACCGAGTGGGGGATGTAGCTGCAGCGCTCGTACCCCATGTCATCCAGGAGGCCCTTCGTCTTCATCGACAGGGCCACAATGTGGTCGGTCGACTCGTACAGGACCTTGTTGAACTTCGGGGTCGGATCGTTGTCCCAGACGTGCCAGTAGACGATCGGGCACTCGGCGCGGACCTCGTCCTCGATCTCCCAGAGCCACATAAAGAAGCGTGGATCGGTGAAGATGAAGACCGCGTCCGGACGTTCGGCCATGATCATCTGCCGGATCGTGTTCTTGTCGCCGTGGCCCTCGACCGGGAAGATGATCCAGTCGTCCCCGAACTTGTCGGGAGCCACCTTCTGCGGTCTCATGTCGGGGTGCTTGATCGCGCCACCGAGACAGATGAACTTGTACTTTCCGGTGGCGAGCAGCCCCTCGATGAGGTACTTCGCCTGGGTGCCGACACCCGAGGGAACGAGGGGGTGATCGGAGAGAAAGAGGATCTTGCGCTTCTCGGCCATGTGTTACCTAGGCTTTCGGGGGTGGCACAGGGGCGTCACAGTGCTCAGTCCCCAGGTATGGGCAACGTTCGTTCCAGTCGTCGATGCAGTTCTTGTGGTTCTTGATGAGGGTGCCGGCGTCGAACCTCTTCTTCAGCTGGGTGATGTCCTTGTTTAGAGACTCCACCGCCCTGCCGACGGAGACAGGACCCGCTGAGATGGGGAGGAATTCGATCGGCTTCACCAGCTCCTTCGATCCCCTGGACACGGGACGTGGAGCCCTGAGGAGGAGGACGAAGGCGGTACGGACGTTGGCGGGATCCAGCCCGTGCTTCTTGCAGAAGAAATGCTTGTAGAGCAGGATCTGGTAGTGGAGCTCGTGGTCCGTCTTCTTGTCCATCGGCCAGCCCCAGCCCGCGGTCTTGAAGTCGATGATGTACAGGATGGTCTCGCCGCGCTTCGACTTGGTCTTGACCACCATGTCGATGTAGCCCTTGAACTTGATGTCCAGACCGTCGGTCCGGGCGATGGGCTCCTCGAGCTTGTACTCGTTCCAGAGCACCTGGGCCGTGGCCAGCTCCTCACACTCGTGGAACCGTCTCAGGACCCGCTCACCGGCCTCCAGGAAGGTCTCGGGGCGGAGGGCGGACTTGTTCGGCTTCCCGTTCTCGTCGTGGGTCGGGGTCCAGAGACGGACCTGTTCCTTCTCCTGGTACTTGAGGACGTTGGACCAGAACAGCCACTCGAACTTCTTCTTGAAGTAGAAGACGGCGATCTCGATGTCGGTGATGATGGGGTTGCGAGCGTGGCAGAGCTCGATGGTCTCGTGCAGGGCTGTCCCGAAGTCCATGTAGATCCCATAGACCTTGTGGTACAGCTTGTCGATGGAGTTGAGCTTCCACCGCCACTGGCAGTGGTTGCGAGCTTCCATCCAGCCCGAGTAGCTGATCTTCTTGGGGAACTCTACGTCAGACAGGTTAGCCTCCCGTCTTTGTGATTACAACGACAGTGGCGTTCGGATCGAGCGATCCCGTCTGGAGATTCTGCAGGGTGCTGCGCCAGAGAACATCGTAGCTCTGGCCGTCGATGGCGACGTGGTTCGGGTTGGCCGACAGCAGGAGGGCGGCGTTGGAAGCCTTCTTCTCCGTATCGGCCAGCTTCTTCTTCAGGTCGGTGATCTGACCGTTGGAAGCCGAGAGCGCCTGGTGGTGGAAGGCCAACGATCCCGACAGTCTCTGCCGGTCCGCCCTCAGGGAGGCGATGGTCGCCTGCAGCACGGCCGGATCTAGACTTCCCGAACCGAGACTTCCGGAACCGTGCGTTGGCATGCCTTACCCTCCGGACTTGACGATGACGACCGCGGTCTGGTCCTCGTGGACGTTCCGCTTCTGGTAGCCCTCGACAGCCAGGTCTCTCACTGTCGATCTCCAGATTATATCATACTTCCCACCGTCGATGAACACATGATTGCCATCGCAGAGCGGGAGACCCGCATCCTTGTCCTCGGAGGCCTTGAGCTTCGCCTTCAGCTCCTTGACGTCCGACTTCCAGCCGTTCTTGGCGGCCTTCAGCGAGTTGTCCGAAGCTGCGAGCTTCGAAGTGGCGTCTTCCAGCGCTGCCTGCAGTTCGGCGACCTGGGCCTGGAGGGCGGTCTTCTCGGGATCTGCCTCGGGTACGCTCGCGTCCGCGGGAGCAGCAGTCTGATCTTCAGCCATCTTCCTCTTTCTCCTCTACTCTCTTCTCTAGAAGAAGTAGTATAAAGCTATATAGCTTAAAGGCTATAGTAGCTGTAGGCGCCTACAGTTTCTTATAAGTAGAGACTCTCACGCTTTCTGACCAAATCTAGTTGTCGTGTGATAGGTATCTTGTACCCAGTCCACCTGAAAGGAGGTGACTTTCATGCAAATGTTGACGCTAGCAGTACTACTAGGCCTTGCCGCGGGCGCGGCCTACCTCGGAGGTTCCAGACTCTGGGGATGGCTGAAGGGAGCGGAGGAGAAGGTCGTCGAGGAAGCGAAGAAGGTCGAGGAAGAGGTGAAGAGCAAGCTCTGATCCGATCCCTGAAACAGAAAAAGCCCCTGAGAGAGAGTGATCTCCTCAGGGGCTTTTGTTTTGGTAGCGCGTAGGGGTTTTGATCCCCTTCCTTCAGGTTGAGAACCTGACAACCTAGCCAGTAGTCGAACGCGCCGTAAGATGTGCCGTCGTGGAGTCGAACCACGAACCAGTGGCAGCAGTCCGTTCCTTTTCGCCTCCCAAGACTACTTCAGGACAGAAAGTGGGATCTGTTGCTGGCCCGCCGGGCGGACTTTGGAGGCCATCCAGGGAGTCGAACCCTACCCACGTGGTTTGCAATCACGTTTGCCCAGCCAGGACTGACGGCCAATGTTGACGATGTTGGAGCCCCCTCGGAGAATCGAACTCCGACCGCCTGATTACGAAACAGGCATGCTACCATTAGCACCAAGAGGGCGTGGCGGAAAGTAGAGGAATCGAACCTCAGTCGTAAGACCCAAACGCTTAGCAAGCGCCGCTGGAGTTCCCAGGCCAGATTACTTTCCAAACCTACCTGGCCTGCGAGCCAGGTGTCCTAGAAGTCGCAGCCCCTAGGATCTTCAGTCGCTCAGGTGAGAATCGAACTCACTGCGCTGGGCTTATGAGGCTCAGCTGGTTCCAAACCCAGAGCGGTTGCGGGGGTAGGAGTTGAACCTACCATTGCAAGCGTTAGCTCGCGAGGGGTATGAGCCCTCATTGGCCACCTGGGCCTGTCCCCGCTATAACTTGAAACTGGAGCCCCGGGAGAGAGTCGAACTCTCGATTCCTCCTTACCAAGGAGGCGGTTTGCCGTTGACCTACAGGGGCATTCTCGAACACCTACGAACGCTTCAGAGCCTTCCCAACCACCTAGGCCATGGATGTACCTGGCCTGGTGTCACAACACTTCGTGGAGCCCCCGGTGAGAATCGAACTCACGTCCCAGGTTTACAAGGCCCGTATTCTTAGCCACTGAACTACGGGGGCGATGCGGCTGGGTTCGCGGGCAAGACCACGACCACTTAGCTCCCTGGCGTCGGGAGTACCTGGAGCGGGTAGCGGGAATCGAACCCGCCATTTCTGGTTGGAAGCCAGACGTGTTGCCACTAGCACTACACCCGCAAAATTGGGAAGATCGGCCGGTATCGCACCGGGCCAGGACGTCTCCCGGCTCATCGCGTTTTCGGATTCACAATCCGCTGACTTTTCGTAGTCCACGACCTTCAGAGCGGGATGCGGGAATCGAACCCGCGCTTCAGGCTTGGGAAGCCCGTTCGCTACCACTACAACAATCCCGCAACGTGTGACAACCGGCTTTGACCCCTTGCAAGGGGGTTCCCACGCCACATCCCGCTGGATAATCGCGAATCACCAGACGAGAAGGCCGGCCAAGCTTTAAGACCTCCAAAAGGGCCACACTGGTGCGGGTAGAGAGAATCGAACTCTCGCTTCGGACTTGGCAAGCCCGTTCGCTACCATTACAACATACCCGCGAAATGGAGGGGACCCGACGGCTCTCACGTCTTCGAGCGGTTGGGCGCCGCCAGGTGTTTCCCACTGTCCCCGTGGTCTGAGAGGTGGGATTCGAACCCACGGCCTCCTGGCTCCAGACCAGGCCGTCTACCGCTGACTTACTCCCAGATGATGCCCTGTTCGTCCCACCACACTGCGTGGGCACTGCGTCCAGGCTACGTAGAGTCGGGATGGTGAGTTTCGATCTCACGACCTCGTGTCCCCCAGACACGCGCGCTCCCAGCTGCGCCACACCCCGTTGCTGAATTGGTCTGGATGGGTGGAATCGAACCACCTACGTCCTCGCTCCGAAGGAGGGTGTCTACCAATGACTTACATCCAGATGGCTCCGAGTGCCGAGTTGAACGGCTCCTCCCCCTAGCCGGGGGCGTGCTCCCGTTACACTAACCAAGGAATGGTCGGAAATACACGATTCGAACGTGCGGCCTCTCGGACCCGAACCGAGCGCTCTACCAGGCTGAGCTAATTTCCGGGGTTACAACTTTGAAGGCATCAGAGGGGGGAGGGCTGGAGGGACATTGTCTGTTGCAACGCTCCCGTCCGTTTCGCTTGGCCCTTCCCAGATGGTGCCGTATCCTTGCCTGTACGCCATGTCCAGGACCTTCTGCATCTTGGCGCAGTTTTCCTTGGTCATGCTCGTGCAGTCCCACCCCATGTCGTGCTCCCAGCCGAGCTGGAACACGTACTTGAAGGCGGTCCAGACTCGCTTCCAGAATCCCTTCCAGTTGCGGTGCTGGTAGTGAAGAGTCATGCCGATCTCGACGTCGTACTCGGCGACGGCCATGTGACCCTTGGTCCCACAGTCGCACTCGATGTACTCACGCGTGATCTCTACTTGAGGCTTCACTTTCATGGTTCCCCCACAACGGTTCGAACGTTGATCGTCTGAGTCAGAGTCAGGTGTCCTGCCAGTTGGACGATAGGGGAATAACTATTCTTCTACGAGCTCCGAGAAATCCTCGGGCTTGGCATTCTTCGCGTCTTCGCAGCTCTTCATGAGCTCCTTCTCCTTCTCGTCGCGACGATTGGGAGACCAGAAGAAGCAGAGCTCGTTGAAGAGTCCGTAGAGGAACTCGCCGAGCTCGTAGGTGACGCGGACGTCCGTGTTCTCGTAGCCGTCCGTCGTCCTGTCCGAGACCCAACTGAGCCCGCGCTCAAACTTCTTGGAGCCCTTCCGCTTGAAGCCCATCTTCTTGGGCTTCTGCTTCTTCCACTTGTGCTTGCACAGCACCACGGTCTGCTTCATCGTGAGAGGCAGGTTGAGCAGGTAGGCCCAGGGCGTGAATTCGATCGCGTAGGAGTTTCCACGCTTCTCCAAGGGTACGTCCTCGCATCCTTCCTCCCAGTATGCTCCGATTCCGTGAGCAGAGACCGTATGGTCCTGCATGTCCCATTTCTCGATGTCGTTGTAGTTCGACATCTCGTAGTACTTGTAGACTTCGATCGCCGTCAGCTTCGACTTGCGGTCGGGGTCGCGCTTGGCCACCACGTTCTCGTCCTTGAGGTACTCGTCCAGGTTCGCGTGACAGAGCTTCGCGACCAGGTCCAGCACCAGCGGATCGAACTTCTTGAGGACGGCGACCAGGTCCTTCAGCCGGACCTTGCCCTTGATCTCCAGGCCGTGGTGCCAGGCTTCGAGGAAGAGGTGAGTCGTGGTGTTGATCTTCCACGTCTTGTACTTCTTCTTCTTGCCGTCCCACTCGCTGGCCCAGAACCCGTCCTTCTTGAGGATGACTTTGTCCATTGGTACTCCTATCCAGAGTCGAACTGGAATCCCACCCTTAGGAGGGGCGTGCTCGGATCCATTGAGCTATAGGAGCATTATACCACAGATTCATTTCTTTGTAACGGCAATCGCATACATTTCGCCGTTTGGCTTACGCCACCTGCGGAGAAGGCCTCTGATATCTAGTACGTGGATACCATTTTCCCGCTTGTTCTTTTTCGTCCGCTCGGAGTCCACGATCAAGAACCTGTCCCCGATCGTGCAGGCGATCACCGCCCAGTGGGTGTCCCCGTCGCAGGCCATGATGAGAGGGCATCCCTTACCGAGGTACTTCTTCAGGGCCGCCTTGGCGTGGGTGGCCTTGGTCGTCTCGTACACCTCTGAAGTGTAGCCGAGGTGATCCAAGGCATTCAACACCCCTGCCTCCGTGGTGCCGTCGTCGTCCGTGCCGGCGAGCTGGCGTAGACGGTGTTCCCCGACATTCTTCCCGAAGAGCTTCAGGACGTTCCGGATGGACGCCGCCCCGCATGAGTTCTTCGTCTCCTGGAACCTCATACGATAAATATGGTCTCCTCGGAGGGATTCGAACCCCCACCCCTGGGCTTAGAAGTCCCGGATCTGGCCACTTGAATTACGAGGAGGTGGTGGAGCCACCGGGAATCGAACCCGGGTCTGAACCTTGCGAAGGTCCCGTTCTACCGCTGTCACTATGGCCCCGTGAAGAACTCTTCGAACTTGTCCAGAACCAGACTTTCCGAGCGGTCGTACTTCTCGCAGAAGCCGTCTTGGTGGACGCTGAGGAACCGCGTCTCTTTGTGCTTCGCGTGTTCGTAGGTGTTCTCGGCGCAGTAGCCGAAGTTCCCTAGGGGGAAGTCACCGTGTCGACATGTTTTGCACGTAGGACTGATTCGGTACTTCAACTCCCGCAACACTTTCAGCTTGTTCTGGTCCATGGTGTCCCCGGATGGAATCGAACCATCGTCTCCACCTTGTCACGGTGGTGTGCTCCCATTTTACCACGGGGACTTCTTTTTGTACAACGGTCATGATGATCGGCTCGAACCCGTTGTGCTTCAGGAGTCGCGCGGTCTTGATCGTCAGATCTACACATCCTCGCCAGATGCCTGGGTCGGACGCCTTCCTCTTGATCACCCAGCGTCTTCCGACGTTGGCGCCGTAGGGCCCGTGGTCGACCACCTTGGCCACTACCACCTTGCCTGTCCGGGGGTTTTCGAGCTTCACCCGGGTGCCGCAGGGGAGGTCCCTGTGGGCGATCCCGATGTCGTCCGGTCCGAGCTCTCTGTGGAGGCAGACTGCTTCGCCTCCCTTCAGTTCGTCGTCCTCCCATCCGAAGATCGATGCGTTGCACGGAGTCGGGGGAGGGGGCGCGCTCATGAAGAGAGCGATCAAAGCTGTCAGTAG